CCAGGCTGGTTGGCCCGCTGCGACTCGGGCATCAAGACCTGGGGCTTTCTGGCCGCGGTGCTCGAGCATGGGGCCGATGTCGTCATCACGCTCGACGACGACTGTCTGCCATGTGCACTGGCGGCTGATCCCAGCTGGCACCGCAAGGGCGCTGATCATGACCAGCTGATCGAGGCTGCGCGTGCCAGCTTCGTGGAACAGCATGTGGCAGCGCTCTATCACACCGATCGGTGGACGACTTCGATCCCTGGCTTCATACCACGAGGGATGCCTTACGGCACTGATGATGATGGTCGGCGGCGGCCGCGGCTCCGTCAGAATTCTCTCGGCGAGATGACAACCTCACTGAACATGGGCGTCTGGGCTACGATCCCGGACCGTGATGCGGTTCACGAGCTGACCAACTGGACGCCCGAGGGATATTACAAGCCCTGGAAGCCCATGAAGAATATCTACCGGCACTCGCGGGTGATGAGCCCGCGACAGTACTGGCCACTCTGCGGCATGAACATCGCATTTCGCCGCGAGATCACCCCCTTGCTTTATTTCCCGCGCAATGGTGAAGGCATGCCATTCCGCAGGTTTGATGATATCTGGGGCGGCGTGATCGCCCAGAAGTGCATGCGCCACCTGGATCTGGCCTGTTCGGTGGGTAAGCCGATCGTCAATCACATGAAGGCATCGCGGCCCATGGATAACCTGGTCGGGGAGTCACCCGGTATCAGGGCCAATGAGGAATTCTGGAGGATCATCGACGACGTGCCGCTGGGGCCAAGCGACGATACGCCACTGCGATGCATGAGTCACATCGGCACGTATCTCGAAGGGGCTCATGTTGTGCAGGTTCGTGATCAACAGCTGCGACAATACATACCACAGCTCGGCGGCTGGATCCTGGAGTGGTGTGACAAATTCAAGGAGGCAGGATGGGAGTCATGAAGGTAGAAACCCTGGTCGTTTTCACGACCAACAGGAAGGGTATCATCCAGGATCATGTGGAAGCGATTCGCTGGTCGCATACACTGCCGTGCGCCATCGTCTGTGTGGACGACACACTCGAGCGCGACGATCCGGTGATTCGCCGTGAGGATAATTACTTTCGGATCGCATCGCGGCTTCCCGGGCAGAAGCATCTATCAGGGTTCAAGAACTACGAGGGCATCCAGTTTGCCCTCAACGACGGCATCGACTTCAGGTATGTGCTCTGCCTCGACGATGACGCACTCCCGATCGGTTGCGGCATCGACGAGTGGGCAATCGCCAAGATGGATCTCACAGCTATCGATCTGCTCGGGGTCCGTGATAGGGTCCACTATCAGAACTACTGGAAGCAGGTGCCCCAGCTGCTAGGTCGCTGGCTGCCCGAAGCCAGGAACATCTTCGGGCCCGTAGACCTGAGTTCAGAAACGATCTTCTACGCGATCAACTGGATGTCTCGCGGGCTGGTCGATGCGATGGTCGAACGTAGCCTGTTGGTGCCGGATGGCTGCGCGGGATGGCCACTCTGGCCTGACCCATACATTTCGTGGGTCGCCCAGATTCTCGGCGCGTACGTCGTCACCTGGGGCAGCATGGATGATCCCAAGCCGCCCATCTACGCCAACCAGCACAATCACATGCGACTGGCGCCGAGCCCGAAGATTCTGCGCCGCGACTTCCTCATCTACCATCCCATTCGATATGTTGCGGTGCACGACGAACAGTCCCTGCGGCAGTATTATGCGTGGTTCCGCAAGCAGACTAGGGACGGCGAGCCACTCTGGTAGGCCGCTCTTCAGATGCAGGCATGCCAGGAGCCGATGTATCGGGCTGTGGCGCCAGGGCCGCCGCGATCCTGATCCGTTCCAGGACTTCTGCCCGGTGCACCGGGATGATGCGAGGGGCTTCGATACCGAGGCGCACCTTGTCCCCTTGGATCCGGATCACCGTGATGACGACATCATCATTGATGTGGATCCGCTCGCCAATTTTTCGCGATAGGACTAGCATGAGACTTCCTCCGTGCGAAACATCCATGGTCCATCCTTGTTGGGGAGCGCCATCCAGTCGGCGCACTTTGGAGGGCCCAACCAGGCTGTATCCTCATGGTCACCAGGGAGCGGCCAAACTGTCAAGGAGCCATCATGGTTTCCATCGTTTTCGACAAGTTGTGGGACGAAACTTCTGAGCGTGAAGGTGAACTCATGGAGCATGTCTTTGAGCTGAGGAGGATCTACAAGATCCCCAGCGCCGTCGACGCGCTCCGGCTGGCCAGGGCTCTCGAAAAGTCCGGGCAGTCGTTCTTCGAGTACTGCGAAGCTGTCTACAAGGCGAATGAGCGCTATTATCTGGAGAAGATGAAGCGGCGGCATCGCCTGACTGACTATCAGATGAAACTTCTCCATGAGTATCTCGAAAAGACTAAGAAAGGGTTGTGATGACCAAGCTCGACCGTCCGTCCATCGTGTTCGCGGCGGACCTGCATTTCGACGAAACCGGCGCCTGGAAGTACCGAGGCATCACTGGGGATGCTCAGCACTCGTTCGAGCAGATCGTTGGGTTCTGCTGCGAACACAAAGCGAATATTCTGGCGCTGGGCGGAGACATCCTGGACAAGCCGACGCCGCGGCCCGAGACGATCAAGTTCCTGCGTGATCAGTTCGAGAAGCTCAGCGGTGACGAAGTACAGGTCGTCTATGTCCTCGGGCAGCACGATGGCCGGCAGGACTGGCCTTCGATCCATCCAGATCCGGTTCACTTGCACGGTCTGGTGTACGACGTGGACGACTTCATGATCTACGGGCTCGACTACATGCGGCCTGCCGAGTTCATGGCGACGTATGCTACCCTCCAGGCCCCGTCAGGATCATTCCTGCTCTGTCACCAGGTATGGCACGAATTCATGGGCAACGTGCGCCAGGCCGAGCTGTCGATGGCGCAGTTACCGTTCGCGATGCACTTACTGGCTGGTGACTATCACGTGCACACAGAGCTGAGCTATAAGGCCCTGAATGGGTCAATGGGCGTGGCGCTTTCGCCAGGTTCAACCCACGTCCGCGATGTGGCCGAAGAAGAGACAAAACGGTTCTATGCCATCTATAACGATGCGAACCCGTTCCGTGTCGAGTCGATCAATCTCGATACGCGGCCGATTCGCCGCTACCAGATCACGACACATCAGGAAGCTGAAGCCTTTCTGGCGCGCCGTGACTTGCCCCTGGACGGCGAGGGGATCAAGCGGGCCGTGATCGATATTGCCTACTACGATGACATCGAGGGCCTTGGTGCCAAGCTGGCTAATGCACTCGAAGATCGCTGTCATCTGTTCCTGCGGCACCGGAGCCGGCGTCGCGACGAACGGGCACCGTCGGCTACAGCTCGTCGACAGGTTGCGGATCGTGGCCTGGCCGGTGCTGTTCACATGGTTTGCGAGCCCGGCCCAGTGCGGGATTCATCGGTACGGCTGCTGGAAGTCGCCGATCCGCGGATCGAGCTGGAGGCCATGAGAAATGAGTTCTACGAAGCATCAAGTGAGGAGAGCGTATGAAGCTGGAACGGCTTGTCCTGGAGAATTTCTGCCAGCATCGGCATTTGAAGCATGTCTGGCATCACGGGCTCAACGGCATCGTGGGGCCGAATGGCTCTGGCAAGAGCAATGTTGTTAAGGCGATACGAGGCGCCATCCTGGGCACAATCGACAACGCGGGGACTAAGACCGAGAATATCTGCCAGCTGGCAGATAACCGGGAGCGGTCCCGGATCGTGCTCAACTTCGAGCATAACGGGATCAAGGTCGAGATTATCCGCGTACTACGTCGAGGGGTCAGTACTTGCCGGATCGGCAGTGGCGACGCGATCGACGGCGACAACGCCGTGACCGCGGCGGTCCTGGATCTACTCGGAGTGGATCAGCGTATCCTGTCCGAGTACATTTTCGTCCCGCAGCGGAACATGGCTGCATTCATCGACGAGACGCCAGCCGAGCGCAACAAGACCTTCGGCCAGCTGTTCGACCTGGCGCGCGCCGATGTTATCTACAAACTCCTGGATGCCGAGATCAAGCGGGTCAACCCGGCACAGCCCAATCCGGAGATCGACACGTTGCGTGCGCGGGTCGCGCGCAACCAGGGTCGCCGGGATGAGCTGGTGGCGGCGATCGCCAAGGACAACGCCGTGATCAACAAGCTCGACGTCCCGGCGGCCCAGGCGCTGGTCAGTCGCGACGAACAGTGGCGGCGTGATCGCGTGGTCGTCGTTTCCCTGGGCGAGCAGGTCGATGAGCTGGCAGCCGACCTGGAGGCCAGGCAGAAAGAGCTGACGGCTGCTGTGCAGGAGCAGGCTGAACTCGAACAGGCCAAAGCGGGCGCCGCCGGGGACATCAATGCCGCCCAGGAGGCCCTGGCCAAATGGGAAGTCGCCAAGAAACGGCGGGAGCAGGAAGAAGCGCTCAAGGCCCGAGAAGATGGCCTGAAAACGGAACGGACAGCACATCCAGAGCCGCAAGAGCCCAAGGGCTATCCGGGCGAAAAGGTGGTGAAGGAGAAGATCGATGAGCTGGGGCATTCGATCAGGACGCGCGAAGAGCTACTGAAATGGTTCAAGGACGAACCGAAGGTCTGTCCGACCTGCGGCACGGAGACCGATGTGATCCTGAAGAAAGTTAAGCTCTACAAGACTGAACTGCCTGGCTTGAAGAAGGCGCTCAAGGATGCGACTCAGGTCCAGGAGGAACACGCCGGTTACAGTCGCGAGCACGCGCGGTGGCAAGGCTGGTCCCAGGATCATGCCAAGCGCATGATCACACTATCTCTTGACCAGGCGGCTTTCACAGCCAGCAACGGGGAAGTTCCTGTTGCTGATCCCGACACCTGTCGCGAGATGATCGATGCCGGGATAACCATGGACAGGGCCATCGCCGAGACCGAGATCCGGGTTACGCATCTGCGCAAGGAAGTGAGCCGGAGCAGCGGCAAGCTGGACGAGATCAGTCTGAAGCACGTCAAGAGCAGTGATGCGCTAGGCACGGCTCCCGACGAGGCTGCGGTCAAGAAGGCTCGGGAAGCGCTGCGCGAGGTCGAGCCGCTCGGTCAGCTGGTCGTCAGGGCCGAAGGTGAGCTGCATGCCATCAAGGACGCCCTGAAGTCCGACGAGGATATGCTAGGGCGGCTGGAAGCGGCCGAGCGCAAGGCCGAGATGGACCGTCTCTGGGTCTACCACCTGAGCGAGGTCCGCAAGGTCATGCACCACGATCGCCTGCCCAAGATCGTGGCGCATAATTACTTGGAGATCTTGGCGGACGACACCAACGAGCTGCTGGAGTCGTTCGATGCCGACTTTCGGGTGAGCCTGGGTGATGGCCTGAACTTCACGACTACATTCCTGCGTGGGGCCTATGCTGGTACGGTTTCGCCCGCGCAGCGTCTTAGTGAAGGTCAGAAGGTCCTGCTTGCCTTGGCTTTCCGTGTCGCTGTAAACTCCTTGTTCGCAGGCACGGCTGGGCTGCTGTGTCTGGATGAACCGACCGAGTCGCTTGACGAGAGGAACCTTGCATGCCTGGAAGTGGCGATCGGCAAGATGCGCGATCTCTCCGAGAGTCGTGGCATTCAATGCCTGCTCGTCACGCACGAGCCATCCTTCGAGGTTCTCTTCGACGGTGTCCTGCGACTGGCCGGATGAAGTCTTTATCGGTCCAATCATGGGGGTAACCACATGTCTTTACCGGAAGTCCTCGAGGATCAGGTTCTCAAGATGCACACGGCGCAGGATGGCCTTGTGTGGTATGTGGATGGCGGTCGCGTCGCCACCAATACGCACGCACCTGTTGAGAGCTTTCTCGGGGACGGTGCTTGTCAGCGCGCCCGTCATATCCGGATGGTCGGTAGCGTCGGCAACGCCCGGGCTCTGTGTGCGATGCACGGCCGCAAGAGGAGCGGTGATCTGCTACGGTTGGAAGTTGCGAGTCCGGCAGTTGTTGGCCGGACTCGCGCCGAGCGTGACAATCCGAAGCTCATGCTGGTTCGGATGCGTGATTCGGCTGCTGACGGGCTGAACCCGGCCCTGGGAGGCTGGCACGAATTCGGCGATACCGACTATCCGGCATACGCCATTGCAGCGGCCGCCGGTTACGATCAAGACTTCAGCATGGGCGACTTTCGCCATCGGATGCTCGAGGAACATCCGGCGTGGCCGGCCCTGTCATTCATCAAGTATCTTCATCTGGATAAGTTGGCACGGCTGCTGGGGGTCATACTTGATCCTCGCTGGTACGTGTCGCTGCGCGCGCCTCGCCGCGATGGCGACGTCATCTCTTATCACGACGACGCGGCCAAGCTGCATGCTTATCTGGGCCTTGATCCGCGAACGATGGCCAGCGTGCTCGGGTTCTACAAGGAGTCTGACGGGACGGCGCGGTGCCGCCTGGTGTTCGATACCTGGTTTGGTCTTGGCCCACCGCCGATCCAGCATCGTGATCATCCAGGCTGTTTTCTCTGGCGCCGCTACCGGCGAGAAGAAGGCCCTGTAAAGGGTGCTCTTCGAGCCAGTCAGATGTTCGTGGACTATCTGCGGCTGGTGTGGCTCGATGCGCTTTACTGCGATCGGGTCGAAGGTAAGCCCGCAGCGCCGGGCAAGCGTCCTCGCCAGGAAGGCTTGTTCGCGCCAGACCATTTCTTTGTGGATCGCGCAGAAGCAGCTGCTTATGTGCGGCATCGCGATGTTGTCGCGGGCGGGAAATGACCGGCACGGCGTTACGCAGCGTAACGCCGTGCGTCGGCAGGAGGATCCGACGTGCAAGAGGTCAAGGTCCTGCTTCGTTTTATTTTGCCTTGCTTGGGTGCAGATAAGCGCCCCCGTGAAGGGTTGGGAACTGTATTTTGCTTCCCACGGACCCCTGACGGCCAAGTGCTGTTCCATCAGACCTGGTGGCGAGCTATAGTGACCCATGCCGCCAGGATCAAGAATATCCCGATTGCCACCGTCAAGAAGATCGAATGGTCACCGGCTATTGACGGCAGCCCGCGGCTTTGGCAGCGGTATATCCAAGAACCTAACCGGCCTGAGAACGCCCGGCCCAGGTATGCCCAGCACGAGGCGTTCCTGCCTGGGCGGGTTGTCGGCATAGATTGTGTTCTACCGGTCGATCTCACAGTCAATACGTTCGTAGCGTTGATGGAAGTGGCTGGCAAGTTCCGGGGTATTTCGCCCTATAAACCGGGCGAATACGGCCGGTTTACTGTCGTGTCGGTTCATCCAGCGGGGAGGGCCATCCCGCAGAGCGACGTGCTGAAAAGCAGCGAGCCCGCCGGGGGGCCACCCGACGGGCTCGCGTGAACTTGATCCCAAAACCAGGGCTCCTCACATGCCAAAGGAAGTGTACAGGGCGCAAATAGCCCTGACAAGCCCCTTTGCGCAGTTTGTGACTGCGGAAGGGGAACAATGATCACTTCGCCACTCAAAGCGTTACTGGTCCGAAACGGTAATGCGCTCTACCTGGCTAGCCGGCTCGACGAGCCACTGCCGATCGACGTCTATTCCGAGCTGACCTACTACATGCAGTACCGGCACGTGACGCGGCTGTACGGCCGTGAAGCGTTCGGTAAGTCTTCCGGTCAGCGGATCAAGACCGAGCAGCGCAAGCTGTTCAGCATCGATGACTACGGCTGCCTTAACTTCCCGGCTGGTTATTATGACCGGGTACAGAAGATACTCGCCAGCCAGGGTTATCAGATCTGCTATGTTGATGACTCCCCCCAGTTTCCTCAGCAGCTGGAGTGGCACTGGGACAACCTGGGGTCATTCCAGTTCCGGCCCCGCCAGGAAGAAGCCCTGCGGACCATCGAGGCGGCCTACAAGGCTCGTCGCGGCGGCGTGATCGATGCTGCCGCTGGTTTCGGCAAGACTGAGCTATTCGCCGCCCTGGCAATGCTTCTACCTACGGCCCAGATCCTGATCTGCGTGAAGTCGACTGACAACGTGCAGAAGACAATCCGCGTGCTGCTCCGCTATCTGCCGCAGCCGTCGATCGGCCAGCGCGGAGCCGGGCGGGCCAAGCAAGCCCGCGTGACTGTGGCTACGGCTGCGTCGGTGGGGAATTACGCTGGGACTGCGGATCTGTTCCTTGGCGACGAGGTTCACGAGCTGCTCGCCGAGACCTACGTTGCCGATATCGTCACGACGACCCCCCAGGCCATTCGCTTTGGCTTCACGGCCACCGTCGAGGGACGATCCGATAACGCAGATGCCCGCATGGAAGCGGTCTTCGGCGGGACTCTGTTTAAGCTGACCTACCCCGAGGCTGTTGGCCTCAAGCTGGTCGTACCGATCGAGGTACGCTGGCAGCGGGTGGAAATGGGTGGCAACCCGACGAAGGGGCTACAGGGCGATACAGCGAGGAAACGGCATGGCATCTGGACGAATAAGGTCCGGAATGCGCATATCGCTAAGATCGCTCAAAAGCACTACGAAGAAGGCGACCAGATCTTAGTGCTGGTCGATAAGATTGAACATTTGCTGCACCTGGCCAGGCTCATGCCTGACTTCGCGCTCTGCTACGGCAACATCGACGAGGCCGATGAGGGCTACTACCGCAAGTACGGGTTGCTGCCGGTTAACTACACGCCATTGACGGTTGCTGTTCGCAAGCAACTCCGCGAGGACTTCGAAGCAGGCAAGATCCGGGGCGCCATTGCTACCGGCGTCTGGCGTTTGGGTGTGTCATTCGACGCCCTGGCGGCCCTGATCTGGGCTGGCGGGGGTTCCTCGCCCATCGATGCGACTCAGGGACCGTCTCGCGTCTCGCGTATTCACGATGAGTCCGGAAAGGAATACGGTGTCGTCTATGACTTCAATGACGAGTTTGACGAGCAGTTTTACAAGCAGGCCATGGCACGACGCCGTGTTTACAAGAAGCACGCCTGGGTGCAGATCGAGCCAGCTGGCACATTCTCCAGTTCAGGCGTTGCACGGATGTTTTTCACTTGAGGCTCTTGGCGATGCCAACGCGCAGCAACCACAGGGTCGACAACGGCCATGATCTCTATGACATGGCCAACACGGTACGAACTTACTACATCCTCGAGTACCGTCGGCATGTCGAGACCAAGCAAGGTGGCGGGCCGTGCACGTATGGATCTCAGCCTATACCTCGCTGGGACGGTGGTCGCGATGGACAGGGCAAGGTCTACGACAAGCCCGTCTGGTTCGACATCGTCCGCTACGCGCTCTCCAACTCGATCAGCCCGATCCTGCTGGTCCGGGGTACATTCCGGGAGTGGAAGAGCCCGACACCGCCTTTTCCCAACCAGTTTGCCAATGCGCTGTCGCTGCGGCGTGCGCGGATGCTCGCAGACGCGTACACCGTCTATAGCGAGAACCTCAAGATGGAGGATCATCGGTTCAAGGCTGCGACCACGGTCCACCAACTCTACGACAAGATGGACGTCGAGGCTGCGGCGCGCCGTGCCTTGAACGATCCAACCAACGAACTGTCACCGCTCTACCGCTACTGCGTGGGAACGATCGGTGGCGCTGATGATGTAGCTGAGCGGTTCAAACAGGAGGCATTCCGGATGTATGTCTTCGACCGTGAGGCGTACGACGCTACCTGGGGCGATCGTATTCCAGATGAGTTGCGCAAGGCGGCCGACCATTTCTACAGTGAGGTGCTCTGATGGCAGGGAAATTCGGGAGTGGCGGGGTACAGGATGAGCCACGCATGACTCCGGCCGAGTTGGAGGAGTTGCTCATCCATATCATCCGGGTGCCCGCAGTCTACGCCGAGGCTCGTCAGCACGTCGAGATTGACGACTGGGATGCGAATTCTGAGCGGCATTATCGGATCTTGATCGACGGCTTCTTCCAGCTGGGGGACTCCAAGCTATACACGATCGGTGGGATCCCTTACGTGGCGGTCCACACCGAGGTCAAGCGCATTCTGGATGATGATGCGATTCTGCGGCAGTCGCAGTTCCTGATCAACGATATTGTCGGTCGACCCGACGATGCCGACCCGTATAACGGGCTTCTCTATCATGCGTACATGGGAGTCAATGAGAATGACTTGAGCGTGCCGTATGGCCTCACGCTCTTGAGGAAGTTCCTCCAGGAGCGGCAGATCCAGGACAAGGTCCGCCGCGTGATCGACAGTGCTAGCGGCCGCAATGTAATGGGCTTCGGCGCTTATCTGAACAAGATCACTCTCAAGGACCGGGCCGTCCAGGCGATCGGCAGCAATCCATTTCAGACCATGCTTCCTGCGGGCTGGGTGCCGACCACGATCGATACGACACCGATCGGGATCCAGTGGGCAGACAACCTGATGGGTGGTCAAGCTCCTGGTGACGTGAACGGGATCCTGGGGCCATTCGGCGGCGGCAAAACCATGTTCGCGGTACAAGCTGCCGTGGAGCGAGCCAAGCTGTGTATGGCCTGGCACGTCCACGGCGATGCCGGCCACGAACGGCTCCGGCAGATCATCTTCGCGTCTTACGAGGAAGACATCGATCGCGATATTCGGCCGCGCATCATGTCGTGCGCTGCGCACATCAGGAAAGCGACGCTGGAGGGCCTCAAGTCGCTGGATCAGCTCAGCCGCAAGGGCCACCTGCGCCCCTACGAGCTGACGTGGTATGAGATGCAGCAGATTGCTGATCCCGAGTTGATGGACGGCGAGTACGAGCGGTTGCTCAAGGCCGATGCGCAGATCGGCCAGAATTTGCAGATGATGGACATGCGCAAGGATGGCCGCGGCGTAGGCTGGGTTCCCGAGCTGGCCTCGTACATCGAGCGGCAGCAACAGCAGTACGGCTGGGCGATCGATACGATCATTGTCGACTACACCAAGATCATGTGCCGTCGGTACCTGAAGGCCCAGGACAAGGACCCGGACCGAGCCCTGCGGCATCTGATCAACGAGACGCCGATGGTGGCCAAGATGGAGCTGGCCGAGCGATTCGGCTGTACCGTGTGGTTGCTTCAGCAGCTTTCTGGCGAGGCCAATACGCGCTCGCCGACGGCCCCGCTGAACCATGCTCATGCGGGTGAGGCCCGCGACTTCGCCGAGAACCTGGTCAACTGCCTCGTCTTTGGCGTCAAGGATGGTTCGACCGGGTGCTGCCGCGTCTTCTACACCAAGGGGCGGCGCAGCGAGAACCAGGGAATGGACACTCTGGTATCGCTTGATGGCGGCTACGGTCGCACGATGGACGCGAGCAACAATTACAAGATTGTTACCAAGCGGATTGTCCAGTCGCATCTCTACAATGAGATCCACGGTGAGCCGGTCCCGGCGGGCATGACTGCCCCACCGATCGCCCCGTGGAAGCCATACGCGGGCACAGAAGGGGATGAATGATGGAACTCGTCAGTGTGAAGCTGATCTCGGTCACGGGCAACCAGGAGGAATTCGGCGATCTTGTTGGTACAACCGGGAAGCTGAATCTTGTTCACGGCAGAGAGTGGTATCACCCCACCGGAGCTGAGTCTGTCGTGTTGACACGTAAGCGGGTGAGTTGGAAAGACGGCGTGATCAAGATCTGGACCAAGCTCGGCAACGTGTTCACGTTTCGGGCGCTGGGAGGGTAGGTCATGATGCAGTTCACCGGCCCGCTTTGTCCTGGCCTTTACGAATTGCTTCGCCGCGCGTTCGGCGAGATCACCATCGCCAACGAAGGCGAGGAGGTCGTCATTGCCAGCCGACACTGGAACTCCGTCGAAAAGCGAATGGAGTGGGACATCATCCAGTCGGGCGAGTATTACAGGGTCAACTGCCCTTACTGCGGCGATAGCCGTCAGCGGCTCTGGTTCCATTATTGCTACGGCTCGCTGGACGATGATGGTCGCACGATCAACTGGCTGGTCAACTGCTACAACGAGGGTTGCCTGTCAGGTCGTGATCGCCGGGCTGTCGAGAACCGACAGGATCTTGAGATCCGGTTGTTCCGTGCCGAGATGAGCGCCGGGGAGCGGAACCTTCTGCTGGCAACACGGCCGGGTAACCGGAGCGATGAAGGGCCGCTCGTCGCGGTCGAGATGCCAGGCCGGGTTATTCGTCTGGATGAGTTGTCGTTCGATCACCAGGCGGTCCGATACATCGAGGATCGCGGCTACGACGCGGCCAAGCTGGGCCGCAAGTATGGCCTGTGTTATTGCCGCAAGGCATTCGAGTTTTCCCAGGTCCAGGGCCGGCTCGTGGTCCCCATCGAGATGGAACACCAGCTGGTCGGCTGGCAGGCCCGTTACATCGGCGAACTGAACTGGAGCGCCTGTGGGGTCCGGAAGTATTACAACCTGCCGGGCATGAAGAAGCGCAGGATCCTCTACAATTGGGATCGAGCATCCCAGGGCCGGATCATCGTTGTGGTCGAAGGCGTGACCGGCGTCTGGACCGTCGGCGACGCTGCGGTGGCGCTGCTGGGCAAGTCAATCACGGCGCACCAGATGTTCAGGCTTGCGAGCCTGACAGCTTACAGCAGCGAGCCCCGTTGCCTGGTGCTCATGCTTGATCCTGACGCCGATCAAGACTACAAAGAACAGCGGCGGCTGGCTCTGGCTTTCACCAGCCTGGGGAACAGTTATGCCAAGACCGGTGGGGCAGCCGTGCGAGTCCACTTACCCCACGGGAAAGACCCTGGGAATTTCGACTATGAAACGATCTGGAACCTGATCTACGCCGCTGGCGATGCGAAGGGGATCGACATCGCCAGCTTTGCCTGACTTCGATCCCTTTCCCGCGCATGCCTATCATTGGCTGACAAGGGAGACTGCGATGACCACGACCAAAGACGATGATTCCACCACTTTCGACGACGTCAAGAATTTGTCCCGCGAGCAACGCTGGGCTCGCTACGCATGGAAGCATCTGGTGCCAATGGACCATCCGCTCATTCCGGCGGCTGGTCCTGACTTTGCCAGGACCGTACTCCAGCTGACCGAATCCAAGGTCTCGGCCAAGATGGCGCGCGACGATCCGGCCATGATCGGCCTGGAACATCTCTACCGCAATGCGCTCTACAAGCGCAAGTGGCAACTTCAGGTCAGCTTCAAGGGCCAGTTCGTCAACGCCACATTCCTGCGGGGTGGGCGCTGGTCATTGCCGCCGTTCTTCAACTCGAGGAACAGCTCGGTAAACAGCCAGGACTACGAATGGGTCGAATACAGGAAAGCTGCCGGCCCGCGTTATCACTCCGACGTCATGATCATCGGTAAGCATCCAGGTGCTGAGGAGCTTACCTTTGAGCAGAATTTTATCGGCCAGTCGTCCGAACCACTGCACCGTGCGCTTCGCGAGCTTGGAGTCTCGCTGGAGGCCCGGAGCAACTGGTATGTCACCAACACCGTGAAGTTCAACAGGCTGGACCCCACGTCGGGGACCATGCAGCAGGCGTGGCTCAAGAACTGCGCGCCGCTGCTCTGGCAGGAGATCCTCCTGGTCCGACCCAAGTTCATCGCCTGTCTCGGCACCGAGGCAATCAGGGCGGTCCTGGGTAAGGGTTTCACCGTCGGCAACATGACTGGCCGGGTCGTCGAAATGAAGTACAACTTCCCGCCGTTCGATGCCGAGACCCACGCAGCTTTCGATGATCTGGGCTCTTACGGCGAGCAGACGGTCCAGATCATAGGCATGCCGCACCCGGCTTACATCTTCCGCATGCAGGAGGCGTATCCCGATCTGCTATCAGGACTCAGGCAGCTCACCGAGCTGATCAAGGGCGAGCGGCCGCAGGATATCGAGAGCACGAGGGATCATTCGGTCTGCTACACGCCGAAGCATCTGGCCAGGGTGATAGACAATATCCTTGAGAAGGCCAGTCGTGAATGGGACTCCGAGATCGACGGTGACCTGCCGATCGCCTGGGACGCGGAATGGCATGGCCGCCATCCTGGCGATCCTGGGTCGTACCTGCGAACCATCCAGTTCTCTGTCGGGGGCAACTACAGGAGGGCTCCCATGAAGGCCACCTGTGTTGGCCTGTCGGATCAAGGAGGTGGCCTCGGGCGTCCTACCACCGAGTTGATCGCTCGCGAGCTTCGGCGCCTGATCGATGGCCGACATAGCAACGGCGAGATCCACATCAAGACCCGCCACGGCGGTCACTTCTTCAAAGCGGACATTCCCTGGATCCGCGAGTTTCTGGGGATTGACTTCGCTCCGCTCTGGACGGTCCCGTCGCCGCAGGAACCAGGGCCGAAAGGCGAGACCGAGGAGCAGAGGAGGGAACGACTGCCGAAGCGGATCAATGGTGTTGCATACCGCAAGAAGATTGCCAAGTTCCAGATCGAGGAGGATGCGAATGCCGAGGCCGAGAAACGGGCACCAGTACTGGTATCGCGAGACCTTGTTGACCGTAACCAGCTCGTGGAGCCGCACGAACCATGGGAGATGACCCGTTACACGGGCGGCTTCGACACCGGCTACATGACGCATGCAGTCTTCGAGGCTACGGAGAGCTTCGATCTGGAGCAGCTGGCCATGCGCTGGACGACGATCCCGCGCTGGAGCGTCGATGTGGAGGAAGCCAAGGTCCGGATTGCCAAGGAAATGGGGATCAAACTCCGGGACCTGGGCGGATATGGTGATATCCCCGATAACGTGCTTGTGCCCTACGCACTCTATGACGCCGACGCGACGCTTCGGTTGTTCTGGAGGTTCAACTTCGCCCGGACCCTGAACGATGGTGACGGATTCCTGGATCAGGATGTCTGGCACAAGAGTTCACGGGAACCATACTGGCGAACGATGCTGGCCGGGCTCACCTTCCTGGAGATGGAAGAGACCGGCGTGACAGTCGATGTCGATCGCGGCAAGGAGCTGATCAAGGTCTTCGAGCTGGTCAAGGAACGGCTGACCACGTCGCTCCGCGAGGAATTGAACTGGCCATCATTCAATCCCAACTCGCCGGCACAGGTGCGCGCGTGGCTTTTCGGCGAGGAGTTCAGTCGTGTCATTGACAAGAAAACCGGCAAGAACCGGCCGCAAATGCCCGATCCCGAGATGAAACTCGGCAAGGTGCCGATCAAGACTACGGGTAAGCCGTCGAGATCGTGGGGTACCCTTAACCCGAGGGATAAGCAATTGCTCGTGCCGGCCGTGGACAAGGAAGTTCTGGGGATCTTTGCCCACACGGATGATCGGGTCAAGAAGCTGCGGGACATCCGTTACATCCGCCAGGTGCTCCAGTCGGTACTTCGTCCACCCAAGATCGGCGAGGCCATGGGTGCCGAAGCCAACGGCAGTGTGGTCTTCGACGAGGCGGACGAGTTCGACGGCGGCTTCCTGAGCTACGTCAATACGCGGGACAGCCGGGTGCGCAGCCGGTTCTACCCCGTTGAGACGGGTCGTTGCTCGAGTTCGGGCCCCAATCTCCAGAACCTGGCCAAGCGCCGCGAGGATGACTACGCGCGCATCCTCGGACACGTGGAAGACGGCGAGGTGATTGGTGACTACACCAAGATCCTGGGTGCGCCTCTCTACAAGAACCCGATCCGGTCGATCGTGACGGCCGGTGAATGGGACGATGTGCCCACGGTGCTCATGGAGTTCGACATCATCGCGGCCGAGATTGCCGCCCTGGCCTGGGAGTCCGGGGATGAGAAGATGATCGAGGACGTCAATCGGGCCATGCTTCCGGAGGATGATCCGGACTTCCTGGATCTTCATTCTTCGACAGCCGTCGAGGCGTTTAAGCTGAGCTGCGACCCGAACAAGAAGGCGCTCAAGGCCCTGGGCAAGCCTGGGCTGCGCGTGGCTGCGAAGAACGTGAGGTTCGGCGTTCCTTACGGGCGTAGTGCCGAGGCACTGTCGCGACAGTGCCGCGAAGAGGGTGCTGATGTTTCAGTACAGGAGTGTCAGCGGCTGATCGATAACTACTACAAGCGTTATCCGGCCGCCAGTTCGTTCCTGGCCGAATGCGAAGCGCGGCCTGGCAGCAGGACGCCATATCTGGTCGGAGCATTCGGTCGGATGCGGCGGTTCGGCAGGGTTGACGATAAGTCAGCCCAGGCTGACCAGGGCCGATCGGCCAAGAACTATCCGATCCAGAACCTGGTGGCAGACGCTATCTTGCTGGGCATGTATAACCTGCGCCAGCTCCGGATAAACGGGTTCCGCAACAAGTTCCGGACCGTGCTCCAGATCCATGACGCTGTTATGCTGGAGGTGAAAATTCCGCATATCGAGGAGGTTCGCGAAGCGGTCGTCTTGGCGCTGTCTGATGACGTGGAGATCATGCCACGAACGCTTGATGGCATCCGCTTTGACGACAAGAAGAAGATGGAGGCTGCCGGGCGCGGCGGGCGTTGCTTGGAGAAGCCCTATCACTTCAAGGTCGATTGCTCGGTTTTCCTGAATTGGGGACAGGCGATCGATCCGGAGCGCGGTCGGTCCTTGGGGATCCCGGATGAGTACCTCGGAAAGTGATGAGAAGCGCATCATCGTGCCCAAGCCCGGTCAGCTCCTTGCGGAGCTGACCGGCGACCGCTCGTTCGTGGACGCGATTGCGCCGTACGTGGGCCAGATCAAGGACCACATGTCGGTGCACCAATGGAAGACTGAAGTTTTCGGGGAAGTCCCGTCACATACTGTTGGCGTGGACTTTCCTTTGCCCGGTACGCACGATCAAACGGTATGCGGTGGCATTACGAAGCAGGACGTGAAGACGGCGCTTCAGGTCATGGGCTTCCAGTCCGATCCGGGCGTCAAAGCCTTTTCACAGCCGCCCTGGGAAGGCCCACTCGGGAGGCGCGGCGTGGACATCGTGTTCTGGTTTTACAGGAAGACCGTCCTGATCTACTCGATCCGGAGGGTTAAAGACAACTTTTTCTACGACTTTGCCAGCAAGAAGTTTTCGGTCTTGCCGGTCGCCCCGCGTGCGGGTATGCCCACAGCTACGCCGGGCAAGCCATCGGGCTTTTTTTACAGCACGCGGCTCTCAGGCAAGCTCGATGACGGTGAGTACGTGGTTACATGCCGCGACACTGGTGCCAATGACGTAGTCATTGGCATCATGGCCCTTTTCATGAAGGATGGCATCCAGGAAAGCTCCCCGCAGCAGGGCCTGGAAGATACGCCGATCGAGGAAGGTATTCCTCCGCCGGAAGACACCTATACGCTGGCAGAAGCACAACGCGTTCGATCGATCGACACGGATTGATCGGAGTGATGTTTTGGATCCTATCTACATCGCGTAAAGCCGGGATATTGCCGGAGGCAGACTGGCTTGCTAGGATGCTTAGTGCTCGGCTTGTCCGGGCAGCTAAAAATGTGATCTGTGAAGTGAAACGCGTGATAGGAGAAGTGACATGGCTCACGCCCACGGGGGCGGCGAACCGCCCGAGCGTTCGTACGTCTCATCCATGTTCGACGATGACAGCCGTTACAGCGGCAACTTGTTCGTCGATGCCAATCTTGTGTCGCCAATGAAGTCCCTCTGGAACGTACCAGGGACGCGACTCAAGCAATTCGACACCGTGCTACGGGTCATGCCTGGCAAACGGAACGACGGCAGCTGGTCGAAGTTCCGCACGGGCACAGGCAAGGGAGAATTTGGCCGCTGGATCTACTCGGCCTGGGCCGTCCGTGCGATCGGCGAGCCCGCAGTGACCTTCTTTCTTTGCTCTGATGAGGATGTGCAGGATCACAATTACGATCCGCGGCAACATCCGTGCTACATTCTCTACAACGCCATCTACTGGGCGGTCGACGAAGGCAACAAGCACGTCCAATCCCACTGGGCACCCATGGTGACCTCCAAGCAACGGAAGGTCATCAAGAAGCCAGGGCCGATGTTCCTGGTCCAGTGCCTGATCTACGGCCGTGGCGACAAGCTCTATGACCCACCGATGGGCGTCGACGAGGGCGAGAAGATCGTCTGTTTCGATCTGGCCTCGGACGGCGGCAAGTGCTTGCGCTCGCTGCTGGACAAGCGCAAGTCGCCCGACGAGTTGCCGGAGGATGGCACAGTGGCGAGCTACGCCGACTATTACCAGTACGGCGATATCACCGCCTTCGATGGCGGCAAGTTCGTCCAGCTCTATCCGGCCAACCAAGACCCTAGCCGTGACGGGCATGCTCCTGCGGTGCAGGGCCCGCGACGGTCCTTGAGCCGTGCCGCTGTGGCCGAGAGCCGCAGTCGCGCGCAGCGGGAAGTCGACAGCGATCGCGACAAGATCGGCTATGAGGTTTCGATCCTGGACGAATACCAGGGCTGGGAGCCAGGCATCGAACCCGATCTGGCCGCAGCACTCGCTGAGAAGATCTATCCGTGGCCCGAGATCATCAAGGTCCCGGATCACAAGACGGCGGCCAGCTACCTGTGGAGCCGTATGCGGTTCGGCGGCGAGCTGAAGCTCGATGTCCTGCTCTATGCCTGGCAGGATCATCCCGACTGGCTGCCTGACAAGGACTCCGATATCTGGGCCGAGTGGATCAATCGGCATCAGGTCTCTACCAAGTACGATCCTGACGGCGGTGTGGATGATGATGACGATCGTCCAGCCGCTCAGCATGATGCCGACCGCCGGCCCCGGCAGCGCGCCGGTGATTCCGCCGAGCGGGCGGATGACCAGCCACGTTCTACGCGACGGCTGGGCGCTCCGGCTCCGGTGCAGGCTCCAGCCGAAGCGGCTGACGATGACCCGCCGCCTCATCGCGCATCACGCATGGTTGCGCAGCAGGAGGCTGCTACGCCGCAGGAAACGCAGCCCCTGAAGGGGCGGGTGGCCCGTGGGCGGGCAAAGCCGACCAAAGCTGCCGGTGACGTTGCTGCCGGGGTTGCTGGCGGCAGCGCTGCGCCGGATGTGGCGGCTGCTGCTACGACATTCCGGCCCAGCCGGGCCGCCGCGGCGGCTGCCAATGGCGGCGACGACGATGATGATCGTCCGGTCGTCAATCGTGCTGGCGGGTTCGCCGAACCTCCCCCAGCTGCGGCTCCCAAGCAAGCTACCAAACCGGCGGCTGCTAAACCGGTACCCGAGCCGACAGCGAACAATCAGCGCAATCCCAAGGATGTGATGGCAGCAGCGCGCGCCAAGTTCATGGGCGCTCAGTGATCGCGGCATTCGGCGGGCGGGCCAATCGTGGCCTGCCCGCCCTTGTGTATAGGAGAGTTTCATGGCCAAGAAGATAGCCCGAAAGGGGGCCATCAGAGCTGCCACGACGGTCCAGGGTGAGTTCACCGCGGAAGCCAAGGCCAAGGCTAAACTCAAGGCAGCGAAGAACGGTCAGGTCACAGGCAAACAATCTACGAGCAAGGTGAGGATTGGCGATCCGGCCCGGGCTGCGTTACGGGTCTATCACGAGAGCGTGAAGAAGCTGGGCCACGACATGGCTCAGGATGCTGCGTGGACGGCGCAGCGTAACATCCAGAAGAAGGACAATGACCGCAAGGACGTGCACACGTGCGGCGAGGCCCGCAAGCTGGTGGTCGGCTTACCGCTGCCCAGTCTTTCACTCATGCACCTATTCCAGTCCAGCGTGTTGCCGTTGGGCCGGCTCTACCAGATCATCGGCGAGGAGGGCTCGTCCAAGTCCAGCTTCCTGGCCGAGATGATGCGCTGGGTCTTGATCCACTCCGGCTACGCGATGATCTTCGAGACCGAGGCTAAGGACATCGCCGAGCTACGCGAGGGGATCTGGGAGTACAACCGGACCTGGCTCGATGTTCGCAGCCTGATCGAGCCGTGTAACTCGCTGGAAGCATGGATGAAGCGATTGCACAGGGAGATCGGCGAAGTCAGCAGGTACAACGAGGGCTACGGCGGCTCGCAGGGCATCGGCTGGAAAAGTCCTTACATTTTCGGGGTCGACGCATTCACGTCCGCCATGGCTGAGGAGAAGCTCACCAAGATGGACAAGATGGGTGCGCCCGGGCGCAGCCACCCGCTCGAAGCCAATCTGCTATCCGAATACGGTCGGAGCTGGGCAGAGAAGCTCCGGGGCACCTCGATCATCGTCGCTGGCACCAACCATCTGAAGCCCAAGCGTGATGAGTTCGGCAACGAGACCCCGCATTCGCCGGGCGGCAAGTCGCTCAAGTTCATGGAGTCGTGCGAGATCCAGATGACGCGGCGGAACAAGTACAAGGAGGCATCGAAGTCCGGGGTATGGCTTCAGATCGACATCCTCAAGAGTTCGATCGGCGAGCGGCTCAAGTCCGTGCGCGTGGCTATGGTCTGGGACTGGAGATACAACGAGGAAGCTGCCGACTGGCGCCAGCACGTTTACTTCGACTGGCATACGGCGACTCTCGAGACTCTGCTTCAGTACGAGGCCGACAAGGACTCGAGGAAGACCTGGAACGCGATCAACGACATCGTCGACATCAATGCCGCAAGCCAGGGCCGCTACTGGTCAACCCGGCTGGGCATATCTAAAGAAAAGCCCGTACGCCGTCATGAATTCGGGAGAGCGCTCGACTATGACCGCGGTGTCTGCCGCGAGCTGTTCCCGATTCTGGGCATCACGCGCCGGCCGGTGTTCCGGCCTGGGGAGCGGCTCGACGATACGATCGAGAAAGCCTCCGCGAAGGCTGATGCCGAGCTGCCCAATTACTATGCCGACTACGATGCTAACCTGAGCGAGTTTGCTGACGTCACGGAGAATCTGCACAAGAAGACAGCGCCGCGATCAAGGGATGATGAGGAATGAGCTACGATCAGAGCGAGGAAGATGCGCTGTGGCAGGCCGCCGCGCGCGACGGTGCGTCCCAGGCTGCCGGCATGTCGCTGGCTGCTTACGAGAAGTCAGTGATCGCTCACGTCTACAAGATGGGTGGTTTGCTCAACGGGGTGTCTATGCTCGCTCAGCGAGTGCAGGAAGAAACTGGCCAGTGGGGGGTTAGTCTCCGCGCCTTTAGCACGTACGCCGACTTCCCGTTGCGATTGGTGGCGGCTAAGCTGAAACTCGTGGACATGCCCGTGGGAGACGTCTTCAAGCGGCCCACCGCCACGCCCATACATCGGGCGTACCTGGAAGCTGCCGACGAATTCCCAGGTGAACAGCCACCAGTTTTGGTGTTCCGATGGCGCGGCTTCGGCGAGCGAATGACCCTACACATGCTGCCCAGGGAGTTTGGCGAGCCAGGGCAGGCGAGCAGAACCAAGCTCATCTACGCGGTTGGGCGGCCAAAGGCACCTCCATGGATCTACACGATCGAGGACCTGGACGGCCTGCTGGCGGCGATCGGCTGGACACGACCCGATGAAGAACGCCCTTTACGTGTATCCCGAAGCGGTGACATACGGCGAGGGCGCCGAGCCCGCGCTCGTGGACAAGCTGGCCGAGACTGATCGGGTCACGCAGACGCCCTACGTGGGTGCGCTGTCACAGCTCCAGCTCAACCATGAAGGCGAATTGCCCGGCGGTTATCGCTACACGTCGACCGCCTTCAAGCAAGTCTGTGGTCTGGCCTGTCCCGGCCTGCATCAGGCCGTGGTTGACCTGTCGGGGATCAGGCGAACCTCCGTGCAGCCGCGGCGTGACTATTCATTCGCCGATGCCATCGAAGTCTTCAACAGAGCATTGAGGATCCGTTACCAGGAACGGTTTGAAGGCAAGGTGCGGCTGATCCGCGATGTGCAGCGCCATCTGGTTGAAGGTATGTTGGGTCCGAAGTATAACTACTTGGAGAACCGCGCCCTCTACGATATGGCAAGGGACGCCATGGCATCGAGCCCATTACGAGTGCGGTTCTTGGAGGCTGTGCTGGAAGGCCGGCGACTCTTGCTTCGGTTCGTCCACGTACGGCCCCTCTTCGTTGTCGATACCGGTCCCGGAACCGACTGCGAACCATTTTCCGGGGGGTATCATGTCTCTAACTCGGAGGTGGGCGAGGCCAGTGTCCGTGTGACAACGCTGCTCTATCGGCATCGCTCGGCGACGACATCTCTTGGCCCATTCCCTGGCCGCGGGCCCCTGGCTCATACAGGCAAGGACTTTGTCAAGAAAGTGATAAGGATCTTTGCTGGCGCCGTGACTACCAACCAAGATGGTCCGTTGTTGGCGCGCCGAATGCAGCGCCTCCGAGAAATGCCGCTCGATCTCGGGCAAGGGGAGCAACAGCGAGAGGAGCGACTTGACGACCTGTCTCTACTATTACACCGACAGAATGTACCGCGGAGTGTGGCCCGTCGGATCATTCTGGCTACGATGAGTTATGGCAGTGATCTGCCGAGGCAACTGCCACGTGCGCCTGATCGGCTGCGACAAGGCCGAACCTGGTTCGACCTTTACAGTACGCTCACGCGCGAGTCGCGTGGCCTCGACATGACTGTGATGGAAGCCATTGAACAGGCGGCTTTTCAGATTCTGCTCGGTCGAATTACTGACAAGAGGATGAACAAATGACAGCAGTAGCGCAGAAGAGTCGACAAGGCAAGAAACGTCCGAGTACACCGTCTCGCGAGCAGGTCATCGCGATGGTCCTGGAGCTGGGCGGTGAGCCGGAACGGAAGCGATACGAGAAGCTCGAGACCCTCCAGCGAACTCACAGCCAGGGCGACGTCCTGCATCACTGGCAGGTTGGCGACATCCTGGGCGTGAGCTTCAAGGAGCACGACGAGGAGACCATTCGCGTTTACTCGATCGGGCTCCAGCGTGCCCCCCAGACGTTACGACTCTCCGTACGACTGGCCGCGCTCTACAAGCAGGCCCAGATCCAGGAGATGCTCAAGACGGCAGCGGCTGGTGGTCACGAGCTGAACTGGGCGCATTTCCGGCAGCTGCTTCGCGAAGGCATCACAGATGCGCAGCGGGTCACTCTGGTGGCCCGGATCGTCAGGGACCGGCTGGGTTATCGCGAGCTACAAGACGTGATCACCGGGATTCTGGGCGGCAAGAAGTCGCAGGGCGGGCGCAAGCCCGGCAAGACGAAGTACAAGACCTACGTCGGGGCGCTCAGCGCTATGAAGCTGCGCTCCCGGGCGTGGCTGGCCCAGGAAGACGGCTGGATCGATCAGTTCAAGGGCCTGGTGTCCAATCTCAGCGATGACGAGAAGCATACGCCGGAGTTTCTACAACTCACCCATGAGGCGGCTATCCAGCTCCGCGACGTGGCCAACAAGGCCCAGCGCGACGCCGAGGAAGCCGAGGCCATAGCCGCCGAGGTGTCCACGGCCATGGGCAATCCCGAACTGACCGAGGATGCTGAGGAGACCGAGGAAGAAGCGCCGGCCAAAGTCTCGGCTAACGGCAACGGGATGCACAAGGGCAAGCTCCGCAAGGCCGGCATGGCCAAGCCCAAGCCGCGCGTCCGACTCGCCAAGCATCCCAAGGCGGTGAACGGACAGGTCATGAAACGCTGATAGGTTAGGGCGGTGAGCGTTCCTTACCGCCCCTATCCCTGTATCTAGCCCGGGGCTGCTCATGGATGACGTTTCCGCCCTGACGGTCTGCGTGGACTACGACGATATCCTCGCACTCACGTTACCCCGGAACATGCGGCACTTACGCAGGTGCTTGGTGGTAACTTCGCTCACGGATGAGCGGACATGTCAGCTCGTACAGGGCATGAAAGGTGTTGAGCTGTTTCGCACCGACGCGTTTACCCGGTATGGAGCAATCTTCAACAAGGGAATGGCGATCGAGGAGGCTTTTGATGTCATAGGCCGTTCAGGCTGGATCTTGATCGTGGATGCCGATATCGCGCTTCCAGCGACGTTCGAGCTGGGAGAACTGGACCGGGATGTGCTCTACGGCGCAGCACGCCGGCAGCTCCCCGAGGGCGTGCTGGATCTTGACGGCGACTGGGAACGCTGGGAGCTGACGCGTGAAGATCCCTGCGCGGGATATTTCCAGCTTTTCCACGCCGAGGCGGCGGCGCTCAGGTCGCTGCCTTGGTATCCGAGGGGCTACATGAATGCGGCCTACGCAGATTGGGACTTCGCGCTGAGGTTCACAACTCGTACGGCGCTACCGTCTCCCGTGCTGCATATTGGCCGGCAGTACGAGAACTGGTGCGGGCGCGCATCGCCGCGGCTTGATGGCACGGCAGTGCCCGATGCAGATCGAAAGCTGGTGCAGATGGGTGAGCTGCTCATGGCAGGAGGCTGGGGCACGCGACCCGATCTCGAAGCGTTGGCGCTGGCGGCGAGGCGAGCAATCAAACGGGAGTAAGAATGCGGAATACCGAACTAAGAAAACTCGTAGTCGACCCTTGATAATGTGGGCGGAGGAGTTACAGATGAGTAAAGTTACGCTCTGGCATCGATTGGAGCGTTAAGAACTCTTGATTGAGGAGGCTTTTACACGACCAGTCAGACACAGAAAGTCGGTGACATGAAAGGGATAGAACTCACACATCAATGGGCCGACCTGGACGCCTATGCCCGGGATGGGCGCGAACCGGTCGGCATTATTTCCAGAGGAGCACAAGAAGAATGGCTGGTAGCGAAGAGTCCGATCGAGTTCGACCGCCCGATGGAGTGGTTGCTAGTCAAGGACGGCGACGGGGTTTACGTACCGCTGGTTCCGTACAGAGTCACGCTGGAACCGGAGGGGGCGTTCGCGTTTCTGCTGGCGACCGGGATCCAGGCCGGGCTCCAGGTCAACATGATACGGGGCCCGGTTCGCAGGATTCACGTGATTCGGGGGAGACCGGTGGAGGACCTGCGCCCGGAAGTGGAGGCGTTCCGCTTTTGGGTGGGGGTAGCGATTCGCATCAAATAGGCGAGGACCTGGCCGATCAGATCCTCGAAGGATTGCCCCGTCCGTCGACCTTCGGTGAATTGCTCGCCAGACTGAACCGGGACATGGCCCAGCTCAACGCCCACTACGGCAACAGCCAGTGGCTTACCGAGATGGGCGAGGCCCTGGAGACCATCACCGTCGATCAGATGACGCTCACGCTGGATGTCGCCGACCGACGGTTCCGGGTCGATCCCGGCAAGCTGCTCGGTATCCAGCATCTCGGGCAGATCGCTGAGTTCCTCCAGGAGGTGGAGACCGCCACTGGCATGGACAAGATCATCGCTGTCGCGGAGAGTGTCCGCGAAATTTATGATCTCGCGTTTCCTCGGGAAGGCGCGCCCGAACCGGAGAATGCTGATGCGAGCCAAGGTCTGCAACAGATGCAACCTACCAAGGCCGGTAAGTAGCCTTTGGTGCACCTGTGGCTGTCCTGAGTATCGATGGGAGGGGCCGGATGGCGAGAGCGACGGCCTACAACTTCAAGCAGATCGAAGCGCTACGAAAGAAGATCACGACCGATCCGAGCATGTGGAAGTACTACAACGCAGTGCTGACGGGCGAGATCTTCGCAAACCTCGTACTCGACGTCGGCCGGCTGCTGGGCGGTAGTGTTGCTATACGCGTGCTCGAGGAGAGCTGTGTTTCGCTACTCGGCAAGGAGCTGACTGAGACCCGGCTGAATGCTTTCGCCTGGCGGATCGCTGCCAATGTTCAGCGATTGCGACATGGCGAAGTGGTCTTGCCGTGGACCGCGCAAACCGAGGAAGAATGGGCACCGGTAGAAGTCCTGCGGTGCTGGCCTGGTCTTGGCTGGAAGGGCAAAAGCAAAGATGACCCGGGAAGCTACTTCCAGTTTCTGGTTCTGGCCGGCACACCGGTTGGGTTCAGCCTGGTCAGGTTCTGGAGCCAGCGTCAATGCAGCTACATCGGGATCGAGCTGGGCTTTTCGAGCCGGCGGGACCGGCCGCTACTTCACCCAGCCTATCTGGTGCGGCTCCGGTTCTCGGCGCTATTCGAACCCAAGCTGTCGTTCGAGCGGCCCGGCTTTCACAAGGTCCGGCTATCCCCGGGCCTGGCCAAATACAACGAGCCCTTGATGGTGGACCGGTTCTCCAGGGAGCCGGGCTGCAAGCCGCGGGGTTATGCGCATGGTTGTCACGTGTGCTGGCTGGGCTATGGTAGCTGTCCGCTGGCAGTACATCCGCTAGACTACGTGCAGAAGATCTGCGATTGTTGCGGGAACCCGAAAGCGTGGCACGACCCAGCCGACGAGGCATTGGATATGTGTATCGGCTGTGCCACCAAGGTCCGACTCAAACCCAAGGAGACTTAGACCTCATGTTCACGCTCGTTCTGACTCTTGCCATCGTGACCCAGAATCCGCCTCCGCCGCCTGGCGTGCCTGGTCCTCCGGGCGTGACAGTCCAGCAGGCACCTCCGGGCACGCCCGTCAAGACGATGCCGCAGCAGGCCACCAAGACGATGCCGCAGGCATCGCCCCAAGCCCCGGTCGTCTACTCGGCGCCACAGACCGGTTATGCGTTGCCGCCGATCGCCATCCCGATCAACCCGTGCATTCGCGAGCTGGCCTATCCCGGCTACGGCGGCTGCCAGGTGACAGAAGTGGTGATGGTCAAGCAGCGCCGTCTCGGCTTCTTCAAGCGCTGTTTCGGCCATCACCGGAAAGCCCGCTGCGTCCAGACTGCATGCGTCCAGCAGCAGACGGTATACGCGCAGCAATGCAGTGGGTGTGGTTACTGAACGACCGGCGGCTGTTCGAGCTATCAGAGCGCGGACAGCCGCCGTTTTTGTTGCGCCGAGGAGACACGAATGATACCGAGCCTGGTACGGGACAGTGTTCCATTGTCGATCAGCGCTCAGGGGCTTGCTCCTGTCATCGAGACGGCCGACCCACAAGATCGCAAAGGCTGGCTCAAGTTGAAGCTCCAGGAAGAGGTCGACAAGTTCAAGGAAGATGACGATCCGATGAAGCTCGTCGATATCTACGAGGTGCTGCGGAGCCTGTGGGCCGTCTGCAATCCCGAAGCTGTTGACGGCCTTAGCGATACTACGGCGTTCATACGCGAGCAGCAGGGCGGCTTCGAGCAGTTCACCATTCTGGTCGACGTTCATCCAAAGGGGCGGCCATGACCATTGGCGGCATCAAGGTTGGCGAAGCCCAGTTCAAGGCCCTGGTTAAGATCGAAGAGGCTGGCCAGGTCAGTACCAAAAGCATACACGCCAGGACCGGCAGTTCGCTGGTTTCACTCGGGTTTGCCGAGATGTTCGTCCCGGAAGCCCGGACCTACGCTATGGCCGCGCGCGGTCGAGTTCGTTACTATCGCCTCACTACGGCTGGCAAAGAGGCGGTTTGTGGGCTCAAGAAACTCTATGGCCGTTGATCCAGGAGTTGCGAGATGAAGCAGTATCTTGATCTGCTCAGGAAGATCATCGACGAGGGTGAAGACGTTCAGTCGGGCGCCGTGATCAAGAGTGAAGATCGCAAGGCTACATGCCGAATGCTGCTGGGGCAGCAGCTCAGATTCGATCTCCGGGATGGATTCCCGATCGTCACAACCAAGCCGGTACCGTTCGACGTGGTCGTTGACGAAGTGTTCTGGTTCCTGCGTGGCGAGACCAATATCAATACGCTGGGCCGGCAGGACGGTAGCGGCAACTTCATCCGCCGCAAGCTGTGGGACCAGTGGAGTCAGCCGGATGGAGATGTGCCCAAGATCTACGGTCGGGCCTGGAGGCGATGGGAATATCGGGCAGAGCACGGCTTCGCCGAGATGTGGGACCAGATCACTTACATCTTGATGCAGCTCAAGGCCGTGGTTGCCGATCCGAGCCATCGTTTCCGGCGGCGGATCTTGCTGACGGCATGGGATCCACCAGTCGTTCCGGACATGGGCCTGGCGCCCTGCCATACGATGAGCCAGTGGCTGCCGACCAACGGCCATCTTGATGTCGTTTGTTTTTGGCGGAGCATCGACATGTTCCTGGGGGCGCCTTTTAACATCGTCCAGTACGCGCTGCTGGCCCACATCTTCGGCCGGCTCGCCGGGTTGACGCCCCGCTACTTGGTGGCGAACATCGCCGACTGCCACCTCTACGACAACCATTTTGACCAGGTGCGGGAGCAGATCACCCGCAAGCTGCGGCCGTTGCCGAATCTGATGATCAGCGACAAGTTCTTCGAGGCGTGCTCCTACCTGAGCCCCGATCAGCTGCTGAAGGCCGATCCGGCCTGGTTCTTCCTGGACGGCTACGCGCCGCACCCGGGCAAGCTACGTGCCGAAGTCGCCGTTTAGCTACCTCAGCTAAGCCAACGGGCGGCAGACCGCTGCCAGGTTGGCCGCGAAAAGTACCAAGGACTTTAACCAGTGCATATTCGCAATCTTGCGATCATCGTGGCAATGACCAAACAAGGAGTGATCGGTCGGGATGGCAGTTTGCCCTGGCCCGATATCAAGGACGTCAAGTGGTTCCGCGAGCATACGCTGCACCAGTCGCTCATCATGGGTAGACGGACTTACGACTCGATCCTGACGCGCAATGGTCAGCCGCTCGAGAAGCGGGTCAATGTCGTGCTGAGCAGGCGGCCGTGGGATGAAAGTTGGCCGTCGGCCGGGGTTGATGTACAGGGGACTCGCTGGGCCAGGAATCCGCTCGAGGCCCTGGATATGGCAGCTTGGGGCTGGAACGGCAACGGCGCGACCGACGCGGTCGTGATTGGCGGGGCCCAGGTCTACGAGATCTTTCTGCCTTTCGCCAACAAGATCTACTTGACGCTCGTCGAAGGTGAGTATGAAGGAGATCGAGTTTTTCCGGGACTGGTGCCTGGGCCACCCGTCTGGAAGCCCGATGGCAAACCACTTAACGCTGACGCGTTTTCGTGTCATATACTATGCAGAACCATCCCGGCGGGCCGTGAGCCACGAGAAGCCAACCGAGCCAGTGAAACATGCTGAGACGAGTAATTCCGCTTTGCGGTCTCGTCACGGTGCCTCTGGACTAACTGGCTCGGTTTTCAGCTACGGAGAGTTACCAGGAATACTCGGTGGACCATTCACGGAGAACGATGATGAGTGATACGCCGCGTAACGCGGAACCTACGATGACCCTGGACGACTATCAGGGCAAGACCACGGAGCTGGCCGTTTATCCAGGGCGCGGCGACAACCAGCTCATCTACCCGGCTATCTCCCTGGTCGGTGAGGCCGGCGAGCTGGCCACGGCCATCATGCAAATGGCCGTGCGGCAGATCAAGCCGCACAATTATGCCCTGGCCATAGACGTTCTCGATGTCGCTGGCACGTGCGGTGCCCTCATGGAGCTGATGAAGAAGGCATACCGCAATGACCCGGCCGGGGAACTGACTCCGGAGCGAAAGAAGGCGATCTACGACGCTATCGATGCGGCCGGCGAGGCCCTGGATGTTCTCCGCGTGGCCGTCGAGCACACTCAGCGTGTCGAGTTCCCGCCGGTCTGCGTCGTGGAGCCGCCCGAACGGGAGCGGATGGTCAAGGAAGCCGGCGATGCCCTGTGGTACGTGTCTGCTTTTTGCACCGAAATGCGGGTCTCGCTGGGCTGTGTGGCCCAGACCAACTACGACAAGCTGACTGACCGGGCACACCGCGGTGTGCTCCGGGGCAGCGGTGACAACCGTTGACCAATTGCGTTTTTCGCGTCAAACTGGCGTGGACCGCAAGACGGGAGGTGATGTCTTGTCGCACGTTGTAGCTCATCCAGATGTTTGTTTCAGCGACTTCGACGCGCTGTCGGCAGCGTGCGAGGAGCTGGGGCTGGAATTTCGATCCGGTCAGAAGACCTGGAAATACTGGGGGTCATGGGCAAACGACTATCACCAGCAAGATGCCGCCTACAAGCATGGCATCAAGCCCGAGGACTACGGCAAAGGCGATCATGCCATCTCGGTCAAGGGAGACAATACGGCCTACGAGATCGGCCTGGTCTCCAACCCGAAAGCCGATGGCAGCTTCATGCCGGTCTACGACTTCTATGGGGCCTATGGCCAGAAGATCCAGGCCAAGGCGGGCAAAAACCTTGAGAAACTCAAGGGCAAATACGCGGAGCACGCGATCCGCAATCAGGCATCGAAGCAAGGCCACGCGGTCCGCAAGGTGATCACCCCGCAGGGGCACACCCAGATGATCGTAGCGCAAAGGTAGGCGAGCATGATCCGGGCGCGTCCGAAGCGAATGGCCGGGAAGCTGAGCACATACTGGCCGCCAGGCGACGTGCTCAACTTCTGGCCAACACTGCTTCGGGTCGCGCTCGAACGCATGCTGCCACAGCATCGACCGCCCTACATGGCGAAGATGCTTGAGCATCACGCGATCACGGACACGGTCCTTTTCCAGACCGCCCAGCGCTATATCCAGGCACTGAAGCTGGCTCACCTGGACCCTGATATCAATAGCCTGGATGTGGCCTTCGCGAAAACAGGGTTCGTTCTGAGCCCCGCGGCGGCGCAGGCCATTGTCTTCATGGTTATTGGCGAGTTGACAACCGGCATCTACATGGCCGGCGTCAAGGACACGACCCCGATGGGGGAAAACGGCATCCGGGATGATGTGGAGTCACTCGTATGGGCAGCGGAACAGCATCTACAGACACTGGACGGACTGCGGTGATGGTCAATCTGCGCTGGTATGCGCGGATGGCGTCATTTCTCGGTGGGTTTCCTGACAACTATCTGGTTTTCGACTGCGAGACCAATGGTATCAAGGAGCGGAGTCGGCAGACGCTGCCCGTCGATCTGGGCTGGTGCATGATCAAGAGTCGAGTCCCGGTTCACGAGGACAGCTTCTTGATCAACTGGGCATTGCATCCGGACATCGATCCGGTCTGGTTCGAACAGTCGGTCCGCGAGACCGCCCGGCGGATGGCGGAGCAGGGCAAAGCGCACGTTGGCTGGGAGAAGCTCCGCGACGAGGGCCTCGATCCCCGGGAGATCATGCCGCTCTTTCGCGAATTCCTGGAAGATGCGCTAACCAACGACTACTGGTATGCTGGCCACAACGGCTACGGTTTCGACCGGCCGATCATCGAGAATGCGACCTACACGGCCACCGGCGATATGTTCCGGTTCGACTACAGACGGTTCATGGATTCAGGGATGATCTTCAAGGCCAAGGCCACGGGCTTTCCCATACCCGAGCCCGGGGCTCAGCATGTCTTTCGCTGGTACGAGGACGTCCGCGGGCTGGTTCGCAAGGGCAAGTGGAGTCTATCAACCTGCTTGCACGAGCTGGGCCTCATTGAGCGCTACGAGATCGACATGGAAGGGATGCACGGAGCCGCTCAGGATTGTCGGTGCACCCACTACGTCCTGGAGGCTTTCCGCGAACTTGCGGAGGCCGGACAGCTCAGTAAGGCGGACGTGAACCACTGATTGGTGGACGAAAGTTCTTGTGCATTATCGTGGTCAGATCATACATTGATCGTGATGCCGTACGCAGCACTGCGCGAACATCCAGGGAGTCAAGTTAGTCCGCAAGGAGGTGACGATAGCTTGCCCAGATGCCCAATGCTGCCATCGTCGGCATCGGCTAAGAAGGAGGTGACCCTTGGAAGTCTTTGTCGAGCCGACGCACTTCCGAATTCCTGATCAGTTGGTGCGCGGCCGCACCCTCGGTGATCAGGATACTGCCCTGATCTCTTGGTTCAACGGGTTCGTCCCTACCAAGGCGGGTAATTATGTCGGATCATTCTTTCTCTCCAAGAAGCTGTCCGACATCGTGATCGAAGTCAGGATCAACATCTTCCAGAGTGACCGGACGACCAAGCCCGGTTGCCCCTGGACATGGTCGATCCAGATCACTGATGGTCCGCGCCGTATGGTCATGGAGAGGCCCGCTTACTCCAACCTCTACTTCAAGGAAGCGCACGAGGCCGCAATCAGCGTCCGTGAAGATCTCCGAGGTGGAGGTTACGTCCCGACGCAGCCCGAGCGATCGTCGATCATCGCGGCGATCTCGCAAGAGCAGAGCATCGTCGAACGGATCACGGCGGCTGAGGATCGGGCGTCGGTTCGGCGACCAGCAAAAAGGACAAGGGTCATCGACACATGATGTCGATCGGCGATCGCATTCGCACGCATGGTAAGTCGCAGACCGCTATCTACAAGCGGTACCGCAGCATGCTCAACCGGTGCGCGCGTGAAGCTGAACGCAGCTATCACAGCTATGGTGGTCGTGGCATTGCTGTGTGTCGGAGATGGCGAGGCAAAAATGGTTTTGTGAATTTCTTGGCGGACATGGGTGAGCCACCAGCCGGCCACACGCTTGATCGTAAGAACGGCGACGGATCATACTCACCTGGTAACTGCCGTTGGACAACCAAGACCGGCCAAGCCCACAACAGGAGAGATAACGTTTTAGCTACCAAAGATGGCCGAACACAACTACTTATGGTTTGGGCCAAGGAGCTAGGCTGCTCCTATGGTACGTTGCACTCGCGGGTCAGAAGAGGTTTGACGCCTGACCAAGCGGTTGCCGTTCCGATCAGGCTCTACCGAATTCGACGTTAGGAAGTTCGATGTGCCAAAGTTTTTGATCCAGAGAGATCCCAGACTTTTCGAACGGGACTGGAAGCCCGTCGAGGATCCTGGTCTACGGCTGGCGCTAGGTCTCGACCTGGCCACGACTACTGGTTATGCGTATACTTACTTTGTTCCAGGCGAACCTTATGTTCCAGGAGCGCACACAACGGCATTCGGTCAGTGGGACCTGTCTGCCGGCCCGAACGACTCAGGTGCGATCCGGTTCGTCCGTCTCCGCCAGTTCCTGGCCGTGCTCCGGCCAGCGATCGTCTTCTACGAAGATGTGAAGCACGTCCCGCCGGACATGCCCAATCTGATCAACCTGACAGCCATCCTGGCGCGCGCCGCCCGGCCGATCGAGTTTCTGGGTGCCCTGAAGGCCACGGTGGCCTGCTGGTGCGAGGAACACGATATCCCTTGCGAAGGGATCCCGATCGGTGCTATCAAGAAGCGGGCCACCGGGCGTGGCAACGCCGACAAGGTGGCCGTGATCGACGCCTGTAACGAGTTGTTCAAGGTCGGTCTTGATCCGGAAGGCTACGAGACCAGTGGCGTCGATAACATAGCTGATGCTGCGTTTTGTCTCTTGCTCGGGATAGAAAGCTACAGTATGGGTATTCCCGAAGAGACGCCCAAAAAGAAGTCCAAACGGAGGATCCAAGATGCCCCAGAAGCGAGCACGGGGTGACGCTCACCAAGTGGTTGATCCCGATCGCGGGGCGATCTTTCACAGCGATTGCGTCGTTGGCATGTCGAAGCTGGAACCAGGATCGGTAGCCCTGGTTTGCACTGATCCGCCCTACAACTTCGGGATCGACTACGGCGACCACTACGACGACGATCGGCCCCGTGAAGAGTATCTGGCCTGGGCCATGCAGTGGCTGACCCAGATCGTAAGGGTCTTGACCGATACCGGTACGTTCTGGTTGTTCATACCTGATGAGCTGGTCTCCGAGATCGACGTCATGTGCAAGGCCAGACTCGGGTTGCACAAGCGGTCGCATGTGATCTGGACTTACACCTTCGGGGTCAACTCCGAGAACAAGCTGACCCGCAGCCACGCGCACCTGCTCTACTACGTCAAGGACAAGGATCAATTCACGTTCAACGTGAGTGCGTGCAGAGTGCCGTCGGCTCGCCAACTGATCTACAATGACAAGCGAGCCAACCCGGAAGGCCGACTTCCAGACGATACTTGGATCATCCGGCCCCAGGACTTGCCTGACGGCTTCAAAGCCAGTGAGACGACCTGGCATTGCCCGAGAATTAACGGGACCTTCAAGAGCCGTGCAGGCACCCCTACACAGATCCCGGAGCAGCTCATCGGCCGGATCATCCGGCTCTGCTCCAACTCGGAAGACATTGTGCTCGATCCGTTTCTTGGATCTGGAACCACGGCCTGCGTGGCCAAGAAGCTCGGACGGTACTGGATCGGCTTCGAGCTGTCGAGCAGTGACTGTGAACGGGCCCAGGTCCGGGTAGATGCAGTCAAGGAAGGCGATCCCCTGGACACACCTGGTATTCAGGGTAATAGCTAGCCGAGCAGTTCAAGAGAATGGGCCTGCGTGGCAGGCACTTACCGCTTCCGCAGGGAGCGTGCTCTCCCGGCTGGGGTGCAGCCGGATCGCTCATTAACGCCAGGGGGAGGCCCCGCGGCCCCTGGGCTGTGTGCGCAAGGTGCGTACAGACCAAACATGTCAGTCAACCAGGGCAACTCAACAGTTTGCCATTCACCAAGTTTTATCACGAGGACTGCAATGATCGACAATGTCAAGCTGGCAGACCATACCATGGATGACTCGGACGATGCAGAGCACGCGCAGCAGGACCAGAAGATCAAGATCATCTGGTCGCAATGGTCGGAGATGGAGCAACTATTCAAGGACCACCATGTCGAGGCTGAGTATCGCGAGCATGTCCCGCTCGCCGAGGTCGATGTGCGCAAGAGCCTGGAGAACATGGCGAGAATGGGACCAAGGCTGGACCAACAGAGCATCGACTCCATGGTGATCAAGGCACGTATGCATAAGTATTTATACTTACCAGCGATGGTCGCCTGGCGGAACAAGGCAGGTAAGCTGATCTACGCCGACGGCAACCACCGCCACGCTGGTGTGCGGCGTCTGCACGCGACCCATGCGGCGATGTACATCCTGGTCGACCCTACCCAGATCCAGATCGATGGGGTCACCATGGGAGCCAATGCCATTGTGGGTCGTGGCTCGTCTCATGATGAGAAGATGCGACATGGGAAGCAATACTACAGGAGTCATCCGAATTGCTCCTATCAAGCAGCTGCCAACATAGGCGGCGTCGGCCTCCATTCCTTGAAGCAGGCGATAAAGGCTGAGGACATGGAGCACCGGTTCTCAGTTGATGGCGATCTGCCGGTCCCAGGCGCTGAGGCGTTCAATTCCACAGTTCGCTACAACCTGTCGATGATCCCGAATGATGCTGTGCTCCAGTACGCTGCGGGACAGCTGCTTACTCTTTCCGGCTTTACGCACTATCATGCTGAGCGGCTTCAGCGCGCAGTCAGAGCGGCCAAACCCCATACCGAAAGGGGGATGATTGCGGCTGTCGATACCGAGATCTTAACTTTTATGGACGAGCTGGAGCTAGAAGCAGGTCCCCAGCGTGGGCCAGATGCGAGGCAGCGCACTGTAATACGCGGACTCAGACAGTGCCAGAACATGCTCAAGAAGATCTTCGGTGACGATGTCAATCCCAAGGACGTGCTGACTGACGTAGAGCTTCGCCGAGTGTTCATCGAGCTGAGCGGTAAGATCAACGTCACCATTGCGCGCATCAAGAGGAGGCTTTGATGGGAAGAGCCCCTTCGACGATCCAAGACGACGGACTACCGCGAGATCGCAACCCGGTGACCCGGGATATGCTTCGTGAGGAATTCGGCGACGGCAAATGTCGGACTATTCACGACATGGTGGTCGCCCTCGCTAAAAAGGGAAAGATACCAGACCATCTGGCTATTCGTGCCGCGCCCAAGCCGACGAAAAAGGCTGAATGTAACTTCGAGCAGCTGCTCAAGTTTGGGCAGCGTCAACTTGTGCGCGATGCGGTTGGCTCGGCTGTCCGCAATAAGGTATTTGAGGCTCGCGAAGGGAGTCGCGGCAGAAAGGAGTATCGTTGTGTCATGGCGACGAAGCGTCACCCAGTTATTGGCAGCAAGCTATTGCCGGATAGCATGAACAAGCCATCGGCTGACACAAAGTACGGCCTCAGCTACAACACGGTCTACCAGAAGATTGAGGAAAACCCGGGCATTTCTGTGGACGCTCTGGTCGCGGCTCTGGCACCCTGCATACATAGCGAGCTGTCCATCACGCGATATACCAACGTGCTCGTAAGTCGTGAGCTTAGAAGAAAGGACCAAACTGTGAAGGAATTACGAGCCAAGGTGCTGGCCGAGCAAAATGCCGATCCGGTCGCCTTTCTGGAGGCTGCCAGACATCATTGCGTTCAAGTGATCATTACTAACCTGCGCAGGAATAATATGATCATTGAAAAGCGTATCTTCCGTGCCGTGAAAAAATGAATACCGGGGGGTTGCGCATCCGGATAAACACGCAATGTCAACTTTTTGGCCGTCGTCTGCCAGGCCACGAACTGGCGGACGGCGGCCCTTGTCATTTAGCGCCCGGGAGTGGTTCTTATGCTCATGTTCATACTGGGCTGTTGCGTCAAGACCAAAGCTCTGCTTGCATGCCAGCACGTTCTGCGTGATGGTACGCTCTACGTCCATGATCCGCCCACGCGAGCAGGTCGCGAAGCGGTCATCTGGGAATTTCAGCGGAGCAGGGGCAACCGCTGGGAATGTGTCGGCGTGGGCCGGCATGATCAGCCCCAGTATGCCGGGATGTTCTCGGCCGAAGGTACCTCGTCACCATAAGGGAGCTGTGATGACTCTGATCGAACGGTTACGTGCCGCGATGAAGGATACGACCAGCCGCGCCATACATCCATTGCTAGCCGAGATCATGGACCAACTGGTCGTCGATGACTCGCTGGCGAAGAACATGGCAGAGGTTTATCACGCGGCTCATTCGGATCTTGAGAATTTGAAGGTTTCTTCGTCTCGCACCAGGAACATCAACAGGCTGCTTCTTGCTGCTGCTGCAATCTGTAACGTTCATGGTTACGGCTTCTTCAATGTTAAGACCGACAGGAGCAGAACCGCGGACAAAGAGACTGATGTCTGCGGCTGCGGCGGCATGATGATCCATTATGATCGGATGGATATTAACAAGCCGCCCAAGGGGGTCGATCTCGTAAAATGCCCCAATTGCGGGGAACCTGCCAAGCTCGTACCCGGCCCGGACGCGAATACTTACATTCATTCGGAAGACGTGCTGTCCAGCGGTACGAGGCCGCGACACCGCTGCATGCCGTCGCATGATGGCCTTCGCATGGACGTCATCATGCCCGTGCTACCTACTCAGGAGAAAGACTCGTGAAGGCCCTACAAGGTACCAGCGCCACCAACTTCGTTCTCGCGCCGAACTGCCAGGAGCGCCTGAATATGTTCAGGGCCCGGCACAGAGTGCGGGAGTATCGGAACAGCTATCATAACCTGTTCCGGCTGTTCCAGCAGGGAGGGGCGTTGCCAGTCCGGGTCAAGGAATTGCTCCAGCGCTACTGGTATGCCGAACATGGCATGCTGGGGGATGCGTATGGCTACGGTACGCCGTTCGACCACGTCGAACTCTGGGGCAAGGGCGGTAAGCCCCTGTTCCTGGTCGGCCATCCCTACCAGCTTTCCGACGAGGCGAAGGAGACACTGAAGGCCATCCGTGCGTTGTCGATGATCGTTCGCGTGTCCGACCCTTCAAAGTCCTGGTATACCAGTGGGACCCTTCAGGTGGTTGTGCACTGCCCACACATCGAGTTCTGATCCCAAATGGGAGGAGCCAGTGAGATTCGATGTTCTGACGCCCTGCGCCGAATGTCCATTTCGGCGTAGTGGGCGCCTTGCTGTCCGGCTCAGCCGCAGCCGTATCCTGGAGATCACCAAGGACCTGCTTGATCCCAACGGCAGCACGTTCTCTTGTCACAAGGAGCTACATGGTCACACGACCGATGAGTGTGAGTATCAACCTTCGACCAGGGATATCCATTGTGCTGGCGCTCTGATCTTCTGCGAGCGCCAGCGCAAGGGCACGGCCGAGCAAGCCGAGAACCGGATGCGGCAGGTTGCCAGACGGCTCGGACTCTACGATCCCGGCCAGTTTCGTAGCCGTAAGCAGCGGCAACTGATCTTCGCTACTGTCGCTGAAATGTTGAAGACTGCCCTACCAGGGAGATAAACATGCCTATCAGCAAGCGGAAGTTTACTCAGTGGACTTACGTGGACGAAGTTACGAGCCGCGAGCACAAGATCCAGGTTTTCACCGTGATCAATGACGAGAAAGTCTCGTTCCTGGCCGAAGTGAGGACACCGATGTCGTTCACCGATCAGGATGAGAACGCCAACACGCTCAGATCGCGCGTATTCGTCCGCTGTGCGGATGGGACCAAGGTCACGTGGACCTCCTACATACTGGTGACCATCAACAAGGACGGTTTTCTCAAGGACTTCTTTGCGCCCAATCAGGGCCGGCGCGCTGCCACAACCAATATCCTGATCGAGGGCTTCGAGATCGCCATGCAGAGCGATGGAACCCAGGTCTGGCGCGGCACCGAAGGCAGGAGCAGCCGGTTCAGCGCTCAGGTCAAGCCGGGCTGGCCGTCGCTCGGTAAGACGGACCGTGGGTTCGTCTACCACATGCTGGATACGCCGGAGAACCGGACGAGACTACAGGCCGCTATCGATGAGTTCGGGGGTAATAACTACAAGTGTCTCTGTGAGACGCTCAAGCAGCTTACCCCCAAGAACCAGACCACAGGTTCTCAGGAGGACCCATGCCCCGGACCGAATTCGGCTTCAACCGCAACGCGTGTACCTGCCAGCACTGTGTGCTGAACTGTCAGTTCATACCTGGCTACCTGATCCCGGATGACCTTGGGCGGATGATTCCGCCCGAGGCCGATCCGGAGACCTGGGCCCGTGAGCACTTGCGGGCTTCACCTGGCGCCAAGATCCTACGCATCAACAATGCAACTGGCGAACGGCAGGTGATCCAGATCGGCACGTTGGTGCCGGCCCACATCACGGGCGGCATGGCCTGTCACTGGCTGAAGAACGGCCGCTGCGAGATCCACGAGAATGCGCCTTTCGGATGCGCGTTCTTCTACTGTGGGCAGAATCAGCAACAGTCCGATATCATCTCGGCGCCCGGGCTTGGTGCGATCATGGAAGCCCATAAGACCGGCGAGCTATACTCCAGGCTCTGGCAGCTGTTGTGGGATGAAAACTTGCGTGCACCAGGACCGGACGAGAAGCGAGCGGCGATGGCTGTGGAGCTTCGCCGGCGCCGGCCGTCCAGTCCGTTACTTCAACCGCGAAGGAGATATTGATGGCCAAGGCGACCAAGAAGTTCGACAACATGGACGAGCCGCTTCCCAAGCCCGATCCAGTCCATGACCGGCCTACGCATCCACTCGATCCCGACAAGATCGAGAAGGGCAATATTCTCTGCATTCGCAATTACGTGCAGGTCCTGGACGTGACCGCTGGCGCCGAGTCCATGACCGTCAAGGACCTGATCGATGGCGGCGAGTTCACTATCGACGGCCGCGACATGATCGTCGGCCTGGCCTCGGCCGACTATTTCGCCGACACAGTCCGGATCAGCAAGAGCCAGATGGTCGAGATCCTGACTACCAGCTTCGGCGTGCCGTTCACCGTGGCTTTCGTCAAGAAGGATGGCCAGCAGCGCGTGCTGCGCGGCTACCTCATTCGCCACGAAGAGAAGTTCGGCCGCTGCCTCTGCCTCGATCTCGAACTCGAGCAGGATGATAACCTGCGGCTGGTCGATCACCGCACTCTTGAGTCCCTGGTCGTGGGCGGCGTGCGTTACTTGCTGTCCTAGTTCGTGGTGTCTGTCCCTTTTTCGTTTTTCAGGAGTTGGTTTCATGAAGTTGATCATCGTTGGTTCCCCAGACCGTGGTTATTGCGACGCCAAGGGCAATAAACTGGCAGATGGAACCAAGATCTGGGAGATCGCCAAACACACCGATCCAAGCGATGTGTTTTACTGTAACCATAAGGGAGGTCCATGCCACCGTATGGAACCTGCCTACGAGCCAGATGGTTCATTCGCCGGAAAATGGTTTTGCCCGCTGGGCCACGGTCCAGAGCGCAAGTCCAGGTAAGAGCGAATCACCATAGCTGTTCGATCTCTCGAACCAGGGCAAGGACGCCCAGTACCTATCTGGAGGGTATGTGAATAGGTTGATCGCGGCCGTGATGCGCATGTTGTTCCCTGAACAGCATGTGTTCACACGGGCCATCAGCATCCGCATGGATGATGGCAAACTCGGCGTTCTGCGCTGTATGAAGTGCGGCTATTGTACGTACGCCGACATACCCAGCAGAGATGATCCGCCATGTGTCCCCAGGGCCCATGAGTGGAAACCGATCAAGGTATTCCAGTGGGAAAACTTGCCACTCTCTGGCCAGCTTCCCCAACCGCTACAGTGCACTCTGTGCGGGGCGCATGCTTTGACGCACCGCGAATGGGAACGGCTGGGTTGCCCCGGCTGCAAGAAGGAGGATCCATCAGATGCCGCTCCTGAACTACACCACTTCGATCAGTGCTGATCGCACTGTCGGTCAGATCAGTAAGGTCCTGAGCGCGCACGGTGCATCGAGGATCCTGGTCGAGTACGGTCAAGATCGTCAGCCCAGCGGGCTCTCGTTCACGATCGCGACCCGGCATGGCGACCGGCCATTCCGACTGCCCGCAAATATCGACGGCGTGGAGCGTACACTCCAGCAACATCGTAAACGTCGCAAGGTCACGAACAGCCAGGCCACGCGGGAGCATGCTACTCGTGTGGCCTGGCGGATCTTGCTCAATTGGGTCGAAGTGCAGATGGCACTTGTGGAAGCAGGGCTGGTAACTGTTGACGAAGTCATGCTGCCGTATCTCCTCCTGGACGGCGACCGGACTGTCTTCCAAATTCTCAATGAGCAACACTTACAGTTGGAGGGACCTCGGCGGAAGGAAAGTCCATGAGGTATGCAGACGAGCAGATCGTCCGGCCACAGCATGAGAATGGCTGCGACTATGGTTGTGGCCGTCGCTCGGTTCTGGTCCAGAACACGATCACGCATCCCAAGAAGGGGCGAATCAAGGTTCAGCTCATCCACGTCGGCGGCTCCAAGCACTGGGGAGGCATCGGTGCTGGTCGCTACTACGGGGCGACGGAGATCGCCATTTACCCGACTGACGATGGCAGTGGGTGCAGGCAGAAAGCCCTCGCAGAAGGGCGCATGACCAGGGCGAAGTGGGAAGAGATCGCTCTTGAGATCTACAGTCACTTACAGACCGAATTCCCGCTTGAATTAGTTAGTTTGAAGCATACGCTCCTGCTCGACGAGCCGGGCGAAGTCGATGGGCCGCCGCCGCGGGACCCAGCTAAGAAAGTCATGCATCCCCGGATCGAATCCGACTGCGTCTACCGGGTCTTTCGCGACGAAGACGGTAAATACAAGTTCGCCGAAGGCAAGATCGTCAAGCAGGGCGGCGGCAAGATAACCTACAAGCTCGGCAGTGGCCGCGAGATCGAGAAGCGAACCAGGACCTTTATCGAAGAAGGAGGTGCTGGTTCGCGAGAAGAAGCTGCTGCCGCTTATCTGCGCGAATTCGAGGAACGGCGCAATTCAGCGACCGAACGACTTCAGCGTGCTGCTCAGTCTTTTGCTTACGCCGATGATCAGTTTACCGAGGCCAAGAACCATATCGAGGAGATGCTCAGTGAGGAGCTGTCATGAGGATCAGACTCAAGGTTATCCAGGAGCCCAGGGACGTTTCCGAGGAGAAGGACGGTAGCCGGCTTCTGGGCACGATCGAGATCCTCGGCGTCAGTCATCACCTGGAGATGTTCCGGGTGCACGAGACCGAAGAAGACTGGCAGAAGCCCGAGAACGAGGAACATCAGGAAGCCTACGACGCCCTTCAAGAGCTTTACTGCACCAAAGCGTATCAGACTCTTGAGGTTCCTGGTTTCGAGGGTCGCTACATCGCTTATGTGGTTCCTTATGAAGTATGAGGAGCTTTCATGGTCAACTTCGCGTTCGTCCAGGAGATGGGCCCAGTCACGACGGATCTCGGCGAAGTGCTCTACATTCGCATCCGCCGTGAGAATTACGGTTCGCTTTCCTGGCGCGAAGCATGGGAAGTCTTCCGGGATCGCTATCCCGGCAAGTGGGCCATCCAGTTCTTCCCGCCGGTCGAGGACTTGGTCGACGAACAGGACATCTTTCATCTCTATGTCCTGGACTTCGTCCCGATCGGTATCAACATCAACAAGAGGCGACCTTGATGGCAGAGTACAGGTTCCGTAAGTACTACGTCCCGGACCGCATGATGGTCACGATCAGGAATTACGTCGACGAAGGCTGGCCAGTCGAGGAAGGTGGTTTCCTCGAAGCATTGATCTGTCATCGTGACGTGTTCATCGTCATCGGACGTGCCGACGACGAGAACCTGGAAAACCTGCCGGCCTTCTGTGCCTACTTCCACAACGAAGTCCCGGCTGCCTGCCACGGCTCCGTCCAGGCGTACCAGAAATGGGTCGAACAATTCGCAAACGGCAGGAAGGTGAAGGAAGCGGCATTAAAGGAGGTGAATGAAGCACTCGAACGAGAGCCCGAGGAACAACCATACAGGCCCCCGACCCTGGACAACTGATGAAGATACAGCTCGAACTCACACGAGATGAGTATGAGAAGCTGATCGAAGCTACTGACCTAGTTTACAGTACTGTCCGGAACAACGACGCCCAGACAATCATGCGTTGGCTCAGCGACAGCAGGTATGTCGATCAGGTGAAGATCATCAAAGCAGCTGCGTTCCTGGCGAGATTCGCCAAGGAGAATATCACCGGGCCCAAGGAGTAACTATGGAAGCACCCGCTATCGGAGAGAGTGCGGATGTGATGTTCAACATCACGCATACGGAGTACACAATGCTGGTCGAAGCTGTCGAGCAGATTGACAGTGCCCTTTCGGGCAAGACTACTGCTGCTGCTTCCCGCTGGTTCAGCAGAACTTCGCAGGACAGGCAGGAGAGAATTATCAATGCAGCCGCGTTCCTGGCGAAGTTCGTCAGGGAAGACATCCTGGAGATCTGAGCGATGTCGAGAGCAAAGGCGAAACGGCAGACGATCAGCGATATCGCTGATGAGGCTAGCCCGTTTGTTCGTGGTGGCGGGCCCGGCCTGCGCGGAGAAAAGCATCCGATGGTGAAACTCGACGATGCGCAGGTTGCTGCGTTGCGCGCTGAGTATGCTGCCGATCCGGTTCGCGGGAAGCAGGCGGCATTGGCGAGGAAATACCACATTAGCCAGACCCATGTTCTGCGGCTGCTTGCCGGTGAAAGCAGAAAGGAGGTAGGCGTGTCGAAGAAGTCCACGAAGATCTGAAGCAACTCGTTTACACTGTCTGGCCGTTTGGCTGGACGGTCGCCGAAAGAAGGGTCTTGTCGGAGAAACGATGTATGGGGCTTCCGGTCGCGGCCAAGCGCCGCTACAGAAACTCGAGGGTCCATACACGTCCGGCTTGGAAACCCAAGTACGCGGACGAGACAGCCGTGGCCATAGCCTGGAAGGACCACAGCTTTGCCGAAGATACGGTATATCACGAAGAGACTATCTCAAGATCGTCTCAACGTCATCAGTAAGGCGAATGAGATCATTGACGAGTATCAGGCGCAAGGATTCGACTTGACTCTTCGCCAACTTTATTATCAGTTTGTCGCGCGTGGATTGATCCCCAATAAGGACACCGAATACAAGAAGCTCGGTGATACCATCGCTGATGGTCGCTTGTTGGGATTGATCGACTGGGAAGCGATCACGGATCGCACGCGCAATCTACGAAGCAACTCTCACTGGGATTCCCCGGCCGACATCATCAAGTCGGCAGCTTCCTCGTTCGCCTACGATAAGTGGGAAGATCAGGACTACCGCATCGAAGTCTGGATCGAGAAGGATGCGCTGGTGGGCATCTTGGAGTCGGCTTGCGAGCCGCTCGATGTCCCTTACTTCAGCTGCCGCGGCTATACATCGATCAGTGAAGTCTGGTCGGCTGCGATGAGGCTCAAGAAGTGGAAGCGCGACGGGCAGAAGATCCTGATCCTGCATCTGGGCGATCACGATCCGTCCGGGATTGACATGTCCCGGGACATCGTGGATCGGCTCAAGATCTTCGGAGTGAACGTCGAGTTCAAGCGGCTAGCCCTAAACATGGACCAGGTCCAGCAGTACCATCCGCCGCCTAACCCGGCCAAGGTGACTGATGCCCGGTTCGTGGGCTATCAGGCGCTCCACGGCGATGAGTCGTGGGAGCTTGACGCTCTGGACCCGGCCGTACTTGTGACGTTGATCCAGGATGCCATCGGCAACCACCGCGACGATGCCACCTGGGCCGAGGCCATGACGCGCGAGGAGGACGCCAAGGCGCGCCTGGGCAAGGCTGCCAAGAACTGGGAGACCATTAGCGACACTCTGGATAACTACGAAGACGAAGATGAAGAGGAGGAGGATGAGTGAGAGACGACTTACCTACCGAGCGCAAGTTCTACGAGTTCGAGCAGGCGACCGTGATCTACAACGTCGAGCACGTACCCGGGAAAGACGGGGCCGTGCCCAAGCTCGAAGTTCAGATACTCGACCAGTATGGCTATCAGCGCGAGCTGTCTTTCAAGTTCCGGGTACGTGGTGGTCAGGCCACGACTTACTACTGGGAGGTGCATACATACCGGCACCCTGGTCGTCGTGATATCCAGCACGTCAGTGAACGTGTGGCGATCCACTTCATCACTCGGTTCCTGGATATCTGCGAAAAGCACCCGATCTTTCTCTTCAATTCCGCAGATCAGAGCGGATCACCCCGGAGCAAAGGGTTCGTGCAGCTCTCGGAGCGGCTGCTCGATGGTGAAAGGTGCGGGGTGCACATGCTCGACTAACGACAAGGAGAATGTGCATTGGGGAAGAACAGCAAGAAGAAAGACAAGAAGAAGGGCAAGAAGCCCAAGATCGAGCGGCGACTGGTCGCGATTCGCCTCCAGCGGTGGGTCCCGCAATTCGCCAGACTCAATGTGGCGGTTCCCGCCACATGGACCGACGATCAGGTCAAGGCCCGACTGTCTACCATCTACCAGCAAGCTGCGCCGTACGCGGAGTTTGCAGGGCTCTGGGAGGACGAAGAGGCCATGACTGACGGAGAAGGCGACCATCAGTTACTGGGCGAGGCCAAGCCCCAGGCCGACGTGACCTTCGATCACGAGGAGATTGCAGATGGCTAGACCGACACGGCTGGTCCAGATCCAGTTTCAGCAGCTTCACCCGCGGACCGTCACGCTCACCGTGGCGGTCCCTGAAGGCTGGACCGACGAGGTGATCAAGGGAAGGCTCACCGATATCTACGAGGAAGTCGACGGCACCAGTCATGACTGGTGCGACCAAGATGACTACGACCCCCAGGAGGGCACGCACGAGTTGCTTGGCGAGCCTGATCCGAAGGCTCGCCCCGACCTGATCTTTCCTGTGGATGATGACGATGACGAGGAGGAGGAGGATGATGAGGCCGATGGTGGATGAAGTTCGTCTTTCGTGAGGTACGGCCGATGGTAACCACAGATGGTGAATACAACCTCTACGATGGGACGCCACCGCACGTCGGAAAGCCAACGTCATGGGCGGCTGCGATCTCGATGCGGACCGTCGCGAGCCAGCTCGGCCAGATCGTCCTCGATGCGATCGCGGAGCAGCCCGACGGGGCAACCTGCGAGGAGATCGAGGATATCCTGGCCGCGAAGCATCAGACGGTATCGGCCCGGATCCGGGAGCTGGTTCTGATGAACAAGTTGTACGATACCGGCGTCACCCGGCGCAACAAGAGCGGCCGGAAGGCCATCGTCTACAAGCCGGTCCTCCAGGAGCCGACGCCCGCCGCAGAGTGAAGTCGGAACCAACCCGAGCAAGGTCGACCTGATATTCCTCGTGGAGGAAGAAGATGCCGAAGACTCGTAGCTCCAAGATGATCAGGCTGATGCTGTCGGTTCACGGTGGCGGAGATGCCTTCGGGCCGTTCTTCGCTACCCTGACCCTGGGCAAGCCCATGATCGATCAGCTCCTACATCGAGCTGGTTACTGGCGGGCAGCTCACAAGCTGGACGATGCACTCTACGAGATGACCTATCACGACTATGTCGTGGAATACTTCGAGTCCGGCAAGGAAGATGACAAGGACTTCGATGTTCCATCCGAGCAACGTGCGCGGCTCAAGGCCATTTTCGAGGATGAGGAATATCCTACCGATGGCTTCTCGGATGCTACCCCGGAACTACCCGAGCACGGAAATACCAGGGTGGAATGCGAGCAGCTGCTCGTGGTCGGTGCCGTGTCGCACGAGCGGCCAGGCATGGTGGACTTTCACTGGACCTGTTACGTCAAGCACACCGACGTCGAGATCCGCACTACGGAGCTGAAAGAGGAAGACATCCGGGCCATGCTCGATCGCTTGTCCTGATGGTGAGCATGCCGGCCGGCAATTGCCGGCCGGCGGCCGCCAGCATGCGGGGTGTACATGCCAAAAACGACTTACAAGGACATTCAGAACACGAAGACCGAGAGCGCCGTGCATCAGCGCACAGGCGTCTATTCGGCCTTCGGTCGTTCTCATTGTTACATCACCTGCCCCTTCTGTCAGGCGGAGACCAAGGCGTTCGTCTGGTCGCTTGCCGGGGGCGGCAAACGCTGTTCATGCGGTGCGTTGCACACTAACCTGGGATTGACTTACCGGAAGCGGAACTAACAGGAGTGATCACTCATGGGATGGAAGCCGCTCTTGCCCGAAGGTATCTCAGGAGTCGATCGGACCAACCGGATCGCGCTTCACTGTGACGACACGTTGCGAGCTGCGGGCAGCTGGAAGGAGATGACGTCTGACTGGATGTTTTTCTCGGTCGGATGCATCTACACTTACGGCGGGCTTGATCGCGATATTGTCGCTGAGTTCACCAGCCGTCACGGAGACCCAGATTGCTCGGTGATGCGACTCCAGTCCATAAGGCCATTCTTCAGCGGCATGTGCCCGCCAGGCTGGAAAGCGGATCCGCATGAGGTCGAGAATGTGCTGCTTGCCACGCCCCTGGAGTACTGGGAAGATCTGCGGACCTTCATCGCGCAGACCGGCCTGGTCGATCGCAAACGGGGCCGTTATGCGCAGCCGGTTGCGCAGGAGCTGGAGATCGTCGACTACCTGGCCGTCTACAACGCGATCATCGCGGAACCCAGGCCCCCCACGATAACCATCACGGCCTTCGGGATCGACGGGACCCACTATCACGTGGGCTTCGCAGCGCGAACGGCTAACCCGCAAGATACGGCGGCGGTCGTTCATCTGCCGATTCGCCCGGAGACAAAACGAGTCGGCGAGGCTATCCTGGCCGGTGACATGGCCCCGCTCATGGAGACGCTAGAAGTGAAGCCGGCCGATCCAGCCGACATCAAACAGAAGATCCAGGAAGCCGAGGAGAAGATCCCGTGAGCGTAGCTCAAGAGCAGATCCAGGAACCGTCGCTTGACGGTGATCAATCCAGTGCCGATGATCTCGATCAGATGACCGAGCTGCTGCGACTTTACCTGTCCAGTCGCCCGATCATGCTTCTGGACTTGCTAGCTGATGCGCTGCAACGCGCCAGGGCGTCGCTCTTGACCCCGCCGGCCAAGTGCCACCTCGTGCATGTCCCCGACGACTACGGCAAAGGGACTGTCACGACCCTGAACACATTCGATGAACTATTGACCACGATGCGTGCACGTCGCTCGCAGGGCGGGCAGATGTTTGCCTTTCGCGGCGATCTCTTGCTGCCATCCCGAGGCGGGCATTATCTGGTAGCACCGGAAGGCCGCTATCCCTTGTTCGTGAGTGATGACGAGACTGAAGTTGACGTGGATGGCTTTATCGGCCCGGTCCCACCCATTCTCCAGCCGGTCCCTGCGCCGGCAGCCAGCGTTGTCGAGATACTTGCGCCCGACGTGGAAGTGCTCGATCACGCTGACGATGATGATGACTTCGATGATGAAGGCAATGACGACGAAGATGAAGATGAAGGCGTCGAAGACGACGACTGAAGATTCGTAGCAAAACCTGTCATCTACTAATGAGCAGCGCTATCCGGCGGTGTGCCCGGAGATTCTGCGCCCTTGCCAAGGAAGGAGGTGATCCGCCATGCACTGACCCTACATTTCGGTACGAGACTAATGAGGGGATGTCAGTCAGGAGGATCTTATCTTGTTCAATCCCAGACGTCTCAAGTCTAGCGCTTTTCCTGAGCTTACGTCTGTTGACGAGGTCCGCTGGACCACACTTTCCGGGCTCATCGCGATCGGGTTCCGGCCACCGAGCCGCCGGAGCGACTCGTTCGCCGAGCACGGACTTACTCCTTTATCCGGCCCGACGATGTTCGTCATGCGCTGGCAGCGTACAATGCGGCCAGATGCCAAAACCCCGCAGCGGTCGGTCATTCTACTCACGCTGAAGTTCGCCTTTGATGTCCATAGTGGCCGAGTCTACGTGGACGCGAAGCAGAACGAGGAGTGCAGCCCAGCAGTTTTTGACTGCGCGCTGCCTCGCAGCACATGGGGCGCGTGTCGCCACCATCTTGACCCCGACCAGAACAAGACTGCGGCTCACCTGGCGGTCATGCTGGCCCGAGAGGCCAACAGGGTCGTCGAGGCTGATGAACCAATCCCCCATCAGCCTACCCTGCCGGAATTCTACTGTGCGTTTCTTCAAAGACCCGTCTTCGAGCGAGGAGCCGTGATCAAGCGTGAGGCATCGTCTGCTCTTGGTAAGGCAATCGACGACATCACCGATCAGGAACTGGAGGACTTCTTCTGGGCTCACAGCTTCGAGGAGAATGGTTGTATTTTGCTGCCGCAACGCTACTTTGCGCGCCAGGGCGACTACCCTGTGCATCCCGTTGACGGCAGTACTCGTCCTGATGAGGCCGGCTCATCAGGGCAATGGAAGGGACTGTGGTATTTTGGCGATGGCCGGTGGAACCCTGGCGCTCAGCGACCGCATCGAGTCTACGCCAACATGGCAACTGTACTCGGGAGGCCATTTCGCAACCCGGCCTTCACGGTGCTGAGAGCGAACAGCTTCTTCCCAGCCGATCTGAGCTATCCGCAGTTCATGGCGGCTCCCGATATCGCGAACTTGGATCGACAGCTTCTCGATGCTCTCGAAGCCAATGACACGATCATCGAGGTGCTGGTCGGAATGATGAGGCAGGAGCTGGGCCGCAACAGCGAGATGGCCACGGACGCGGACATCAAGGCGGCCCTCGATGATCCGCACTTGCCCATGACCCTGTCGCATGCGACTGGTGTGCGCGTGGTGCGTTATAACATCCCGCCGCGGCCTGACGCATTGACCTGGCAGTTCCCTGGCGGTCATGTGGATCTGTATTCCACCAAGCGGATCTGGGCCAGCCGGGTAGTGCCGGCTATGGGGCGGCCAACAGGGAGTTTCGATCATGGCCGTGCATCTGCTTCAGTTATCAGTTGAGCCGGCTGACTGGGCTCGCAGCGTGATGATCGGGAAGGTTCATCGTGCTCCGGAGTGGCCCGAGAGCGAGCGGTTCGCCTTGATTGCGGTGATCCGGAATCCCGGACCGCGGAACGAGGCGCATACGCGTGCTCTCTGGGTCACCACTCCGGGGGAGATGGACCATCTCCTGACCAATCATGAGTACAAGATTCTCTGGTTCACAGTGGCCAGGCATCGGCTCAAGGACGAGATGATCGAACGTACTTTAACTGCCAAGGAGCATCTTCCATGAGCACCGATCCGACTGAAGCGAGAAGGCGAGAGCTGTTGCCGGAGGTCAACCAGCCAGCGCATGATGCGCTGGCCACGGCCGGCGCAATGATCATCCAGGCCGCAGAGGCGGCCGGGACGACCGAGGTGACCGACGAAGAAGCCCAGGAGCTTCTCAGAGCGCGCGACGACATGGCCGAGGAATTGCTCCGCGCACAACTCGAAGCTCAGCACGGCAAGGACAACGTCTTCAACACCAAGGAACTCTCCGAACACTTCGAGCCGGTCGGCTTCGCGGCCCCGATGCTCGTGGTTCGTCGTCTGGTGGACAATCAGCTGGGGTCACTTTACTTTACCCATCGACCCAGGCTCTACTACGGCTTCCAGGCCGACAAGCGGTGAGCCGCTGTGGCTCTGCCATGTCCTGTTCTCGTTCCCTACGAAGGAGGTATGCCTTGAAAACGCGCAAGAACGACGATGATATCCCACCGGGGCTGATGATCATTCTCGAGTTAATTGGTTCGCATTTCGGGTTTCCGCCCATGAGCGACGCCAAGATCTGGCAGGATCATGATCAGTACCATCAGGGGATGATACAGCGGTGGGAGTCCATGCGCAGCGAACTGACCAAGCGATTCGGCGCGCAGGTCGCAACCGATATGATCGAACTCCAGAAGATGTCTTGGCGGTTCTGCGAGAATAGTCAGCCAGGCGCGGCCATGCTGGTCTCGCTGGTCGCCGACCTGGTACTTGCAGCGGACGGTGACATGCAGGTTACGCAGGCAGCTACTTCGATGCTCAGAGATCTCACCGCGAGGACCATGGCTGTCACGGAGCACAAGCACAAGGTTCAAGCCCAAGCCAAAGCTGAAGCGGCAGAGATGGCCAAGAAGGCCAAGAAGTTCATCAAGGATGCCAAGGCCAAGAGGGATGCCAAAGAGAAGGCTGCTGACCAGGCGGCTAACCAGGCGGCAGCTGCACGAGCCAAGGCCAAGGCTGAGGCTGAACTCAACTGATCGTCGACGCTCTGGTCGTCTTCGGGCGGTGAAGATCGCTTGGGTGCAAGAATTAACCAGGTACGCGTCGCGTGGTGGTGACGTGGGGACGGGTCGGCTGTTGTTTGGTCCCATCAGGGGTCAAGCGGCAGCCGGCCTCTTTTTTTTAGCTATTCGATGCTAGAGTAGGTCCCAAGGAGGTGAAGGTGCTTGTGAAGTCGTGTTATCGATGCAAGCGCACGAAACCAGTTGCCGACTTTCACAAGTTGTTGCGGCGAAAGGATGGTCTGGATACCTATTGCAAGGAATGCAAGAAAAACTACCAAGGTCAATGGTTGGCGAATCCAGCGAATCTCGAGCGTTATCGCAGCTCTGTCAGAAAGTCTGTGAGGGGATATTATCGCAAGAACACGGCTAAAGTTCTGGCGAACACGAGGGCGTGGCAGAGACGCAGCATCAATTGGCGGATCCGGACTGGTATTGCAACGACGATCAGCCACACCATCAAACGAGGGTTGCGCCGCGGCCGCTGCTTTGGGCTCGTCGGCTATACGGTTCAGGAACTCAAGACCCATTTGGAGTCGAGATTCCTCCCAGGCATGACTTGGGATAATTATGGTGAATGGCATATTGACCATGTCATTCCTCAAGCGAAGTTCAAGTATAGAACAGTTGATGATCCTGACTTTGTGGCTTGTTGGGCCCTGACTAACTTGCAACCGCTGTGGCGCGACGATAACCTGCGCAAAGGATCCAAAGTCAATTGAAAGGCGGCATTATGGGCATCTCGCTGCATCCGTTCATCGATCAGACGGACCGGCAAGCATCCGCGGAATACCAGCGGCCCGAACAAGTCGGCTTCGACGACGGCACCAGCTTGGCCAGGTACATGCCGTCGTCGGTCGGCGGGAAACAACTGCGCGGGGTAGTGGTTCCGCATGCCAAACCACTTGGTGGATCAAGGGCTTACGACCCGCACAAGCCGCCGCACAGGCGCATTCACATCGACCCCCATATCGAAGGCCAGTCGGTCGTCGTGGACCTGGATCGGGTTACTCAGGACATTGCTGAGGAGGCCGCGACCTTGGGTAGGGAATACGCAGAAAAACACGGCAGTCAGCTTCCCGCAATCGAGCAGGTACGGCTCCAGGGTGCGGCTGCCTTCCATCTGATCGGCGCTTCCCAGCGATCCCAGGATGCTCCAGCACCGCCACAATCGCCCGAGCCCAAGCAGGTCATCACGGTTCCCCAGAATGATGTTCAGGGGTCAATCCCGTCGGCCCCGCCAGAAACTGGCCCACGAACCATCAAGGCCGCGAGCTTCAATAACACGGTCGTCCAGACCCAGCCTCAAACAAAGTCCGGCGAACCGCAAGGCGGTTTGCTTGGTGCTTTTCAGAAGTCCCGCGCGCAGCCTGTCGAAGTCGCAGCGGCATCCATGCCGGTCAGCCCGCCGACCAAGAAAGTGACCTTTGGCGTGCCTGGCTTCGGGCTGCATGAAGCCTACTATCACCGGGTCATCATCAGCAACCAGCAATTCGTCCTGGTTTACGATGAGCGATACCAGGGCGGCAACAAGTATCTCCCCCAGATCGATGGACCGTTTGCCGCTCGAGTCGAAGGCGACCCGATGGACTACAAGCTGGTCTGGCCTGATCAATCATTCACGGACCCGGATACGGGTCGAACCTACGTCAGTTTGCTGATCGAGGAACGCGTATCACAGGGAGGCGAGTCATGAGCATGGAAAAACGCGGCGTGATTGGTCCTGACATCACGCCTGATCTTAGCAATCCCAAGTCACTGAGCCCCAAGGAGGCTGCGGTTCAGCCCAGGAAGACTGTGGAAGAGCTGGATCAGCAAGATCAGCACAAGCGAGACTCCGACATGGTCAAGGATAAGCTGAAGACAGGGTGAGTTCGGCGTTACGCAGCGTATTGATGCACCTTGGCCGTCAAGGACGACACGATGAGTCTTACCGTCAGCGACAACAAGCTCTTCGCATCGGGGAACTTCACGATGCGAGGCAGCGAGAATTTCCCAGATCCATTTTGCGACATGGCTTCAACTGTGATGCCTGAGCATCCCAGAGATATAATGTACTGGTGCGAGTTCATCTTTAGCAAGATGGGCGTGTACCGGGAGGCCATGAGGCGCATCGTCTCTTACTTCATCACCGATATCGAAGTCAGCTCCCAGGATGCCAGCCGCGAGGAGAAAGATAAATTCAAGGAGTTCCTTGACGAGACGATCGACTACAAGAGCGTCCTGAACTACGTGGCCACGGACTATGCATGCTACGGAAACTCATTCACATCTGTAGTTATACCGTTCCGGCGCTATCTGAGCTGCCCTCGCTGCTATACCGAGTGGCCCTTACGAAAAGTTTACAGCACACCTGACTTCCACTTTCAGTGGCAGGACTTCGACTTCCATGCCAAGTGTCCCAACTCGGAGTGCAATTACAACGGCGCCTGGCATCACATCGATCGTCGCTCTGGCGAGGAAGCGGACGTTCATGTCAAGCGGTGGGACCCCCACTACATGGAGATCCTCTATGACACGTTGACCGACGATACGTCCTACATCTGGAAGATCCCCGAGGACTACCGGCAGGACATTCGCCGCGGCAAGCTGTTCCATCTCGAGCGTGCCAACTGGGAAGTGATCCAGGCGGTCAAGAACAACAAGATGCTCCAGTTCGACCCCGGCATCATCTATCACATGAAAGACGATGCTCTAGCCGGTGTCCGCAACAAGGGCTGGGGCATCTCGAAAGTCCTGTCGAACTTCGGCCAGGCTTGGTACGTCCAGGTCCTGCACAGATACAACGAAGCCATCGCCCTGGACTACGTGATCCCATTCCGGGTGATCATGCCGGCGTCCAAGGGCGGGGCTGCCGATCCGGCGGCCCAGGATCCCGTGCTCGGTGCCAACATGGGTACGTTCGTCTCGCGGGTGAACCGCATGCTGGCGGCGCGCCGCAAAGATCCAGCCCGCTGGAACGTGATCCCGTTCCCACTGGAATACAAGGCCATGGGTGGCGATGCCAACCAGCTGGCACCCAAGGACCTGCTTGACCAGGGCATTGATCACCTGTTGAACGCAGCTGGTATCCCGGCCGACATGTACAAGGGGACCTTGACCATGTCGGCGGCTCCGCCGGCCCTGCGGCTCTTCGAGAGCTACTGGGCACCGCTCACGCACAACATGAATGGCTTCCTGGGCTGGCTGGTCGAATCGCTCGCCAAGGCTTTGAACTGGGAGCCAGTCACCGCGCGGCTCATGAAGGTCACTCACGCCGACGACATGAACCGTCAGGCGGCCAAGCTCCAGCTCATGATGGGCAAGCAGATCTCGCAAACCACCGGGCTTCGCTCGGTCGGCATGGACTTCGAGGATGAGCAGAAGCAGATGCTGGAGGAAGAGAAGTTCGTTGCCGACGAGACCCAGAAGATGCAGGAGGAGATGGCCGATGAAGCACAGATGCAACAGGCGGTCCAAGGCGCTGCTGCGGGTGGAGCGCCGCCGGGAGGTGCTCCAGCAGGAGGTGCACCTCCGGACGCTGGCGGCGGTGGCGGCGCTCCTCCGGGTGGCGCGCCTCCAGGCGGTGGAGGGGCCGCTGGCGCAGCAGGTGGTGGTGCCAATACGCCGGTTACACCCCAGGAACTGATGGCCAAGGCCGAGGAGATCGCGGGCCAGCTTCAGAGCCTGCCCGACAGTCAGCGACAGAGCGAGCTGATCTCCCTCAAGAAGACTGATCCTACGTTGCACGCGCTCGTCAAGTCGCGGATGGACGACCAGAAGCAGGAGGCCCAGATGCAGGGAGGACAGCAGGTACTAGCCCAGCAGTATGGCAAGCAAGGCGCGGCGGCACCGCTGCCGGTGCCGACGGGGCTGATGCTGAAGCGACCTCGGCGGGTGCGGATAGTGGATGTCTGAGCTGCCAGCGAACGGAGACGACCAATGCTACTTACAAAGGTCTTGGCTCTTTGCGGGGTCACGAACAGCGGCACCACCTTGATGCTGGACCTGCTGCGGGCTCATCCCCGGATCCTCGCGGAGACTGAGGTGGGGATTCTAAACATTAACACCAAACCTCCATACGTAGATCCATTTGCGCCAATATCGGGGGAAGGGCCCCTGCCACCGCTCGGCCGAGTCATAACTGAAGCCGAACTGGAGAAGATTGCCGACAAGACCATCAGGGCCACTGGTAGCTGGCAAAGCATGTACGCGGAAGTCTTCGACCATATAGTTGCGCACTACGGGATCCATGATCGGGATATCCTGGTCGACAGGAGCGTTTTCTACATCGGCTACCTGATCAGCCACGTCTTTTCCAAAATGCCGGACATACCGACGCTCGTCATGGTCAGAGATCCGCGAGCAGTTTACTGCTCGTGGTGCAAGCGACCCTGGTACAAGGAAAACCCCGTCAGCGCCGCGCACCGTTACGCACACATGACCAGTGATGCCGTGGCTGCGCTGGATGCTGACAGGCCGGTCCTGCTGGTGCGATTCGAGGATGTGGTGCTCTTTCCCGAGCAGCAGATGTCACGGATCGCTGAGTTCATCGGGATCGACTACGACCCGGCCATGACGAGCCCGGCGAACAGCTACGCGCAGGACGGGAAGACCATGTTCACTTATCCGCACTGGGTCGAAGAGCAGCGCAAGGCGCGGCCGGTGGGACTAGACCATTCAACTGTTGACGAGTGGCGCGAGCTACTCGAACCGGGTGTGGCAGACGCCATCGCGGCGTCGCTTCCGGAAGACCTGGATTGGGTCCTTTATGATCGCGGAAAGGATATGCCGCACCGGTCGCAGCAAGTCCGGCCGAAGGCTGGTTGAGCCGGGGTGGTGAATGAACGTCGGCATCTATACCCGATGGCAACGTCGGATCTCAACCTACGCGGCCATCCAGATCGCCGATCTGATGAGCCAGTGGCAGCATGATGTGACCATCCTGACGCCGACGCCCAGGAAGCCACTGGTGAGCAGTTTCTGGGACAAACGGGTCCGGCATGATTCGCAGATCCGGTTTACTGACTGGGCGGCCACGCTCGATATCGTGATCTGGACATTTTGCCCGCAGCCAGCTCAGCCGACCTGGGTGGCCAAGGCTGGCAAGCGCGCTATCCTGGTACCTGACTGGGATGATCTGCGCGCGATCGGTGAAGCTGGTCGGCAGTTCTGGCGGGTCATGGCTCCCAGTCAGCACTGGGTCCATATACTCAAGGATCGCGGCTTGCGCAATGCGACCTTATGTCCGTGGAGCCCGATGCTGCCGGTCACGAACCGGCAACCCGATGGATCACTCAAGGTTTACGTGCCCCCGGTCGACCGACCGGAAGATAGCGGTGACGGCTCGGTCATCGATGTCGTCGAGGCGTTGTTCGAATATGATCAGTCTGTTCAGGTTACAGTTTCGATGGATGGTCGCCGCGGTGTCCTGGTCAAGCGGCTCGAAAACCTGGCGAAGATCGAGCCCCGGCTGACTCTCGATCGGCCGGTGAACTATCAGCAACAGCTTCTGCGCTGTGGCGAGCACTCGGTAACTCTGCTCTCGTCGACCATCTACAACTTCGGCATGTGGGCCTTGTTCTCGCTCCACATGGGAACGCCCATCGTGGGGTTCGACACCCAGACGCTCGATGAGCTGGCAAACCCCAGGAATTCGATACTGGTTCCCTGCTCGGCTGCCAGTTTCGTCCCCGATGAGCTGACACTGCTCATGCCGGCAGATCGACAGAGCCTGATCGACGCGCTCATGCTCCTCACCGAACCGGCCGAATTGTCGCGGATATCCGCAGGCTGCTCGATCGGTCTGGAACAGCGGCGGCTTGACTTCGAGGCCGCATGGTTAGACGCTGTTCCGCGGGAGGTGTGGAAGACGCGATGAGACCGCTTTTCTTCGTGATCAGGATCCTGGGCAATGAGCTGCCACCTCGTGATCTGCCAGGCAGCAGGCTGGTCGTGCTCGAGCAATTACTCAGGGAGCCAGAACTGGGCGGCGTGACCAAGTACTGGATCATCAACCGGGTCTGGAACCCGGAGCTGGTCGCGGCCTACTGCAAGCTGCTCGCGCCCGGGTACCGGGGCCGACTTCGCGAACTGGTGTTCAGGGAAGATCCCTACTTCAAGGCCAAGGGTCGCGACGATCGCTTGCTTTACTGCCCCGGAATTAACCACGCCCGCAACGAGGGCCTCCGCATCGCTTTCGATGAGCATGGCGCCCAGTTCGCAGCCGTCCTGGATGGCGACTGCGGGTTTACATGGGACCTATGGGAAGAAGTCATGGCCGAGATCGTGAGTGATCACGTCGACGGCAAAGGCAAGCTGGCCTACTCGCTGCCGATGCTCCGGATCAGTCATGCATCCTGGAATGCTGCGCTGGCAGGTGTGCCAGTGCCGACTGCTGAGCTGGACGAGCCTCAGCTCATCATCACTCGGCACGGCTGGAACCTGGGCATTCGCTACGATGAGTCCTATCATTTCGGCCATCTCGACAAGATCGAATTACTGATCCGGCTCGGGCATGACTTCAACTCGCACCGACAGCTCAGGCTCCTGCACGAGAACATGTGCCGGAGCATCGCCCGGTGTTATCACATCCACACGGGGAATGACGCCGTCGAAGCCGACTATCACTGGCGAGGAGAAGTCCGTGAGATGTCCCTGGCCCGGCTCCACGAGGACATCACCCACCATTACCGCGGATGATCAGCATGAAGACGGTCTTTTACACCTGCATCGTCGCCGACCGAGATCCTTGCCCGCAGGTATCGTTCGTCTGTCCTCAGTTCGACTATGTGCTTTTCCTCGATAAGGAGCTTGATCCCCAGATCAGCACAGCGCCGTGGGTCGTGCGGCCGCTGCTCTGGCGACACGCGACCGATCCGGTGCGTACGGCCCGCTGGCACAAGCACAATCCCATGGAGTGTTTTCCGGAGTACGAATACTCGATCTGGATGGACGCAAATTACGAACCGGTGGCCGATATCTCCTGGTTCCCCGAATGGTTCCTGCGGGGGCCGGACATCGCCAGCTTCCGGCATCCTTCGCGGAATACGCTCGAAGAAGAAGCCGAGCAGGTCATCTCCATCCCGGTTGACGATCCGGCCGTGGTTCAGGCCCAGATGCTGCGCTACTGCGAGGAAGGCTTTGACAGCAAGGGTTACAAGCTGCACGAAACATCGATCTTGTTGCGGCGGCACAGCGGGCAGCTCAGACGGCTTTCCGAGCTGTGGTGGGGCGAGATCGAGCGTGGCAGCCGGCGCGACCAGCTGTCATTTGCGTACTGTCTGTGGCGGTTGAATATGCAGTGCATTTCGCTCTCGCCGGGCCGCACCAGGGATCCCTGGAACAAGCAACGGCTGGGGAACCCGTTCTTCCGCTGCCGACATCACCCGATCAAGCCGTGGGTCGCGCTATGAGCCAGTTCACCATCGTCGTCACGGTTTATGAGCGGGAAGGGCTCATGCCCAATATTCTTTCCACGATATTGCGGCAAAAGCTGGCTGACTGGAACGTGATCTTCGTGGCCGACGGCGCGCACCCTGTTGCCCGCGCTATCTTCGATGACTTTCTCACGACGCTGATGGAACCGGGCATGCCCGAGCGGTTCAGCTTCGTTACCTTACCCAGCGCGCCGGGTAAATGGGGCAATGTCTCACGCCGCCGCGGGCTGGAGCTGGCGACCGGCGACTACACGGTGATCATCGGACACGACTGTATGCTGTATCCTGACTACTTACTGGCCCACGCCGAGAACATCGCCAGGGTGCCTGGCTGTTTGTCGCTGGTCGACATCGACTGGTGGGTGACGCGCGAATACAATCCCCAGGTCTTGCTGCCGCATCCCATGTATCTGGGCGTGCGGCCGAGCCGCAAGCACCCGGTCGATGATCTCAGGCCCGGCGAAGTTGATCTGACCTGCATGGCTTTCCCCACGATCAGGGCCTGTGAGCTGGGCGTTTTCAAGCACGCACAGGAGCGGCATGACGCCGACTATTTCGGGGCTTATCTGCGCTGCGCGCACAAGCTGCCAGTGATTCACCAACCGGGAGTTGTGGCGGCGCATTTCTGAACGCTCTACCGTCACACCGTGCTGATGCGTAAGATAAGAGATCCGTTGTTCAGTCGTTCGGAAGGCCGATCCTTGAGAAGGAGTTCGCTCCCATGGCCAAAGCACACGAGACAGCGCACAAAGGTCATCGTCAGCTGACGCCCGAAGAAAAGGCTCGCCGCAAGGAGGCGATCGAGAATGGTGATGCTGCTGCTGGCGGCGGACCTATCGAGAGCTTCGATGCCCGGGTCGAGCGCGGCGCCAGGGCGGTCAGCCCGGTCATGATCGACTACGATCGCGACGGTTATCCCGATGCGATCGTGGGACGCAGCGGCCGCCGCTATCCCAACCGTCCCAAGCTGCGCAACGTCGGAGTACCACAGGTTGCCACCAAGGGGCAGCGAGGCGGCGGCTACAGCACGGCCTATACCGTCGGCGGTGATGGCTACCGGCAGAACCAGATTGGCTACCGTGACCGGCTACGTGCCCGCGTCGAAGTCATGAATATACTGGCCGAGATGGACGAGGATGAGATCGCCAAGGCCGATCCCCGGCTGCGAGCCATGGCGAACATGACGGTCCCGACCCACAGCGGCACGGGCATCGCCGGCGGCGTGCCGGTTGTGCGCGCAGTCACCCCGGTTGTGACCCCGCGGGGCTCGCGCGTCGTCACGGCGCTCGAACAGGCCAAGATGGCGCCCAAGACAATGCGTACCGTGTCGGCCAGGACGCCGGATGGCCATTTCCAGCCGGAAGCACCTGGCGGCTCGGCCGGCGCGCCTGTGACTCCGCCCAGTGCTGGTGGCGGCATCACCGGGGCGTTTGGGCTGCCCCGGCGGGCCAGCTTCGGCAGCGTGCCAGCCCAGGGCACGGTCCATCCCGATGGTTCGTTCGTCGAGCCGCCCAGGCTCCAGACCGAAGGCGAGGCCGAAAAGAAGGAGGCGGCGGCCAAGCAGGCGGAACATCACGCCAAGCCGGCCGAGCACCATGCCAAGCCGGCCGAGCACCATGCCAAGCCGGCCGAGCACCATGCCAAGCCGGCCGAGCACCATGCCAGGTCACCCGAAACGCATCGGCCGCCGGAACATAAGCCGCCGGAACACAAGAAGTAACGCATTGAAGCTCCAAGTGCTTGTTGGGTAAGGTGCGGGAGGCATCTTCATGGAATTTACCATTGGAGGATCCAATGCCACTCGACCCAACTGCGCTGGAGCTATATGTTTATTTACCGCACAGAGACCTGGTCGTGCGAGACGCCGTCCCATGCCGGGCCGATCCGCCGGGCGTAGGGCGTTTTGCCGAACAGTACGTCGGGCGCCGGGCTCACCTCTACGACGGCGAGACCAGCTCCGTGATTGTGGCGCGCTGCGCCGGCATCCTGATCTACGCCATGGATGGCTACGGTCTTACCTTCGAGGAGATCTGCGGGCTGGCCAGCCCGGAAGTCGCGAACTTGCTGGCCCAGGTGACGCCCGACAACCGCATGACCGAGCCTACCCGTCATCTCAAGCTACGCGAGGCTCTCGGACTGGCCTCCGAGGTAGCTCAGCTGATCAAGCTCGCCGAGATCGCTGCATTCGCGCACAAGGTGCTAACTGACCTCACCCCGGGAGAGTATCTGCGTCATGGCCAGCAGCTCAAGCACATCATCGAACGCCATGGCCAGCTTCTCCAGGCAATGCCCAGACTGGTCGGGCACAAGTCGCTCATGGCGCTGATCGATGCAGCACGAGATTCGCTGACCAAGGTCTCGCACGGGATCGATGACGCGCGGGCTGCTCGTAGTGCTGTCCGATCAGATGTCGCAAGGACGTGAACCACGGAAGGGCTTTTGACCGATGCTCATGGTAAGGCGAAAGTGCGGCCGATGGGTACACTGTGTTAATGTAAAGACAGGGGAAACGATCTCGTTCCAGATCAACCGGGTTGATCCTGTCGGTACCACTTTCCAGGTCACACTCGCCATCAAGGACGATGCCATGCACTACAAGGTCTTGAAGCAGGGCGAGCACATCCAGCAGCACCCGGAAGATCACGAGTCGCCGGAGTGAGTAAATGTCAACGCAGCTATGCTTGCGGGACTTCTTCGAGCAAGTCGGGGCCGAGCTGGCCGCCACCGAGCCAGTCGAGCTGGACAGTGGCTACGTGGTCCAGCTGGCTCCCGCGGCGAATGGCCTGGTGGGACTTGACGTCGATACGGGCAAGCCCGTGAAAGTCAAGCCATTCTACAAGACCATCGCCGAGAAGCCCGTGATCATCAACGCAGGGCCCCAGAAAACTGTGATACAACCGCAGCCGCCTTCATCGCTGGATGACCAGCCGGTTAGTTCTGCTACCGGCCCAGGGGCGAAGTCACCGGTTGCGGTCCCTTCCATTCGCCGGAGGATAGTTGACACCTGATGGACCCGCACGAATTCGCACAGAAGCAGGGACAGGTCGCCGGCACGTCCGGCGGCGATGACGAGCCATACATCGGCATCGACCTGCTGGATCTGCTGCACAACGTCTACCTGGGGAGCTTCCTGCCGGGCTCCCCGCCCCAGGAGTCGTGGGAGCACATCGAGCGCTTCATCAAGATCGGCTGCGCGTACCTGAAGGAGCATCCGGTCATCTCGACCGGCGTCGTCGATGGTCAGTTCTCCCTGGTCTTCCAGGGGGGTATGGCTGTTCCCGTCGTGGACACCGAGCCCGGGAAGCTGCCGCGGCCACGGCCCGACAGCACGATCCCGATCACCATGCCCAGGGAGACCAAGGGCATGAGGAACATGGATGTCCGGGACAGCTCCATGCCGATCACGACGGGAAACGTGGGCGCGCAGCCCCGCAAGGCCAGGTGATTGCCCTGCGGTGACAGCCCCGGTCGGGGCCTTGGCCCTGTCCTGCACTGCTCGCTGTGCGATAGCCCGGCGGTGGCGATCTACAGCATGGACAAGGGCTGCATTGCCTATCCCGATCTGCTGATCCAGGCGCTCTGCCTGCACCACGAGCGCAAAGCTCAGCCCCGGGGCTCCATGGACCTGATCTTGGACCTGAGAATTCGTGAGATAGCGGCCCGGGTCGTGAATGAGTAGGATCGACGGCACCGTCGTGCACTCCGGCGGTCCGGGGTGGCAGCGGCGTTTAGCGACTTTCTCGCCGCTGCTGTCCTGGTGCCCTTTGAAGCAGGGTAGCTTGATGTCCGTGAACGTCAGTCAGCTCAATGATCTGCTCAATACCGCCGCGCCGGGCACCATCTTCGTGGCCGCGCCCGACGTCTTCAACGTGCTCGATCAGCTGGCCATGACCGCGGCGTATTCCAACAGGCCGTACTCCGTCGCGATCAAGCGATCCGCGCATGTCCGGCCCGGCGAGGTCATCGTGATGCAGTCGGCCCCGCTCCAGGCCAGGGACTTCCTGGCGAAGTCGGGGCCGGGGCTCAAGCCGCTGCCCGACACGGCCGTGATTCACAACGTGCAGAAGAAGCCAGTATCCAGACCGCCGCCCCAGCCCAAGTCGCCATCGTCCATTGGCCAGCCGAAGCTGGCTGCACCTCGCCGCAGGATCATCGACACGTAGGAGACCAGGACATGGCTGCTCCGCCGCCAGGCACGCCGGTCGCGTCGGTCATCCTCTCGGAGCTGCACACGGAACTGCGGCGTCAGGCCAAGGCTGATCCTTACTTGCGGATCATGGGCCGCGGGGTGCTCACCCCGGGGGTCGTGATCCCCAATGAATGGTGGGAGCACGAGCGGATCATCGAGCGCATGGAAGTGAGCCGGCCCCAGAAGACGACCGACGGCGTGCTCGCTGTCGACTTCCGGTGTCGCTGCCTTGCCCTGCACATCGACACGCTCCTGGACCTGATCGAGACCGGCGTCCGGGAGCTGATCGAGCGCGAGATCGTGCCGCCGTTTTTGCTCGCGCTGGGGATGTCGCCCTGGGCCTGGTCCAAGGGGTTCGACAATCCGCTTCCGCCGGTCACGAAGCCCTTCGGGACGCCGGTGGACTGGGATTCGACCGTCCAGCTCAGGCCGCTCAAGTCCGTGATGCGGGACCTGATCAAGCTGGCGGCCGGCAACAACGACGGCATCGACAGGGACCTGGTCTTGCAGGAGGCCGCCGATAACGGCATGCTGGCCTCGGGCAAGTTCGCCGCCCTGGTCGAGAATGTGAAACTACCGGCCCCTGAGCCGGGAATTGCTGTACCGAGACCGCCGCGAGTGCGGGTCATCGACACGTGATACGCCGCGTAACGACTGAGGTGCTTGCGGGCTGAGCCTTGGTCGCTGATACTGTGTGAGCCCGCTCTGCACGGAGGATGAAGCTGATGCTGCTTCGACCTGAAGGACTGCTGAATTGTGTCCGGGCCATGACGCCTGCCCAGAAGGCCGAGCTTTGCGAATTGCTGGACCCGATGGTGCCTGGTATCCAGGGCCCGCAGGACTCGTACGCCGGCAGGGAGCGCTGTTTCGAGCCGATCAATCCCGATCTCCGGCCCATGGTCGAGATGATCGATGTGAACGAGCTGGTCGACGAGTCAGCGAACTTTGGCAGGTGTATCAGTGAGGACATGATGCCTGATGAACTCGCTGCTGTTCACGGCATGTCCGACCTGCGCGAGTCGATCCAGCGGGAGCTTAACCGGCGACCGGCCGGCGATGCGCCTTCGTTGTCTGCCAGTCAGTTTTCCCGGCCGGCTGATGACGACACGGGGGAAAACACCGGCGTGATCCCCGAGCGCTGGATGCGAGCCCAGGAGCGCTGGAAGCGGCTCTTCTCCGGCGAGATCGAGATCCCGGCCATTCGCAATCCTGACTCCGTCAGGGCGGATCTCGAGAAGATCGAAGGCATGCTTTACGACAAGGAAACCAAGGATATTAACCCGGCCCGGTGTCCTTGCGGCTGCCAGTACGTTCTTGGTTGCCGGCGCAAGGGCCTCTGGTTGAATACCCCCTGACACGGAGGAACATATCGTGCCGTTTACAAGTAAAGCCCAGGCAAAAAAATGCTTCGCAATGAAGGGCCGCGGTCAGGCCAAAGGCTGGAATTGCGAGGAATGGGCACACAAGACTCCGAGCATCAAGAAGCTGCCCGAGCACGTGAAGGGCGCCCAGGCCGTGGCCGAGCTGGAGAAGCAGGCCAGGTCCGTCTCGGAGCTGCTGGGCATCCGGGCGGGGGCCGCGATGCTTGGCCTGGACCGAACATAAGTCTTTACCGCCAAGGAGGGCTCGTTGATGCGCGCCGATCTGACGCAGCGACTCACCAAGCTGGCCATAATTACTCCCAGCATGGACCCCCAGGCCGCGACGCCTGATGTCCAGATGCAACTGGCCCAGCAAGCACTGCAAGCCCAGCAGCAGGGCGGGGGACAGCCGCCGCCTGGTGGTGCTCCACCCCCAGGCATGGACCCGAATGCTATGGCTGGCGGCGGCGGTGCTCCACCGGTAGACCCGGCCACCGGACAGCCGATGCCCCCGCCGCCACCGCCCCCCGACGCGATTGCCTGCTCGGTGGCCGACCCCAACAGCCAGCAAGGCGCCGAGTGTGCGATCAAGATGCAGGCCCAGCAGCAGCAGGCTGCCCAGGCCCAGGGCGCGGCCTTGCCGCCCGGCGCGCAGCCCCCCACGGGCCCGCCCCAGGCTGGTGGCATGAAGATGGCGGCACTTCGAGCTGCCATGGACGACTGGGGTAGCTCCGCGAAGCAGGCCGATCCGGGCTTGACCCCGCTGCGTGATCCTGCGCTGTCTCCACGCCGGGAGAACCTGGCCAGCCGGTGGGGACAGAAGACCGGTGCTTCGAAGCAGGCGGCGCCTCGCCCGCTGCATCGTGCGCTCAGACCGGACGAGGAAGAGGCCATCGAGCGCGCGCAGTCGCGCATCTTCCCGACCATCTTCCAGGGTTATGGCACTCCCTTGCCCGAGATGATGTCGAGCCCAGGCTGGGCCGGGGCGGGGGGCGCGGGCCTGGGTGGTCTGTTAGGTGGTGGCCTTGGTCTGGCTGCAACCGGCGGCAATCCAATCGCTGGCGCTGCGATGGGACTGGGAGGGGCGGGGCTGGGAGGCTTGGTCAGTTATCACGCCCGGAACGCCCAGAACCAGGGGCTCACGGACCTGATGAAGCGAATGCCGGCCGGGGCGACCAAGCGGGACTATATCGCCGATCCGGCCGTGTCGGGTGATCTCAACCGGCAAGCCTGGACCGGTATCGGCACCAATATCGGCGGTGGACTAGCTGTTCGAGGCTCAGAAGACAAATGGGCATCAGTTGGTCAATCCACGCATCCATCCACTTATCACCAAGCTACAAATAACTTACCCAGATTGCCTAAGTTCGCTAACGTCATGGGTGTTGCGGCTACTCGCCCGGGTGCAACCATGCAGCAAGTGGCCATGCAGCCCCGCCTTGGACCGGCCGCCGTGGCGAGCAATCAGAACTTGCTGGCTCCCAGGGTCCCGCCCACAGCCGTGCCCAGGATGGGAATGCGGCCAGGAGCCCCGGGAATGCCCGTCCCTGGGGCTGGAGCGATCAAACCCGGCCCGAGCATGATCTCTGGCGGCCTGGCCAACCTGAACGGTCCCAGGGCCACTGGGCTGGGCGTCACCAAGAGCAGTGCCCTGGCCAAACGAGCCCAGGGTGATCCACAGGGTTATCCGATGGAGGCGCTGCAAGCGCTGAGTGAGGGAATAGGAAGACTGGGCGAATACGCGGGAGGAGGTGTTCCCGGCTGGGCCGGTCCAGCAGCACTGGGCGCCGCTGGTCTGGGCGCCGGTGCCCTGGGCGGGCTGGCTGGCACGGGCGCAGGCGGTCTGGGCGGCAGCCTGGTCGGCGCTGGCCGTGGTAACGTGTCCGAGGGCCTGGGCCGGGGCATGATCCGGGGTGGACTGACTGGCAGCGGGATTGGCCTGGGTGCTGGCCTGGGCGCCGCAGCAGGGAATGCGCTGGGCGGCGGCGTTGGCGGGACCCTGGCTGGCGGCGCGCTCGGAGCCGGCCTCGGTGGCCTGGGCGGCTGGGGCCTGGCCAGCCACACGATGGGCGAACCAGTCGGTGCTGGTACTCCAGACAGGAAGAAACGACAGAAGAAAGCCGGCATCGAGGATGCGCCATTCGGCTGGAAGGTGTCGCCGGATGGGACGACCCGGACGCCTTATTATCCGCCGGACTATCACGGCGACGATCCATCGCAGTCGTTTGCGAATTTCGGCGCGTTCGGTATTCCCGGGCTGGCTCTTGCGGGTGGAGCACTGGGTGGTACCGCGGGTGGCTTGCTAGGTCTTGGCCGCGGTAATGCGCCTGAAGGTCTTGGTCGGGGCGTGATCCGGGGATCAGCCACGGGCCTGGGTGCCGGTCTGGGCGGTCTGGCAGGCGCTCTCGGAGGCCGCGCTCTTTCCGGTCTGACCAGTGCGATCCCGACTAATGCCGCTACCACGCTTGGCAGTACGCTGGGTGCCGGTCTGGGCGGCTACGGCGGCTGGCGGCTATCAGGCGGCATGCTGGGCGAGCCGGCTGGCAAGGGCAAGAAGAAGTCTCGCGAGAAGCGAGGGCTCTTCGGCTATGGCAAGCCCATGCATACCGTGACCAAGGACAAGCACAAGGACGAGTATTATCCGATGATAATGCCCAGTCCGCGCCAGCCCGAGCATATCGGGCATGTCAACCTCAACCCCATGCGGATCGACGAGTACCGGACGCAGCCCAATCTCTGGAACCGGATGACCGAGCCGCTCTATCTTCCCAAGTCATTTCGTGTGGCTCTCGACGCGAGTCGGCAGCAAGCCCAGCAGGGAGACAAAGATCACAAGCCGCACAAGAAGAGTGCAGCGCAGCTTGTGCCGCTTCGAGCCCGGCTTATCAAGCTGGCCTGGCTATCCAAGCTCGCCGGCCCCATGGAAGACGACGAGGACCGCCCTATGGGCATGCCCCTGAACCCCGAGCCTGGCGACGTGGCCATGCCGCCGGCCCCGAACCAGCACGACGGTGATGGCGGCGGAGACGGCGGTGATAACGCGCCTAGCCCTGAAGACGTGAACCTGCGGGATGCGACTTCGGCGGCCGTCTCGTGTGCTTCGTGCGTGAATTTCACCGGCCAGGACTGCCAGCTCTTGCAGACGCCTGTGGCCCCCACCCAGATGTGCGACGCGTTCGCCCCGAGCCCCCAGCTGTCAGGCATCGACACCAAGGCCGTCATGGCCGCACCGATGGCCGAAAAGGGAGCTGGCATGTACTCTTCCCCCATAGGGGGAAGAGTATATGAGAAGCGAAGCCAGATTGGTGTGAGTGATCGTGCGAAGCTCCCCGACGATACGCCGGCACCGGCTGCTGGCGGGGCAATCGCGACAGGTGATCTCAACCCGGCGCCAACTGGTGGTTCGCCCGGCGCCGCGATGACTTCGAGCATAACCACGCCTGGTCCGGCGTCGCCGCCGTGGTGGGACCAGGCCAAGACGATGGGCCAGGGCGCCTGGAACAAGGTCCAGGGCTGGGGCCAGGGTGCCATGCAGGACATCAAGAACTGGCCGCTGCCCTATGCGGTCGGCGCCGGACTGGGCGCCCTGGGTGCCGGCGGCTACGGGCTATATTCGTACTTGAACCAGGAGACGCCCGAGCAGGAGCGCAAGCGCAAGCTGCTCGAACGTCGCCGCCGGCTGGCCGAGATCATCGAGGCCGAGGCAACCGGGAAGGAAGCCATGGTCAAGGAGAGCGTGAATCCAGCCCAGTTTTACCGGGTCATGAAACTCATCGAGCATCTGGGCCGTCTGCCTCATAAGGTGGGAAAGCCCAGTAAGCCCCACAAGCCCATGACCAAGAAGGGCGCTATTTCACTCCCCTTGGCCGCAGGGCTCATGGCCGGCCCCATGATCGGCGGCGGCGCCGGGCGACTTGTCGGCGGTACGCTCGGGAGCACCATGGCCCCGCACGGCAAGAAGCGCGAGGGATTGGGCCGCGGCATCCTGGTGGGCAGCAACGTCGGCACGCTGGGCGCGGCTGGCGGCCTGATGGGTGGTCTGGCCGGCGATCGCCTGAGCGAGTATCTGCCCGAGCGGCTCCGGGGCCTGGCGGTCCCGGTCGGTGCCGGGCTCGGTGCCCTGGGCGGCGGCGCCGGCGGTTATGGTCTGGGCAACTGGATGCTGGGCAAGCCGAGCTGGGAATGGTCGGACAAGGATGATGACAAGTCCGAGTCCGACGGCCGCACCAAGCAGGGCCGGGTCAAGACCGCCATGGGCACCCTGCCACTCATCGGGGCGACCACACTTGGCGGTGCAGCGATCGGGGCGCCGCTGGGTGCGCTCATGGCCGGCAAGGGTCATCGCTGGGAAGGGGCCGGGCGGGGCCTGGGGACTGGCATGATGACGGGCATGATGGGCGGCTCCCTGGCCAGCCTGGGCGGTATTGGCGGCCGGGTGCTGGCCGACGAGCCGCAGTCTCCCGACATATTCGGTGTCAGCGGTCCGGGCCAGATTGCCGGTCTGGCTCTCGGCGGCGGGCTGGGCGGCCTGGCCGGCTACGGGGAGGCCCAGCGCCTGCACGAGGAGGCCGCACAGGAGAAACAGCGAAAGCAACATCACGAAGGCCACGAGAAGGAAAGTCACTATCCGGGCTGCAAGAAGAGCCGCAAGCACCAGGGCAAGCAGCGTGCAACTTCCAGGCGGCGCATGAGGCGCAAGCACGCTGAGGCTTATCTGCCCTGGGTGCTGGCGGGCATCGTCAAGCGGGCAGCCGCCCTGAAGTGCGGCTGCGGCTGTTCGACTTGCGCAGCTTGCGGCACCGGTCCCAAGCAGAAAGTCCGCGTGATTCACGGCCCGGAAGTCAGGACCAACAGGGGCCAGTATGCCTGGAAGGGCAAGGGCGCTGACTCCGTGAAAGACGACCCGATGTATGACCACTTCGGCACCAAGGCCGGAGCGCTGGGCCATCAGGCAGCTTCCCTGGCCCTGTCCTCGCCAGCTGGCCGGTAATATCCATGCGCAGAATACCGATGTGCTGTACATGCTGCGGCATCAAGATCAAGGGCGGCTTGAACTGCTTTCTTGATCTTTGCCCGCTTTGCGGTCATGGTGTCTTCGTGCCGGCTGTCACAGCCGATGCGCAAACAAAGCAATCAGGGCAGGCTGATCACGATAAGCCTGGTCCAGTAGACCAAGCATCCTGGCGGGACCCATGACCAAGATGACCGAGCTGCTCGAGATCGGTCGGGACATGTGCTCGTTCCTGCCGATACACCAGCTGGGGCCGTCCAGCGAGCACGATGTCTACATCTCGCCGCACTGCGACGATATCTGTTTCTCACTGGGCTGTCATGTCGCCGAGCGGGGCGAAGGAACTTTACTGGGGGTCTGCTCGCGCTCGAAGTTCCTGGGCAATACCGCGATGATCAAGGCCGAGAGGTTCCTCGAGCTGCCGCTCGAAGCTCAGATCGCGCTGGCCTCGACCACCAGGCTTGCCGAGGACAAGAAGTTCGCCGAGCGGACCAGCTTGAAGTACGAGTACTGCAATCTCGATGAAGCCACGCTGCGTGATTGCCACCCATTCGATCCCGCGATCGTCTCCCGGGACTACGGCGATATGGCCTTCACCGTCATGCGGCATATTCGTGATCTCGCCGTTCTGCCCGTCGGGGGCTTGCCCGGGCTGTATTGTCCCATTGGCATCGGCGGCCATGTCGACCATCTGATCATCCGGGAGACAATCCTGGAGAACATCACCGAGCTGCGCGGCCTCTTCGACGTCCGGTTCTATGAAGACCTGCCTTACGCTTGCCAGTATGATGTCCGGCGCCAGGGGCTGCGGGACTTCTTCGCGCGAGCCGTCCCGTTCGAGCCGCAGCGAATCGCGTTTCCCGTGCGCCAGCAGAACCAGAAGGTCGATCTGGTGGGGATCTATGTCAGCCAGATCGATCCGGGGCCAGTGGCGATCAGGAAATATTCTCCGGAACTCAGGCCGTTCTCACCGGTGCACGAGGCAATCTGGGTGCTGGGTGCTTCCACGAGTTGAGTTTGACTGCTACCCTGAGAAGGCCGGCGCCGGAGCGCTGGTCATCCATGAGAAAGGAGACACGAAACATGGCGAGCGAAACGACGCTGGTCCCCGGCGAACCGGAAGAGTGGAAGGAATTCGAGAACGCGGACTATGACCCTGCGGCTGAGGCCGGCAGTGACGAGGACCTGCTGGGCGCTCTGATCGCTGAGCTGCCCGAAGCCGATCCGCCCTTTGGCATCATGGTCGTGTGCGAGCCGTTCGAAGTCCCACATCCTTCCCTGGTCAAGCGGCTGGCCGCGACACGAATCCCGTCCAAGGTTCACTACGAGGCTCGCGGCGGCGGCAAGGTCGGCGAAGGTAAGAAGAAAAAGTCCAAGTAAGCGTTACGCTGCGTAACCAAGTGGAGGATCCATGGCTGCTGAGCAGCTGGCGCAACGGTTCCACGAGACTTACGAGCGACTTGCTCCGGCGTTTGGATATGAAACCCGGAAAGAGTCAGCCAGGCCATGGGCCGAAGTGCCCGAGCAGAACCGGCGGCTCATGATAGCAGTCTGCGCCGAGATACTGGGGACGACGGATGTTGGTCATCTGGTCGAAGCCAGGCGGATTGTTCAAGAATGGCTGGACAAGCAGGGCAACGAGCGCTGCTGGTATTACCCTGATCTCTTTCATCAGCTCGCAGATTGTCTTGAGGTGACACCTGCGACCGAGCCGGACCTGCCGTCCCGCCCGGAATTCGAGGAAGGATGCCGGCGCTATCAACACGAACAGTATGCCAAAGCGCAGGAGGTGACCACCATGGATTGACCGCTGTGAGTGTCTTGCGGTCCCTCGGGGAATAACTTTTTCAGGTCTCAGGAATAAGGGAATTCATCATGCCGTTCCAAGAAGTGTGGGAGAAGAAGGTTTTTTACATTCCGCCGCCTCCGGGGACTGGTATCGGTGGCGGTCCGATCGTTCCGCCGCCGGGTCCCGGTGGGCCGGTTGATCCGGGCTTCGGCGTGCCGGGCCCTCCGGGCTTCTGGCCGGGGACGCCGCCACCAAGGCCGGGACCACCGATCCCGATCGATCCCGGTTGGGGTGTGCCGGGCCCTCCGGGCTTCTGGCCGGGAACACCTCCGGAACGGCCTCATCCGCCTTGGGGTATATGGGGTGGCGCCGGACAGCCGGGACCATTTCCACCAGGGCCGGGTATCATGCCACCCATCTACAACCCGATCGATCCCGGCTTCGGGCAACCGGGCCCTCCGGGCTTCTGGCCCGGGACGCCTCCGCCGCGCCCCGGTCCGCCGCCAACCTGGGGCGGCGGTGGCGGCCAGCCGGGACCATTTCCACCAGGGCCGGGCATCATGCCGCCGATCTTCTATCCGCCCGATCCTGGCTTTGGCCGGCCCGGCCCTCCGGGCTTCTGGCCTGGCGACCCACCGCCGAGACCAGGGCCGCCGATCCCGGTTGATCCGGGGTATTCACCGCCGTGGGCTCGGCCCTTGCCACCGGGAATCATGCCACCCATTTACTACCCGCCTGGGATCTGGGGTGGAGCCGGTGGTCTTCCTCCGTGGGTCATGCCACCAATCGCTCCGGGCGGTGGTGGTGGCGGTGGTGGTTCACCTCCGGGCATCTGGGGTGGAGCCGGCGGTCTTCCTCCGTGGGTGATGCCGCCGATCTTCTATCCGCCCGGTGGCGGTGGTGGCTATCCGCCGGGCTTCTGGCCCGGGACGCCACCGGAGCGGCCGCATCCCGAGCCGCCGCCGATCTTTGGGCCTTTGCCGCCTGATATCCAACCACCGTCGGAATCCCCGTCGGGGCCGCCGGATCTGGCGAGCCCGGGTTACTGGTGTATCGTCGTGGATGATGTTTCGCGCACGCTGGGCTTCATCCAGACGGCAGTTATTAGTGGTCCTGATCACGAGCCCAAGCCGCCTACCACGGGCCTACCCGGCACGTGGATGGACGTTTATGCAGGGGCGTTCGGGGCACAGTCCGCGTGGATCCCGACGCCGGCGACGCCACCACCGGTGGAACCTCCGCCGACAGAGCCTGCCAAGGCAAGGTCGGAGAAAGCGGAGAAACCAGAGAAGCATATCGGGTCTGGGCCTGGATCTGGGCCCAAGCATTGAGCTAAGGCGCCGGTTTGTTGGTTCACGACGTCTTCCGGGGGCCGGCATGTACCAGATGCCGGCCCCTCGTCCATCTGATGTTCGAGGCGCAGCGATGCCGTTCAATGAGGTATGGGAGAAGACGACGGTATTTCTGCCCACTCTCGGGGCTCATCCGGAGCCCCCCATCTACTATCCGCCCGAGATCTGGCCACCCCAACCGCCTGATCTGCCTCCGTGGTGGCCAGGCCATGTTGAACACCCGATCGTGCCGGGACCATCGCATCCGATCGTGATCCCGCCGGCGCCGCCCGAGGAACGACCACCCGTCTTGCCCGACCTGAACAGTCCAGGCTTCTGCGCTCACGTCCTCGCGAGCGACAACAGTTACAGGTGGGGCTGGGTCCAGCTGTCCTGGGATACCAGTCCAGGGCATGTGCCGCAGCCGCCAGACCAGGGGCTGCCAGGCTACTGGATCGTCGCTTATGTCGGAACGTTTGGCATGCAGCCCGTATGGATCCCGGTAGTGTCCTGGTCAGGTCGCATCTGATGAAGGTCTTGACCATCGCGATGATGCGCGACGACGCTCCGATAGTGCCTTACTTCGTGAGGCACTACCGCCAGTTCAGCGACGTGCTGATCTTCGATGATCATAGCACCGACAATTCTGCGGCGATCGCAGCCACCGAGGGGGCCAGTGTCCGGCCGGTCGATGACGAAGACGACAGCCTGGGGCTCCAGGAACGGCTGTTGCGGGCCAAGAATCACGCCTGGAAGCCGGTCCGGGAGACCGTGGACTGGATCATCGCCGTCGATGTCGATGAGTTTCTCTACCACGAGAACATGAGCTATGTGCTGCGGCGCGCCCGGGAACTCGAGGCTACGGTCCTGGCGCCCTGCGGCTACCAGATGGTCTCGGACCGACCGCCGCGCGGCTCGGGCCTGATCACCAACGAGATCTGCCGCGGCGTGATCTCTCCCTTGTACTCGAAACTCTGCTGCTTCAATCCCTTGAAGATCGATGAGATCAACTTCGACATCGGCGGGCATTACACTGCGCCCACGGGGGCCGGCGTCACGCTCCTGCCCTATCCGGGCCTGAAGCTGCTGCACTATCATTACCTGGGCGTGGAGTACACCCTCGAGCGTTACGCACGGCGTAACAGGACATGGCAGGACCGTGATAGACCGTTCACTTATTGGCGAGAACTGGCGGACACCCCCGAGTACGTGCGAGGAGTCGTCGCCGCGCTCGACGCCCAGGCCGCCGACGTCGTCTGACATGAAAATTCTGACCGTTGCGATGGCGCGCAATGAGCAGGATATGGTCCTTCACTTCGTCCGGTATTACCGCCAGTTCAGCGATGTGACGATCTGGGACGACCAGAGCGACGACGACACGGCCGCCGTGGCGCGTGCCGAAGGCGCCACGGTACTGTCGCTTTCGCAGCACGAACCGGAACTCGAATATCGTCTGCTGTGGGTCAAGAATGACGGCTGGAAAAAGTGGCGTGATCAGTACGACTGGATGATCGTGGTCGACGTGGACGAGTTTCTCTATCATGAGGACCTGGTCGGCGCGCTCCGGCATGCCCGGGAACTCAAGGCTACCATTCTGTCGCCTAGCGGCTACCAGATGGTCTCGCCCCATCCGCCCATCGCGGACCAGCCACTCCCCTACGCGGTGCGCCGCGGCGAGATCTCCCCCATGTACTCGAAGAACTGCTGCTTCAACCCTAAGAAGATCCACGAGATCGGCTACTATGTGGGGGCGCATTTCAACGCTCCTTCAGGCACTATCCTGATGCTGCCGTACCCGGGCCTGAAGCTGCTGCATTATCACTACATGAGTGCGGAGCGGGTGGCGGCCCGGTACGCCAAGCGATGGGAGTGGCGGAACAACCAGCCGCCGGCTGAACCGGCTTGGAATGCGCACAGGCACACGCTCGACCAGATCCGAAGCATCATCGCCGATCTTGAAGTCCGTGCCATCGAGGTCTTCTGATGTTCGAGGGCTACCGAGTTGTTGTCGTGTGTCCAGCAGGCCGGCGCCACGTGGCCGACCTGATGCGCCGGCACGTCGAGCTGGCACGGCCGGCCGTGGACGAATTCCACTGGTGGCTGAACACGCCGGACCAGCAAGACCAGGAATACTTCCGGGGCCTGGAGCGCGCTGCCCCTGAGTTCTATCGCACGATCTCGCTGCCAGGGCCGATGAACTACTGGCATCGGGCCATGACCATCGGCCGGTTCTACGTGTTCGCGATCGACACCCGGACGATCTATATCCGCATCGACGACGATGTCGTCTGGATGGTCGAGGGCTGTCTCGAGAAGCTGCTGGCGCACCGGGTCCGGTATCCGGATGCGTATCTGGTCTACGGGAACATCGTGAATAGCTCCAGGTTCATGCACCTGCACCAGAAGCACGGGGCTTTCAATCCGGGGTTTCCGATCAGCTATGCGATCAATCACCGCACCAACCGGCAGTCATTCCCGGCCGGGCTGGCTGCGCACGAGGCCATTCTCCAGACGGCCGAAGCGATTGCCCACGGCGGCAACCAGGAAGCCCTGCTAAGGCCCTGGACAGCTCTGGGCCGGCATGTCTTTGGCGCCGGCGAGCATAATGATGCCAATCTGCTCAGCTGGTTCGGCCGCGACTTCGTCATCTGGCGGGGGATCTGCCCGCCCCATGTGCACGAGGAGCAGTGGATCTGCCTGCGGATGCCGGCTGCCCAGTCTCGAATTCACGAAGCCTGCGGCGACGCCCTGTGTGTGCACTATGCCTCCGAGATCCAATGGCCGCATATCTCGAGCCAGCCCCAGCTGCTGGTGCGGTACAACAGGCTGGCGCCCGTCTCGAAGATCCAGCCCGTGCTCGAGGAGGCCCCGGCTGATTCCGTTGCGACCGCCGATACGGTAAGCTGATGCCGGAGGAAATAATGCCTGACCAACCTGACCGCATGCTGAAGTGGTTCGAGTTCGCTCACCTTCCAAAGCATCTCCAGGAAGTATCGTCGTGCTTCTCGAACCTGGCGCAGATCATTTGTGCGCAGATAGAGTCAGGGCCTGAGCGGACCGTGGCGCTCAGGAAGCTCCTGGAAGCCAAGGACGCCGCGGTCAGGGCCAAGTTGCATCCTGGTGGGTGATCGCGTATCCGGTTAGCTCAGAGACAAGGAGGTTCCATGAGCGTCATGACGTGTCCTCGCCCTTATGCATCGGCCTGGAATGTCCTGGCCGCGGACGGCATGGTCAAGTCTGCCGCTCCTGGCTGGATGCGGCGGCTGGGGGCCTGGTCAAAGCCCAGTCCCTGGATACAGCGAAACCGTCGGACGACCGGCGCGCTCGGAGGTGCCGCCCTGGGTGGCGCACTCGGCGGGAGTTACCTGTTCGGGGTGCCGGAAGCCGGTACCGCGCTGGGCAGCGCGGTTGGTCCCAGGATGCCGCAAGCCTACAACACGGCGGCACAGTCGTTCCGGCAGCTTGGCCAGGGCATCGCCGATGCGCCGCGCGCGGTTCGTGAGATCGGGAGTGCGCTGCCGGAAGCCTTTCGAACTGCCGGCAACCAGATCGCTGAAAAGACTCATGCTGGCGAAGCCTGGAACGCGATTGTCGGAGGCGGTGAAAATGCCGACATGAAAATTCGGGCCGGCTACAAGAAGCTCCAGGAGGAAGCGGCGCAGCGGGCTGCCACGGATGCAGCCGTCAATCCCACTCCCAAGGTGCCGGGGGTCATGGACCAATTCGCAAGCACAGTCGGCAAGGGCCGGGACTGGCTCGTGCAGCCGAAGCATTATCTGCCTGCGCTCGGGATTGGTCTGGGCCTGGGCGGGCTGGGCCTGTGGTACAAGAACAAGCGTGATCGCGAGCAGGAAGAGGAAGAGCAGGCGCTCCTGGAGGGCATGCATCCCAAGGCGGCCATGGTCAAGCTGGCGGCCGAGTTCCCGATCCAGATCGGCTTCCTGGCGCGCTGCGGTGAGCGAGGTCTTACCGGCACGGAGGTCCGGATGGCTGTCGAGAAGTGTGCGGCTCTCTCCGATGATATCGCCGACGAGTGGACACGTTTTTTCGTCGGTGCGGCGGGGCTTGAGGCCGGAGCCACGTCGGGATTGACCAAGGCCGCCCAGGACCCGATCAAGAAGGTCAAGGTCAATCCACTTCAGAGTACTGGCGGCGGCGCGGAAGATGCCGCAGCCGCGGCGCAGCGGGCTGGTCAGCAGGCTACGCCGCAGACCGCGGCACAGGGCATACCCCCTGTGCCGGGCGTGACCGGAACAGCGGCGCCCAAGGCGCCGGTGCCGCCGCAGGCACCAGCACCAGGAGTGGCACCGCCAGCATCGGTGGCAGCAGCCACGCCGGGCGCCAGGGCCGTGGCACCGGCTGCGGCACCGGAACCGGCTGCGGCTGCGGCTCCGGCACCGCCCGTCGACCCTTATGCCGGCATGACCCAGATCCAGAAGGACATGGCGAGGGCGCCCTCCAACAGGGATATCGTGATGCGCCGGATGTGGCAGAAGCAGGTTGATGAGGCCAGCCGCGCTCTGAGCACCCCTGGTCTCTCTCCGGAGGAGCAAGTCGATGCCCGCGCCAACTACCAGAGGGTCTTGGCTGCGGAACCGGCCGGGGGTGAAGCGGCTGGTGTGGCCGGGGCCAATCGGCCGGTTCCGGGTCAGCTGGAGATGCGCAATCTCCGTGATGCTCGCCAGCAAGAGGTCCTCGATGCGGCCACCGAAGCCCTCGGCAAGGAAATGGGTACCACGCAGTGGATGCCCACGGTTTCCGGCGTCAAGACCGACCAGGAGCTGATGGCCAAGCGGATCAATGAAGGCATGAACCCGGCGCTGGCACAGCGCCTGAATTTTTCGTCGGCACAGAACGATCCGACGCTCCAGAGCTATGCGCTCGGGACTACCAAGAACGTGCTGACCAAGACTTATCCTGCGCTCTACGGTCAGGTCCTTGGCGCAGCCTCCGACCTTTACAACATGGACCCGAGCCTGACGAATTCCCGGTCGGCCTGGCGGGACTTCGCGTCGATCCCGTTTGCGGCTTATGGCCCCCAGGATGCGCGAGCTGCGAGGCCGGGCGGGCTCAGCTTCTCGGGCCAGGTCATGCCGCGCTGGTCCAAGAATCTCGAAGACTATGCGACAGCTCCGGGCACATCGACTCCGATGCAATACATTGCCGGGGGCGCTTCGGATCTGGCGAAGCAGTACGACCTGATCGCCAACATTGCGGGCTACAGTCGCCTGGGCGGTGCAGGAGGTGGTGCTGCGGCTGGTGAGGCCGGCGCTGCCGCCCCGGCCGCGGCGGGGCTGCTCGGCCGTATTCCGATGCTCAGCCGGGCGATACAGGCGGCGAAAGCCATTCCCGAGCTATCCGTGCCGGGCGGCTTTGCAACATGGGGCGCCATGATGGAGGGATTGACGCCGGGAAAGGGCAACATGACGGCCCGCCAGGTGGAACGGATGCAGGAGGACCAGCGGCTGGGCAAAGGGCCGACGCCGGCCGGCCTGGACATGGAGCAGTGGGGCACCTATGCAGGCCAGATCGCGCAGGGACGGGTCAATGCCGCCAACGAGCAATCTCTGATCAACACGGGCGTACCGTTGACCCCGGAGCAGATCGCTCAGACCGAAAAGACGGTCCGGAGCGAGGTGATCAACCAATATACTGCGCAGCGGAAGAATTTCGTCGACAAAACAGTGCCCGGGATGCAGGCGAAGGGCAAGATCGATCTTTCCGGTCCGGACTACAATCCCACGGATACGAGAAAGTGGATGAGTTCGCCAGGTCGTGCGGAGGGTGTGGGCCACGTGAACCGGCAGGCTAACGAGACACTCGAGATCATGGCTAAGAAGCTGCCTCCGGAGACATCGATGCGGATCACGCAGCAGGAGCCGCTGACTCCGGAGGATATGGTGGCCATGCAGAAGGCCGGCGTCGACCCTGCCCAGGCCACGGATGCGGCCCACAATGCCTCGCAGTCATTCCTGCTGCTGAAGGCCCAGCAGGAGCCGTATTACGGCAACATGCAGGCGATGAAGGAGCAGAACACGGGACCGCAGGGAATGGCCAAGGCCGTCCAGAACCCGCAGACAGGGCTAGCCGATGAGGCCAAGCAGAAGACCGAGGCAGGTGAGTATCCCGACCCGATCTCGGCCGTCAAGGGCATGTGGGACGGCCTGGGCACGGCTGGCCAGCTGATGGTCGGTCTCGGTTTGCCAGTAGCTCTCTTCGGGCTCATGAACTCGTTCATGGGCGAAGGCGGCATGGGCTCGATGCTGATGACGCTTCTGGGTGGCGCCGGCGTCATCGGCGGGTTGCACCAGGGGAACATGCTGCCCGGCGGTGTGCAGGATCTGATCAATAACATCTTGAGCGGGTTCGGCCTGAGCCATCTCGCCGCAGGTGGTACCCAGGCGGGGGCCCTCAAGCCGCCACCGGGAACGGCAGCGACAGGAGCGGGCGCAGGGGCGGCAGGAGCAGCCGCAGCCGGAGTGCCAGCGGCGCCGGCAACGACCCCGGCGGTTCCGGCTCCAACAGGAGCGCCAGCGGCACCTGCGCCAGCACCGACAGCTCCAGCCACAACACCAGCAGCCACGCCGACAGCTCCGACAGCTCCGACAGCTCCGGCAGCTCCGGCAGCACCTGCGCCAGCACCAGCGGCGGCAGAACCGGCAGCCCCAGTGGCCCCGGCGCAAGCCACAGCGACGGTTCCTGACGAGATCACCATGGACTCGTTCAAAGATCCGGCGACCGTGGCCAATCTTAGGGCCCTGCCGATGGCTGACAAAACCCAGCGCGTGAAGAGCATGCTAGCCGAAGACGCGGCGAAGGGTGGCATCTGGAGTGGCAGGATACCGCTCACAACAAAATTCAACGCCGTGCGAAGCAAATGGCAGCAAGACCCGGCCGCAGCCACCAAGATGGTGCAGGATGCGGTCGGGAACCCGACGCTCACGCCGGCCGACGTTTATGATCTGCTCCAGGTTGTCGAGGCTGCCCAAGCACAGTGAGAAAGGCTGGTATGGATGATCCGTTTTGCCGCCTTGACCCCGAGCTTGGCGCAACCTGGCGGCGCTGAGCGGACCATCCTGATCCAGCTACGCTACAGTGATCTCTCGAGGGTAACCTGCTCGGGCGTTGCCGTCGCGGGACATGCCGGCCTCGACGAGAACCTGGGCTGCGACATGCTCAGATACACCACGCTGCACGGGGATACCCAGTGGGGACGGTGGCCCAAGTCCAAGTGGCCCAAGGTTGATACGCACTACGAATCCCTGATCGACGCGGTCAAGTATGTCTGCTCCACGGCGCATGCCCTTATTGCCTGGGGCTCGCTGTCGCTGGCCCGGTTCACCGCCGGGGTGCCGATCCCGGTGATCTGCGTGTCGCACTGCTCCGAACCGTGGCACCAGGAGATCAACGGGGTCACTCACCTAGTGGGCGTCTCGCAGGCTGCCTGCAAGTTCTTCACGGCCGCCCCCAATGCCGATCAGTTCCCGGTGCGCGTTATACCCAACGGCATCGAGGTTGACCGGGCGTGCCCGCGCAAGGGCCGCGTCTGGCAGCGTGAGCAGTGGGGCGTCGGGGCCGATGACAAGGTCCTGCTCTACCTGGGCCGTCAGGCCACGGTCAAGAACCCGCACGCAGCCGTGCGCGCCCTGGCGAAGCTCCCCGGTAATTACAAGCTCATCCTGATCGGCAACCAGGCGCACAAGCCCGAGGAGCCGATGCCGGACCTGGTCGAGCTGGTTCGTGAGCTGGGCGTCGAGGGCCGCGTGAAGTTCCTGCCACCGATCCCGTTCGTCGGTGATGCGCTGGCCGGGGCCGATTGCATGGTGCATCTGTCGCGCCGCGAGGCCGACAGCCTGACGGTCAAGGAGTCGTTCTTTGCCGGGCTGCCCCTGGTGCACACCTCAGTCGGTGCCATTCCCGAGATGGAAGAAGAGTTGGGACCGATCGGCTGGAAGGTCAACTTTCAGCCGGCCGACGGGGACGATACCGACGCGGACGAGGCCGCCGAGCAGATCCAGCGCGCCGCGGACGGCAGGTCAAACCCGATCCTGACCAAGATGCAGGCAGCTGCCTGGAAGCACTGGACTGCCACGGCCATGTGCGAGCGCTGGGCCAATTATCTCGAAGAGGTGGCTGCCGGGTGGGACTACCCGGAAGACGTCAAGACCCGGATTGCCCAGTGCGGTACGATCCAGTCGCGATTCGCAGCGCCGGAACTGGCCCTGGACCCGTTGAGCCCGCATCCCAAGGACTACGAGCCCTACGTATTCCCGATCGTGGATCCCGCCAAGCCCCGGACCTTGCCCAAGGAGATCATCTTCCCGACCGATGCCAGCCTCAAGGCTTACTACATCGAGTGGGCCTATAACGCCCTGGTTGGCTTCGTGGTCAAGCTGGCCAGGGGGATTGCCGATGACGTCTGGCGGCTGGACGGCGAGAAGCCGAAAGGCCGGAACTCGCTGCGCGCATTCCCGCCGATCCGGGTGGACCCGTCCGTGAAGACCGTGGTCCGGGAGTCTGAAGACTTGAAACCTATAGATTGGTCAAGTTTCCCCTGCCTGGTGGACGGCGTCGAGGTGGTCGTCGACTACGGCGACTGGAACATCATCAGGGCCGGCGCCGCCGACCACAAGCACTGGCTCCGGATGCATTTTCATTCCAGCTACAAAGCCTATCCGTGGGCAGGTTCTTTTCCGCCAGCGACCTTCATGGACTGGGCCTATTACGACCGGATCCAGCGCCAGGTGCGCGAGCGGCGCAATCCCATGACGGCCAGCGTGATCATGAACAACCAGTACACGCACGGGTTCAAGGACAGCCGTGCGCGCCGCCGGTTCATGGTCCAGGGAATGCTCGCCCACTACTTCGGCGATCGCATGGACTTCGAGTTCACCGATGCCCAGACCTGGCACGCCAAAGCCGTGAACGCTCTGTGCTATATCCAGGTCCCGGGCTCCTGGGAGAATATCCTCGATCGGGGCCAGCTCCAGATGATGGGACTGGGAATTCCCACGATCTCGCCCTACATGATCGATCAGTGCTGCGACGGCCTGCTCCAGCCCAACGTGCACTACCTGATGTGCCGGCAGGACTACATGGACATCCCGGAGCTGGTCAACTGGTGCGAGCGGAACCGCGAGGAAGCTGCTGCTATCGGGCATAACGCCTGGTTGTTTTTCCAGGAGTTCTGTACCCCGCTGGCCGTCTGGAGCTACGTGAAGGACCGCATCGATAATGGCCCCCGCCACATGCGGGACACGATCGACAATGATCTCTGTCCGCCCGGGCTCTATTCGCCCGAAGGGGCCAAGGCGCTTCTGGAGTGATCACAGCATGGCTCTGGTGCCGCAATTCCCTGCCACGGACCACAGCTGGGTCAGGACCTTGCCCAGAGAGATCATCTTCCCGTCCGACGCGGTCCTCGAGCAGAACTTCAAGAAGTTCGATCGCGTGACCTATATTGACCATATCTTCAACCTGGCCAGGGGGCTGGCTGTCGACAAATGGCGGCTGGAAGGCCAGAAGCCGGCGCCGCCTTATGTACGCGGCTTCCCGCCGGCCAAGATCGATCTTTCGGGAAAAGACACAGTTATTATCAGGGAGTCGGATGACCTGAAGCCGATCGACTGGTCGAGCTTCCCGATCCTGGTCGACGGCACTCCGGTCATCATCGACTTCAACGACGGCCACAACTTCAACGGGTTATCGTTCCAATACTCTCACTGGCTCCGGTTCCGGTTCCATTCCAACTGCAAGCCCTATCCCCAGCTGGGTGCGCTCACGATGACCAGCTTCTCGGACTGGGCCCGGTATGATCAGCTCCAGCAGCAGGTCCGCGAGCAGCGCGACCCGTACACGGTCAGGACCATCATGTGCAATCAGCACCTGTCTTTCGCCAATGACAGGAATTACCGTCGCCGGCTCATGGTCAGGGGCCTGATGCACAAGTTCTTCGGCGATCGCACGGAATTCAACATTCTGCCGCTGGACGTGTTCCACCAGGCGGCCGCGCAAGCTCTGTGCTTCGTGTCGGTGCCCGGCGACTGGGAGAACCAGATGGCGCGCGGTCAGCTCCAGATGATCGGCCTGGGCATGCCGACCATATCACCGATCCTGTACGAGCAGTGCTGCGACGGCTTGCTCCAGCCAGGTATTCACTATCTGGCCTGCCGCCAGGACTTCCTGGATGTGCCCGATCTGGTCCGCTGGCTCGACGCCCACCCCGACGAGGCCAGGGCCATGAGCCACAACGCCTGGCTCTTCTTCCAGGAATTCTGCACGCCGATCGCCGTCTGGAGCTACATCAAGGACAGGATCGAGCACGGCGCGCGGCACTGGCGCGCGAGCATCAACGATGATATTTCGCCGCCCGGGCTTTACGCGCCGCCCAGCGGGCAGGCTGGCATCTGATCACCCAGCTGCTACAATGCGGGCTGGGGCAGAGCTTTCGGCGCTGCCGCAATATGTCCAGGGGATCAGGTTGGCCGCGACACCGGCCGGTTAGGCGGCCTGGCGGTTTCAAGGAGGAACCAACGGGCCATGGCAACCATTGCTCTGACGAAAGTCGACGCGTGGGAGGAGGGCGACGGCTGTGTCCAATAGATGCCGCGCCAGGCTGCTCCCGGTACAGGAGTAGCGCCGCTCGCAAGGGCGGACGGACCTGGGGTAGGGGATCCCAGGGGCTTGATCCCTTGACATTATCAATTCTGGTGACAAGGAGGTCGCAAGATGGAAAACATCAGCAATATCTACCAGCTGCTTGCATTCTTGATCGTTGCCGGGTTGCAGGTCTATACACGCTGGTCGGTGGCGCAGCTGGCCAAGAAGCAGGACAAGATCAACGAGCAGCACGACGAAGGTCGAGCTGAGCTACTGCGGTTGATCGCGCGCACATCCACCCGGATCCTGGAAAAGGCAGACGTCCAGATCGACGAAGTCGCCGAGGAGATCAAGGCCGCACTCAAGGTCAGCTATTTGCAGGGACAGGCCGACGCTGGCAAGGACAAGCCCTGGCCTGAAGATCGGGCTGCTGCGGCTGCCCGGCAGCTGGCCGAGATCGCCGTGAAGGCCGTTCGCAATGGAAGCAAGGGGCCTCCGGGATCACCTCCGATTGAGCACTGACAAGGAGGTCGCTGATGTCGCTCACGATCGATCCGGCCACACTGGCTCGCCGCCGGGCAGCCGAAGACCTGGACTATTACCAGGTCGCCGCAGCTTACGGTATGTTGATCAAGGCAGGCGGCGCCCCGGTGGCGGTACCCATACTCCATGGTCGGTTATATGTCAGTGCGAGCGGCTGGGGTTTGGTCAGCGTCCCCAATGCACTTGTTAGGGGATTATTCGATGCGCTCGAAGCGCCAGGCGCTGAATTGCCGCTGCGAGACGGCGTGCTCAACGCCCATATTAGCGCCCTCACCGATCAGGATGTCAAAAAGATCGGTGGTCCTGACAAGATAAGTGAACGTGGTCATCCGTTCAGTTATCAACTTGGACCGATCATGGAAGTCGAACCCAAGGGCTGGCCCGAGATGTCCAAGGCGTGGTTTGTACGGGTTAGCTCTTCCGATCTCAAGGCCCTGCGGAAGAGCTATGGTCTGACTCCTTTGCCCAATGGTGATCATGAATTTCACATCACTATAGGTGTAAGACGTCGCAATGTTCTCAAACCTAACGAAGTCAGCAAGGCGGCCAATGATCAAACGGCAGTATCACGGTCTGGTCAAGACGCGAGCGTACACGACTTGGTGCAAGATGAAGGAGCGTTGTCTGAATCCGACGAGCCGCGGTTACAAGAATTATGGCGGGCGCGGAATTACGGTGTGTCAAAGTTGGCAGCGGCGCTTCATGGCGTTCTACCGGGACATGGGAGATCGGCCGGCGGGAATGACCCTCGAGCGAAAGGAAAACAGCAAGGGCTATTCCAAAGCAAACTGCATTTGGGCATCACGGAAAGCGCAAGCACGAAATACGCGAACCAATCGGCTGCTGACATGCCAGGGCGAGACTCGGACGATCGCCGAGTGGGCCGAACGGACTGGCTTGCATCCGACGGTACTCCGCGGACGCATAGTGAGGCTCGGCTGGACAGACGAGGAGGCAATTCTAACGCCACGTGGTCGGCCCCGACGGACGACTCACTGGGTCGAATTCGACGGCCAGAAGATGAGTACGGCGGACGCAGCTCGTCTGCTGGGTTGCTCGCGGGCACACGTGACTTATCGATTGTCACGGGGAATACCGCTTTCACGACCAAAGCAGCCACGGCGCCAGTTCTCCTTCCACGGAAAGAAACAGACAATCGGTCAATGGGCATCGCAGCTGGGTATTCCCGTGAGCACCCTCTACGATCGGTTGCACAATGGCTGGACGGTCGAGGAGATGCTGGGAATACCGTCTCGATAGCCAAAGTAGCTACAACCACCGACGGCGAAGATGATGACGAAGATGTACACAGTGGGGCTAGCGACGATGTACATAATGGCGAAGATAACGGCGGACGTAAGATCAGGATACCGATCTCGATACAGCGAATCTCCATCACCCGGATATCCTTCCCCAAGCCAGACGGCGCTGGCGAAGATGATGACGAAGATGGCGAAGATAGCGATCCTTTGGTCGAGTTCATGGATCGGCTGCGGCAGCGCGGTGACAGGGGCCGCGCGGTCGGCTGGCTGGCCCGGCTTGGCGAGAAGCAAGGCGACTTCAAGGACTATGCTCCGATGCTGATCGGCGCTGGTGCCGGCGGCCTGGGCGGCTGGGGGCTCGGGAAGCTCTTCGGCAGCGAAGACCCGTTACGCGACGTGATCTACGGCGCCGGTCTGGGTGGCCTGGGCGGGGCCTACTACATCGGCAGGGCCAAGGCACAGCGGCTACAGCAGCAGCAACAGCAGCAGCCGCCTGTAGCTCCCGCGCCGGATGCGCCTTACGTGGTACCTCCCGGGGCGAAGATGAAGAGCCTGGCCGAGAGCCTCGATCCGTATTACGGGAAGATGGAGGGCGGTGTCGAAGGGGTCATCCGGCGAGCGGAAGGCAAGCAGGTGCCCTATGCTCCGTCGATCCCCTCGGTTCCCTGGAAGGCTGAGGATCTTCACACCAAGGTACCGGTCGTCGAGGTGCCCGGGAAGACCGTCAAGCTCCCTAAAGGGATCGCGATACCGGGCGCGGAAAACGAGACTTACGCCGGCGTGACCACGCCTATGGTCAACAGGCCAGCAGCGCCACCGGCAGTCATCACGATGCCGAAGGACAGCCTGGTCAATGTGCACGATCAGCAGCAAACCGTGGGGCACGAGCTGACGCACTCGGGAATGCAGATGGCGCCGATCAAGCGGGTCCTTGAGCGTGGAGGCACGGCCAAGGAGCTGGCCAATCTCGCGAAGATTGATCCGGAGATCACGTCGTCGGGGCAGAAGCTGGTCAAGACGCTGGGCGGTACGCCGTCATTCGGACCGAAACATAACCTGAACTATCTCTTTTCGCCCGACGAGCTTGATCCCCGGCTGGCCCTCGTCAAGCGGGTATATGCCCAGAACACCGGCAGGGAAGTGACATCGCCGGCCGAGGCCAAGAAGGCGCTGGACTGGTTCAAGGGCCACGTCAACTCATGGTGGAACACCCTGAATCCGAGCAACCTTGGTGACGACGAGCAGTACTGGAAGGATATGTTTGCAGCGCCGGACTGGCAGGTTATCGAGGGTGCTGCGACCAGGCGGATGCCGGGGCTCGTTCACAACGTCGCCAGGATTGATCCCAATCTCAAGGTGGCGATGACCAAGGAGGCGGGAGGACTGTGGTCACGGGCCAAGGGGGGCCTTGGTGCCATAGGCCGTGGCGCGTATCACATGTCCGGCGCGGCGCCGGGTCAGTTCTGGGGCGTGAGTGGCGAGGGCTGGAAGCGCCCTCTTATCGGCGCCGGCAATGCTGCCAGGTTCACCTTCAGCCCGCAGATCCCGGGCCTGCACCGGGAAGTCACTCCCAAAGTCCCCATCCCGAAAGGTGGCGTTCCGCAAGCTGCGACTACTCCGTGGAGTAAGCTCCTGAATAACCCTGCCCCGCAGCCACCGCAGCGTCGCTGGGACTGGCAGCGGCAGGCGCTGGGCCAGACGCTGCGTTACGGGAGCACTGCTGCGACCGGTACTGGCCTGGGCCTGGCCGGCTACAACATGGCGACGCAGCCGGTCTTCGAGAGCCAGGAAGCGACCATGCTGGGCAGGGGGCTGGGATTGTCGGAAGCAGGCATCAAGGAGTTGAAGCAGCCGTGGGCCAAGGAGGAACTGCGGGGCCTGCGCGGCCCGGTGGCAACCCAGCTGCTGCACAGAATTCCAGGAGTGAGCTGGGCTTCCCGGAATATTCCGGGAGTGAGCTGGGTTACCGGCAAGCCCGACGAGTCGGCCATCGGCAAGATGGTGGGCGACGTGGCTGCCAAGTCCACGATCCCGTTCCTGCGGCACGACTATTACACGGCGCGCCAGAAGTATCCCAATACCATGGGCTTCGTGGATGCTGCCCGGCTGGCCTCGCCGTTCGGTCTCGCGATGAGTGCGGCCGGCCAGTTCATCCCCATGAAGGAGGATCCCGCGCCCATTTACCAGAAGGCTGTCGATGAGGCCATAGCCAAGTACACGCCCGAGATGAAGGCCAACCCGATTGCCAGCATGACCAGCCCGATCGTTCAGCCGCTCACCCGGACACTCACCGATCCCCGGATGCGGCAGCACGTGATGGATAGTCCGGTTGTCCAGAAGGGCGTGCAACAGCTTGTGACCAGTCCCGAGACGCAGAAGTTCATCGGGGAGCAGCTGAACAATCCCCAGGGCCAGGCGATGCTGTCGCAGACCCTGAACGATCCCAAGATGCAGCAGTTCCTTGCGAATACCGCGGCCAACCCAGCAGTACAGAAAGCGTTTACCCAGTCCTTGACCAATCCGGATATGCAAAAGACCTTGGCTGGACTGGCTGATCAGCCCGAAGTCACGAAAGCGATCACGAATTATGCCAGCACTCCAGAAGGGCAGAAAACCATAGGCGGGCTCTTCCAGAAGCCCGAAGTCATGGGGGCCATCACCAATTACGCCAACACCCCAGAGGGGCAGAAGACCATAGGCGGGTTCTTCCAGCGGCCCGAAGTTACAGAGGCCATCACCAACTTCGCCAGTACTCCGGAGGGACAGAAGACACTGGGCGGGCTGGCGCAGCAGCCCGCAGTTACGGAGGCCATTGGCAACTACGCCGGTACCCCGGAGGGACAGAAGGCGCTGGGCGGGTTGGCGCAGCAGCCCAAAGTCATGGGGGCACTCACGAAGTATGTTGGTACCCCGGAGGGACAGAAGACCATAAGCGGGCTGGCCCAGAAGCCCGAAGTCGTAGGGGCACTCACGAAGTATGTCGGTACTCCGGAAGGGCGAAAAACACTGGGCGAGATGGCCCAGAAGCCCGAAGTCACGGGAGCGCTCACGAACTATGCCAGCACCCCGGAGGGACAGAAAGTGCTGGGCGAGATGGCCCAGAAGCCCGAAGTCGTGCAGGCGCTCACGAACTTCGCCAGCACTCCGGAAGGGCAGAAAGTTATCTCGCAGGCGGCAAACAATCCGGCGCTGCAAGCAAAGCTGCTCGAGATGGCCCAGAAGCCCGAGTTCCAGAGCATGGCCGTCGATATCGCGAGCCGCCCGGAGATGCAGTCCCAGATCGCCAGACAGACGGCCAACACGGTACAGCAGCAGGCCCGCAGCTGGCTGGGCCTTGGCCCCGGAGCGGCGCTATCGCAGGATCCCATCGCGGTGGCTGCCAGGGCGGCCGGGTCGCCCAGGCCAGCCGACTTCTTGGCGGCGGCGCGGCCGGCAACCCAGGCCGGCATGTGGGCAGGGGTACGCGAGAGCTGGGCCGATCCCGAGATCCGCAACCGGGTCTTGACCCTGGCCGGGGCCGCTGGCGCCGGCCTCCTGGGTGGTCACTTGCTCGGCGGCGCGCTGGGCGGGGTCGTGTCGCCCGACGACGAGGATGAGCTTGACTACTACGAGCGGCGCCGGCAGGAGCGCCGCCGCAATCTCATGTCGATGCTCGGCATGATCGCTGGTGGCGTCGCAGCGCCGGCGCTGGCTTACCAGCTGGGCAAGAAGGCCGAAGCCGACTACGCTCCCGGGCTGCCGTCCAGGTCCAACATGGGCCAGCTTGATAAGCTCCAGGTTGGCCAGATGCTGGACTACATAGTGCAAAGGCACGAAGCCGAGCGCGCGGGTCTTCATCATGACATCAGGTTCGGCAACCCGGACATGGGCCTGCTCTCCTGGGCCGCGCGCAAGGGAGTACCCCCACCGGGGGAACGACATCTTGCCGTGCAGCAGCCCGTGCATCGGCATGAGTACGGGAATTTCGAGGGAGAAATTCCCCAGGGCTACGGCAAGGGCACGGTCAAGACCCATACCAAGGGCCAGATCCTGATCACGAAAGCCACTCCTGAGTCAATACACTTCACGACGGCCCATCAGAGACATCCCGAGCGGTTCACGCTGGTCCGGCCCAAGGGCTGGGGCAACAAGAACTGGCTGCTCATGAACACGACCCCTCGGGACCAGGTCCCTTACGAAAAAGTTCGCTACAAGAAGATCGCGCCCGAAGATGTCGAGCCAGCCCTGAAAGCTATGCAGGAAGGCGACACGGTAGAAGCCAAGGTCGATGGCGCCAGTCAGCTCATCAGACTAGCAGGCGGTCATGCCGAGGCGTTATCCTTCAGGACGTCGAAGACAACCGGCCGGCCCATCTTCCACACGGAACGCCTGTTTGGCGGGCGCCCCGAGGTCCCGGTCCCCAGGCACCTCGAAGGATCGATCTTGAAGGGCGAGCTGTATGCCTCACGACTACAACCAGGAGGAGGAAGTAAGGCAACGCAACCGGATACGGAGACTGGACGAAGATCGCCTGATGGTGGTCCGGATGTGGGTACGGGCCATGAAGGGCTGGAAACGGTACACGCCAACGGAACACCGCGTGGCAGCGGGGCTGCTGGCCTTCCAGGCGATCCTGAAGTCACAACTCGCCGAACCGGTCCCCAGGATGTCGGCCAGCTACTTAATTCCAGTATTGCGCGCAGTCTCCAGCTCCAGAAGGCAAAGGGCCTCACGCTTCGCAACATGCTCTACGACGTTCAGCAGTACGGCAAGAAGCCCATCGATCCCGCCGTTACATCCCGATCAGATCGTCGGCGAATGCTTGAAGAGATTGCTGGACACCTGCCTTCAGATAAGTTCCACGTCTCCGAGGAATTCAGAGATCCAGCAAGCGCAACCAAGCTCTGGGACATGATCCGATCGGGTGAACATCCTCTTACCGAAGAGGGAATTGTCTATCATCCCAGAACCGGCGTGCCCTCGAAGGCCAAGCTCTTCGAGGAACACGATGTACACGTCACCGGGACTTTTCCGGGCGAAGGCCAGCGGGCTGCGACTGTGGGCGGCCTGACCTACGGCCATGAGCCGGGCAAGACCGTGGGCCGGGTTGGCACGGGCTTCAGCGACGAGACCCTGGCCGACATCGCCAGGGACCCGTCGGCTTATATCGGCCGGGTGGCCCGGGTCCGCGCGCAGCAGAAGCTGCCATCAGGCGCCCTGCGGGTGCCGTCGTTCCTGGGCCTGCACGAAGACATCAACAAGGTGGCCAGCCATGCTGACACTGCTGCGACGCTGAAGCTGGCCGGGCTGCTCGGGATCACTGATCCGCCACCTCCTGTTGTCACCCCGCGCAGTCGTCGCCGGCTGCCGCCGCCGGCCCCATCATGGTGGGACGCGATCCAGGGATCGCTCTTGGGCAAACCCAATGCGATCATCCCCGAGGTCATCCAGCAGATCGAAGAAGAGGAAGAGAAGACCGCCAAGGTGCATCCGGCCCTGGCCGACCTGAAGCTGGCCAAGGCCGAGAGTGACCGGAAGAATTACCGTGCCAAGTACCAGATCCTCTCCAGGCTGATCCACGAGCGCCCCAGTGAGTTCAAGATCGACTCGACCATCCGGGACATGGCCGGCCTGACTCACAAGCCGACGGGCTTCAGGATCCATGCTTCCCTCGCCATGGTCGGTGGTCGGCTCAAGGTCGCCGACTGGGTTCGCACCAACACCGTCAGCAGGGGCGGCAAGACCTACGACATCGATGACCTGGTCAGCCGTACGGCCGGGCGCAAGGTCGAGAACATTCCCCTGGGCGACATCGAGAAGCCCAACCGGTCGGCAAGCACTGGCTATTCGAAGAAGCGATACGCTGCCGTCAACATGAACAAGCCAATTCTGGTTGGCATCGATGGTACGCTCTGGGATGGCCGGCACCGCCTGTCCCGGCACATCGATGAGGGACTGAGTCATATCAGGGCCGTGCGCGTGACACCGGAAGACCTGGATGCCGTGGTCTATAACGGAGAGAAGGCCCCGAAGGGAGACCCGATCGACAAGTCCAGGATCAGGCTTTTGCCTGCGAAGGCTGCTGCCTGGGCCCGGGCCGTCGGCAGCCCCACCGACGAGAAGGGCGACCCGTGTCCGGCCGGCGAGTGCTGCCCGAAGTGCCATGCCCGGCTCGAGCGCGATCCGGACGACGGTAAGTGCAACAGGTGTGGTCACAGTTGGGGCGAGAAGCGGGCCGACCTGCTGCCCTGGGTCCGGCTCCAGCCCCAGCAGGAACGCGTGGCCAAACGGGTCGGCGAGGGCCAGAACCTGCTGGTCTACCATGGTCTGGGCTCAGGAAAGTCCTTGGCCAGCCTGGCTGCCGCCGAGGAGACCGGCGGGCCATTCACAGCTGTCGTGCCGGCGAGCCTCAGAGGTAATTACCTCAAGGAATTAGGTAAATTTACTGATCAGTCTACACCGACCAACGTGATGTCATATACTGGGATTGGCATGGGTAAGCAGCCATCGGTCACGCCGAACACCGTCATCATGGACGAAGTTCAGCGGATCCGGAACCCGCAGTCGGCCGGTGCCCGGGCCGCGATGGAGCTGGGCATGCGAGCCCCGCACCGGATCTTGCTTTCGGGCACGCCCATCGTGAACGCACCCAGTGATCTGGCCGTGCCGCTATCGATCCTGCGCGGCGAGGAGATGAGTCCGGGCGCGTTCACCAAGAAGTATGTTGGCAACGAGACGGTCAATCCCGGGTTCTTCGGCTGGCTCCAGGGCGTCAAACCGGTCAAGGTGCCCAAGATCCAGAACGAGGAAGACCTGGAGCGCATGCTCGAAGGGCACGTGGACTATCAGCCGTCCCGGACTCCCGAAGGGGTCTCGACCAAGGACGAGCGGGTCGAAGTCGACATGGGCTCCGAGCAGCAGGACTTCTACAAGCTGATGTGGGGCAAGCTCCCCTGGCTCATGCGCTGGAAGCTGTCCAACGACTATCCGCTCACCAAGCAGGAGATCGGCCATCTGTCTGCCTTCATGACGGGGCCACGTCAGGCTGCGTTATCACTCTATCCGTATCACTCGTCGCACGACCCGATCCGGGCGTTCCAGACGTCGTCCAAGCTCCAGTCGGCCATGAGCCATCTCCAAGAAACTCTGGCGAAAGATCCGAGAGCCAAGGCCATTATCTATTCGAACTTCATCGACGCCGGCTTGACGCCTTATGCCGCCGGCCTGGCTGAGGCCAAGATCCCGTTCGGGCAATTCCACGGCAGCATGCCCGAAGAGGCCCGCAAGAAAGCGCTGGATGACTACAACTCGGGCCGGAGCCGGGTGCTCCTGCTGGGGCCAGCCGCCGCCGAGGGAATCTCGGCCAAGGGCACCCAGCTGATCCAGCTACTCGATCCGCACTGGAATGAGGCCAGACTTGGCCAGGCGCGCGGCCGCGGGCTGCGGTTCGACAGCCATGAAGGCTTGCCCGAGGAATTACGACACGTGAAGATACAGCGGTTTGTTGCAAAGATGCCGCCGCCCGGTTGGCTCGGCAAGGTGTTCGGCGAGAAGCCCCGGCCATCAGCCGACGAGGTGCTCGAGCGGATGTCCGAGCGAAAAGAAGAACTCAACGAACAATTCCGGGAAGTTCTTCGCAGAGTAGGGTCGCCAGGCTATCAGCGGCCCTGGAGTCTCTTCGGCTGACACGGAGGGCGTGATGTTCGAGATCGTCAAGAAGCCGTTCATGAATGTTCTCGCCGAGGATGTTCGCTACAACCCGCAGCAGGGCCTGCTCTCCAATATCGGCGAGAACATGACGCGCGGCATCGACAAGGCTGTCACCCGACAGCATTGGAGTGATCAGGCCCGCCGCATGAACGAAGCGCTGGATCGGTGGCATCAGGACCAGGCATTTGCCCGGCAGCGAATGACGCAGAGCCAGCCTGCTGCGCACGGCCTGTTCGGGCCAGGGATCCCGACGATGTCAGGAGGATGATCGATGGGCCGGCTCGAAGAGCAGCTTGGCGCAATCGTCGATGCCGTCGAGTACGAAGCGTGGCGGCGAGTGCCCGATATGGTCGTGGCGCTCTACAAGAAGGCTGCTCCGGCCGCATGTCGGCTGGCAGCCTGGGCCACGCGCGCTGCCGGCCCCGAGGATCAGCTGTGGTGGCATCCGGATACCAGGACCGCCTGGGCTCATGTCGCCGACATCGAGAAGCGGGCCGACTGGGAGGCGCTGCCCGATGTGCCGGATGTGCCCGGTGTGGCCTTGTACGTCGAGCCGATTGCACCGCCGCCTGTCGAGGGTTGGGTCCTGGTCAAGGCAGCCAACGGCTATCTGGCGCCGCTGGCTCGCCCGGGTTTTGCCCTCCAGCACTTGATCGGTGGCAAGCACCCCACCGGGCTGCACGCGGCGATCGTCAACAGCCTGATCGGCGGCGGCCTGGGCTATGGTACTGGCTGGCTGGCCGAGAAGTTTCTCCCCGAGGAGTATGCCGAGCGGGGTCACCTGCCAATCACTCTGGGGCTGGCCGGTGCCGGGCTGGGTGCCGCGCCCGGGCTGTGGCAGTGGACTGCTCAGCGACGCGCCAAGGGACTGGGTGCCTTTCCGGGGATGCAGGGGACCAGGCATCCCCTGATGGGGCCGGAAGCGACCGGTGCGCCGGGTACGCCAGGGACGCCGCTTCCGCCCTTGCCGAAGCACGAGGTGTCGTATCAGGATCTCGAAGAGGAAATGGGGCCTCCTGTGCTGCCCGGGCTCAAGCGAGCGTCGGTCCTTGATCCGCTTGAACCCAGAATTAACCCATGGTTCCGTAAAGCAGCCCAGGACTTCGGCCAGACTGGCGCCCTGTTCATGCGCAGCATTCCAGTTGATGCATTCAACCAGGTCATCTGGAATGACGTGCGTAACCCAGCCAATGCTTTTGGCACCAAGAGTCCCTGGGGGACCAACGAGCAGCCCATGTATACGCCGCCCTATGCGGCAGCCGCGACGGCCGGCCTGCTGTCAGGCACGGCTGCGGCGACCCAGTCGAATGAGGTGAGCCCGTTCGAAGTCGCGACGTCGGCAGCGATCGGCGCCGGCAAGGGCTGGCTTACCGGCATGGCCGCAGGCAAGATCTTAGGTGCGCTGGCCGGGCTCAAGCCGGAAGCTCAGGAGAAGCTCCAGAGCCTTGGTGTTTGGGGCGGACTGATCACCGGGGTGGCTAATTCGCTCTTTCGCTGAGTTGCGTCTTGTTGTGCGCCGCAGTATTCTGCAAGCCGGAGGATCCTTATGGGCAGACCTAGATCCCAGGCAACATCGAAGGGTGAAGGGCAGATACCGGTGAAGGACTGGGCGGTCTCCCTGAAGACGCCCGCGCGGGCAACCGTCACCAAGGTGATCCTCGATGACCTGACCAGCCCGCTGGTACCGGCCGACGCCGCCGAGCTGTTTGCCGTCGCGGTCATGGACCAGCTTCTCGAGTTATCCCCCGAGACTGCCGTCCGGTTCGACCGCAGCTGGTTCATCGTGTTCGTCGACCTGGCTGTCGCGGTGACCAATCGCTGTCCCGAAGAGAGCATCATGAAGGCCCTCGAAACGATCGAGGCCGACGAGAAGAAGCGCGGGCTGCTGGCCCGTGTGCTGCGGCGCCGGTTTGCCCGCAGTCTGCCTGCCGAGGCTGTGGCTCAGCTCGATGACACGGGGCGGTACTGGCTATCCCGCGCGGCCATCGAGGCGGCAGGCGCCGCCGTCAAGGACAAGGAGCTATGGGAGGCCCTGTGGGGTCGCAAGACTGGCTGGTTGCCTGTACCCATGATCGCCAGAGAGCCTCATGAGGGAAATTCAACATCTATTCCGGAGAACTCTGATGACAAAGAAGCCGAATAAGTCCAAGGACAAGGACAAGGACAAGGGCAAGAAGGACAAGTCCAAGTCGCAGTCGAAAACTCCAGCGACCAGTGTGCCGCAAGCGCCTACACCGGAGTCAACGGCAACGGGAAAAGCGAAGTTCGGGAAAACGCCGATCTGAGCGGGCGGAAGCCCAGCAGGATTCACATGGGTAGGATGCTCCTGATCGCTGCCGCAGCCGCCGGTTTGCTCGTCGGCACGCCGTTCATCGTCCGCAACGGGATGCGCAGGCAGCCGGTCCGTATTGCCACGCGACAGGCTACAGAGAAAGTAGCAGCAACTCATGCTACTCACGAGATGCCGCCGGCTGAAGCGGCGCCGCCGGCCCAGGAGAAAGTAGTCAAGTCCAAGGTTGCCCAGCCTGAACCGCCCAAACCGGACGAGCCCGATAAACCGAAGCCGCCTGGCCCGGACGAACCCAAGCCGCCCAAGCCGCCTGGACCCGATGAACCTGATGATCTGCGGCCGCTGGCCAAGGCCGTCATCACGACAATGAATGGCGAGCCCGCTCCCAAGGCTTGGCCGCTTGGTGTGCCGATCGGTCTGACGTGCGTCAAGTCGATCGCCGGTGATCATCCTCAGTCGATCAGGTGGGAGATCTGGCCCTTATGGGTCAATAAGTGGACCAATCGTAGTCCTGACGGCCGGTCACTTAACCTGGCTACCGGTACGAAGCCCAAGACGATCCGGGTCACGCTCTACGTGGCCAAGGACGATACTTTCGATATGACGACGGCGACGATCGTGGTCCGGGCTGATCCCAACGAGCCTGGCGATGGTGATGGTCCTGGGCCAGGACCAGGACCAGGGCCGGTGCCGCCAGATCCGAAGCCGCCAGACCCGGACATACCACCGCAGCCGCCCTTGTCGGCCATGGCCCAGCAGGTCAAGGACCTGGCGATCCAGTACATCCCTGATATCAAGAACCACAAGGCCCAGGTGCTTGCCCTGGCGGTATCTCACGAAACTATCGCCAACGACGTCTCCCAGGCCGTGGCCGGCGTTCCTGCCTATGCGCACCTGAAGCAGCCCAAGGCGATCATCGATGCCACTGTCGCGTCCAACCGGGCGGCCGTAGCTGGCGATCGCGATCCGTATGTCCCGTTCTTCAATGCGCTCAACGGGATCCTGAAGCCGTTATCCACGACTACACTCTCCACCGCTGGCGGGCATATCGGGGTCTGGCAGGACATCGCGGCCGGGCTACGCGCAGCCGCACCCTGACACGGAGATCCCGAGCATGCCCCAGCCCTTCGAGAAGCTCTTTGGACGTGTCGAGGACCTGGCGGTCGTCAAGGCGGCAGTCGACCAGGCCATGGCCGCGCTGGCGCAGCCGCTCTTCTACGCGGCTGCCTATCCGATCAAGGATACGGGCGCCGGCAAGGTCGTGCTGCTATATCAGTTCCTGGCGCAGCACTGCGGCGGCAAGTTCCCGATCCATAAGCAGACCATCGGCGACTGCGTCTCCCACGGCTGGAGCCTGGGCATCGATGTTCTTCAAGGGGCCGAGATCCAGGCCAGTCAAGCCGGCAAGTTCCCTGGCGAAGAGGCCAGCGAGATCATCTATGCCGGCAGCCGCGTCGAGATCGGTAAGGGCGCCTGCGGCCTCCAGGACGGTTCGGTCGGCGCCTGGGCGGCTCAATTCGTGACCAAGTACGGCACGATCGTCCGGGGCAAGTACGGATCGCTCGACCTGACAACGTACAACGGCCAGACGGCACAAAAGCTCGGTGCCCCCAATGCCGGTGTTCCTGATCCGCTCGAGCCCGCAGTTCGTGAGCATCCGATCAAGACGACTTCGCTAGTTCGTGGCTATCCGGAAGCGAGGGACGCGATCGCCAACGGCTATCCGGTTCCGGTCTGCTCGACGGTCGGCTTCGATGGCCAGGGTGGCAATCAGACCAAGCGTGATCAGGATGGCTTTGCCAAGCGCAACGGATCGTGGCCCCACTGCATGCTCTTCGCTGGCGTGGACGATGCTTTCAAGCGCCCCGGTCTGCTGTGCATCAATTCCTGGGGAACCACCTGGATCACCGGGCCGCGACGACACGAACAACCGGAAGGTAGTTTCTGGGTTGACGCTGACACGGTTGACGCCATGCTCCGCGAAGGTGACAGCTTTGCCGTTTCGGGATACGTTGGTTATCCGCCCCAAGACAACCTGGAGTACATGCTGATCTGAGGTGCACCATGTCAGAGATACCGTGCGGACCGATGACCCATCTCTCAGCACGACGGCGCGCGCGACGCTCGCCGTCGCAACCAGTCATGTCGCAGCCAGTTCTATTCCCCCAGTCACAGCTTCCTGCCCTGACAGACCATATCCAGGACTGTTATCTCGACTCCGGGCCGGTCGACATCTGCGCAGTAGCGGCCGATCCTTACATAGTCTCCTACATCACGACCGGGTACAGTGGGCGTAATTCAGGACCAGCGAATGATGTGCTGGTAGTATTGTCCGGTATGACAGAACCAAAGGAGCCAGATCAATCATGTTGAACGCGCTACTTCTTGCCCTGACCATGACGGGGCAAACGCCATCGGACTATAACCTGATCGCGCAGGTCCAGCCTGATCCTATTCCAAGAGTCAGGCTTGGACCTGCGCCTACCGAGGAAGAGATTGCTCCTGGCCTGGCTGCTGATCTGGCCGAGACTCGCGAGCAAGTGCGCACGCTGACTCGGGAGCTGGCCAACGTCAAGGCTCAGGTCAGGGCCCAGGTCAAGGCGCAGGCCCGGCGCGACCCGGTGGCATCGGCGGCGCCACGGGTCGTCACCGCGCGGCCGGCCGTCCAGACGATCGTCTCCGGCAACGGGATCGAGGAGATGCCGGTGGCCTACCAGGGCGGTTCGAGTTGCTACTCGGAGTCCTATTCATCGCCGCCGACCTACTCGGCACCGCCGCCGGTTTCCGCGGCGCCGCCGCCCATGGTCTTCCAGGGGGGCTCGAATGGCTGCTACTCATCGTCTTACTCGCCGCCGACATCGGTTTACTCGTCGCCCCAGGTCACCTATCGGGCAGCCCCGGTCTATGCTGAGGCCCCGGTCTTTGCTGCGGCCCCGGTCACCTACTCTTCGATGCCGGTCTTTTCCGCGATGCCGGCCATGGGTGGTGGTGTCTACCGCGAGAAGACCCGGATTGGTCCCTTCGGCGGCTTCCGGCAATCGATCCGGTCGGCCGGCTTCGGGTCAGCGGCTCCAGCTACATTCTCATCTGGCTTTTTTGGGGCTGGTGGCGTCTGCGTGAGCGGCAGTTGTCGGTAAGCTCGTGCCGGCGGTCGTCGGCCCCGCGTGAGGTTGTCGCGTGGGAACGGTATTCGTACATCAGGAGCCCGTGTACAAGCAGCCCTTCTATCTGGCTGGAGTCGAGTCATATTCAGAGTACGGCCATGTGCCGCTCACCTATGGCTTGATCGTGGATGGAAGGGCGGTTCGTCACTCATTCGTCACCGAGTGGCGCGAGCTGGAACACCGGTACGAGATCAATCCCACGCGCTTCGATCACTTTCATCCGGCCCTGGCCGGGCTGTTCACCCCTGCCGAATGTGTCGGCGAACTGCCGAACACGCCGTTCTTCGACATGCTCCGCCACAGGTACGAACTAGCTCCGGCCAGGTTCACGTACTATCATCCCGTGCTTGGTGCGCTCATCAAGCAGGACCTGGCGACGGAATGTCCGCCGGTCATGCCGCCGGGTGGTGGCGGCGGCGGAGTTCCGGAACCGAGTACATTCTTGTTATTCGCCATCGGGCTTGTTTTCGTGCTAGTAGCCCGTCGTATTCATCGGCTTTGGGGCTAACAAGGAAGAAGACCAGTTGTCCCGGATTGTTGCCGTCCACGGTATTGCCCAGCAGTACAAGGGGCCGAGCATTCTCCATCAGGAATGGTTCGCGCCCCTGTGCGACGGTATCTCGCTCGCCGGGGGAACACCTCCGGCGCCCGAGGACCTGGTCTGTACTTTTTATGCTGAGCTTTTCCGGCCCAAGGGCCTGATGCCAAGCGAGCAGCTCTATGATGCGGACTCCATCACCGATCCTTTCGAGGAAGATCTGCTTAACGCCTGGTGCCTTGCCGCTGCCAAGGCCGAGCCTGACAAGGTTGTACCCCCCGATCGGTTTGTGACGGGCCACACTTCCTGGTTTGTCCAGCGCGCTCTCGAGGCACTGAGCCATTCTAGTTTCTTCGCTGGGCTCGCAGAGAAGGCGCTCATCTTCAACTTGAAGCAAGTGTCCGCGTACTTTCAGGATGACGGCTTTCGCCGCATGGCGCTGGAGCATGTCGAGAAGGTAGTCACCGATGATACCCGCGTGCTGATCGGGCATTCGCTGGGGTCCGTGGTCGCGTATGAATGCCTCTGCGCCCATCATGATTGGCCAGTCACGACCTTGATCACGCTGGGATCGCCACTGGGCATCAGGAACCTGATCTTCGATCGGCTCCAGCCTGCTCCTGTGGTTGGGCTTGGCGTCTGGCCAGGCATGACGGTGAAGCAGTGGTTCAATATCGCCGACGACGGTGACATCGTCGCGCTGGTCAAGGATCTGCGTCCGGTATTCGGTCCCTACGTCGAGAACTTTCTTGTTCACAATGGCGCCAAGGCACACAGTATCAGTCCTTACTTGACCGCGCGAGAGACCGGCCGTGCTATCATTTCCGGTCTTGGCTGAGGCTCTCGGTGCTTACGCTGCGTAACGCTGGAAAGGATGCGTGATGAGTAAGCGACACAACGGCCGGGCGCCCTACGTCCGGACGTCGTCCAATCGCAAGGTCTTCGACTTCCGCCAGACCAAGTTCTGGGCCGAACGCGGGCTGGTCCACACGGTCCACGAGGTGACTGGCGAGTACACCGAGTGTTCGGTGAGAGAATGGCTACTGCGGGCCAAGGCTCTCTCTGACCAGGCGTGGCGCGAGAAGTATCCCGATGAGCGCGGCCAGATCGTTACGCTGGTCGAGAACATGGTCAAGGTGGCTCGCCAGGCCAGGGCCCAGGGCGATCCGCACACCCGCGAGGGCATCACCGAGGCCGTGCGTCGGCTACCCACGCAGGTTATGATGCCTGAAGTCGTTTACAGCTATCAGGGCGAGATACGGCGACCGACTGGAACGAGCGTGGCCGGCATGTCATCGCTTATCCTGCCTGATGATAACAATTCTCAGTGACACGGAGGGCTGCGATGACCCCCAGGGAAGGGTTCAAATATGGCTTCCTTCTTCGCTGTGCCGAGGAGGGCCTGACTGCCGAACAGGCCGAGGTGCGTGCCGCCTGCGGGCTCGAGAAGCGTGCCAACGGCTTCCTCATGGATATGGCGAAGGACATCGGGAAAAAGGTGATATCCACTGCGGGGGATGTCATCACGGGGGTTCCTACCTGGGCTCTCACGACAGGAGTGCCCATCGGCCTCGGCGCCGCAGCTCTCGGTGCTGGTGGCATCGGTTACGGGATTGGCAAGATGCGGGAGGGGGATATCGATCCCCAGGATGTGCAGCGCGAAGAACTGATCGCCACCTACAACACGCAGGCCGATCTGGCCCGGCGCAAGGCGATCATGGATGCCGCACTTGCGGCTCAGCCACGACCCCGGTCTTTCCACAAGATCTGAGAGAATGCCATGGGCCTGGTGGAGAAGTTCGGAGCCGAACAATCACGGGAGCGGCACGGCGATCACCTGACGTGGCCCGGCACCGATGCGGGATTCCCCATCCTGGGCCGTGTCGCCGGGGCAATGAAGCAGCACGAGTACGAGGAGCTGGAGCACAAGTTCACCTATCACGCTCGCTGGTTCGAGATGTGGGAAGCACCTGACGTCAGGGAATATCTTTACGTCCAGGAGCGGGCGGTGAACGGCTGGTTCAAGGTCATCGATCGTGAGAAGATGTACAACCCGGTCAAGCGCGGCTATCGGATCTGGCTCGAGTGGATCCAGGTTTACGGGGTCGCTCCCAAGGAGTCGGATGCCATCAGCATGATGGTCCGGTCGCGCGAAAATGATCTCAGCGTGCTGGGGTAAGCAAGGAGGCGAGCGATGTCCATAGACGATCTGTTCGGCCGCACGGGACTTGGCCCCAACAACCAGGCCCAGGTGGATGCGCTTCGCACCATCATCGGGCTGGGCCTTGGAGCAACGGCGCTCGGGGCCGGATCGCGAGCCATGTCCGGTGTCGGCAACTTCCTGGGTCGCAACCTGGGCGGCCCGGCGCGGACTCCGATGCGCCAGTCGTTCGTGCGAATTCCGGTGCCGGTCGCAGTCCGCACTCCTGCGGAGCGAGATGCCATGCTCGCAGCGACAGAGGAGAAGGAGGCCGAGTTCGCCAAGCTGGCTTTTGACATGCGGCATGTGGCCGACTGGATGGGTCTGCTTCGTCGGCCCGGTCAGGTGGCGAATACGGCCCAGAACTGGCTGGGGGGCTGGGGCGCGAAAAGTCCGTTGGACATGCCATGGGCCATTCCGGCTGGCGTCGCAGCCGTCGGCGCCGGTGGCTATGGCGGCTGGAAGCTGACTGACTATCTGCTCGACAAGACCCGGACGGCCGAGCAGGAGAGTGAGCTGGAAGAGGCGCGCAAGGGCTACGAGAGTGCGCTGGCCGGCCGGCGCAAGCTGGCTTCGGCAGATCCGAAGCCCAGCTCGCTCGATGTGCTGGCCAGTCTCTACGAGAAGCAGGCAGAAGGCTGGTACGGTCCGCTTATGGGTGGTGCCCTGACGCTGGGCGGCGGCCTCATGCTGGGTGCCGGCCTGGGTGGTTATCACTGGGCCAGATCAACGGCCGAGGACAAGGCCGTCGAGGAGGCAGTGAAGCGGCGGCAGGCCCAGATTGCCGAGCAGGCCCCGAGCCCGATCATGGCGATCCCGATGCCGACACCGATCATGCGGCCGAAGCCGTCGATCTGGCACCGTGCGTTCGGGGCCAGGAAGGAACCAGACGAGGAGCCGGCGAAGAAAGAGAAGCACGCCAGTGTCGGCCAGGCGGCCGACCAATTCCTGAACCGGATCAAGGCCAATCAGATGGCCGTCTGGAACCGGCTCATGACGCCGACCGATGGCAAGCCGGCGAAGCCCGAGAAGCCGGCAGAGCCGTCCCCGCCGCAATTACCCAGCCTGGCTGGATCGCTGGGCCGCGTCGCTGGACAGCAACTGGTACAGCCGCACCCCAAGTAAGGAGGGCCCTGTGCCTAGCGTTCTGGCAGAGTCGGCCCTGGGATCGCTGTCCAGCGTCCCGCGAGACGGTGACGGCGACGGCAGGATCAACGACGGCACGCACAAGGAACAGGGTGTTGAGCGATCACCCGCCTTGCCGGCACACGCTCCGGCCGGCCTTCGTGCCTTTGGCGATGCGGCCGCGATCCGGAGCCGGATCTTCGATCGCGTCAAGGAGGCAGCTGGCAAGATCCCGCCGGTCTCGAACCAGCGACACACCCTGACCCTTGACGACGTCGGCTATGAAGGCGCGCAGCGGTACGGCAAGGCCGACTGGAAGAAGGCCATCCTGGGAGGCCGCAGTCTGGGGGCCCGGCTCCGGGGCACCTGGACGCTGCGTGATAACGCGACCGGCGCGGTCATCGATCAGAAACGATCCACCGTGGCTACGATCCCGTACCTGACCGATCACGGGACTTTTATCCAGAATGGGTCCGAATATACGCTGGCTCACCAGCTCAGGCTCCGGCCCGGCGTCTTTACTCGCCGCCAGGCCAACGGCGAACTCGAAGCCCATGTGAACGTCATGCCCGGCCAGGGTGCCGCGCACCGGATCTTCATGGAGCCCGAGACCGGCGTGTTCCGCCTCAAAGTCGGTCAGTCCAAGATGCCCTTGACGTCCTTGCTCCATGCCATGGGGGCCAGCGACAAGCAGCTTCGCGAAGCCTGGGGTGATCTCTACCAGCCCAACATGCTCAAGGATGATCCATCGGTCATCGGTAAGCTGCATAGCCGGTTGGTTCGCAAACCTGATCCGACCAAGACCCAGGAGCAGGAAGTCCGCGAAGCGTTCGAGGCCATGAAGCTCGACCCAGAGGTCACCAGGCGGACCCTCGGTAAGCCGTACGACAAGGTCTCGCTGGATCAGATGCTGGATACCACCAGGAAACTGGCTGCGATAAACAAACAAGAAGCAGAACCCGATGACCGTGATCACCTGGCCTACATGTACGCCATGGGTCCCGAAGATCTGTTATCCGAGCGGGTCGGCAAGGACCGCATGCTTCTGGGCAAGGTCCTCTGGAAAGCGTCCATGACCGGGAGCCTCAAGCACATCCCGGCCGAGTTACTGACCCGGAATATCAACGCCGCTATCCAGTCCAGCGGCCTGGGCCAGCCCACCGAGGGAATTAACCCGGCCATGATCTTCGACCAGCAGGCCCGGGTCAGCCGGCTGGGCACTGGAGGGATTCCTTCGCTTGATGCAATCCCCGCCGAAGCTCGCAACGTTCAGCCGTCGCACTTCGGCCTGATCGATCCCCTGGTCACCCCGGAGAGCTTTCATGCCGGTGTCGACGGCCGTGTGGCCCAGGGGACATTCAAGGGGGCCGACGGCCGGCTCTACGCGCCGTTTCGCAACGTGCGTACTGGCCGGCTCGAACACCGCAGCGCGCAGGACCTGACCGACTCGGTGATTGCCTTTCCGGGCGAGCTACAGACGGTCAAGCCCTACGTCTCGGCGCTGGCCGGCGGCAAGACCCGCGACGTGCCGCGGAACCAGGTCCAGTACGAGCTGCCCAACATGGACGATGCCTTCAGCTCGATCTCGAACCTGGTGCCGATGAAGTCGACCGTCAAGGGGCAGCGTGAGGTCATGGCCGGCCGCATGATCACCCAGGCCCTGCCGGTGAAGGATCCCCAGGCCCCGCTGGTGCAGGCCGGCGTCAGGGGGAGCCAGGGTGACAGTTACGAGTCCCGCTATGGCCGGCATTTCGGCGCCATGCACAGTGACGCTCCCGGTATCGTCACCAGGGTGGAGGACGGCAAGATCACCGTCCAGGGCGACGACGGCAAGCCCCGCGAGCACGAGCTTTACGTGAACTATCCTTACAACCGGAAAACCTATATTCACCAGACTCCGGTAGTCAAGCCTGGCGACCGGATCGCTGCCGGCAGCCTGCTGGCCAGGTCCAACTACACCGACGAACACGGTGTATCGGCCCTGGGTCAGAACGCCCGCACGGCCTACATCCCCTTCCGCGGCCTGAACTTCGAGGACGCGATCGTCATCAGCGAGGCGATGGCCAAGCGGTTCTCCTCGGAGCACATGTATCAGCACTCGCTCGAGCACGACGGCGAGGTCAAGCCGGGCAAGAGCGCCCACATCGCGACTTTTCCAGGTGTATTCGACCGCAAGATGCTTGATACCATTGACGACGAGGGCGTGGTCAGGCCGGGCACGATCGTCAATCACGGCGATCCGCTGATCCTGGCCGTCAAGGAACGCGAGCGGACCCACGGGTCGCTCTCCCGGGGCCGGCAAGCGGCGTGGGCCGATCACTCTGAGACCTGGAACCATCATGCACCTGGCGAAGTTACCGACGTCGAGAAGACGCCCAAGGGTATCGTGGTCTCGGTCAAGAGCCTGAACCCCATGGAAGTCGGCGACAAGATGTGCTACGACCCGGCGACCTGGCTTCTGACCCGTCGGGGTTGGAAACCGGTTGCGGAGGTTGTGACCGATGACGAGCTGACAACTCTCAACCCTGAGACGGATGCGCTGGAATATCAGCAGCCGACTCATCTGCATCGGTATCGTCATGATGGATTGATGTACTACCTGAACACCAAGCACATCAACATGCTGGTCACGCCCGAGCACCGACTCTGGGTAGCACGGCCAGGCAAGTCCTATCAGCCGATCACGGCACAGGCATTTTACGAGTCGAAAGGCGAATGGAATTTCAAGAAAGACTGCCGCTGGATTGGCATCGAGCAAGAATGGATCAAGTTCGAGCCATACGCGCAATACACATCGCGCGAGCAGTATTATGAGCAGGTCCGAATGGACGACTGGCTCGAGTTTCTGGGCTATTACTTGGCTGAAGGTTGGTGCGACTACAATAAGGCCAATGGTAGCTTCAAGGTGAAGATTGCCCAGTTCCGTAACTCACCGCACTGGCAAGCGATCTACGATAGCCTAGTTCGGCTAGGGATTCGTTTCACCTACAATAGCGACGATCAGCGGTTCGAGATTACCAGCAAATGGCTCTACGGGGTTCTGGCGCTGTTAGGCGATAGCTATACCAAGTACATTCCAGACTACGTTCAGGAGTTGTGCCCGCGGCAGCTCCGCATTTTCTTTGACGCTTACATGGCCGGCGATGGTCATCAAGGCGATGCATGGGAATACGGTTCTTCGTCTGAACAGCTAGCTGTCGATATCCAGATCATTTGCTTGAAACTAGGCTGGGCCGTGACGCTCAAACGGACGGAGCGGACGGATAACTGGCAGAAACAGCCGCATTGGCGGGGTCGTGTCAATCGGAAGCATTTGCGTCCTTGGTTCAAACATGGCCGGATCGGGATCTACGAGGCGAACGAAGAAAGGATGGTCGACTATTCGGGTGACGTTTACTGCGTCACAGTCCCCAACCATATCGTCTACTGCAAAAGAGAGGACAAAACGTACTGGTCGCTGAACAGCGGCCGGTACGGTTGAAGGCGATAAAGGCGTAGTTTCCGCAATCATTCCTGATCATGAGATGCCACAAGATATGAAAGGTCGGCCGTATGAAGTATTGTTGAATCCTTTAGGTGTGATCACCCGCACGAACCCGGCCCAGAGCATCGAGGCCGCTCTGGGCAAGATTGCCGAGAAGACCGGCAGGCCCTATCGTGTTCCTGACTTCGACGGCCGGGACTACAACGAATGGGCCATCCAGGAGCTGGCCCGGCATGGCATGACATCGGCCGAGACGATCAAGGATCCGGTCGCCGGGCGCGATATCCCGCGCATACTTACGGGCAACCGCTGGTTCATGAAACTTCACCACACCAGCGAATCCAAGGGCCAGGGCCGCGGCACCGGCGGCTACACGGCCGAGGGGGCCCCAGCACGTGGCGGCGAAGCCGGCTCCAAGAGAATATCACTCATGGACGTGAACGCGCTGCTCTCGCATGGAGCTACCGAAGTGCTTCGTGATGCTGGTGCCGTTCGGGGCCAGCAGCATCCCGAATTCTGGGCGCAGTTCATGTCCGGCCGGCCGCTGCCGACGCCCAAGACGCCCATGGTCTATGACAAGTTCATCAACATGCTCAAGGCCGGCGGAATTAACGTCGTCCGCCAAGGTACCAGGCTGAATGCGATGGCTCTTTCAGGGAAAGATGTCGATGAATTATCTGGCGACCGCGAGATCACCCACGGCGACACGGTCGACTGGAAAGAGGGCCTGAAGCCCCTGAAAGGAGGCTTGTTCGACGAAGCCTTGACCGGTGGTCACGGGGGAAACAGGTGGGCGCATATTAAGCTGGCCGAGCCCTTACCCAACCCAGCGATGGAAGAACCGATCCGGCGGATGCTGGGCATGACCGAGAAGAAGTTCCTGTCCGTGCTGTCCGGCAAGGAGGAACTCAATGGCCGGACGGGCTCCGAAGCGATCTCGAAGGCGCTGGATGGGATCAAGCTCGATCAGGCCATCAACCAGGCCCGAGCTGATATTCGCTCAGGACGTAAGGGTGCCCGTGATACGGCCGTGCGCAAGCTGGGCTACCTGAAGGGTGCCCAGAAAGCCGGGCTGCATCCCAGGGACTGGATGCTCGATAAAGCCCCTGTGCTGCCCCCTATGTTCCGGCCGGTCTCGACGATGGCTGGCTCCAAGCTGCCCATGGTGGCTGATGCCAATTATCTTTACAAAGAACTGATCGATGCTCGTGATAACCTCCGGGACATGAAGACCAAGGTCAACGACGTCTCGGAGGAGCGGCTGGCTGCTTACCAGACCCTGAAGGCTGTGACTGGCCTCGGTGATCCGCTTCATCCCAAGAACCAGGAGCGAGGGGTCCGGGGCGTGCTCAAGCAGGTTTTCGGGAATAGCCCCAAGACGGGCATGGTCCAGCGCAAGCTGCTCTCCAGCGCCACGGACCTGGTGGGTCGAGCGACTATAGTGCCCAATCCCGATCTGGACATGGATCAGGTCGGCCTGCCGGAGAACCGGGCCTGGGATGTCTACCAGCCTTTTATCGTTCGCCGGTTAGTTCAGCGCGGCATGGCTCGTATCGATGCCGTCAGGGCGGTCAAGGAGCGTAAGCCGTCGGCGCGCGCCGAGATGATGCACGAGATGGACTCCCGGCCGGTGATCATCAACAGAGCACCAGTCCTGCACCGGTACGGGATCATGGCTTTCCGCCCGAGGCTCGAGCAGGGCGAGACCCTGCACGTGTCGCCCATGATCGTCACCGGCTTCGGCGCTGACTTCGATGGCGACGCCATGCAGTACCACGTCCCGGTTACCAAGGAAGCGGTCAGGGACGCTTATGAGAAGATGCTTCCCAGCCGGAACCTGCTTGCGGCAGCATCTTTCAAAGCGCATCAACTTCCGAGCCGCGAATACGCCGCCGGGCTCTACGCGGCCACGGCCGGACGGTCCGGTAAGCGACCGCGGACTTTCGCTACCAAGGCCGATGCCCTGGCGGCTTACCGGCGGGGTGATATTAGCGCAGATCAGCCCGTCGAGATCGTTATGGATCGCTGATAGCTAAAAAGAAAAGACAGTCCGACGGGTCTTCCGACCCATCGGAAAGCTAGGGTGGGTTAGCTTTCCGGCGGGTCGATCACCTCCGGTAGTGATAGTGATTGGTACAGCTGCAAGCGCTACGTCCTGCGGCTGCAAGACAAAAGAGCACGAAGAGCCAGAACAGAACAGTTCCCATCAGAAAACCCTTTCATCGTGATGGACAGATCGGGATGCCTGACAACCAGGCGTCTTGCATTGGTATATGACGGGAACAGCGGCGAACTTTAGCCGCTGCGTTGCTCGGGAAGGCTGACTCGCGTTAAGATGACGGCGTGAAGCCGGCTGTCGACTCAGGGACCGGGAACCCACTCATCAGGGACGGTGAACCATGTCAGCGACACTTCCGCTCATCAATCCACACCTGCGGGCAGTAGCACGATGGCGGGTCGACAACGACGTACTGGACAACAACGAGTTCGAGAAGGTCGCGCAGCCCCCTGATCCGGGCGCAATGGCTGGCGGCGCTCCGCCGCCCATGCCGGATCCAGCCGCGATGGCCGGCGGGGGCGGTGCTATGGGTGGAGCACCAGCTCCGCCTCCAGGACCGCTCGATCCGGCGACGCTGGCCCAGATCACCCAGGCAGCTCAAGGCGCCGGCGGCATGGCCGGCGGGCCTGCTGGCAAGGGTGGCGGCAAGAAGGCCGAGCAGCAATTACTGGACACCAAGCTCTGGACGATCCAGTTCCTGCTCGTGAAGGTCTGCGAGGCCCTGAACGTCCAGGTGCCGCCATCGATCGTGGTCGGTCCGCCGCCTGATCCGATGATGCAGCAACAGGCACAGGCGGAGCAGGCAGCACCTGGCGGTGGTGGTACCACCATGCCGGGACCAGGCGGTATGCCTCCGGGCGGCGGCGCGCCTCCGGGCGGCGGTGCGCCTCCGGGTGGCGGGGCTGGTCCTGGCCCAATTCCGCCGCTGACTCCCGACCAGGGCCCCATTGGCGGCGGCGCCAAGGCGGCCTCGGTCAGAGCGGGTTCGGGTGTTCAAGGGATCTCCAGAATTCTCGGCGAGGATCATCGCCGCCAGTCGTTCGATGTCGGTAATGAGTACACGCTCGATGAATTACGTACGGTTCGCAGCAAGGCGGGCGCCCTGGCTGCCCTGTCCCGATCGCTCAAAAGTGGTGATGCATGATCCTGGAGATCCTCGACGGCCTGGGCAATCCGCTGGTGATCCCGGCCACCCGCGTGGTCGTCAAGAGCGGTGACGGGACCCCGCTGGCCGTGGTCGTGGAATGGGTGGGCGATACCAACGGAACGCATGTCACGGCGGCGCACGCCAGGGACCCGCACTTCAACCGCATCCTGGCCAATCTCGGCCTCGACCGGGTCCAGATCGACACGATCAAGCCTAACGGCGTCAAGGACTACGACTGGCAAGTCTGACGAAAGCGTATGGTGAAGCGGGGGTGTGACGTTGCCATGCTCCGGACAACTCTAGGGAATTTGATGGTGAACGAAAGTTTACCGCCTGAACTCAAAGACTACAATCGCGTTCTCGACGCCAAAGGTATCAGGCAACTTTTCCAGGACATCGCCGAGCGCCGCCCCGAGATCTACCGCGACGTTGCCAAGCGGCTTTCTGACGTTGGTCGTGATGTAGCATATTCCACCGGCGGCTTCTCGGTCGCTCTGGAAGACATGCGGCCCAGCAAGACTGGCGAGCGGATCAAGGAACAGATTCGCCGCGAAGTCCAGATGATCCAGGCCAACACCCGGACAACTGACGACCAAAAAGAGCAGGCGATCGTTGCCGCGGTGGACAAGTACCGTGATCACATGGAGAACGCGATCTTCGACGAGGCCAAGGCGGCTGACAATCCGTTTGTCCGCCAGGTGCTCTCAGGCGCGCGGGGCAGCAAGACGAACCTGAAGTCTTTCATGGGCTCCGACCTGATGTACGTCGATCATCACGACCGGCCGATCCCGATCCCTGTCCTGAACTCGTACCCTCATGGTCTTTCGCCTGCCGAGTACTGGGCCGGTGCCTTCGGTGCTCGCAAGGGCGTTGTCTCGACCAAGTTTGCCACCCAGGACGCTGGCTTCCTGAGCAAGCAGCTCAACCAGGTCGTGCACCGTCTGATCGTGACCGATCACGACGGCCCTGACGATACGACCTCGGTGCGCGGCCTGCCAGTCGCGACCGATGATCCCGATAACGAAGGTGCCCTGCTGGCTCGCCCCATCGGCCCCTACAAGCGAAATACGACCCTGACGCCCAAGGTCCTCAAGGACCTCCAGGCTCAGGGGCATGGTCGTATCCTGGTCCGATCGCCCATGATTGGCGGGCCGCCCCAGGGAGGCGTCTATGCCCGGGATGTCGGCATCCGGGAGCGGGGCGGTTTACCCCCGCTGGGCGACTACGTGGGCCTGGCTGCTGCGCAGGCCGTTTCGGAGAAGCTCTCCCAGGGCCAGCTTTCGGCCCGGCATACCGGCGGCGTCGCCGGGGCCGACAAAGCCGTCTCTGGGTTTGCCCATATCAACCAGTTAATTCAGGTGCCCAAGACCTTCAAGGGCGGGGCCACGCATGCTCAGCTCGACGGCAAGGTCTCGGCGATCACTGACGCTCCCCAGGGCGGCAAGTACGTCATGGTCGGATCCGAGCAGCACTACGTCCCCGCCGGTATGGACCCGAAGGTCGAGATCGGCGATAGTGTCGAGGCTGGCGACGTGCTCTCGGACGGGATACCCAACCCTGCCGAAGTCGTTCGGCACAAAGGCATTGGCGAGGGCCGCCGGTATTTCGTCGGGGCATTCGGAGACGCCTATCGTAACTCGGGCATGAGCAGCCACCGGCGCAATGTCGAGTTGCTGGCCCGCGGCCTGATCGATCACGTTCGGGTCACGGACGAATTCGGTGATCACGTGGAGGATGACGTGGTGCCGTACTCACACGTCGAGAACAACTGGCGTCCCCGGGAAGGGTCCCGTGTGGTCGAGCTGCCATCGGCTGTGGGCAAGTATCTCGAGCGTCCGGTCCTGCATCACACCATAGGCACCAAGGTCCGCCAGGGGATGCTTCCCGAACTCAGGGAGTTCGGAGTGAACAATCTGGAAGTCCATGACGAGCCGCCGCCCTTCGAACCCATGATGGTCCGGGGCATGTACAACCTCCAGCATGATCCCGACTTCATGACCCGGCATCTGGGGTCCGGCCTTGAGAAGGCCACGTTGCAGGCGGCGCATCGGGGCGCTACCAGTGACGTTGCCGGTACGAGCTACGTGCCCGCGCTGGCCGAGCGCACTCACTTCGGGCGGCAGGGCCTGACCAAGGGTTGGGATCCTGACGACGGATCCTGGGATGTCGACAACGACGACCTGGATGGTCATGATGCATCAGTGGACCGACTCAAAATGCCGGTCCACGGAGGCGCTGCTACCTGGCGTGGCGGCAGTTGATGTTATGATGTGGCGAAAGCCGTTGGCTTTACTGGAGGAAACTCCTGATGATGAGTGCAGCAGGTAAACCGCACCGTGAAGAAGATGATCCGGGCGAACATCCAGCGCAGCAGCCTGGAAAGCAGCCAACACAGCCTGGGCAGCAACCAGGGCAACCGGGGCAACAGCCAGGCCAACCAGGGCAACCAGGGCGACAGCCAGGCCAACCAGGACAACCAGGGCGACAGCCAGGGAAACCGGCACCAGCACACTCGCCTGGCAAAGATGCTGACGATGAAGACTTTGAAACAACCGAGTCAGTCGATCCTGAAGATTGAAGCATCGTGTAGCGGAGGATCCGGATGAACGCGCGTGAGTTAGGGCGGCAAGCCGCTCTTCTACACCTGAAGTTGGCTGCGGTGAATCCGGCGACAATCTCGTCGTCTTCATCGCTCTCGACGACGCCATCGGCCGGGGCCAAGCCCACGACCGGTGGCGCGTCGTCAGCAACCACCTTCGGCGCCAAGCCGGTTCAGAACGCTTCCATCGGGCCGATTGTCCCGAAGGTTGCACCGACAACGTCCGCTCCGACTGCGCCCACTCCGGTGGCAACCGCTCCTACCACGACCCAGGCAACGGCAATCAGACCTGGTGCTCCCGTTGCTTCTGCGCCGGCTGGCGGCGGGATCGGCGGCATGCTTGGTGGAATGTTCAGTGGCATGAAAAGCCCGACTGGCATGGCCAATCTGCTCACCAGCGGGCCGGTCAAGCCGTTCACCGAAGCAGCCCTGGGGATGGGCGGGATGCCACTGTTTGCCGCGGCGGCTGACTTTGGTCGCAGCGGTGGCGCGAACCTGCAAAATATCTTGAAGGGGAGAGTCACGTGACGTGAACGTGACTCGGCGCCGGATTGGGGTCCAGCGCCGAGTCGTGACGATGACCCGTGCAAGGGGCCACCATCATGAAACATCGTAGGATCGTGTGTATTCGGTGCAAGCGCTGGCCAGTTTTTCCCGGCAGGGTCCAATGTAATGGATGCATCGAACGCGAGAGGGAGAGGTACGATCGGCTGGTTGCCGCCGGTATCTGCGTCGGCTGCAAGACGCATCCAGCCGTCGGCGGCGCGGTGGTCATTCACAGGGATCGCGACGAAAATGGTTCGCGCCGTTATGCCTATGCCAGGGACAGATATTGTTCTTCCTGTCAGTGCAAGCGGCGAGCAAAGAAGGCGGCGTTGGTCGCTTCCGGGTTCTGTGTTACATGTCACAATCCGCACAGCAATACGACCGCGGAATGTTCGGCCTGTCTCGCCAACGCGAAAGCGCGGCGACAGAAGATGCGAGACGAGGTCTTTGCGGCGTACGGCGGGTACCGTTGCGCTTGCTGCGACGAGACGGAGCCAGTGTTCCTGGAGATCGACCATATTGATGGCGGCGGGAGGGCCGAACGCAAGGCGCTTGGCAAGTACGGCGGGCAGAACTTTTATCACTGGCTGCACAGGAATGGCTGTCCGCCCGGTTACCGGGTTCTCTGTTCCAACTGCAACATCGCAATCCATTTGCTCGGGACCTGTCCTCACCAATTGAGCAAGGAGGCTCCTCAATGCCCACGATCATTGATCGCCAACGGGGACGGAGTGAAGTAGCCCGCTGGCGAGCAGCAGTTCAGAGTCACATTGTCAAACACGCGGAGCTTGGTGGCGATGGTCAAGACCAACCGTATGAACAAGCGCTTGCGAATCTGGCTCATGCTTATCTCAAGGACAAAGCGCCCGGGCTGCTCGACTACGAAGTCGGCTTCCAGCTGCTCGACCGCAATGAAGACAATTCAAAGGCCGTCGGCGTGCGTGGCTTCAAGGTTGGTTCCCAGATCCTGTATGCCCCCGTCTTCTTCATCGACGGAGACCTGAAAGGGAACGAGCTACTCTACATTAAGAACGATGACCAGTTCGTGCCCTTGAAAGAGAACTGGATCAACTATCTGCTCAAGAAGAAGCCGCTCTCCCTGGGCGAAGGCGTGCACAAGGACCTACGGCGTATCGGCGTGCGGGCGCCCACGTTAAGCCGCATCGTGCACTCGCCAAGCAAGTTCGCCTCGGCCATGCCCGGCTGGCTCCAGCAGGGATTGCCGGCCCTGGCCTACGCCGCGACCACGAACCCTTACACCGATCCCCGCTACAAGGACGTGCGCACCCTGCCCACGCTGCTCAAGGAAGGCGGTATCAAGACTGTTCGCGCACTGCTCAAGTACGCTCAGACATATCCGGGGATCGCCCGCGGTCTCGATCAGTTTTACGACCTGAAGCTGATCCAGGACTTGCTGGCTGATCTCAAGCGTGAGAAAACTGCCGCAGCGGTGTCGGTCCTGTCCGGGCTCGACGTACCGCCGTACCGTCCGCTGCCGGGATGGGCACGCGGTGATTCCGTGCTGGGCGATGTTGGTCCAGAGCATCCGATCAAGAAGGGATCACTCCAGGTCTACACTTACAACCCGAACGCGCTCTCGAAGCTCCCCAAGACCTTGACCGTGCCCGATACCGAGAACCTGCTTGAAAACGGCATGCTGATCAAGGACCAGCGCGAGGTCGCGGACAAGTCCGTCGCCTACAAGGTCCAGATGCGGCAGGCCATGGTCAACCCTGACACGACCGGGCTCTACGACATCCTGGTCAAGCCTGACGTGCTCGAGAAGATGCTGGTGATCATCGGGCCGCATGGGCCTGACGGCCGCAAGGTCTTCGCTACAGTGGCACGAGTCGAAGGTGAGCCCAAGGGCTGGATCAATGTCCACGCGTCCTATCTCTGGGCGGCGAAGCAGTACTCCGACGAAGACTGGAAGAACTGGGTTGAGAGCCTGCCGGATGCTGACACACTGACTGGTGACAGCGACGGCCAGTACATCGTCGTCGGGCCGGGCCGGCCCGACGGTACGCTGCCATTCATCGTCGAGGGGAGCGTTGGCAGCAACGAAGGCTACAAGATGTTGAACGTCCGGTTCGATATGTTCGCGGCCCGACCACGGCCAGCATCGCATAGAGGCATCACGCTGTGGTCGTACTACAAGTCAAGGCTTTCTGATCCCGTTGACTTCTACGATCGCTGGAACGACGGCGAACGAATTCATCTCGGCGCTCCGACTGGTTCTGAAGTACGAAGCCGCATGGGTGATCTGTTCATGCCCAAGGGCTCCAAGCTCTTCACGGTCGAGAAAGCCGACTATGACGATGATCAGTGGGACGTGCCCGAGGAGGACCTGACCAAGGTCACCCGGCCGATCAAGAGCCTGACCGGCGGCAAGGGTGAGAGCAAGACGCCGCCGGTCAGCACGGCCCACGTCATGAGCATCGAGATGGGCATGTGGCGCGACAAGGTCGGCTCGACGATCCCGCATCATCGCATCGCAATTGCTTTCGACGGCAGCCGGGCTGCGGTCAACGGCAGGCGATCCATGACCGAGAAGCAGGCGATCGTGCATCTGGTGCGTGATCACGGCTTCACCGAAGGCGTCGCCCGGAACATGCTCAAGATGGCCGAGGAGAACCGCTTCAAGAAGCCCGGACCTGCGCTGGAATTCCGGGTCGAGTATGCCCCCTGGGTCAAGCAGGCCAGGGGGCCATACATGACCGACGAGGGACCGACCGCGCCGGCCATTCCGGACCCTACTTACAGCTCGGGCAACTTCATGAACCCCGACTACCCGTCGCAGGACCCGCAGTCGGAGTCCATCCCGGTCGATGGCATGTTTCCCGACCCGGCCAATCGGGAGCTACAGCGGCCCAACACGAACCTGGACCCCGATCCGCCATGGCGTAATAACAATTCCGCCAGCCCGGACCCCGGCGCGGCCCAGGCCGCAACTGAAGCAGCCGCCACTGGCCAGCGCGAGATCTTCGATACGTCCATGCTGGGGAGCCTCCTGAAGACCACCCGGGACGACCAGCTCACGGATCGTTACCTGGGCGATCTCATGAAGGGCATGGACCGGATCGGCCGGATCTTGTTCCAGCTCTACTGGCACCGTGAGGCATTCGAAGAACGGTACGGCAAGAGCCACGTGCCCGAGCTGGAGGACATGCTCAGAAACTCGTTCGAGGACATGGGTGACCTGGTACTGGATCTGAAGCAGAAGACGGTCGAGGCTGATCCCGAGGCGGCCATGCAGCGGACCGACTTCAAGAGCGATACCAACGACTAGCAGGGAGGATGGTCCATGGGCGTCACTCGCATCGCTGCACCTAATGTCAACGTCACTGCTGGTCAGACCTATCGCATGGCGCTCAATGCGCCGCCGCGGGGCGAGATCATCCAGATGCAGTGCATCCAGACCGGCGGCAGCAAGAGCACCTTCTCGTTCGCGATGTACAACGCGGCCGCGAGCTGTCCGCCGGGCCAGGCTACTACCAGTGGCGACGCGACGGTCGACCCCATGGTCGAGTATGCGGGCCAGATAGGCCCCGTCCGGTCGGTAGCCACGGCCGCCGACCGGTACCTGCTGGCCGACGGCTCGGACGGCGGCTGGTCTTTTCCTACGCCGTACATCAATGCCGATGGCGCTAGTCCTACTACCGCGCAAGGGAAGCTATACCTGAAGTTCGTTGCAGGCGGTACCGGGACCTTCGGGATCTTCATCACGATCAAGACCAAAGGCGACTAATACGCAGCGTAACGCTATGCTCCAGACTTACTCCCCGCGAAACCCCCGCAGACCGGTGGACTGGCGATGGCAGCGAGCTTCGCTGGCCGCAGAGAACAAATACCCATTATCACGGCGCCGCGACGGCGATGTCTGGGTCGGCCGCGCTGCCAGGTTTCTCCGTGACCAGGCAAACTGTCAGACCGAAATGGACATGGCCCAGCTGGAAGAGAACCATCCGGTCATTTTCTGGGCTCACGATATCTGGCACACCCAGAAAGAAGATGTGGGCAACCCGATGCGATCTGAGGTGGAAGCACGTCTACTAGCTGATGACGCCGTCGAGAACATCGCGAGACGGATAGCCACCAGCGTCGAGGTCATCGAGGCTTTCGAGAGATTGTTCTTCAACGTTCGCGAGCGGCTCTATAACAGGGGCTACCTGATGCACTGCGTCCTGGGGCCGGCAGTTCATCTGGGCTTCCAGGCCAGCGAGTATGACCTTCTGTGGAAACTTTTCGGATTGCTCGGCGGGCCCCTGGCGGTCGACCTCATGATCGACCAGTCCGTGGGACACGCACGCCCCGATCGCGCCGGCGATCTGAAGTACTTCGTAGCTGACATTGCCCAGAACGATCTGCGCCGGGTCGCCATGGTTGCCTTGAAAACTCTTAGAATTAACTCTTTTAATGCCGTCGAGCTGATCAATAACTTCCTGAAGCTGGTCGAGCTGGAGCGCACCGGCGGCTCAGGCGCCGGAATTGCCGCCGAGGCCATGAAGCAGAACGTGCATGCGATGCTGATCTCGCTCCCGTTCGCGGTAGGCCATCAGGCCATCCATGTGGACTCCGCGCCGATGGACCGGTACGATGATCTGGCGGCCGACCTTCGGTATGAAGAGGTCATGGCCGCGTCAGCTGGGCAGGAGGTTCCCGCCGCAGGAATGTTACAGCTGCTGGCATTTCCCAGCCGCAATGGCGATCAGGCCACGGAGGGTCAAGACTGATGCCCAGGATGATGCCGAGGATGACCAAGGAGGGCGAATCGCGACTACGCGAAGCCCTCGACAACATCGTTGATCTGGTCAACAGGGGCACCGATCCCGACGATGCCATCGTCAAGGTGGCATCCCAGCGTGCAATCCCGCCTGGCCACATCGGCCTCATGGTCGCTGCTTACAACACGGGCCGGACCACCCGGCACCGGGAGTCGCACTCTTCGCTGCTGGACAAGGCAGCGGACTTCCCGATCGCCGACGCGCCGGCGATCCTCGAGCGGCTGTACCCATCCCAGGTCAAGTCAGCCGCCGCGGTCGAGCGCGAGTCCGGAGTCCATGTCGCCTATTCGCTGTCGCCGTCGTGGTACGTCCGGGCCTCACAGGAGGCCCAGATGGAGAAAGCGGCGGCAGCGACCGACTGGCGACTGGCCGACAAGCCGGTCCCGGCCTACCCGACGGTCCGCGACGAGCAGGCTGGCGAACGCGTCGTAATTGCCCGCCAGAAGGCCGCTCAGGCCGAAGAGGCGGATCGTATGGAGACGGTGCGGGTTCAGCACCAGATCATGGATGGCTTCGCCAAGTTAGCCGACTACTTCGCCACACCTGGCAACCTGTCGATATACGACGTTCGCGAGAACGTCGAGACCCTCTTCGGCAGAGAGGGCGTGGCGGTCTACAACCAGCTTCGTCGCACTCGCCCTAACCTGATGAAGCAGGCAGGTACCGGCCGGTTCCATTCGGCGATGGGCGAGCCTTATCACACCTTCTCGCGACTGGTCGACCTGGCGGGCCGGCTCCGCCAGGTCGTCACTGACAATGAAAAGCGAGCGGCCGATCGAGGTGCCGTTCTTGCGGAGATTGAGCGCCCTTTTGTCGTGGCCCCGCGCGGCTCCATCCTAGATCCGCTGCCCTTACCTGGGACTAAGGCAGCAGCCGACACGGGGTTCTGGCCCAACTTCAACGCACTCATGGCCAGCAACATCACCACGCCGATGCTCATGAGCCTGGTGCCGACCGAGAAGGAGAAGCTCGTCCAGAGCAAGCTCAATCAGATCGCCACTCCGGAGCACGAGCAGGCGCTGCGAGACATCAAGACCCGGGCGATGCTTGAGGAGATGCTGTCTCACGACCCGGTCCTCAAAGGTTTTCACCGGGACGAAGTACTCAATGCATTCAACGACGTCAGCCAGCTGGCCCCGCGGGCCAGCCAGCAGCCCTTGCTCATGAGCGGCCTCTTGCGGAAGCGGCTCCAGCAGGGCGCCATCGATCCATTCGACGTAGGTGACGTCGTCAAGACCGAGCAAGGACTGAGGGAAGTCGGCGGCATTCCTCTGCCACCAACCGCGACGCAATCACCTGGGGGCAAGGGTGGATCAGCATCAACCAGTGTACTGGCTAAGTAGGGATCCGGCCGAGGCTGCCCAGTTCCTGGCGCGCACGGCTGTCGCCAGCCGCGCCGTGGGTGGATTCATCAAGACGGCCCAGGGTATGCCTGCGCTGGATCCTAACCTGCAACGAGTTCTCACCCATGCCGCCATTGGTGCCGGTATTGGCGGATTCGGTGGCCTGGGGGTTGGCCTGTTCTCCAAGCGGAAGAAGAACCCGCTGACGTCGGCGCTGACCGGTGCCGTTCTGGGCGGTGTTGCGGGTGGTGCCGTTCCCGAGGCATGGAGGGCCTGGAACCAGCTGAGTTCCAGACCGTCGGCTACACAGGCGCAGCGAGTCGCTGATCAGCAAGCTGCGGCGGATAAAGCCTGGAATGAGGCATCGGGCGCGCAGAAGCTCTATGCAAGGGCAACGGGATCGGATATCACGGTTGATCCCACGAAGATAGCACCGACTGGTGCGGCTGGTGCGGCTGCTGTTCCTCAGACGGCCAAGGACAAGGGTGGCTGGGGCCAGGACATCGGACAGGCAGCCCGTGAGGGCGCCTCTGCCGTAGGCCAAGGAGTCAACACGGTCACTGGGGCCAGTGATCGACCGTGGACGGTCGGCACAGCGATGGTGGGAGCTACCGGCCTCTCCGGCGAGATCTGGCGGAGACAGCATAACGCCAGGCTCGCGGAAGCATTCCGCAGGGGTGCTGCGGATCTGAAACCCGTCGATCCTGCCCGCACTACGCCGGGATATACACCGGAGGAAGCCACCAGGTTGCTCCACGATGAGATGTCCAGGAGAACCTGGGATGCTCCCAATCCATTCAGGGGATTCCAGGAGTCCAGGATTGGCCGCATAGTCGGCAAGTTGCGCAAGAACACGCCGACAGGCCAACCGGGGAATGTGCCGCCGCGCGGCTTGGCGGACTACAAGAATTACATCGAAGGATCGCACGTCAGGGATACGATCGCTCGCGGCATGCGGGACATGACCGCGAACCCCCTGAGCCGCACGAAGCGATGGGGCGGATTGGCCCTGCGCGTTTCGCCTTTCCTCTTGCCCGCGTACATGAAGGCCACCGAACCCAGCTACTGATATGATGCTCAAGTGCTCTGGTATCCATGCTTATGACTTCGGCGAACCGACCGTGGCGCTGGTCCGGCTCCGCCGCGACGGTCGCTTGGGGCCCAATGATCGCTCCGTGCTCGAGAAGCGCGCCGGAGTGGAGTTCGTCGAGAAGCTGCGGCGCATCAAGCTGGCCCAGGACGAAGTCCCGGTGCACATCATCGGACTGGGTGCCACCGAAGACTATGGTCCGAACCGGAATGGCGACGGCTTCGATCGTAGTGAATGCCGGCAACATCACGGAACCTTCCAGAAGTATGGCCGGTTCTACCGGAACCATGCCAACAAAGACCCCGACAAGAGCTACGGCCGGTTCCTGGACACGGCCTTCAACGAGCCCATGAAGCGGATCGAGTTACTGGCCGGCTTGAACGGTAGTGAGAAGACCGCCAAGGCCAATGGTGGGCTCGTCGCCGACAAGGAGCTGGAGCTGCTTGAGCGCGGGGATGACATCCCCACGAGTATGGCCTGCAAGGTTGCCCACGATATTTGCTCGGGTTGTGGCAACAAGGCTCGTACCCGGCAGGAGTACTGCGACAATACGATGTGCAAGTACGGTGGCCTGAAGGACAACATCGGCCGTACCTTCGACGATGGACACACCCTCCACGCCAGAAACCCCAGCCCGGTCTGGTTCGATGACTCGCATGTTCACAAGCCAGCCGACCGGATCGCCTGGAGCCTGGGTCGCCTGGAGAAAGCGGCAGCCGCCGGTGGTCGCGTGATTGGCCTGGGTGGTGCGGCACTGGCCGAGGAGATCGGCCTGACGATGCCAACGGAATTGATGGTTGATCCATTCATGCCAGGCTGGGTTGCCCAGCACGTCAAGGTAGCCCACCGGCTGGCCGAGATTGAGCGGCAGGTGGAGGCGGAAGGCCCGCGCAATACGGACAGGGCCTTCGATCTCATGGTCCAGGATCCAGTCCGTGAATTCCCAAGCGAGCTGCATACCCGCAACCGGCTCGAACACATGCTCGGAGCACTATCGCAAGAAAAAGTAGCCCTTCCACTTCGTGACTTTCTGGTTCTGGTGTCCGGGGACGAGAAGCAAGCCAGTGATGCCTACGAAGAAGTGGCAGCGCAGTTGCCGGGCATCTACGGTAGACTTACACGAAGTCCGGCTCTGGATGTCCAGGTCCGGGACAGCATCTACGCGATCAATAGCCATGGGGCTGAGCCGCCGATGAGCATGCAGCGCTGGGCAACCAAGCTCGCCATGTCATCCGGACTGCAACCGAAGCATCTTCAGGATCGCGTTTCCCTGCACGTGATCCGTGGTTTGCCCTCCCCCCGGCATCGCAGCCATGGCGAGGGAATGCGCAAACAAGCGGCTGACATGGGCGGTGCCGAGCGGCTTGCCCGGCAGTATGCTCTTTACAAACTGGCTCTGGCGTCAGCAATCCCTGCGACCGCAGATCAGTCCGAAACGACAATCATGAACTTGCTTATACGCCAGAACTATGTAGCATGACGGGGAACGGGAATGCGGGCTGAACTGGGCAAGAGATCTTGACAACATCTAGCACCGTATGGCGTCATCGTGTAGGCTAAGCAGCTAACGTCCGGCACGGCGGCCACTACTGGTCAAGGGAGTGACCCTCCATGTCAACTCTGAAAACTCCGAAGAACGCGGTCTTTTCCAGCCTTCGCTCGTTCTTCGACGAGATCAACGACGAGAAACAGGCTGCCGTGAAGACGGGCGAGCCACTGAGCGAACCCGGCTCGATCGGTGGCGCAACGACCCATCCCTCCAAGAACGTCGATGATGGTCTCATCGCCGAGCAGACCGGTGCTCGGTATTCCGAGAACACCAAGGACGTCAAGGAAGAGATCGGCGCACCATCGGTCGAGGGTGAGGGCGGGCCCAGCGACCAGATGCAGTACGAGATGCAGATCGGGGTCAAGCACGCCCCGACCGGCGAGGATCCGTCCGCCGAAGACGACTTCAAAGGCACCAAGGAAGACCCGGGTACGACGTCGGTCATGAAAGCCGACGACGGTGAGAAGTACGGCGAGTGGCACTTCAAGAAGCTCGCCGTCGCGATTGGCCAGCTCGGCAACGAGCTGATGGCCGACCTGGGGCAAGGCAAGCTCAGCGAGAAGCGAGCCACCCCCGGCAGCGCTATGGTTCACAGTCGTGGCGAGACCAAGCCAGTTCGCCACGCACAATCGGTGACTCCGCCCGCGACAAAGGCGAAGGAGGCCGATGACAGTGAAGTCAGCGAGGAGACCAAGCAGGCCGCAGCCGCCGGCTACAAACTGGCCGCCGCGCTGGGGCTGGACGACGGTGCCGCTGACGCTCAGGTCTCGGCGATGGTCGAGACCATCATCAAGGAAGCACAGTTTCAGGCCGACAGGGTTGCCGAGTACCTTGACGGCTTCGCACGTACCGTCAAGCAAGCCGCCGATCCGGCTGCCACGGAAGCTGAAGCAATGCCACCTGGCGGTGGTGATGCTACGGCTGGTGGCGGCCCAGCTGGGGACATGGGCGGCGGTGGCATGCCAGCAGGCCCGCCTGGCGCCGGTGGGCAAGATCCCATGGAAGTCCTGGCACAGCTACCGCCGGAAGTCTTGCAGCAGCTGGTAGCTGCCGTGGAACAAGGCGGACTTCTCGGTGGCGGCGGTGGCCCTGGCGGTCCTCCTGGCGGTCCTCCTGGCGGTCCTCCTGGCGGTCCTCCTGGCGGCCCACCCGGCGGCCCACCCGGTGGCGGCGGCAGTGATCCAACTGAGAACTTGAGCGGCGCCATGCATGAAATGGGCGTTTCGCCCGAAGAGCTGCAATCGGCTGCCCCCAAGGTCGCTGCCGATCAGCGAGAGACCCTGTTGAAGATTGCCGAGGCGGTCAAGACCAAACGACGTTCCGGAAAGCTCGGCTACAAGGTAGCCAGCAGCCCGCAGGACCAGCAGATCCGGGCCGAGATGCGGCAATATCTCGCCGAGGTCATCGGCAGCTGACCATGTAAGGGAGCCCGTCTAGTCACGGAGGAAGATCATCGATGGCCTCAAAACCCAAGACCATTCCTGAGAAGGTGCTCGAGTTCGTCGACATGTCCGCTGCAATGGCGGAGAAGGCGGCCTCGATCCTCTCGCGGCAAGAAACGATGGAGAAGCAGGCCGCTGACCTGATCCCCGCGGCCGTCGATGAGTTGCTCAAAGCCAAACTCATCGACCCGGAGGAGAAGCAGGCCGCGATCACCGCGCTCAAGGATCCGGTGCGTACGCTCCAGATCCTGATCAAGACAGCGCGGGCCAAGCAAGAAGACAACTCGATCACGCTCGGCCATCCGGCTACGAACGGGACCGAGAAGCGAGCCAACGCCGGGGCAGGCCCCTATGCTGGGCGTCGTCATGGCGAAGGGGAAGAACCCGAGAGTTTTCGTGTCTTTCGCGAGCGACTCATGGGTAACTAAGGGGAACGGATACCACGGCATCGAGGCACATTCAAGGAGGCAACGAGGAAAACTATGGTTACCGCTTACACCGGTCCAATTCTGATGTTCGAGCATTGCCTCGATGAACTCAAAGGGTGGCCCGATGAGGCTGCCCTTGACTTCGACGCGTTTCTGTCGGCCAACGTGACGGTTGATCCCGTCTATGGCGGGAGCGTCGTCCATGTCAACGCAGCTGGTGAGTTCGAGCTGGGTCTCGGCCCCAGCAACATGGGGATCTTCCTGCTCCAGGGGTCCCATGAGCTGGATGTTCAGAACCCTGGCGGGAATAACTGGACCGCCATCGCGCCCACGGGCAAGATGTCCGGCCTGGTCGCCGCCGGCGGCTTCGAGCTGGAGACGACGGAATTCTTCCAGGGCGATCCCACGCAGAATCCCACCGTCCACTACACCCCTGGTCAGCAGCTGACCGCACCCACCGAGGCCATGTTCCCGGTCGGTACCGGCGTCGATCGATCCTTCGCTGGCAAGCTGGGTGCTACCGCGTTCTGGACGGCATTTCCGGCTCCGGGCACTGCGGTCACCAACTTGACCAATGGGATCTGTGCCGTTGTCAGTCGTGCTGATCACATCAATCACCATCGGGTGCCGGTCTTGTCGTTCTGGCCGGTTTACGTCCCCAAGTGCACTTGAGTCAATCGTCGTCGTTTGTTCGTCAGGATACCCATTCACGGAGGAGACTAAAGTGGCAGCTGGCGCCATCATGACCAGGTCCGAAGTGCAGCTCATGAATGAGACGCTCTTCGCTAACCTGACGAACCCGGGGATGATCAAGACCGCGATCGACGCGGTCAACGACTTCACTCGCATCAAGATGCGTGAAGATGGATTCGCACGACGCATCATGCCGCCGCTCCAGATCGCCAATGATGAGCTGGACCGGCAGGTTGATACCGACAAACCAGTGAAGATTGTGGACAAAGAGCCGGATTCGCCGGCTGCCATTTCCATTCCCTTCGCTACCCTGCCCACCAACGTCTACATCCGCGGCCCGCGATATCGCGTTGCGTTCGATCGCATCGTGACACCACGGTTCACCAAGGACGTCGACGAACTCCGCACCTGGATCATGGACATCCGGCAGGTCCTTTCTGACAATGCTATCAAGGACATGCTGGCGGAAGAGGATAGCAAACTCATAGGGGCAACCAACTTAGCGCTCATGGGCGCTGACTTGAACGTGCCCTGGTCGGGCATTCCCCAATGGGTCACGATCCATGGCGGCATCACGCGCGACTCGGTGCTGGATTCGCTCAAGATCATGCCGAGCACTGATGCGCGGCTCGAAGCCGCGACCGTCTTGATCAACAACATCTCCATCAAGGAGGTCATGAAGTGGGGCCGTGATGAGATGGGCGGTGACTTCAGCCAGGACGTGCTGCGAAATGGCTGGAGCGAGACCGACTTTCTCGATAAGCGTTGGATCATCAGCATCAAACATGATCTGGTGCCTACGGATACCATATTCATGTATGCTGATCCGAAGTTTATTGGGAAAATGTATGTTTTGGAAGACACGACGATGTATATAAAGAGAGAAGCATATCTTCTCGAGTTCTTCGCCTACGAGACCATGGGTGGCACGATCGGCCACACCGGCGGCCTCGCCCGCGCTGACTTCGCCTGATCACTCGTGTCTTGAGTTTCTACCTACACATATAAACAAGTGGTCCAGGAGGAGGCAAACGGTGGCCGGTAACAACCAAAGCCAGCGGGCGGCTGGCAACGAGGTCCAGGTCCTGCCGGCGGATACGGCGTACGACTTCCTGTACGGCCAGATCCACGCTCCGGTCTTCTTCACCAAGCTCGCCCAGGACTACAGTATCGTCCCTCGTAATGAGGCTGAGGCCACGCAACTTCTGGAGATGGGCGCTGATCTGTTCGCGGCCGAGCGGCAGAGCCAGGAGAAGCAGGCCAATGCACAGGGCGGCTTCATTGACCAGGCCCACGGCAGTCTTCGGCTGCTCATGGGCAAGCAGGCCAGCGGCCGGACCGCACAGACTCAGGCTAATGATCAGCTGGTCAAGACTGCGGCGGCTGAGCTGACCAAGGATCCCCGCGTTCGGGCTGCGGCCCTGGCGTATCAACTATATCTGACTCAGCAGCAAGCAGGCTGAGCCCAGGACAAGGAGACATCGCCGTGCCAGCCGCACTTAATTATCTCTACACCACGATCCAGAACACCAGCGGGCGGGAGATCATTTTCAGCTTCATCCCGCCTCATGGTAAGACCATGGCTCCCCAGGAGCAGCTGACGGTCGCCGGCAACCTTGTCGATCGGCTGGCCGCCAAGTCCAGCAATCGCCAGTTCAAGGCGATGGAGGCGGCCGTATCCGCTGGCCTTCTGACCATCATCGCGACACCTTCGGTGTTCGTCTACGACAACACCAAGGCACTGGGCGTGGTGCTCGATCCCCAGGCCATTGGCTATCCCGGCGCCGTACTCGGCGGCGTCGATCCGACCTGGCCCGAGCCAATCGATCCTCCGAAGATGCCAACGTGATGTTGCTCGGATAAGGGTTGGCCGCGGAGCCCGCAGGATGCATTTGACCGTTGTGACGCCGACCCACGATATAAGTTGGCTGGACGATGCATGGACCAGCCTACAGGCACAGACACATACGGATTGGGACTGGTTGCTCTTGCCCAATGGTGGTGCCAGGGTCCCTGCGCGCATCATGACGGATGCTCGCGTCAAGGTGTTGCCTGAAGACTGGACCATGGTCGGTAATGTCGGGGCCCTGAAGCGGCAGCTTTGCAATCAGGCTGCTGGACCAGTGATCGTCGAGCTGGATCACGATGACATGCTGACACCCGATTGCCTCACCGAAGTGGCGGCAGCAGTGTATGATCCGGAACAGCCAGCGTTCGTCTACTCGGACTTCATCCAATTCTGGGTCGACCACAGCAGTCATACCTTCGGCGAGGACCAGGGATGGCGGAGCTACCCGTTCCAGTATGCCGGCCGGTCCTACATGGCGACGAGCGCCTTCGAGCCGACAGCTTCAAGTCTCCGCCAGATCTACTATGCTCCCAATCACGTCCGGGCCTGGACCAAGACCGCTTACGCCCTCGTCGACGGTCATGACCCGGAACTGCCCATCTGCGACGATCACGACATGATCTGCCGCATGTACCTGGCTGAAGTGCCCTTCCATCACGTCCCGCGGCCACTCTATATGTACCGGGAGCGCATCAACGTGGCGGAGGAGGCGCAGAATAGCTTCCGTACCTTCCGCGAAGACGGGACTCTGGAAAAAGTCCATCACAGGAACCAGAACCGGTATACCTGGAAGCTGGCGCATGAATGGTCCCGCCGCAACGGGCTTCCCAGGTTCGATCTGGGCGGCCGGATTGACTGTCCCGAAGGCTACAAGTCGATCGACCTGCGAGATGCCGATATCATCTGTGACGTGACCAAGGGGCTACCGTTCGAGGATAATTCGGTCGGCATCTTCCGGGCGGCTGACTTCCTGGAGCATATCCCCCGGGAGCACGTCATCCCGGTCATGAACGATCTGTGGCGCTGCCTGGTGCCGGGCGGCTGGATCATCAGCCGCACGCCCTCGACGGGCGGCAAGGGGGCTTTTTGCGATCCGACCCATGCCTCCTTTTGGAATGACTTGAGCTTTCGGTATTATTGTGATCGGCGTTACGCAGCGTATTGCCCGGAGATCATCTGTCGCTTTCAGGCCGTGCGGGTTTGGGAGTGCTATCCGAGTGACTGGCACAAGCTGCAAGAGTTAAAATACGTGTACGCTGATCTCGTAGCCTTGAAAGGTCAACGCCACCCAGGCTTGCAGTTGATCTAGTCAGGCCGTAGAATCGGCGCCTAATACCCGTGGCCCGCACGGAGGTCATTCGAGGAAAGGGAGTTCCCCATGGCAGCAACCGTTGACATCTTGCGTTGGACCGGAGCCACTGGTGCGCCTGTCAAGAGCACCATCACCGGGATCAATACCCGGGCCAACGCTCTGGACTCGCATACGACGGCCGACACGTCGAGCCCGGTCCAGATCCCGGCCTCCGGCAGTAATTACAGCTTCTGGGTCTGCACCCGGCTGACGGCCGGGACATCGCCAGCCGGGACCATCAACAATCTGCGCTGGTACGCGGATGGTGCCAATAACTTCGGCACCGGGATCACGGCCATAGGTAACGAGGCCACGACCTACGTCCAGGCTACCGGCACGGTTGGTCAGACCGGCATCCAGCTCACCACCGGTGCCTATTCTACGATCACGACGCCCGTGGATCCCTTCACCTTCACGGCGGCGTCACCCAAGAGCCTGGCTGGCTCGATCGCGAACCCGACCACCGGCGACTTCGGGTCCTGGTTCGTGTACCAAATAGTGGTCGCAAGTACAGCAACGCCAGGAGCAACCGCACAAGAGACCTTCACATGGAAATATGATGAAACGTAGATATGACAGGTGAAGGTGGTCAGGACCGCCTTTATCTGTGTATCCTGGCGGGATGAACAAGCACGCGACTCGCTACTGTACCTGCGGCAAGGTCATACCCAGAACCGATATGGTCCACTGCTCGGGCAAGTGTTATCACGACTCACGGCGAGGCGCAACTTGTGAGGCACGCAAACGGAGAGTTACGAAGACCTGTCCACAATGCCGAACCAAGTTCGAGGCCGGAGGACGTAGCGGTCGAAAGCCGTCCGTGATCTACTGCTCCTTGACTTGTCTTGGCGAGAAACACCGAGCCCCGATCGATAATGCCTTCAGACTTAGACGAGGTCGTAGCAAGAACTGGGAAAAGTTGAGTACCAAGATCATCGATCGGGATAAAGCCTGTATCTTCTGTGGCCGTACCAAGAACCTCCAGACTCACCACTTAGTTCCTCGCGAATATGAAGGTAGCCATGACGAGGACAACCTGGGGGCTGCTTGTCGCCACTGCCACATGGTGGTTGATGCAATGATCAAGATCATGAAGACCAAGAACCCAGACTTCGACATCCGTTCTTGGTTAGCCTCGTTCATGGAAGGAGCCTGACATGCCCGATCCACGATACCCACAATCTCGGCAGCCCCAGTCCCGGCAGCCGGCACCCCAGCCTGCCGGCCGTCCCCAGGAGCGTCCGGTCCCCAGTGAGCACAAGGATCTCCCCGCAGGTATCCATGCAGGCGATCCCAATGCCGCCGCCAAGCGCGGTGCCGCCCGGCCGGTCCGGCCGCTGGCTCCGGAAGAGCAGGCCCCACCCGTTGAGGTCGAGCGGAAGCTCAAGAAGGGCGAGAGCTACTGGATCGTTGGCAGTGAAGATTCGCCGGCGGCGCCTCGCAAGGCCAAGGTCATTCGGCTGTCCAACGAGGTCGGCAAGACGATCGGCGTCGAGTTCGCCGAGCCGATCGGTGGCGTAGACGAGCACGGCCAGCCCTGGGGCGTCAGTCACACCTGCGACGGCCGGGGCAAGCTCGGCCACTGTCTCTACGTACGGCCCGACCAGGTGCTGGACGAGAAGGCCATGCAGGCCCATAAGGCCCGCCAGACCACGGAGAAGCAGGAAGCAGAGTCGAAGTTCGAAGAATACAACGAGATGACCGTCGGGCCGCAGCACTCACAGGTGCAGACCCCGCTCATGGATACCTCCGGGCGGGAGACGATGACGATCGGCAAGGACGACGTCGGTACGATCAAGGCTGAAGACCTGGAAGACGAGGACGAGGACGAGGACAAGTAACCCACCAAAAACTACAGGGCCGGCCGCCGCTGAATACAATTACCGGCGACCACCTACGGCCCGCAACCGGTCAGGAGGGCAATACAATGCCTTTTACCTGGACCGCCTTCTACCGAGATGGCGGTTTTGCGCAAGAGCGCCGTGGCGATCAGCTCAATCTCGATACCAGCGCGCTCAAGAGCATCCAGCTCACCGATCATTCGGGTCGGCCATTTCTTGAACAGCTCTTCGAGCCCCAGCAGCGGGCAATCTATCACGTCTTGCCGCATACCCCTTTGACCGGCTTTCCCTGTCACATGCTGGGCTGGCAGGAGACGCTTATCCGTGATGGGCGTAATTTCAGCGTTCAGCACATCGCCTATGTCTCGGAAGACGGTCGGATCATCATGGCTGGTCGTTACGACGAAAGCCTTCCCTGGTTCGCCGTGGTCCGGGGCGTCGATGATCGCATTCCGGACCTGACCTGGATCGCCCACTACGAGGACGGCAAGACCGATCCCCAGACCGAGCCGATCACGCGCGCCGAGATCTCGAGCGAGCAGCTCGATCGCAGCCGGCTTCTGTCGATGGTCTTCTATGGCAACGGCGGCCTGCCCTGGTTCGAGCAGTACTTCGATCGTGGCCAGCGGATGATCTTCCGCCGCCGCAAGTTCGAGGCCCCTGGCGGGCTGGCGGTAGGCACGCCGCCGGTCGTCAACATGCTGGGCTGGCAGCTCACAGCCCAGTCTTCCAATGGGCAAGACTCCAACGTGCAGCACATCGTTTACGCCATCAACGACGAGTCGCTGGTCATGGGTGGCGCGTTCCAGGAGAGCCATCCCTGGTTCCACGCCCCGGTTTACGTTCCTGCGGACTCCTGGGAGATCGGTGCAGCGATGCCTGGGTCTTGACCGATCTTCCAGTCCAAGGAGGGGTGATAGATGGCTTATCTGATCGGCTCAGACCGGGTACTGGAAGTGTCTGCAAGTTCTCCAGGGGTAGGTGGAGTGCTGCTAGGAGGCGCGGTGCCGGGCTTCCGTACCTTCAGCAGTGTCATGGCCAATAATGATACCTGTGCTTACTACATCGAAGCCGTGGACAGCAACGGGGTCCCGACTGGGCTATGGGAGCGCGGTTACGGCACATACTCCAGCAGTAACAACTCGCTGGCTAGGAACCTTGTGGCGGATTCCACCAACGGCCCCAACTACTTCAATACCTTCAGTACGAACGTCCGGTGCGGATCTGCTCCGATGTCGGATACGTCCATCATTTATCCGGCGCCGGGCGGCCGGTTGACACTGACTCAAAATGCTCCAGTGGCCGATACGAACGGCAGTAACTGGTTGTATTATGCGCCATATCTTCACGATAAAATTCCATTATGGAACGGTTACGGTATCGAGATTGTGCAGTTTCCTGCCGGGGCTAACCTGAACCTCACTTCTGGCGGGGCCAATACGCAGGCCAACACGGCTTATGACGTCTTTGGCTATCGCGCTACGTCTGGACTTCTCGGCTTGGAGCTGGTGGCCTGGACCAGTCCAAATACCAGGAGCGCTGTCGGGCTCACTTATCAGAATGGCTTCATTTGCAAGTCGACTGATCCTACCAGGCGGTACCTGGGCAGTATCTTTACGCATGCTGCGGGAGTGGCCTACGACATAGGCAACGGGGGCGCTAATGGCGCCGGCGGCAAGCGAATGGTATGGAATTATAACAATAGAGTAATACGTGACTCTTACATGTACGATAACAGTGCAGCATGGACTTATGCTTCCGGCGTCAGCCGTGTTATCAGGGGCTCCGTTTATCCGAATGACGGTATAGAGTTGATGCGAGGGATCAACGAAGAACCCGTCTCTGTCAACAGTACGTTATCCGGCAGTTTTCCTGTCAATACTGGTTTGTTCGCAGGGGTAGCATTCGTACAAACCCCCAATACTACTCCGACTGCCAACAACTGGTCTGTCAGTGCCGCCAATACTGGCTCTGGCGCTATAAACTTCTCGCTACAAATTAACGTTCAAGCAAAACTATCTGGTGGTTACGTATTCATGGCTATGATGGAAAATGCCAATTACAGCGCGACTGTCAATCTTGGCTCCAGTTACGGCCTCGTCGGGTTATACACGACATTCCCTGGCTGAAACCTGTCAGCTCCGTGAATGCAGCAGCATGGAGGTTGCGATCATGTCCAATGTTAAGAGCTGTGAGACCCAGACCGTTCTGATGCCATAAAGGTTGGGCAAAACCCATGTTTGCTGCCCGACCATTTGCTTCTGTTCCGTTTTCCGCTCTCGGGCCCACCGGGCCGGCGACCGTCGTCAAGACACATACTACCGGCGCCCAGCTGGTCACGACGTCGACCAGGACCTTTACTACCAATCTCCTGCCGAAGGCGGTAGGGACGACCAGGACCGTTACTACCGATCTCCTGCGGCAGGCGGTAGGGACGACCAGGACGCATGGTACTGACCTTCTGCGTCGGGCGACGTCGACCAGGACCTTTACTACCGATCTCCTGCCGAAGACGGTAGGAACAACCAAGACTCACAGCACTGACGTCTTGCTGCGCGCCACGTCGATCAGGACCCATGCTACCGGTACGCTGCCACTCGCCACGTCGATCAGGACCTATGCTACCGATGTGCTGCTGCGTGCCACGTCGATCAGGATCTTCACTACGGATCTGCTGCTGCGCGCCACGCAGCTCAGGACCCATACCACCGACTTTCTGCTGCCCGCCGCGGCAACCAAGACTTTCACTACTGGTAGTACACTGCGCGCAACGACGGCCAGGACTCATGGTACCAGCACCTACACGCCAGGACCTAAAACGGCCATATATTCGACTGACTCGCTTGTTGCCCTGGGGATCGCGGCGTCACGGTCCCGAAGCCAGCGCGTGGGCACGCGCGGCATCGCCTTCAATGAGGGATGATCGATGAGCATATCCACTGTCAGCAACACCACGCTCGAGTACTTCGACGGATTCGACGACTACAACACGGCACAGATCAACCGCTACTGGACTTCGGTCTTTGGTAATTATCAGATCACTTCCGGTGGACGCAACGGCAGCAACTGTTTGATGCTCGTCAGCTACTCCGACTACGTGAAACTGACGCTTCCGTCCAAACAGACACGCACGGTCGGGTTCGCCTTTAAGCCCAGCGGTTTCAGCCAGATCAACGGAGGGCCTTTCCTGATCTTCGAGGATAGCGGCGCGGATCAGGTAGATGTCCGGCTGAGTGCCACTGGACTGCTGTTTGTGACCCGTAACGGCACGTCGCTCGGGACAGCGACGCAGCCACTCAGTGCCAATATCTGGTACTACATCGAATTCTCGGCGACGATCGGCAGCGGTACAACCGGTTCGTTCACGCTGAAAGTCAATGGCGTGGTCGTTGTATCGGGTACTGGTGTCAACACGCAGTCGACTGCCAACGCCACTACCAACGTGCTTACGTTTTTCGACGGCAACCAGGCCAGCCAGCAACTCTGGTTCGACGATCTCTACAGTCGTGCTGATGGTATTTTCTGCGGTGACTGCCGGGTGATCTCATCTCTGCCTACGGGCAACGGTTTCGTAACCGGTTTCACCCGCGGCGGTACCGACTCGGGCGCCAACTGGTCCCAGGTCAATGAAAGCCCGGCCAACGACGATACCAATTACGTCCAGACTGCTGCCGCCGGGGCTATCGATCTCTATACCTACCCGGCTTTGCCGGTGGCCGCAGGCACCGTCTACGGGGTAATGGCCTGCCCAATTCTCAAGAATGATTCGGCCGGTACCGCGACGGCAGTGCCGGAATACCGATCCGGTGGCACCAACTACGACGGTACAAGCGCGCAGCCCGTCGGTTCCACAACCTACAACGCCTATCCGGACATCCAGGGTCATGATCCGGCTACCGGTCTCGCCTGGACTATTGCGGGAGTCAACAATGCCCAGTTCGGCGTCAAGAAAGTGACCTGATACGACTGTTCATTCCTTTGTTTCGGAGACAGACCGATGAAAGAACGCCAGCAGAGCAGCACCAATTACCCGATCGGGTTCATGCTGGTGCTCAAGTCCGATCACATCACCGGTGCCACCGGGCGCAGTGCTTTTCTCAGTCTGACGATCTCCAAGAATGGTGCCGCTTTTGGTCCCAAGGATCCTAGCGGTGTCATCAGCGAGACAGGCTATGGCTGGTACAGCTGGACTCCCATCGCAGCTGATCGAGATACGCTTGGTGAGCTGAAGATCCACGTCGATGACGCTAACTCGGACCCATACGACGAGAAGTACGACGTCGTCTCGTACGATCCATTCGCCGCCGTGAGCCTGCCGGCCGCCGAGCGCACGGCCATCGCCGACGCGGTTCTGACTCGTGACTGGCGACAGATTGCGAGCTGGCCAGCCCGCTGTCTGCTCCAGGCCATGCGACTGCTGCGCAACAAGTGGTCGATCGCCGCTGGCACGGGCCTGCTCACCGTGTGCACCGAGGACGATGCGTCTACGGCCTGGCAGATGAACACCACCGGCCAGACTGGTGCCGATCCGATTGTAGGCCAGAGCCCGACCACCTGACGGACCACAAATGCCTGCTGCTTACGTCCAAACTGCTACGAATGGCTCTACTACCTCGACAGTCGGTGCGTCGTGGCCCGCAGCCACTACGGCTGGTAACTGCCTCGTTGCCTTTTTGTTCTGGCAGGGTGGAACAGTCGGAACGCCGACTACGCCCAGTGGTTGGACCCTGGTAGCGCGGGCTGATAATGGCACCAACATCGGCGTAGCTTGCTATGTCCGTGCGAACTCGGCATCTCAGACTACTACGGGTACCTTCGGTGCCACAGGTGGTGTGAACCATCTCACGCTCAACGTCTTCGAGGTCTCGGGCACTGCCACGACGTTCGCTAATGTGGTGGGCGGGTACAACAGTTCTACTGGATCCAGTACCAAGCCCAACACTGGGACCATCGTCATACCGTCCCTGCCCAGTCCCGAGATCATCGTCATGGCGTTCGGGACGGTTGCTGCCCCGACGACAGCTGCCATGGCAGGGACCCCGGCTACTTCGGTCGCAGTGGGCGGTATTGTATCTGCCACCACTTCCGTGTCGCAGGGTGCCTACAACGTCACGACCACCTCCGGAAACTATACAGGTGCCTGCTCCTTCAATGCGACCGGGAACTGGGTCGGTTTCATACTCGAATTACTGAATCCTCCGCCGGTAACGCAGACAAAGACTCACGGCACCAGCAGCTACACGGTCGCCGGGCCTACACCCACGATCCAGACTCACAGCACTGATACCAGGCTTTTCATTCTCACTACCGTCGTCACGAGTCACAGCACCGACGCTTTACTACCAGCAACGCATACTCGTACCAGTTCGACCGATGGCGTCTCGCGGCGTACCCAGACCCGCTCCAGTACGACTGATGCGACCTACGTACATGCTTGGGCCTCCCGGAGTCACGGCACCAGTACGTTGCTGAAGCTGGCGCCTGGCGTTCACATACCGGGCTACAGGAGCATTTTTGGCCTCTGGCTGGGCGGTGTCTCCCAGGCGAATATCAGCGTGCCCACGAGTCACGGCACCAGCTCGATGCTGGTCTTCCGTCGCTCGATCACGCACAGTACCAGTCTTTCACTGCGGGCGACGTCGGTCAGGACGCATTCGACCGATATGCTGCTCCGGGGAACCTCTGTCCGGACCCATACTACCAATGCGCTGTCGAGGGCGACGGCAACCCGGGTGCATCAGACTGATGATCTGGCTCGTGCCGCAAACACCACGAGTCACGGCACTTCTTCGCAAGTCTCGGCGCTTGTGACGGCGGCCAGGGCTCATGCTACCGATGCAGATGCCAAGGGAGTCCAGGTCAAGACTCACACGACAAACGCCCTGGCTCTCGCTACGGCCACCAAGACCCACACGACCAATGCTTCGCTACGAGTAACGCCGGTCAGGACTCATACCACCGATGCCGTCTCGCTGGCGACAACAGTCAAGACGCACAGCACCGACGCTGTACAACAGTCGTCGGTAACCAGAACTCACGGCACTTCCAGCAATCTGCTCGGCGTTCTGATCGCCCACTGGGCGCTCGACGAGACCGGAACTGCTCAGGTCGCGATCGACTCGGCGCCGCCTGTTGCCAATGCTACTGATACGCCTGGCACCACAACCGCGTCGACTCCAGCGCCGACCAGCCCTCTGCCTAACGGCTTCACCAACCCAGGCGCTCGCCATTTTCCTGGTGGCTCCAACTATCTCGACGCCGGGATTCAGCCGACCCATAACCTCACTACCAACTTCACGGTATCGGCCTGGGTCCGGCCTACGGCTGTTGGTAATTACTCGCTCATAGGTCACACGGACAACCCGGCGACGCAGGGCTGGACCCTGGGCCTGACCAGCGGCATACCGTACATGTTGACGGGCAACGGCGGCACCGCCACGGTGCAGGCCGACGCGGCCCTGACGGCTGGAGTCTGGGCCCATGTCACTGGAATTGTCTATCCCACCTTCACTCGCATCTTCGTCGGTGGCAGGCGTCAGTCGAGTACGAGCGCTCAGGTGCCTGCTCCCAGCCCGACGATGCATACGTATCTTGGGCGGAGTGCGACCACTGGCGTTTCCACCTATCTCACCGGTGATCTCGATGACGTCCGGATCTACGGCGTCGCGCTTAACAATGATCAGATCCAGAGCCTGGCCGGCGGCAATGAACCGTTCAACGTCACGCCTACGAGCAGGACGCATGGCACTGATACCGGCGCAATAACGGTAGTGGCAGGAGCCAAGGGTCACGTTACCAACGTTCTGTTGCGCGCGACGACCACCAAGACTCATGGTACCGATACGCAGGCTTCGCGACTGGTTACCAGCTCGAAAGCCCATGCCAGCGACGCGGACCTCAAGGGGGCCCCGACTCGAGCCCATGCGACCGACAGTCTGTTGCCTGGCGGGCAGACCCAGATCCATGCCACTAGCAGCCTGGTCCGTGGTACGGCCGCCAAGATTCACACGACCGATGTACGGGCTGCTCTGCTGGCGACTGTCTCGAGGACTCACGCGACCGATGCCGATCTCAAGGGGGCCTTGACTCGTACCCAGACGACCGACGTTCTGCTTCGCGCTACGTCGGTCAAGACCCAGACGACTGATGTTCTGGTTCGTGCCACGACGATCAGGATTCACACGACCGACGTTCTGCCGCGCGCCGTGGCAAGCAGGACCCAAACGACCGATGCACTGGCTCGTGCCATGGCGAGCAAGATCCAGACGACCGATACGCTGGTCCAGGCCACGGCTGTTCGCACCCATACGACCGATGTTCGGTCCTACTCTGTCGCCATCCATACGCACACCACAGACGTCCGGGCTGTGGTACTGGCGACTGTCTCGAAGATTCACGCGACTGATGCCGATCTCAAGGGGCCCGTGACCCGGACCCACGCGACCGACGCTGTGCCCTGCATAACGTCGGTGAAGACTCACACCACCGATACAGGTCGCTGGGCGACCCTGACCCGAACCCATGGTGCCGATGCACTTGCCTTGACGGCAGGGATCGCCGTGAAGGCTCATAGCACCGATATTCTGGTGCGCGCGACGACCATCAAGACTCACAGCACTGATATGCAGACTTCGCGGCTGACCACCGTCGCGAAAACCCATAGCATTGATGTCAGTCTCAGGGCGACCCAGACTCGAACCCATACAACCGACACTACGGTCGCGATCTCGGCAGCCTACCCGCGAGTTCACGGCACCGACACGAACGCCAAGGGAGCCCTGCTCCAGGTTCACAAGACTGACAGTGCGACTTACCTGTCTCGAACTGTCAATCACGGCACCAATGCTCTGCTCCTTGCGTCATCACTGTCCAGTCATACCGCGGACAGCATAGTTGCGACTCCGGTGGGCTACCCGCGGGTTCACGTCACCGACACGGACGCCAAGGGCGCTCTGACCAAGACTCACACTACCAGCACTTCAACTAGCATCAACCTGCGCGACACTCAGCTGCCGGTTCGCATTCTCGTGCAGCCGACTGGTGTCAACCTGCGTGATACCCAGCTGTCAGTTCGTACCCTCGTGCAGCCGACTGGTGTCAACCTGCGCGCGACGCAGCTGGTCCTGCGAACCTTGGTCCAGGTGGCAACGACGGTCACCTGGACTCACAGCACAGACAGCCGGGTTTCCAGGCTCAGTACCTCTTCCTGGGTTCACTACACCGACATCGATCTCCACGGGTCGGTTACCTGGACGCATGCGACTGACGCCCTGGCTTTCGCTACCACCGTCCGTATCCACAGCACCGACGCTCGGCTCCTTGCTACTTCCAGCCGGGCTCATAGCACTGCTAGCTGGACCGCTCAGCTTGGCGTCGCGCTTCAATCTCACACGACTGACGTCGATCTCGGCGGAGCGATCACTCACAGCCACACAACTGATGTCGGGACTTTCGCCGCTGCCGTCTGCACGCACAGTACCGATGCCTGGCTTCTTGACACCCACAGTTGCAGCCACAACACCGATAGCTGGCTCGCCCAGCTTGGCGTTGGATACCAGTCGCACTTCGCTGATGCCGATCTTGCCGGGTCAACGACCCGGACCCAGACGACTGATGCGTTGAAACGCGCCGTTGCGGGCCGTCCGCATGGCACCAATGCGCTGGTTCGTGGCGCCAATACGATCACTCACAGTACGAATAGCCAGCTTGCGCTCCGCGGCACCGTCGTCCAGGCCCATACTACCGATGCTGATCTCGCCGGGAGCCAGACTCGAACCCACACGACCGACACGCGGCGTTATCTTACTCCGGCGCGGTCGCACGGCACTGACACGCGCTGCCGACTCAATGTTGTCTGGGCGCATACCACCGACGTTCGTGCCGCAATACGCAGCGTAACGACGCAGGTGCATTCGACCGATGTTGACCGCGCCGGAACTAGGATCAAGACGCACACCACCAGCGCCCTGCGTTATCTCACTTCGGTGCGTTCGCACGGCACTGACACGCGCTGCCGACTCGGTTCGATCATCGCTCACGGTGCTGACTCCTTCCCGTCGATGCGTGGCGTCGGCTTCAGGACGCACACCACGGATGTTGATTGCCTCGGGGCGGTGACTTGCACTCACCGTACCGATATCCGGTGCCGCGGCACCAGCATACGCACCCATGCCACGAATTCGCGGCTGCGGCAAACGGCCGTTGTGACCCACGCCACCGATGCTCTGCTGCTCAAGGCAAGTACTCGAACTCATACCACCAACACGGTGAAACGAGGGACGAGCAGCCGGGCCCACAATACCGACACGCGAGCCCGTGCGACCTTCGCGAGATCGTCCGCGACCGATAGCCTGCTTTACGCCGTGCGCACGGCCTCGAGCAAGACTGATGCTCTGAAGTACGGCACGCGAACCCGGACGCACAAGACTGATCTTCGAGCGTTCCGGACCGTGATCACCACGCACACGACTAACACGCTGGCCTACGCGACGCGGGCGAAGACTCACAGTACTGACACCGGGCGCCGAGCCTCGTCCTGGGTGCCCCATTACACCTGGGGGCTGAAGCGAGGAACCTTCACCGATCACCACAGTACGGACACGGTCTGTGCCAACTTCCATGTCTTCTGGCACAGCACCGACGCTACGATCAGCGGCGGGCGTGATCTGCCCTATCAGACCGATACTCTGGCAGTGGTGTCGTACCAGGAGAGTCACACGGTCGACACGATGCTCTTGAAGCTGCCGGAAGTCGTGCAGCTGACAGACACGGTCGTGTGCCGGGTCAGGGTCCGCAGCCACGATACCATCACCGATATCGCTCCCCATCCAATCCAGGGCCGGCCGATGTCGCCCCGGACCGGGACCCGCATTCCGATCTCCATGGCCAGCAAGGATCGCAAGTCGTCGGCCGTGGCGGGCCGCAGGGCCGATCCGCGAGCCATCACTTACTATCCGATCGGCTTCCTGATGACCCAAGCCGACCGGATCACTCCGATCCTCGGCGCCCATCCGACGGTCCAGCTTCTGAAGTCCGGGGCCACAAGCTGGGTGCCGGCCGCTGGGGTCGTCAGCGAGATTGGCGATGGCTGGTACCAGCTGGCCGGCGATACTGCCGATCGCAGCACGCTGGGCGAGACCATCTTGAGGGCTGTCGTTCCAGGGTTCCCGGCGACCAATGTCAAATTCGACATCGTAGCCTACGACACGTATGACTTCATCGATCTGCCCCAGACCGAGATCACGGCCATCGCGGATGCGACTCTGACACGGAGCTTCGCTTCCGCGGCTTCCACGATCAGGCGAACGATACTCCAGGCAGCACGGTCGCTGATACAATGGACGACGAACTGGAGCGCAACGAGTGGGATCCTGCCGATGACTATCTATGCCGAGGATACGACGACAGCCTGGAAGGCCGACGTGGATACCAACGCTGCGGTCCCGCCGGTCCGGGGGCAGACCCCGTATCCTCCGGGAAGCTGAGAGTGGACCAAACAGGACCAGAAGGATAGGATCGAAGCGGCACGGAGGCTTACTTCATGGCTTTTGAACCATACACGCGGGTTGACTTCGGACCGGCCAAGGCTGGCCTGAGAGCCGTCGGCTATACACTGGTGAAGGCTGGCAAGCCGATCGGCCCACGAATCTCCCAGGGGATCGAGGACCTGGGCAGCGGCCAGTACGGTGCGGTCGTCGACTACCCCAGCCATTTCCGTGGCCAGCTGGTCTGGGACACGGGTGGGCCCAGCCCGCAGACTGTTGCCTTCAACGTCACGCCCGAGCAAGGCGCGATCCTGATCGGCACGGCAGCCGCCGTGAAGAGAACCTCGCCGGTTCGCCGGGCTGTTCCCCGGGCGCGCGTGACTCCACCGCCCGTCTTCGCCAGGTCGTCGTCTTACCTGGAGAATTGCGAAGCTCCTCCAGCCGTGCCGGTTATCGGCACGGTGGATTCGCTGCCGGTGACGCCCAGGCTCAGGACGGTTACGGTCATGTCTAGCCCGTGCCCGTCCATCGCCTGGATCATGGTGGACAGCGATGGCTGCCCGATCGATCTGAGTGGGTGTGAGGCTGGCGATCCAGCCCAAGTCCTGGGTTCACTTAATATTGCGCCCGACTGTTACAACTACGTCGTCAACTATCCGGCTACCGCATCGGACCCGGCCTCCGGGCTGATGGTCGCCCAGATCGATCCTTCGCAGCTGGGTGGGCCTGGCATTTACGTTGCCGAGATGGCCGTCTTCGATGCTGCGGGTGATTGCGTCGCCGCCCAGAACCAGTTCTACCTGTATGTCCAGGAAAGCCTCTTCGGCATGAACTACCAGTGGCATGGACCGCCCAGCCTGGCCGAGATGCGCCTGGAGTTACGGGATAGCTCTCCGCTCGAGAACGATCTACTCGACGACTCGGTGGCCTTCGACAACAGCGAGATTGCTGTGGCGCTGCGCAACGTCGTCGACTACTGGAACGAGTCGCTGCCGCCGATCGGTTCTTATACCACGCAGAATTTCCCGTACAGGTACTGGTGGAAGCGGGGCGCCAAGGCCCAGCTCTTCTGGATCGCCGCCGAGTGGCATCGCAGGAACCAGGCGGCCTATTCGGCTGGCGGCGTCTCGTTCGACGAGCACGGCCAGAAGGCTCAGCAGTACGAGCAGGCGGCCCAGGCTTACTGGCAAGAGTACCGGCAATGGGCCCAGCAGAAGAAGATCTCGATGAATCTTGATCAGGGCTGGGCCGAGCTTGGTTCTGACTACGGGTGGCACCACTGCTAATGATGCGAGATCCGGTTTTCAAACGGCTGCGTATCGATCACATGGTTCTGGGCCAGACCCGGATAACCTGGGAGATCGCACCTTGGTTCTGCGATCCCGAGCCATGGCAGTTCCTGTTGCAGGTCTCCGATACAGGCGTGTCGACATCGGAGTGGGACAATCTGACCGATTGGCTGCCTGACTGGTGGACCATCACCGTCGATCCCGTCTTGACGGGCGGCCGCAATCTGACGACCCATTTCCGGGTCCAGCTTATGACGCCTGTGGGTATCTATGTCTCGCAACCCCAGGGCGTCTTCGGTACCCTGCAAAGCAAGCAATGGGTCAAGGCCCGCCTGATCATCAAGAAGGAGCGGCTGCGGTTCCAGGTCGCGGGCGTCGTCAAAGGCTGGCTGCTCAAGCGGAAGCGTCGCGGCGACATCCCCGATCCGACCGATCGCATGAACTCGGTCACCGACTATCTGACCGGCGAGATCACGAAGACAACCGATCCCGCTACCGTCGGGACCGAGTTCCTGGGCGGCTTCTATTCGCCTGTACCCTATGATCTGGATTCCGAGCCCGGCGGGCTCTACGAGCAGCGCGACGAGGTCCAGGAGCGTGGTACCATCGACGATGACTCGCTGGTTCGGCAAGCCCGGATCATTCATGACCCGCCGGTGGCCCATTGGGATGGGTTCGTGGCCGACCAGTCCGATCTGCGGTTCTACTTCCATCGAGTCAAGCATGTGGCCGAGATCGGCATGGTGCCGTTGGTCTCCCAGGCCGAGTTGCGACTGGCACCATTCAGCGATGTCATCTACACTGTGGAGGTTCCATTAACCCGTGAGCAACCCAGAGGACATTGCATCGTGGCCCCCCAGCCAATCCCAGCCATGGCGGGGCGGTCGCTTATTGCCGAGAATAACGCCCAAGGGCATGATGAGCTATGAGCCAAACCGGGAGCTGATCGACAAGCTCCTTGGCGAACCCGGAGGCAGGGAAGCCAAGCGCGATGAACGGAACCCCTTCAAACGGCAATCCTGAGCTGAAGGTCGAGCATTTCTCGAGCCCGTGCTCATTTGGCCTCACGCCAATCCTGATGACCGGCTTCCTGCTCCAATGGCTGGGGGATCACTTTGCTACACGTGAGAACATCGAGCATCCGGAGTTGCGAGACATTCTCTGGAGAGCTAACACCAGAAATGGTATCCTGATCGCGAGCATTACGGACTGGAAACCCCAGGCCGTTGAAAAACGGCCGGCGGTCATCATCAAGCGGAACGCATGGCAACCCGAGCGTCTCGCCATCGACGATCGGCTGACTCCCATGGCAGATGGCTTTGAGCATTATTACACGATAATGCGTGGCTCTCACACCATCTTCTGTCTGGCAGGTGAAGGCGGCGAGGTCGAGATCCTCGGTGCTGAAGTGTTCCGAGAGTTGCTAGGTTTCGGTTCTCTCATCCGCCGGACGCTGGGTCTGAAACGGTTCACCGTTTCAGAGTTAGGTCCGGTCAGTGAGCTACAAGAGTCGACGGAGAACTACGCCGTTCCAGTTACCGTCGCGTACGCTTCAGACCTGTCATGGGACATCGAGCAAGATGTGCCCAAGCTGAAGCGGTTTGTGCTATCGGCGAATATGTTCTCGCCAACGGATCTTGGCGGCTGGCTCTGCGGGGCTTGCAACCCTGGGGCCGGATAAACAATGGACTGAGTACATCGTTCGATCTGCATGGAGGCTCCGATAGCGATGGCCTACATTCTGCCGCAGGTTCTTGTCTTCCAGGAATTCGATGTCGTCCCGACCGCGCTGATCACCCAGCTGCGGGCACACATCTCAGGGCCGCACGCATTCCTGCTCCGATACGCAGACCCCAACGAGAAGCTGCTCGCCTACGTGGGTGCGTACGATCCGCTCAACGATCTCGTTGCTGGATGGCCCCAGCGGCCTCCGGGTGGAGTCATCGACCAGAGCTACACCAAGGTCTACATCGACAAGGCGATGCTCCAGTATTTCGTGAAGAAGATCGGCGTTGATCTTCCCGCGTCCGGTGACGCTGCCGGCGCCGTCACCGTGGTGCCGACGGCAGCCAATCAGATCAATCTCAAGGGTTCGATCTACGGCTTCGAGGCCAACGGCGCCAGTTATCCGCGACACCCTGCGCTCTACGATCGCGATGTGCAGCCAGGCGACCGGGTGCATATCCGCGGTGTGGTATCGAGCACGAGCTACACGATCGACAGCTATGTCACAGCTATTCTGGCCGATCCGATCGGCGCAACTGTTGATCCGGTGACCGAAGACTCGCCTCCGACCAACGGGCAGACTCAGACGGCCAGTGCTGTCGTTACCGGCCTCGGCACTCCGCCGCCGACGATCATGCCGACGGCTAGTACCACCAACTACAGTGCCCTGGCTGACGGCGTGCTGGTCGATACCTACACGGTCACAGTGATCAATTCATCGGTCGGCGGAGACCTGACAACCGCCTCGCTGAGAATCACGACCGCCAGCGGCTACGACGATGTCGCGGCGGTATCTCCAGCAGCTTCCGGCACGTCCTTCCCGGTGGGACGTCGCGGGCTGGCACTGACATTCACGACGACAGGCGGCACCAATTTACTCGCCGGTGAAGCCTGGGAGATCGAAGTCAATGACGACTACACGACCATAACTGCCGTGTCGGGCGGTGTGTATCGTGGCACCCAGTCGACGACCTACGTGATCGAGTTCAGCAGGGGCGGCACCATCAGTGACGATCTCACGGCCTGCCCGCAGTTCCGTGCTATCACCATCCACGGCACCGATAGCAGCCAGCCGCTGCCGGTAACTACCTCGACTCTGGGCAGCCCTTACCCGGTCGGCACACAGGGCGTGACGATCCTTTTCACGGCCGGCGCTGGCATCCGCAAGGGTGATCGTTTCTATATCCAGGTCCTCGCTGCGCAAGATGGCCGTATGTCCACGCTAGTCCTGGGCAACAACCTGCCGGCACAGCTCTGGACCCCGACGCCGGCAACCGATCTCGACCTGACCCTCTCCGTCGAACGCAACATCATGGTCGACGAGACGGTCGATGGTATCACTAACTGGGAGCAGGAAGATACCCAGGTCATCATTCACGGCGGCGTCGAAGCCTATGACGAGACGTTCACTGCCGGCGGCGAGCCGCGGCCTTTGCCGGTCGAGTCCGGCTTGGTCTATCTCGAGTATCGTGCCTGGATCCCTGATCTAGCCAGCCAGGTCGGCACGATCTTCGACGTTGGCGATCTGGACACGATGATCCCTGGCCCGCTTTCGCCCGACAACCCGCTCAAGTGGGGCGTCTACAAGGCGCTCGCCAACGCCAATGGCACCGAGGTGAAGTTCACGGCTATCGCCAATCCCGATGACATCGATAGCTGGGTTGCATGCCTGTCACTCCTGATCGGCCGCGACGACGTCTACAACCTGGTGCCATTGACGTTCGATCGCAATATCATCGATCTGTATGCGGCTCACGTCCAGGACGAGTCAGCGGCAGAACAAGCTCACTGGCGCGCGGTGTTCTGCTCGATCAAGGCCAATAGCCAGGATGCAGTTGTCTCCGATGCGACCTCGGCGGACGGCACCGTCGTCATGGCCGAGATTGCCGACAATCCAAATGCCAGCGGCAATCAGTTCACCTTGCTGACTGTACCCGCCGGTAATTCCAACTTCCTGGCCAATCTGGTCCGGCCCGGCGATGTGGTCCGGACCAATTACGGGATCGATAGTGGCGGCAACGAGATCTTCGATGAATACGTCATCGACGAGGTGCTCAACGAGGATTCGCTTCTGCTCATGGCCGGGCCCGATCAGCCGGTGACGGTGGCCCAGAAAATGGAAGTCTGGCGTTTCCTGAACAAGGACGAGATCGCTCAGGATCTCGCCCAGCAGGCCGGCAGCTTCAGCAGCCGTCGCGTGAAGGCAGTCTGGCCCGACGTCGTTGGTTCCGGTGGTATTCTTCAGGAGGGCTATTACCTGGCTGCGGCGCTGGCCGGCCTGCGATCGGGCGTCGTCCCGCATCAGGGCCTGACCAATGTCGCGGTGGCGGGCTTTGATGATCTGACTCGCACCACCAACTTCCTGGGTGGTGCTCAGCTCAACACCATGGCTGGCGCCGGGACCTGGATCGTGACGCAGGCCCCGGACGGGACGGTCTACAACCGGCATGCGCTGACCACCGACAACACCGACGTGAACTCGTCCGAGGAGATGGTCACGTCCAACCTGGATTCGATCTCGTACCTGTTCCAGCAGCGGCTGGCGATCTATATCGGCCGGATGAACGTCACGCCGACGGCCTTGCTGGTGCTCGGTACCGAGATCGAGTCGTGCATCGACTTCCTGAAGTCCAACGGGTATGTCCCGCGACTGGGTGCTCAGCTGGTCGACGCCACGATCATCACCCTTCAGAAACACGCCATCCTCGCGGATCGGGTCGTGTGCGTCATCGATGTCACGCTGCCCTACCCGATGAACAACCTTGAGATTCACTTGGTCGTCTAACAGGACCACAACCTGCGGGTGCCTGACCCGCTTCCACGACACGGAGGTTGAGCAGAAATGCCTGACATTTTCAATAAGGCGACCAATGGGTTCGGCAAGGCATTCACCGCCGACGGTGCGGTGTTCACCTTCTCTGGCCAGGCAGGCAATCTGCTGGGGTCGGGGATGCTTGTGCAACAGGTCAACATCAACTACCAGCAGCAGGTTACCCGGCTCTGGGAAGTTGGCTCGGACCTGACCTACTACGTCGGGGGCCGTACCCAGGGCAACATGACGGTTGGCCGGGTTGTAGGCCCGGGCGTGATCATGTCGGCGTTCTACTCGCGGTTCGGCGACGTCTGCAACGCCAGCCAGAACACGATCATGCTCTACATCGGCACCGGATGCTACACGACCGACAAGTTCAAGAATGGCAACTTCAAGTTCAGCTACTGTGTGCTCACCAGCGTCGGCATCAGCGTCGCTGCGCAGGACATGGTGATCAACGAGAACCTCCAGCTGATGTTCATCCAGATGTCAAACAACGACGGTACAGCCGGCGCTAACGCTCTCGTCGGCGACTTCGGCAGTAACACGGGTGGCGGCGGGCTTGGTGGCTTTGGTGGTACGTTAGTCGCATAGCAGTTAGCAGTCTGTCTTTCTGGGCCTTGTGCCCGTAACCTCACCGCAAGGTGGTTTGCAATGGCGGCGCAGAATAACCAGGGGCGTCGGCCCTTGTTCGGGCCGATGTCTCAGGCAGCGTATGGACTGGACTGGAACCGGAAGCTCACTCCCACCTCGCTCTTGTCCTCGATCGATGACGCTCAGGGGACTGCTTACGATCTCTACAAGAACATGGGCTTCGGGCCCACTATTTTTCGCGGCCGGGTCGTGGACGTCATCGCCTACGCCCACTGCTACCGCGTGATGCTCGAGCGCCAGGCCGGGGTGGTGCTCTGTACGGCCCTGGCGGCCGGCGGGCTCATGCCTCTTGGTCCCCACCCGATCAACTCGATCGCCCCCGGGTCCGAGGTCTACGTCCTGCGGCCTCCGTTTGGTGACTACGGGATCATCCTGGGCGTAATTCCCATCGCGATGACGGCCCCGAACCTGGCACTATCAGACTTCGTTCATCAGGCCAGCCGCTGTGGCCTGCGGGTCGATCACACCCACTCCACGCCGTTCGGGTGTGAGAGCAGCGGCGGCATCGCCGACTGGTCCAACGGCCGGCCATTCGACGGGATGTCAATGTGCGAATGGGGCGCGATCACCGAGACCGGGCTGCGGGTATTACTCGATCCGTTCATGGTCCAGCTAGCCGTCGATGAAGCGACTGGTGTCTTCGCGTTCTATCACGATCAGCTGCTGCGGCTGGCCGGGTTTAACATGCAGGCGTTCTCGGGTGGCCACGAGTCTGAGATCGCTGTCGACCAGGCTGAGGTTTATCATTACGACGGCTTCACGCCCTACCCGTGGGAACAGACCGGCGTCATGGTCGCGGTCGATGATCCCTTCCAGGACTTCTCGCCACAGGAAGTTCAGATCAGCAAGCCCCACTACGCTTCCTGGGAGCCCGGGGAAGACGACCAGCAGCCGTTCCACCGCTCGCTCCAGTTCCGGGGCTACCTGGGGCAAGGCGGCAAGCGGATGATCCAGGCCCCATATCAGGACGATGCCTATACCTACAGCGGGGATAACACCAACCTGGCGCTGTTCGAGGAGAACATCGGGGTCGACGGCCGTTACTCGCTGCGATCGGCCAAGTCGATTCACATCGTCAAGTGGGCGGCCATCCCGGCAGTGAAGCGGATGAAACGGTGCGAGGATGGCAACGGCGATACCGACGAGAACTACAAGTTTGCTGGCGCGGTCGGCGACGGCCCGGATCACAAGATCACGGGCGAGATCGAGGCCGACTCGCAGGTCCCGCATCTCCAGCAGGTCGCCGGCCTCATGGATGTCCATGCCTGGGTCTTCAACTGGCTGGGCGCGCACCCGTTCTTCTACCACAAGAAAGACTGGAACATTGCGGAAGAGGAAGACACCTTCATCGGGATGGTCGAGGCGCCGATCACGTTTGGCGATCTGGCCGGTAACTTCTACCTGAACCGGCCGGATCCAGTTCAGCAGAAGATCGATCATCGTTTGCCTGGCGTGAGCTACTTTCCGAACCATTCCTATCTGAGCATGCAGGATGATGGCGGAGTGGTCCTCGGCGATGGTTACGGTGCCGAGATCAGGATGTGCGGCGGGCACATTTTCCTGACTGCCCCTGGGGATATATGGGCCAAGCCGGGACGGAACTTCAATGCCCTGGGCGGCCACGACATTATTCTTCGCGCCAACAACTCGATGGACCTGTCGACTACCAAGAAGGACCTGCGGCTCAAGGCCGAACATAACTTGCATCTCCTGGGAGGCAACGCCGGCGATATCGGGGGCGTGCTCATCGAGTGCAAGGCCCCCGGAGCCTACGACTACCAGGACAAGGTAGGCGAGGAGGTAGGCAGCGGCGGCTTCCAGGTCAAGGTGGACCATGGCGACGCTGTCATCTGGGCCACGAACATTTACCTTCGCACCGGCGGCGGTGATGTCCAGCCTGGTACCATCACTCTCGACGCCGCCAAGGGCCAGCAGGTGATCACGATGCAGGCCAGCTCGATCCTCAATTACGTCTCCAATTCGATCACGGACAACTTCGGCAGCGACGGGAATATCGTGACCAGCCACGTGTGGGGGGCCCAGTCCAACATCATCGGCTCGGAGATCTCCGTCGAGGGCTGGGGCATCTTCCTGGGCGGCATTCTCGCCCTGGAGTCCTTCCTGTCGGTGGCGGGCTACTTCGGCAGCCCGCTGGCCCAGGACTACGACGGCAAGGTCGGCACGATCATAGGGGAGAGCCTGGAACTAGACATCCAGGACCTGGAGACAGTTATCGATGACGAAGCCAAGGCTGTGGCCGCTGTATCGAAGAACTGGCAACTTATCTTCGCCAACTGGCTCTACGCGGACAAGGGAGCCGGCAATGACGATACGATCAGCGCAGTCCATTTCACCTTCCGCAATCCGCAGCAGTATCTCACCACGAACTTCAAGCTCTTCGAGGATCGATGGCAGCAGATGGCCCGGCTCAGCGGCCAGGAATTGAAGACGTGGGAAGAAACAGCGGTCACCGGCGGTTCATCTGAAGAGACCATGCCCTATCCCGGCAAGGAGCCGTGGGACGATGACGATACCTACATGAGGATGGATCTCAGCCTCTACGACCACGAGAATGGGGTCAGCAAGTCACGGAAGGATAACCAGAATGACTACGAGCAACCCAAGTTCAAGGACCCAGATCCGCAGCCCCCATCTCAGGGCTACCTGATCATCGTGTGAGGATCAAGCATGACTGAAAAGAAGAAACTTGACCTGCGCAGACATATTCCACAGCCCGCACAGCCGGCGGCCGCGACGCTTTCGCCCACGCTCGAGGACACGCTGGCGCCTGTTCTTTTCCAGCCGGGTCAGGTCTTGGACCCGAAGTACATGACCCCGTTTGAACGGCAGCAACTGGAGTCGATCGGCTGGGGCAAAGGCATGCCGGTTCCAGGCAATGCCGCCGAGGTGATCGCGGCTGCCCGGAGGGAGGCTGTCGCCAGCAGCACTGTTCTGCCAGTGCCTGCCGACACGCCCCCCTTGCAGGTGCCCAAGCCCGTTGACATCAGCACGCTTCCTGCCGCCAAGCAGAAGGAGCTGCGCGAGGCGCTCGAAAAGGCTGCCGCCTTTCAGCAGCAATTCACCGCGGAGCAGATAGCTGCCGGCGGCCTGCCTCCTGGTGTTGCCAGTGCGATCAAGGTTGCCGACACTGCCTCGCGGGGCCAGCCAGGCTTTGCCGTCGTCGATGATCGACCGCCGCCCGATCAGTCAGCGCAGGCAAGCGCAGAGCCGTCACCAAGGCCCAGGCAGGCAGGCTGGCCGCGATCGGACCCGCCGGGACAGCCCAAGCCATCAGGCTGGCGTAAACCAGAACTACAGAAGCCGCCGGAGCCAGAGCCGTCCATGCCGGGCCCGCCGCCGATCGGCGAACTCTCGAGCACCGGGGCAGCCGGTATCACGAATTGTCCGCACTGCGGCTGGGAACTGACGAGACATGATCCAACCGAGCCTGACGATGAGGACAAGCGGGCCTACCTGATGGCTGCCCTGGCCGGACCAGGTCACCGTTTCGAGCGCGAGGGCGCGATGCTGGGCGGGTTCGTCAAGGTTGGCTACCGCGAGCTGACCGGTAATGAGGCCGATGCCGCGTTGACCCAGATCGCCGATGATATTCGCAAGAGTCGGATTGTTGGTGACGGCGAGTGGTTGCAGCGGCTGATGGACTATCGAATGGCCCAGTGCATCGGCTTCATCGACATCAAGAACGTGGGGCGCGTCTACGAAGGCGTCGATCTTGAGGATATCGACTCTGACGATGACAGTCCCACTCCATTACCGGCGCTGCTCGGGCACTTGCTGACTAACGTGCTGCACAGCGAGAGCGTGCGGCGAGCAGTCGGGCAAGGTTTCATGCGGTTTCAACGGATGTGTGAGAAGCTCTCAGCCAACGCGGACGAGGAGTCTTTCTGGCAAGGGATCGATCCGCAGCTCTGATGGTGCAGGCTGCCGCCGCCGGGGTCATAGACTTCGGTAGGGCCGATCCCCGTGATCCCAAGTGGTGGCGGTACCTGCGCCTGATCCTGGACCAGCTGGAGCGACAGAACCTCAAGGAGTGCTATCGCCTGTACAATGACCGGATCCTGGCGATGTTGAGTCGCTCCAACCTAACGAAGGAGTCAACCGAACTTTTACTGGACGACTCGGAAACGCGAATCACCAGCATCATCAAGCTCTTGTTCCCGTGGCTCGAAGTGAGTCGCGAGGAGGTACGAAAGCAGCAAGCTGTCAAGTTGCGTGAAGCCTGGGAGTCCTGGTTCGGCAAGCTGGATGATCCTGAGACCCAGCGGCGGATCAATGAGACGGCAGAGTGGCTCAGGAATAGCGTCCGGCAGCAGCCCCGGCGAGTCAGACAGGTAGACGTAGGAGCGGGAAGCCCACGGAAGGGGAGGGGTTGATGGCAGTCGGCATGGATCAGGAACAGCTGCGGCAAGAACTCCTCACGTATCGCGGGATGTGGGGCAGTGCGAATCTCGAGCCTCAGCAGCGCCTTGATCTCAATATCGGCGAGGGCTTTGGCGGCGGGATCATGGCGAACCCGCTCGTCCCGATGCTGCTCCAGCCGCTGATCAGCTCCTTTTTCGGGCACGGCGGCATGATGCCGGCCCAGTTCGCGCCCGTGCAGAGCTTCTACGATCAGCATCGCGCCAAGCAATACTGGCAGGGCAAGCAGCTGGCCATGCAGACTGCTTCCCAGGCCGATCGCGAGACTTATGTCCGGATCATCCGCGGCATTGGTCAGATGCAGGGTACGCCCTGGGGGCTGGAACAGCAGCGCTCGGCCAACGTCATGGCCGGCGACATGGCGACGATGGCGCCGTTCTTTGCCATGGCGATGCCCGAGGTATTCGATGCCGCGCATGGCATCCGGGGTTCGGCGACGGTCATGTCCTCGTTTCTGCACCGCGCCGGCCTCCAGGCCGTGGATCCGACGACTGGCCGCACCGGACTGTCGGGCGCATCGGCCGGCACGCTGGCTGCCGAGATGCACCGGCGGTTCTTCGGTGAGGGTGCCGACCTGGCCGCCTGGCGTGGCATCACTGCCGGCCAGGCCGGCGCCATGTATGACGAGCTTCAAGCTCACGGAGTGATGGGCAGATCGATCGGCACCATGTCCAGGGCCAGACAGTTCGAAGAGCTGACCGGCACGGCTGCCGGCCGCGAAGACATGTACCGGCTGATCCGCCAGCGTGATCCGGAACGGTTCGCCGCACTCCTTGCCGCAACGCCTGCTGCTGCCGCGGCCGCCGGCAATGAGCAGGTTCGCCAGCTGGCTGCGGCCCCGGGGCTTGCCAGGCAAACGGTAGAGGCGCTTCAGCGGGAGACTCCGAACCAGTTCGACGCACTTCTGCGTGGGTTCGACGCCAATCGCGTCGGCAACCGGCTCAAGGACATGGCAGGTGCCGTGTCGGCGATGCGGGAGATCTTCGGTGATATCGGCCGGCCCAACGCGCCGATGAAGGAGCTGATCGACGGTCTCGACAAGCTGACCCAGGGCGGCCTGGCGACGATGAACCCGGCGCAGCTGGAGCGGACCGTGCGCACGACCCAGGTCATCGCCCGCAGCAGTGGCCTGGGAATGCAGGCGTTCGAGGCGTTTGCGGCCGGCGGCGCCGCCTCGGCCAGGGCGCGGGGCATAGAGCCCATCTTCGGTCTGCGCGCATCGCAGGCCGCTGCCGAATTCGGCGCTGCTTACGGTCAGGTTGGTGAAGGCGACCTGGGAGGTTGGGGCCGGCGCAGCCGCGAAGAGCTGTCGATCATGGAGCGGGAGCTTCAGCTCAACGCGGCGGCTTCGCCGATGGCCAATCGCCTGGGCGCCACCGCCCGGCTCTTCGAGGCGCAGGAACGCGGCCTTGGCCAGGGCAATGTCCAGGGGCCGCTGGCAAACCTGATGAAGGCGATCAGGACGCCAGGCGCGAGGACGTTCATCAATGAGCGCGGCGAGCAAGAGTCGCTGGATGTGACCGAGGAGCGGTGGTTCCAGCTCATGCAGGCGAGCAAGGTCGATCCGGCGATGGCGCGGGCCTATCTGCGGGCCCCGGCTGCCAACCGTGAGTTCATCGACCGGTTCAACATCGGGCAGAATCTCGTGCGGCCGCGACAGGGTGAAGAACTCGCAGGGCTGCTGGCGCTGGAGACTCAGGGCGTTGTTCTGAACCAGCTGCAAGAGACTGCTCCCGGCATGGATGTGGACCGGAGACGAGATATCGCCAGGAATGCCACCCTGGCCATGACAACCTCCGCAATGAACATGTCGCAGGCCGACTGGCTTGACATGAAGAAGCGCGATACGAACATGCGGACCGCGGCCCGCGAGTCTGTGGTGGCTCAGCTCAAGGCTACGAATCCGGGGATGACCGATGATCAGGCCAACGCCCAGTTCAACAGCATGTTCCCGGCGGGAAAGTTTGGCACGATGGCTGCGGGTGTCACCGGCCTGCTCGCGCAGCGGGTTATCGAAGCGCCATACGGCTATGCCAGCTGGGCTGCTGTTCGTGACCTGAACAGGCCGGAGGTGCGGGAGCGCACCCGGGTCATCGGCGAAGAGCGACAGGCCGAGGTGGCGCTGCGCACGGCACTGGGCGGTATGGCGCAGGCCCCATGGCTGGCACGCTTGATGGACGAGTTCCAGCAGCCGTCGCCGAACCTGGGCGCGGCGGTCGCGAAGGTCATGGGCGGCGTGAATCCGGAAGACATCCTGAAGAGTCTGGGTAAGGTCGACGTCAATGCGCTCGAAGCCGAAGGCGGGCTCGGAGCCAAGAAGAAGCTGAACGTCCTGTCGCAGGCCCTGGTCGAGTCAGTGCAGCAATTCCGGGAAGTCCAGGGCAATGCCAAGCTGACACCAGAGCAGAAGACGAACAGGCTCAGGGAGATCACGGGGGATATCGAGGCGATCCAGCAGGGCGGCGATACGGCCAGGCAACGACTGAGAGGCGTGCTGGAAGATGCCGGTGTTCTCGCCAAAGGTGCCGACGAGGCCGCATTCCAGGCTGCCAGGCAGCGGGTCCTCGATCCTGCCACCAAGGGCATCTCGGATGAATTGCGCAAGCGAGTTGGATATTTCACGACTGCCGGCGGCGCTGCCGACAAGGAGAAGATCCGCAGGGATCAGAACGAGATCTACAAGAAGATGGGCTTCGAGGACAAGGACTTCGATCTGATCCGGGAAGGCAAGATGGATGACGATCCGAGAATGAAGGACGCACGTTTTGCCGCCGATCGGGAAAGGCTCAAGCAGCTTGGCGAGTTGACCGGTGGCCTGACTGTCCAGGGGGATGCGGCTGGTATCGACCTCAAGGCCAAGATTGGTGCGCGGGACCTGGTCGAAGCATCAGCCCGTACGAAAGAGCTGGACGAAGCACGCAAGACGGCCATACCCAGCGAGAAAGGGGCCGCGCGCGACGAAGCGATCGCGATTCGCAAGCGGCACGCTAAGGCCAGTTACGATCTTGGCCGTCAGGCGAGTAACTACATGCTCGGGAACCTGGGCTCGCTGGAAGGCGCCGGAGCAGGTTCTTTCGCCAAGGCAAAGGCGATCAAGGGTAGGTACGACGAGATGGCTCGTCTTGCCGCCAAAGCAAAGGTGAGTGTGGAAGACATCCTGGCGGGTACGGCCGTGCTGCCCAAGGGCATGGAGGGAATTGGCGACGAGGTCCGTGCGCTCGAGAAGGCCAATACCGGAGATCGCGACTGGATGGCCGAGCGGATGCAGTTGCCGGCCGACAAGCGCACGCCCATGCCGGAGGCCGAGAAGAAGGAATGGACCGAGTACTTCGCCGAGCAGACGCAGACTGACACGGACAAGAACAAGGCGATCATCTCCAGCATGGTTCGTGAGATGGGGATCATGGGCGACGAGGCGGAAGAGGCCAGGCTGAAAGACGTCCTGGGCGAAGGGCCCGAGTCCGCACAGAAGCGATATGCCTTGCAGAAGAAGATCGATGCCCGGAAGGCTCTCAAGAACATCGCCCAAGTCACTGGCATCAGCATGGAAGAACTCAAGAAGTCAAAGGGCGCCGAGGGACTCGTCGCAGAAGCCGGCGAGCTGATGGGCTTCAGTTCGATGCGGACGATCACTGAGGCGGTCGAGCAGAGTGATACGCAGATCAAGTCGGCCATAGCGGCCGAGGCGGCCAACAAGCAGGCAACAACGGGAGGAGGTCAGCTGGATATGAAAGGCGAATTGATACTCACTGCTGATAACAGGGCTGTAATTACTGGCAGTGGGAGCATGAACACGACACCTGTTGCTGGAAGTTAGTAATGGCCGAGATCTTCAATAACAGGCCGGGCATCGTCACGGTACTCAACACGACCACCGACGACGAGAATCCGTTCCGCCTGACCATCGACGGCTTCAACGCAGCCGGTGGCGCAGGAGGCGTCATTCTCTGTGAGCTGGCCGTCCAGCGAGCCGGCAATTATCAGTTCCTGCACACCCTCAAGGACCTGATCTATGTCTACAGCTTCGGCGAGCGGATCGGCCAGCTTCGCACCAGCGGTATGGCCTTTACCCGGCTGTGCCAGGGTGGCACTGGCGTGGAAGCATTGCTGGCGTATTACGAGGCCAACCGGCTCGAGGCCAGGGCGGATCCGATCTCGATCGCCATCGGCACGAGCAACAACGGCCGCTTCCGCGGCTTCCTTACTGAACTGAATGTCGATATCTCTCGCCCCGAAGCGAGACTGGTCCAGTTCGGTATGCAGTTCCACGCGCTGCCCAGCTCCAAGTCGGGATGATAACAGTGGTCAATCACGTGCGAACACTCCTGCTGAACTTGCCGGCATCGGCCACAACGCTCATGGGTGAGTACGTCCCGCCGTCCTTCCAGACGGTGGCTCTCCCGCTATACCTTCAGCAGGCGCGCAGTCTCCTGTTCGGGCCCCGCGCAGATGCCGCGATGCTCGACTACCGGCTCCGTCAGTACATGGCGATGCTGCACGCGACCGAACTGGCGGAGTTCGTCACCGTCCAGGACCCGCGGATCACCTACACGCCTGGCGACCGTGCCATGGCCGACTTCGACTTCGCGCCGTCTGTTCAGGCAGTTGGAAACGGTTACACACTCTATGTCATTGGCGACCGGCCGCTGGCTATCGACGGGCGGATGACGTTCTCGTGGCAGGTCAAGCTCATCGGCGGGCCGGCAGTTGCCGTGACCCGACGGAGCCCGAGCCAGGGCTATGCCGAGCACCAGATCAGCTACGTCAGCGGGCTCTCGACCGAGTTTCCCCTGGACGGCTCGCCGCTTCTGGCTCGCTTCAATGCCGGCATCCCCGCCGGGGCTACCTGGATCGTTGACTGCCTGGCGGCACCCGCCAAGGACCCGGGCCAGGTCGCTGCCGACTTCGGCGTGGCTGGCGCCAACATCCTGGGTGGGCTCTTCGGTGGTGCCACCGCGGAGCCGTACACCACCTGGAGCAATCTCTGGCATTCCGATCAGCCGCTGCCATATCGCCTGGGGGCAGTGCTCCTGGCGGTGGCAGCCCGGACTGACGAAGTACGCAGGAAGGTCAGCTGATGCCGTCGACCGCACCATGGGCACGTTATGATCCGCGGATCAGGCTCGTCGTCGACGGCCAGGAGATGCCCTGCGTCCGCTGCAATGTCGACTACGAGTTGAACGCGATCCCCCAGGCGTCGGCGACACTCGCCGTGGGTCGTGACTTCAAGAACCAGCCATCGCCAGTTCACACACTGATCGAGAACTTCGTCAACCGGGCGCCGTGCCAGATCTACATCACTCCCAATGCGCTGGGCCAGTCCGGCTCATCGGCTATGCAAGGGGGCGATCTGGGGCTTTCTGGTGATGAAGTCAGGATCTTCGACGGCTTCGTCACGGCGGCCGGCTTCAGCCGCTCCCGGGGGAACGCCCAGTTCACCATCCAGATGGAACACTGGCTGTCGGAGATGGCTTTCAGCTCGGTCTTTTCCAAGAGCAGTCATCCGTCCAATATCGGTGACTTTTCCTATGGGGCCATCAGTCCGGTGGATGACAGTGGCGCTAACTTCTATTCCTATTCCCTTGCTGACAAGTATGTGAACGGCTCAACCATCGAGAGTGACTTCTGGGGTGATGCGGTAAAGCAGTTTCTCACGAAGCTCTGCAACAGGGATAACTTCTTTGCGAGAGTTCCCGGCGGGGCCGTCGAGCCCGGCGGCAAGAACGATCAGGCGTTGGCAGCTCTCAACCGGTTCGGCGGCCCATACCAGCAGAAGCTGGGTCTTGACCTGAAGACGGACGCGGATATCACCAATAGCATCAGGATCCAGGTTGCCAGCAGCGTCTCGCATGCTTCGCAGATTGCTCATCAGACGCTCTGGGATATGCTGATCGGCATGTTCTGTAGCCAGTTCCTTTTCTCCATTGTGCCTCGCGTTGAGGATGCCATCGCGGCGCCGTTCATGGCTGGCTACCGCGAGCAGTACCTCACCATCACGACCAATGAGGAAACCCAGGTTGAATGGATGCGCGGACTTGGCCGGCCCTTGCGTGCCGTCGGGATCATGGCCTTCGCCTCGGCGTCGACCGGGGCCCTGAAGTCCGGTCAGGGTGCCCCGCCTGCGGTCGGCGTCGGCGGCTACTTCGAGCCTGATCCCGACAGCAAGGGCGTCATCATCGTCAAGCAAGGCCCGGACTGGACAGCCAGGCTTTACTCGCCCAGCCTGTACGCCAGCGCATCGGCCGGCGCCAAGGGCAACGCCATTGGCACTGCCGTGCAGCCGGGCGGCCCGAAGGTTAACGACGTGCCGGGCGACGTGAAGAAGCGCCTGACCGATGCCATCAACCCGTTCCTCAAGAAGTATGCGCAGGCTCACTACGCCCTGGAGAAGCTCCGCACCCGGCAGGCCGTGTGCTCTGGCCCATTCCGGCTGGATATTGCCCCTGGTTCGGTGCTCAAGATCGAGAACGAGGCTGAGCAGCATATAGGTGGCGACGCGTTCGCGGCCCCGTTCTACGCCCACGTGGCCCGGGTCTCGATCGCCGTGGATGGCGAGCAGCCCATGATCGGCACGTCGTTTCACCTGTCGCACATCCGCAGCGAGAAGGAGAATGGCGACGACAAGACCTCGATCAAGGCGCATCCGCTCTACAAGGAGACTTTCAAGGGATGCCCCCTGGTCGATATCAAGTAGTCAAGCGTTACGCAGCGTATTGAGGACCCTGGGATGCCTGGTTTCACCCCGTACAAGCTCGAGCCCGGCTTCGCCGCGCCCAAGGACCGGCTCGAGTCACAGTACGCTCCCGCCTTTCATGCGTGGTCAGCCAATCCCGGTCCCGGCCAGTCCGACGAGTTCCTGAAAGCGATCAATCCGGTGATCGATGAAGGGCTTTCTGTCTACGGCGGCCGGAACGTCAACCCTATGATGCGCAGCCGCGCGCGGATGATTGCCCTGGATGCGGCCAAGAAGTATGACCCGACCAAGGCCAGCCTCAAGACCCACCTGATGGCCCACCTTCAGGGGCTGCGCCGCTACAGTGCGCAGCAGGCACAGACGATCAAGGTTCCTGAAGCGGTGGCGCTTGATCAACAGCACCTGACCGAGTCCGAGACCGAGCTGCGTGATCAGCTGGGCCGTGATCCGTCGGACATGGAGCTGTCAGATCACATAGGGCTGTCCCGGCGACGCATCGCACACATCAGGGGCTACCGGCCGGCAATACCTGAAGGCCGGATGGCCGCTCTGTCCGATGAGGATGAAGAAGGGAGTGGCGGTGGCGGGTTCGAGCCGGCCGTCGAAGGGCCTGATCGATCTATGCTCAGGGCTCAGTTTCTCTATCATGACCTCGACCCGCATGACCAGGTGATCTTAGAGTACGGCATGGGCTTAAACGGTGCTCCCAAGCTGCCGGCCACCCAGATCGCTCGCCGGCTGCGGATCTCGCCGGGGGCCGTCAGCCAGCGGGCGGCGCGGATCCAGCGGATGCTGAACGAACTCGAGGACTCGGAGGTGCTATGATGGCGAGCAAGGGCAAGATCGACGATGTCTTCACGAACAATCTCAAGGACCTGACCACGCAGGATGGTCAGCAGGGTAAAGCATCTCGCGGCTATGGGCCCCGCAAATGGAACATCCCTGAGACCAGCGTGCAGTCCAAGCACAAGGATGCGGGGGCGCTGGATCTTCTCGATATCGCCGGCATCACGGCTGGCTTTGACCGCGAGAACATCGATACCAATTACGCCGAGCTGATCCAGGATGGTACCGATCCTGGGACCTGCGGCGACGTGATCTCGGTCAAGACCCAGGGCGACTATATCGCGATCATGGAGCGTGCCTTCCGTGCCAGGCACGCCACACCGGTCCGGTGCATCGCTCACGCGATGGGCCGGCGGTTCGGTCATTCCTACGACGCAGGCGTCTTCCTGGGTGGCGTGCTCAAGCATGTGCAGGATGCATTACAGTCGGGGCAAGGATGAGCAACGGCGAGTTGCGAATCTATGACGTTCTGGCGCTTCAGGGGGCCAAGCCTATGGGCGAGGTCCGGCTTGAGCAGATCCTCTTCACCGAGGCTGCTGCCGGCCAGCTCTGCACCGGCGTCCAGAAGCTGGCCCAGCGGTTCGTCCTGGAGCTGCTCACCGAGAAGGGCTCCATGCTCTACCTGCCAGGCCGCGGCACCACGTTCATGATCCAGTTTCGTCAGGGCTATCTTCGTACCGAGACCGATGTTTTCATCGCTTTCAATCTGGCCCTGAACGATCTCGAGCTGTCGCTCACCGCCGAGGAGCTGGCTACCGATCCGGACGATGAGCGGTATGCCTTGGCTACGCTGGACTCGGTGTCCATCCTGTCGGGCACCATTGTCATGCATGTCACGCTCCGGAGCCTGGCCGGTACCAGCCGCAAGGTGATCATGCCCATCTCGACCACGCCTGGCGTGGTCCCGATCTGACGGAGATGCCCATGGCCGATATCCTCGACGTGCTCGACCTGTCAACGATCGATCCTGCCCTCGTGGACCAGGCGCACCAGCAGATCTCCGAGCGGATGGCAGAACAATTCCCCGAACTGGAGATCAAGCGGGGCGTAATTCACGACATCGTCCTGTACCTGGTATCGATCCTGGGCGCCGAGCAGCGGGCCCGCATGGAGCTGATGCGGGACTCGAACAGCTTGATGGCGATCTCCGAGAACCCCGCCCTGGCCGACGATGACATCGTCAACCGGGCCCTGTCCAACTTCCGGATCGAACGTGGTGCCGGATCGAACGCGACCGGCACGATCACCATCGTTCTTACCACCCTGGCTCCGGTGGTCGTGCCGGCGGCAGCCCAGTTCGTGTCCGGGGGCATCACGTTCACCCCCGGCCAAGCCTATGCGGCGCGGATCAGCGATGCCACGGCTACCACGGATACGGACCGCGTGCTCCGCCCGGTAGGTGACGGCACCTACTCGTTCTCGATCCCGGTGACCGCCGACGATCCCGGCGCGGCTGGCATGCTCCGCCGGGGAGCCTCCCTGGCCATGACCGATCCGATCCCTTACTTCGACCGGGCATACGCCGAGAGCGACTTCAGCGGCGGCTTCGACCCCGAGAGCAACCAGGAGATGCTCAACCGGCTCCAGGGAGGCATGGCGGCCCGCGCCTGGTCGAACCGGGTCACGATCGACGCCTCGCTCAGGGCCATGGACCAGTTCTCCCGGATCCTCCAGACTTCGATCATCGGCGCTGGCGATCCCGAGATGCTCCGCGACCGGCACACCGTCATGCCGATCTCACATTTCGGCCGCGTCGATCTCTATGCCCGCACCCAGGACATGCCGCTATCGATCACCGTCACGAAGACAGCTACACTGGTCCAGAAACTCGCCGCTGGCGGAATCTGGCAGCTCTCGATCACCGCGACCGATGCCCCCGGCTTCTACCAGGTCGACCGGGTCGGGCCTGCGGGAGGGTCGCAGGACGACGCCGGCTACGAGATCACCAGCGACGACCGCTCCTTCGATCTCGACTTCCCCGGCTTCGTGCCCGACATCGTGAATCCCATTGAAGCCGCGTACAGTCGTTATCAGACCACGACGATCCAGTTCCTGGATACTGACACGCCGGTTGCCAGTCTGATCGTGAACCAGTCCACGGCCGACTATGCCGTCTCGCTACTGGCCATGCCCCTGATCGCCGACTTGCAGGATACTGTTTCCGGCCGGTCCTTCGGGGCGCCCGCCGGGGATTGCCTGGTCAAGGCCCCGGTTCCCTGCTTCCTGGCAATCAGCTTTGACATCCGCAAGCGGGCCACGGTCGTCGTCGATCAGGGGACCGTGGACGCCATCGCGGCTTCCATGATGCAGCTGGTCAACTCGCTGGGTTTTATCGGTCAGCTTTATGCCAGTCTACTTGCCGATCTGGTTCAGGACCAGCTGCCTGATGGCGCCTATACCGGAGCCATCGACATGTTCGGGACCATCCGGCGGCCCGACGGTACCATGCGGCGGATCCGCAGCACCGAAGTGCTCGAAATTCCCGACGAGCCCGGTAATATGGTCACGCCTCGCACCGTAGCTTTCATGCTTGATGTACACAATATCGGCATTTCCGTCGTTGACGCCGACATGCCTGATATCTAGGAGGATCCCCCATGACGATCACTCTCCCTGGTCGCCGGCACTGTATCCGCGAGTTCATCGATACCCTGCTGGAGGCCCATCTGGATCCCGGGTCGGTCCGGCCGACCATGGGCAACCTGGCTGACTGTCTGACCAACGAGGAGGTTGCCGACTTGCCTCGCGATGAGGAATTGACCGTCGAGCCCGAGCCCTGGCGTCCCCATCCGGCCGGCCAGCTGCGCCGTAACCACGGTCATGCCGATATCTGGGCGCGCGTGTCCAATACCGGCTGCTACCTGCACATTCCGGACAAGCTCGCGATCCGTTACAAGTTCGAGATCAGTGGCATTTATGTCGGGTTGTCGCTCCAGGCATCACCGCAGCTGCCGGGGCTTGAACTTTCGGAGAACTTCACGGAATTCCCAGTTGACAGGCTGATCCTGGATCCGGCACTGGTCATGATCCTTGTGCCTGATGGCTGTCAGCACAGTGATGTCGAGATCGAGATCTCATGAGCTACACGTACGTCGATAGTGATCTGCATAATGCCCGCAAGCTGCTCTCCTTGCTGGGCAGCTTCTGGGCCGACACCTTCCAGAGCGTCGACCAAGTCAGTGCGTACTGTGCCGATCTTGGTGAGGTCGGCTACCAGGCCAGCATCGATCTGGAGGAGACGATCAACTCGGTCGGCCGGCTCACCGTGCCGGTCCAGCACACGGAGCAGTGGTACAGCTTCTACCTGCTCGAGTCCCTGAAGGGAGTAGCCCCGCTGCGCTACGGCCCGGATGCTGGTGACTTTGGAGACGGCCAGATCTATGGCGGCAGCGTCGCGCCGGTGTATTCATGGGACTGTCCGGTCACCTCGGTCGACCTGATCATGAACCGGATCTACGACCCGTCAGCCACGCTGACTCGTAGCCTGGACTTCGTGATCGACGACGGCCGGCTGGTCTTCCGCAATGATCCTTTTGCCGATCCACGCTTCGTCACAAGCCCGGTCCTGGACGAGCAGGGGCTGGAGATCGATAACCAGCTGGCCCTCTGGCTGTTCCGTCCCGCGATCGATCAGGAGTTTATCTGGACCCATTTCGGCTACATCATGGGCATCCGGTTGCCGTCGTCGCAGAACTACAAAGATCTGGTCAATGCGATCCTGGACGCGATCACTGGCTGCACGGCGACCGAGCAGGTGCTGGGCATGCTGGCCGCCGTGACGGACTGCGGCTTCGCCCTGGGCGACGAGGTCGTCGAGGACATCGTCAGCGGGAACGAGCTGCTCGTGATAACCGATAGCCATGTCTATCGATATACACCTGCGTGTACTCCAGTCGTGAACGTTGGCGATGCACTTATCGCCGGTGACGCGATCGTCAATACGGTCGAGACCCATTACCTGAACCATGGCACAGTGCCGGACTGGCTGAACACCCTGTCGATCGGCGGCGGGATGCTGCCATCCAACTACATGTCCGATATCACGTTCGGCAACACCGACACGCCCCTGATCGTCGAGCCGAACGTTGACGGTTACACCAAGATAAGCTGGTCCCTGGGCGGGTTCCCAGCCGATGTGGCCGAGTTCTGGGATGAGGTTCACCGCCGCGGGGTGGCCAGTGGCCAAACCCTGGCCCACTCGCTCGACACTCGACCAGACCCGGCTGGCGAGCCGACGGCAGCCAGCTTGCCCGCTTCGATCAATCCGCTGGAGTTCCTGGCAGATAACTACTTGCGATACAACGCTTTGCTTGTCAGGATCAGGACCGGCGGATTCGGCCCGAACGCCCTGGGCCTGGATCAGCTCAGGCACCTGCGGCGGATCGTGCCGCCGCACGAGATTGTCATCCCTGTGATCGAGATGCCGGTCGTAGAGGATTCTGTTACAGTGGACCTCGTTGATGATACGCCGCTCGGATCTTTCAGTGCGGCCGAGCCCATCGTGGAGATCGTCGATCCCGTGAGTATGGTTGGCGACGGCCCGATCACTGGCGGCATCGTCATTGGGACCTGTTACGCGGAGTTTGCTGGATGAAAACGACGCCTGGCACAGCTGGTCCTGACCAGATCTTCCGCGAGATGTCGCCCGGCCAGACCTTCCGGACCAGGTGGAAAGGGAAGGACGGCGAGTACTTGACTTCGGATCTGGGCCGTGCCGATCCGCAAAGCAATCAGCCATGGGACTTTCGGGCGGCGATCAACATGGAGACCGGTGAGGCAGTTTTCCTGGGGGCCACTCATCTGGTCTCGCCCACTAGGATGAAAGCGGTTCCGGTCTGACGAACACCTAGCAAGGACGCAGTCGCATGGATGGACCTATCGCCGTCGGCAAGCACCTCGCATTTCACGTTGACGATAAGACGGGGATCTGGACCCCGATCCACGGCCTGTTCACTCCCAACACGATGCTCTACACCTGGGGCAACGTCATCGCGCGCTGCTGCGGGATGGGCGACATCAGGTACAAGATCTCGTATACCTACCTGGAGTTCGAGAACAACCAGGGAACGATCTCGGTGCCGTCGTTCGATCGGAGCGACGGGATCGACTACTACATGGGATTGTCGTCTAGCCCAGTCCGCGACTACCTCCGGGTGCCGGTCACGTCATGCCCGGACATCGTCGTTGCCCCCGGCTACGAGGAATTCCTGACGCCCGACCAGGGCAACATGTGCACCTTCTATGCCCAGAGTCAGACCGGGGTGGGGGTGCACGGCCGGCCCTTCTCCGATGGCGTGCACTCGAAGGTCTTCGGTGTCGCCCTGGCGGCCGGTCCGGTCCCTAATGATCCGTCCCAGGATGTCGTGTTCGCCCGGAGCTATTACGATCCGGCCAACCAGGTTCCCAAGGTGCCGTCGGGGCAGATCGGCATCCAGTACCCGATCACCTTCAAATGATCGCTCAGGGAGGGGCTGATGAATGGCGTGACGTGGAACAACCGGATCCGGCATGTCAACGACGGCGAGCCCGTCAATGGTGCCATCGACAGCCGGCCGACCCGCGCTCTCGAAGGCAATACCCAGTATCTGAAGAGCCGCATCGACGCCGCCGAGCTGGGCGAAGCGGTCTGCGCGTACGGCGAGACGGTCGAGTCGGCCGCGCAGATCGGCATGGCCGTTTACCGCAACGCCGTCACCGCCCAGTACGAGCGCGCCCTGGCCGGCGTCGAGGTGGATCCCGCCAATCCGACAAGCGGGACGCTGGTGCCGCTGCCGTCATGCGACACTGTCGGCATTATCGTCTTCAAGTACAACGCCACCAAGGCCGACATCCTGCTGGCCGGCCGGCGGCAGGTCGATATCACGCAGGCTGTCGGGCCTGCGGATATCGATCCCGTGCTGCACACCCCGATCCCGGGCAGGTACTATCTCTCCGCTGCTACGCCTGGCGTGATCGTCCGGCAGCGGCCGCCCGTCTCGGTCTCGGTGCTGGTCTATACCGACGACGGTATGGCGATCGTCCAGCCAATCCAGCGGGACTTCCTGGAAGATCACATTCACTACAAGGTCAAGCTCTTCGCCGAGCCGGCAGGAGAGAATGGCATCAGCAGCACCAGCGGTGCTGCTCGCCGCTTCGTGCAGAATCCCAACCCGAACTTTTCAGGTTGGCTGCCGGCCACTTCGACCTACTTTAGCGTTCCGATACCGACCGGCGCGGCCTTTGGCTATAACCTGGCCATGCATCCCGAGCTGGCCCAGATCTTCCCGCCGATCCCGCCTTCGGGAGCTGCTATCTTTCTCGATCGCGGCGAGAACTATCTGGGCGGGACGCTGATACCAGCGGGCCCTGGCGGCCTGTGCTCGGTTGATCGCTTCGGCATCTGGTGGATGAGCGATTGCGACGGCGATCAACCATGGCCCAGCGACTGGACTGCTCCCGTCGAAGACGAGACCGGCAATCCTGCTACCGGGCCTGAGTGCCCGCGCACCGAGAACTTCCAGATCATCCTGTCCTACACCATGATGGTCTTCACTACCGAGCGCACGACGGTGACCAGCTTGCAGCCGGCGGCGGACAGCCCGGAGCTGCGGTTCACCGACTGCAATGACGCTGACGCGACGACCGGCGATCTGTATGCACATCTCGACCTGGAGTTCTTGGTCGACACGGAGAACCTGGTCACCGGCCCCATCGCTTTCAAGCGCCTGGATGGGATCACCTTCCGGCAGGGACTCGTGGTCGAGGGCCTGCAAGCCGATGCCAACAGTGGATGTGAGCTGCTTTCGACCAATCCGACGCCACAGCTCGACGGCAGCATCCTGCACCAGGGGACGGTCAAGATCTCAATCGACACCGTGTCCGGCGAGCGTGAGCTACCAGCTGAATTGATCCGGCTGGCCCAGACCGAAGAACGGTTCTACATGGAGATCCCCTACATCGGCTTCGACTCCGGCCGCGATACCAGCATCCGGATGCGGTTCAATGTCCCGGCCAAAGGCATACCGGACACCCCGCAGGTGGCGCTACGGATGCAGCTCATCGGCCGCGGGGTCAACGGCACACTGCCGATCATGACGGCGACCTATCGCATCTTGAACCAGCCACCGCTGGCGCCAACGCAGCCAGCGCCGCCGGCACCGCCGGTGACGACACCGATCAATCTGCCGGGGGTGGTCAACGAGCAGGTGCTGACCATCAACACTCACGTGTTGATCAATTCCGACCAGTACGTCCAGGTCGAGAGCGTGCCGATCCCTGTGACGGCCGGTGATACGATCCTCGTCAACCTGGTGCGCACCAGCAATGACGGCTATCCCGGCGAGGTAGGGCTCATGCGGCCCGCCGGCATCCTGACGGCCGTCCCGCTCGTCACTGGACCATGACCGGATACCTATTGGTAAGGAGACCAATAAATGCCAGTAGGTATCTGGAACCTGGAGTGGCTCAATCATAACTCGCAGCGGTCCTATCCGCTGTCCGATGATGCCACCAAGACCGATCTCACCGGCACGTTCAAGCTGCCCGATGACTTTATCCTGGAGCTTTATTTCCCCGCGCATGCCGGGGTCAACGTTGACGTTGATCAATTCTTTCTCGCCTCGATCTCGATCTTCGCGACCGGCTACAACATCTCGATCGGGTACAACAGCAGCGACGGCGTGGCCATTGTTGCCTCGGCCATCATCAGCAAGGTCACGCATGTACCGAACACGACCTATTCCCTGCCAGGGGTTTACCCGTTCGATGACTCGGTGGGCAAGCTCGTCATCGGCCAGCTCGGTTCGATCGATCTTCAGCCGACCGGGCAGTTCTCCTTCGACATCAATGGCGGCGGGCTCGACAGTGATTGCATCCGGCCGATGATCCGCGGCATCCAGTCGCTCCGGGTCCTGAATAACGGCGAACTGAGTGACAGGCTGACCGGGCACGTGATCCTGTCGTCAGGGAGCAACATGCAGATCTCGGTGACCCCGGGCTCCCAGGCCACTGACACCTCGCCGGCTGTCCCGGCCGAGGTTCGTTTTGATGCCATCGATGGTGCTGGCTTGACTGAGCAATGCGCCTGCGAGGGAACTATCGGTCCACCGATCCGCAGGATCAACGGCGTATCGCCCTTGCCCAATGGCGACTTCTCCCTGACCGGTGATAGCTGCCTGACGATCAATCCGCTCAGCAACGGTCTTCAACTCAACGACAGCTGCTCGTCGCCGTGCTGCGGGTGCGCGGAACTGGAATACGTCACCCAGGAACTCCAGATCCTGGGTACGGGTGAGGCGACTCTTCAGAGCTTCGTTGATCAGCTCGCGCTCCAGCTCAATACCTTCAGCCAGATCATCTTAGGTTCACGTTTGAACGATCAAGGATGTATCCAGTGTTGATTCTACCGACTGGCGGCAAAGGCACTGGCGTCGAAGCTCAGGGATCCAATTTCCCGTTCGTGCAGCCCAGTGATGACATTGTCGGGCTGCTCGCCGATCTCTGGCTGGCGCACGAGAACCACGATGCCGTGCTGCCGTTCAGCGTTTCTTTCCTGTCGGGCTTTCAGGAGGCATTCGACGACGTATCTTCCAGCGCCCAGATCACGATCGTCGATGCCAATGGCGCGACCGTGTTCGACTCGCCCGACGCGCACTATTACTGGAAGCCCTTCGGCCCGCGGCTGCGCGTCCATGAGTGGCTCTTTCCCCAGGGCGCTGTCTGCCGGGTCGTGCAGCACACAGCCGTCCCCGAGGATCGTCCTGACTGGCCCGATGAGATCATTCCTGTGAACGGCGTGCTCGATGAGCGAACTTCTTACCTGATACCGGAGCGCTTGCTGTATCTGAGCGAGAAGAACAACCCAGCCATACTCGTCACGGATGAGATCGTATTCCGCTGCGGCTACAACATGGACATCATCCCCAAGCCTTACGCCGAGCCGCTCAGCAACACGACCGCGCTGACCTACAACGCTAACCCCGGCAATGGCATAGGCCGCTATCCGGGCTGCGTGGATCCTGATCTTGTCATACGCAGGATTGGCGGCGTCGGGCCCGATGACCAGGGCAACTTCGCCCTCGCGGCTGACAAGTGCTACTTCGTCCGGCAGCTGATCTCCATCGGGGCCGGCAACACGGCCGTGCCGACCCCGGGCGCCCTCGCGCTGGGCAATAACTGCGGACCGTGCTGCGACTGCGATGACTTCGTCAACGTCCAGCGCGCCATCCTGGATCTCGAAGCCAAGCTGCGGGCCACGTCCGCCAAGGCCGAGGCCACCCGCGACGAATTCATCGTGGCCAAGGAACGATGGAACGCGCAGAAGGAATGCCGCGAGAACATCGTGGTGCAGATTGACGCCAGAATCCGGCCCCCCAGGTTCATCGACTTCAGCTTCGGGGTTTGCAACATGACGGGTGACTGCCTCTACGACGGGCAGCTGACCGCCAACCTCGTGAGCGACCCGCCAATTCCCTGGCAGATCGTGCCCGGTTCGACTTACATTACGCAGTTCGGCAAGAAGCAAATGGCCCCCTACAAGCCAGAGCAGAATCCCAATGGCTCCTATACTGCTCACGTCGGTGGGGTAGCGGCCATGCGGGTCCAGGGATGGCGCGGCACGTTCGAGATGCTGCTCTCGCCGCCCTGGGGAGCGACGATAACGATCACCGGGGAGGTCGTCACCATCACCAAGGAAAACGTTCCCCATTACAGCCCGCAAGGCACGTGGACAGGGCCATGGTTCTATTGATCGTGTCAACCTTCAGCTAGGAAGAACTGATGGGCATCAGGAACCCGGACTGGTATGCAGCCAATGCGACCCGAGCCTACCCGCTCGATGACGCGGCGACGGCGCGCGACGACGGCGGGCGGGAGCTACCGCCCCAGATCCTGGTCGACTGCCGGATCCGGTTCCCCACGACCATCGGTCAGTTCGCCTACCTCAGCGGCGTGACTGTCGGACCAAGTATCGTCACGGCCGTGATCATGGCGACTCCTACCGCAGTCCTGCCGCCGGGTGGTGTGCTGCGGAACGGTGTGGCCATGCAGCCCCTGGGGTCGGTCTCGCTGCCCAAGCCGGTTACACCCAACCGGCACTACCCAATCCAGCCCATGGCCGGCGGCGTCGGAGGCTGGCTGGTCTTCGGCCGCGGCATCGAAGAGCCCTACTCGGGCCGGTTCAGCTCGCCGGGCCAGTCGCTACTCTTGCCCCGCGTGGCCCTGGCCTACGATCCCCTGCCGGTCCGTTCCCTGGGCAAGCTCGGCCTGAGTCAGGCCCTGACCGGCGTGATCCAGCTTCTGGGCAGCACCGACATCGCGGTGACGCAGGAGATACGCAACATCGATAGCGGCGACGTCGACGCCATCGTGATTGGCCTGATCGATAGTCTGAACCGCAACGTTTACAGCTACTACACGGGCCCTTGCGGAGGTCGGCCTGAAAGCAACACCTGTGGCAGGCCGGTGCTCGAGATGATCAACACCGTCCAGCCCGACTGTGACGGCAATCTGACCATCGACTTCAGCAAGGCTTACGACATCCTGAAGTACCTGCCGTTCGAGGGTGGCGGCGGCTTTGCCCTGGACCTGTCGCTGGGCATGGCCGATGTCTGTCTGGGTCAAGATACGCTGCCCGACAGCGCAGGGAACCTACCCGGCACGTATCCGGATGAGTGCCCGCCGCCACTGCCGCCGACACCCGAGCCGGGGCCGACGCCGACACCGCCGGGACCATTGCCGGCAGGCTGTGTTCCGATGCCCTATTACGACAGCTTTGACTTCGGCATATCGTCGGCGTGGGTCCCGATGAAGGGCGACTGGGCCATCGAAGCGGACGACTCGCCGCAGGAGCCTGCTGGTGCAACTGGCCCGGGGCCCGGTCCTGCGCCCGGGCGTACTCTGGGGTTCACGGGCTTTCCACCTCTGCACCGGGCCACCCGGACAACCGCCCCGACGATCACCAGTATCAATCAGAGCTACGCCTGCACCAACCCATCCAAGATGAGCGTGTCGATCTGGGACTGCGACTATGACTTCCTGAACATGAATCTGAACGTTGGCACCGACATCAAGATCATGCCCGGGCCCCAGATGAACGGCGCCATCGTGCTCAATTACATTGCCCAGGACCCCACGATGGGCGGGATGCCGACCTTTTTCTCCATCGGGCCCAACCTGGTCACCAATTACCTGGAGTTCAATGTCTTTCGCGGCGGGCTCACCATGGCTGTCGGGTTCCCGTTCGGCACCAACAGGCCCAAGCCCGGGCTCTGGTACGAGCTGAGCGTCAACAGCGCGATCAGTCCCAATCCTGGCCCTAACAAGGACCTGTGGAACTTCACCATCGTGCTCAAGCCGCTCGAGGACCCGAGCTTCACATTGATCGAGGTGATGCAGCCCTGGGGGATCAACCTGATCCACGGCGGCAAGATCGGGTTCGGGGCCAACAACGCGCACTGCCGGTTCAGCTTCATCTCGTTCTGGGATTCAGACAATCCGTTCGGGGGCTAGCCGTGAGAATTGTTCACCCGGAATTTCGCAACGAGAACCTGGACTCGCTCTATCCGTTCGCCGACACGGCTACGCTCCTGTCGCGGGACAAGATCAGTCTGACCCCCGATATGCTCATCGATGCGGTCGTCTATCCGATCGGCGCCGGCCCGCGGGTCTACATCTCATCACTCGAAGTCTCGAACCGCGTCGTCACGATCTGGATCGGTGACGCCACCAGGCCCCAGCTCGCGTCAGGCTCGTTCGATCCGCTGGCGCCGCCGAACTTGATTGCTCTGGCCGATGGCTACGGCCGGCCTGCCGGGCTGTTCGTGGCCGATCCCATCTTACTGGCGTCGGCCCAGTCATGGCCGACGGGCGCGCATGTCTTCGACATCGGGGCCACCGAGTTCGCCGCCAGCTGCACGATCTCCACGCCCGAGGAAGGCGTGCGCGGCCTGCTCGCGTCGCAGGGCATCCTGCTCACCGGCGATACCTGGATCATTGGCGAGAACGGCATTCAGGTCAGCCTGGACGACGACGGCTCAATCCGGGTCGACGTGGTGGGTGACCCGCTCTTTGCGCGCCGGCTCTGTTATCCGGCACAGTCATACTCGCCCCCGCGGTTCGTCAAGACGATCAATGGCATCGCACCCGACTCCGAGGGCAACTTCCAGATCGCCGTGGCGAATGCTTCCGCTCCCGACACGGTCCTGCGTATCGTTCCCAAGCCGCCGGATACACTGATCATCGGTCTGGTGGGCAGCACAGTTCACGGGGTACAGCTGAGGTGACGCATGGCGCGGCCGGGATTCTGCAACGACAACGAAGGACGGGCCTATCCGCTGATCCCGTTCTCGAACGCGCTATCGGACAAGCCAGCCGAATTCCGCCTGCCCCTGGATACGCTGCTCGACTTCGGCTGCCTGGTGGGGCTCGACTCCGAATTCGACGACACCAAGGACGTTATATACCTGCATCAGGTCACGCGTGCAGGCAATACGTTCACGTTTGACTTTCGTTCGAGCGCACCTGGCCTGGTTGGATATGCACTGAAGTTCAGTCGTGATCTGACTGATGCTGAGTTCGCGACCAACTACGTTGCGGCTGTGGCTCTGGGAAGCTCTCCGCCGCCCCAGCCGCCGCTCTGGGAGGGCTTCCTGGTCACCGGCCCAATGGACAACCTTGCCGCCTTGATGCCCGCAGACGGTACGCTGGCGGCCACCACAGGCCCACAGATCGAGCCGGCACGGATCCAGAACCTGAGCCGGAGCTATGTCCGGACGATCAATCTGGCCAATCAAGATCGCACCCATGTAACACCACCGGATGATTGTCCTGGCGGCAGCTTGCCTGCTTCGCCGCTCGAATACATCATCAATGCACGCAATCTGGTGGGGGATCTGCGGTTCAAGGAGGGCTTCAACGTTTCGATCCGCCAGAATACCAGAACCAATTCCATCACCTTCATGGCGGTGCTGGCCGGCGGCGCCGGCGTGGTTTGCGGTGAGGACGCGCCCCTCGGCGAGCTGCCACTCACGCCCGATGAGCAACCTCCGCCCGGGAGCAGCCTGCTCAGCGGCGGGCCGGCCTGCGATGAGGTCATCTACGGCATTAACGGGCTGACGGCCAGCGTCATTCTGCTGGTTGCCGATGTGGGCACCACGATCACATCGTCCGACGACAACACGAGCCTGATCGTTGACTTCGATCGGCACGACATGACCGTCTGTGCAGCTGCCAGCACGATCATCGAGGACCTGGGCGATGCAGTCGAAGTGATTGTCGAGGACCTGGGCGATGCCTAACTTTCCAGACCCCATTTTCGATGCAACGAAGTGCCCGGTCCCTCCGGATCTGCACCCGATCGGTATTGAGCCGTTCATCAACGACTGCACGGTGCCCGACGCGCCCCAGGCGATCATGAACTGCGACGCCTGGCTTTCGATCCCGGTCACTGGTCCGTCCGGAATTCAGGGCATCCAGGGTATCCAAGGCCCCCAGGGTCCCCAAGGTCCCCAGGGTCCCCAAGGTCTCCAAGGTATCGGTGGTGTCGGTGTTCCAGGTCCGATCGGTCCGCATGGTCCCCCCGGCCCGACTGGCCCGATTGGCCCGGCCAGTACGGTGCCGGGCCCGGCGGGGCCCAAAGGCGATCCTGGTCCCGCTGGCACAGGCACTCAAGGCCCTCCAGGCGACGACGGGATTGGCTACCCTGGCCCGCAGGGATACCCCGGAAAAGCCGGTACAGACGGCAAGGACGGTTCTGATGGCGCGCAAGGCCCGCAGGGAACCCAAGGGAAAACCGGCGCACAGGGTGACAAGTATGCCATCATGCCGCTCAATAACGCCGACGATGACTACGTTGGCCTGTTCTGTGCCGAGATGCCCGAGGCCAGGTTCTTCGATGTCTATGATATTCCCAACAGCAAGAAGCTGAAACGTGTAATGGTCCAGCTGGACCAGCGGTTCCTCGATGTCTGCGTGTCGGGCTCACTTCTGCCAATCGCCGTGGCGCCCAATCTGCCCTGTGCCGTCGGCGTCATGATCGACAACGGCCGAATCTTCCTGGACGTTGGCGACACTTCGCACGGCATTCCCACGCGCTTTGTCGTGACCATCTCGGGCATCCGCGAGGGCAAACAGGATACCCGGTTCCCGATGTTCACCGCCGACGTCGCCAGGAAGAACCGGGAATTCTGGTCGAAGGCTTACGAAGCCTGATGCGCTGACTGATCTAAAGATCAGCCGGAAAAATGTCATAAACAGTAAGGCCACTTCCTAGTTGTGGAGTGGTCCTACCCAACTTTTTCTACGAAAGGTAGATCACCAATGTCACCGGATTCGCTGGCGACAGCCGGTCCTGAACCGGATCTGTTCAAGCTGCTGATGGATGGCCTTGAAGACCTGGAGCGACGGGCACAGCAGCGGCCCCTCGACGCCACGTTCATGCTCGACCTGGACGTGGTTGCCGGGCTGGGCCTCACCGTGCACCACGGCAACCATTGGCCCGACAAGGATGTTGGCATGACCTGCATGGAGCGGCTCGGGGTGCTGATGGATCGCACGCAGTACCGGTCGACGCCCAAGCCCAAGCCGAGCGTGGTCGACGTGGCCTTGCGGCAGCTTGCCGCGCTGGAAGCCAAGCCGGACGTCGACAAGTTGCAGCTGATGACCGTGCTCACGGCAATCTACAGCGCGGACACGCTCGATCGCTGGCCCAGCGTCGAGGTCAAGCGGGATTCCCAGCGTCGCCTCGTGGCGTTGATGGATCGCGCCGACATTCGCGGCGAGGAAGCCCAGGAGAAGTTCCGGCAGAACTCGCTGCGCTTCGTGTCGGAGATGCTCAGGGGCTCGAAGCTGCCGCTGAAGTGACCGGACCGACTCACCACCACCAGCACCGGCAACCGGCCGCCCCTCGGGGCGGCCTATTTTTTTCACTATCGGAGGTACGAATGGAACCATCTTCGATCGATCTCAAGCTGCTCAAGGTTGACCTGTTAGAGTTGCTGGTCGAGACCATAGCCGGCGGGCTGAGCGCTGAAGAAGCTACCGGTTTGCTGCACGATCGTCCGACATACCGTGCATATCCTCACAGGCAAGTTCTCGAACAGGTCCAGCTGATGCTGGATCGGTTCGAGCAGGAAAAGCTGGCAGATCGCCGTGGCGGTCACGGTGGCAACCGTTACTTCATGGCGTGGTCAGCCGGGAGGCAGTCGGCATGCGATGGGTGAAGAGTGCTGTGATCAAACCGCTCACGATCAGCTACCTGGCGCCGAAGAGCGACAGGAAAGCTATCTATGCTTACGCAGTCGAACTGAAACCCAAGAAGAAGAAAAAGAGGAACGACCAGGCGGATGATGCCGACGAGGGATGCAGGCCCGTCATGTTCTTTGACTTCGCGATGGGTGCGTTCCGACCGCTCACAGACATTCCGACGGAATCCGCCACCAAGAAGTTGGTCTGGGCGAAGGGCTTCCTGGTGCCCGACGCTTTTATCGCCGGCAAGAAGGGCGACGAGTTTGTCATCTACATCATTCGCAACGACGAGGTGATCACCAAGCGTGCGGTGACCGTCGAGGAAGAAGAGTCTTTCGAGCTGAAACACTGAACCAGGCTCGTTCGTTTCTACGAAGGGGGTACGAATGCCAAAGAAGATCACAGAGGGCATGCAGGAGTACATACGTTCTCTTTGCGCCCGGCATCGCCATACTACGAGGGCCGTACAGATGCCAACCCAGAATGCAAAGCATACACAGGAGTATATAAGTTTTCGTTCTGCCGTGCGCCGCCAGGTACACAAGCTGTACGCGGCGTCTGCCGTTGACATCCACGCTGTGCTCAAGGACGATCCTAAGCACGCGGGGCCTGACCTCATGGATCGCATCGAGGTTTGCCTGGATGAGCTGGTTTATCTGAACAAGCTCGTCCGCCAGGGCGTCACTTACATCGAGCCGTTTCAGAAGGAGGAGGGTGACGCGCGGGAATTTCGTATCCGCTGCCGCAACTGCTCGTACAGGGCCAGGGTTGGCTTTCCGGACAATACCTGTCCTGAGTGCGGGGCAACGGATAGCATGGACTTCAACCGCACCCCGAGATAGGTTCGCCGGACTGACAGCCGACGTGTCACGCAGGGAGGATGTGAAATGGCCACCACGCAGTCGCTCGATCAGTCCGCGGATACCCTGATTGTCGGCACCGGGATCCGGCAGATCACGCTGGTTCCCACGTTCCAGCAAGGGTACGTGCCCAACGTGATCGACGGCTTTCGGTTCACCCTTGTCGTCACGGGGGCGGTCCAGATGCCGACCAAGATCTTTCGCTACCGGCTTGTGCCCACCAGGGTACAGGCCGGTACCGTTGATCAGCCGCCGGTAGCCATCGAGTACATGGGGGCGTTCGATGGTGTTTGCAGTCCGGCCGATCTCGAGGACTTTCCCGAGGACTGGCCGGTCCAGAACGCGCGCCCGCCCTGGTACCGGCTCGACTACGTCGACCTGATCGTGCGCAGCCGGTCAATCGCCAACGATGCGTACAATGCGATCCTGTACGAGGTGAATCAGCTGGTCGAGACCCTCAACGTGATGGATCAGCAGAACACGGCACCCCCGATCACCATTGGCTCGGAGAGCTGAACATGTCGACCGGTACAGAGACCATGCGCGGCGTTGTCGTGATCGAGAACAGCCTGATCGACTCGCTGGTGGCGCGGGAAGACTTTCGCAGTGAGTTTCCCCATCTGGCCCGGCTGGTTCAGGTCAAGCAGGGCCGGGGCTGCGGTCGCTGCCCCAAGAAACAACGGACTGTTCTGGCCGAATATCGGACGTTCAAGAACGAGCTGGCGGCGCTTCAGCCCCAGGACAAGATCCGCTTCAAGCAATTCCTGCGGGCCAGGCAGGTCCGCGTTGTGCACGTCAACGCAGCCAACAAAGTTACTGACCGGACTTTCTAGGCGGCGGTCACACGTGTCGGAAAGAAGCAACAGCCTGGCCGGCCGTCCAGATAGGCGGACAAGGGGCTAAACTTCGGCCGTCTGCCTGTCATATACTATGGAGCCCTATAGCCCGGGCTTCAGGTTCCGTGCGTGGAGTACGGAACAGCGCTGTTCGTGTCTCTAGTATGGAGTATCGGAAGTATGAAGATGCGTTCTCTCTGTTTTGCCATGGCTTTGGTCGCTGCGATCGCCGGCCTGGGATCGGCGCAAGCCGGTACCGTGGTGTTCAGCGACTCCGGTTCGATCGGCGGTGTCGAGCTGACGAACATGGGGATCTCGGGAGGTACCGCGACGATCGAGATCGCGCGGATACCCAATCTGTTCAGTCAGGTGAACACGGTCAACGGCGTGTCACTGCTGACACCTGAGCCGATCTCGGTCAACGGGCCGATCACCTTGTTGGTGACGCCTACTGGCTCGGAGACCTACTCGTTGGCGCTGTCGCCATCAACCTATACCAAGACCGTTGGCGACGTGCCGGGCGCTGAAGCGATGCTGACGTTCACCGCCACGACTGGTGTTGCCCCGACCGTTTTGCCCAACTTTTTCAATATGAGCGGCAAGATCGTCAGTCTGATCGAGAACGACAACCCACGGTTTGACTACTCGCTGTTTGCCAAGGGCGGCGATATCAACTTCACCTTTACCGGAACTACCTTCGGTGGGGGGATCAATAGCTTTGCCGGGTTGTTCGCGACGCCAGGTTCGACGATCGTCGCTAACGGTAGTTTCTCGCAGCAGGCCGTGCCTGAGCCTGCCTCGATGTCCCTGATGGGCATCGGGCTCACTGGTGTGCTCGCCTACAGACGGTACTTCCGCAGGTCCGTCCGCAAGGCGTAAGCAACGCGCTACCACGTTATCCTGCTGAAAATGGCCCGGCCCGGAGGTTTGCCTCCAAGCCGGGCCGTTTCGTTTCTGGGCGCTAAATTTCGCCCAGATTCCTGTCATATAGCGTTGATCTACATAGGTTGTGGATCGCTGGCATCGTGCCCGGAAGCATGGTGATCGTAGCAGGGAGTCCAGCAAATGAAAGGACGTCTTCAACCAGATGTCGACAGCGACGCCTGGATCGTTGACTGTGTGCCAGAGTGTTCCTGTTGTTCCTGTACGCAGTGCGGAGACCTCGACGCGACTCATGTCGTGTTGCTGGTAGTCGCGGGTGAGGAGTTCACCGTGTGGCTCTGCTCTCTGTGTGCCGGCGAGGTCACTGGACAAGACCTCGATGCTACGCCGGATGTCGGGGATGGGCTGTTGCCCGAATGCGAATACCTACCGTCCGATATTCTCGAGCAGCTTCCTGCTCATCGGCTGGTAGAGTATCGCTCCTGACCAGGTTCGATTGTTAGTTCCCCAACCGTAAGCGTGGGCCGGCCGGTTCCCTTTCTTCCGTCGCATGACGGAGGGAATGTCAATCGCTCGGTCGGTCCACGTCCCCAGTCAGTGTTCGTTCCCCAACTACCAAGCTAGGAGTATGCGCAGATGAATTTCGTCAAGAAGCATTCCGTCGCCGCCATGATCGTTCTCATGGTGGTCATCAGCTGTGTTCAGTGGCATTACAACCAGGAAGCCTGGGATGCCGCGAGGGCGGCCCAGAGCCAGGCTCATGCGGCCGAGAAGGCCATGGAGAAGATCGTGAAGTTGGTTCAGGAAGCCCAGGATGAAGCGAGCCGGGCTGCTGACAACGCTGGAGACGCTCGCAAGTCTGCGGAGATCATCCACACCTCGAAGGAAGCTGTCACCTCCCAGGTGGATAAGCTCGCAGGTCTGTTCGAGGACATGCGGGACAGGCTCGCTCATGTCAATACGCAGGAACCGAAAGGTCCTGGCGGCGGCATAGCGAAGTAACCTGCTCCGGTTCGAGTCAACCCGATCACCACCCACATACGCCCCGTACAGGGGCCGCCGCCGGCTCCTCCTTCTCTACTCTTGTTGTTGGGGGGAGCGGAGGAATGAGTTGAAGTAGGCGGCGGCCTTGTGCATTGCCTTGTTTGATCCCCAACAAAACCCCAACAGATCCCCAACAAATATCAGGAGGTTCTTTCCATGAGTACAGCGGCCCAGACCGCTTCACCCCCAGTGCCCGTTAATGGGCAACCTGCTAATTCTGCTCCAATACCGGCTCCGATACCAGCTCAGGCACCAGCGCAGGCACCAGTTCAGGTACCTGTGGCAGGGTCGGGAGCAAAGCCGTCGGCGAAGGCAGGAGGAGCTAAGACAGCGAACTCAACGCCGACGGCTTCAAACCAAAGGACCGTCAAGATCGAGGACATCGAGGCACTCGCCAAGGAAGTCAGCGATCTCAAGGCGATTGTCCAGACGGCTATGTTAGCGTTGGCGGCTGCTGCGGCTCCGCCAGCTCCGGCTTCAGCTCCGTCTCCAGCCCCTCCGGGTCCGCCAGCTGTCGATCCTATGGCGGCAGCCATGGCGGCAGCCGTGGCGGCTTTCCCGGGCCTATCGCCGAGTCCGTCGCCGGGTCCGCCAATCCCACCGGCTCCACCGACTCCACCGGCTCCACCGGGTCCACCGGGTCCACCACCGCCATTGTATCTGCCGAACTTGGCCGGCAAGTTCTGGACCAAGATCGATGGTTTCAAGGTATGGTTGGGGTTGGGCAAGGTCCCTTCATGGTTTAAGCAATTCATGCTCGGTGCTGCCGCCTTTGTGGCGGCTGCCGTCGTCGTTTGTGCCGGCATGCTCTACTGGCGAGCGGTCATAGCTGCTTTCTGGTGGGTATATACCCATGCTTTGAGCCTGGTCGTGTGTGCCGTCGCCTTGGTGGTCGTCACCCTGCTGGTCGCCAGCATCATGGACGTCATCACCAATGCCTGCCACTTCAGGACGGTCACATGGAAGCGGCAGCTGGCATCTGTCGGCTGGCTGCTCGGGCTGACCGTCCTCACCTTCTGCATGTGCGGGCTGGTCTGGACCTATGCCATGCCCGGACTGCGCAGCTGGTGATCACTAAGTTCCAGTGACGGTGATCGCTCGTTGCGGTCGCCGTCTTTCAGCTCGTACACGTAGTAGAAGGAAAAAGTTTCGATGAGAAAGATCACTGGCCGGTTCATGCGCTTCGTCTTGTTGGCTTGCGTGATTGCCGGTCTCACTACCACCACAGGCTGCAAATTCACGATTGATAGCGGTGCCGGGGGAGAGATCAAACAACCTTGGCCTCTCCCGTCTGGAGGCGGCAACGTGCGCATCGGCGGCACGTATTCCTCCGCGAACATGCAAGTTGTTCCGGGCGGCCAGCTGTCAGTCACGGTTGTTCCGAGCAGCCCGCTGCCGGTCACGAGTGAAAACTGCGCCGGTCACTACGCCTTGTGCGTCAACGGGAAGATGGTCGACGTCGACCTCAAACGCGACGGCACGTTCACGACGCGTAACGCCAAGGGCGTGTGGAGCGTCCGTGACGGTAAGCTGACAGCCCATGTAACGCGTGTCTGGGCAATTGTCTGCTGGAAGTCCCATTCCGTGACCGTGTTCGATAATGCGCCGATCACGAAGCTGACTGCCAGTGAGGCGACGATCAATGGAGTTACCGTATCACGGTCGAGTTGATCCGACCGTGCGGACTTCAGCTAACCATCATGTCGGCGATCGCTCGTTGTGGTCGCCGTCTTTCATTTCCAGCGATACGAAAGAAGCCATGGAAGAAGACAGGAAGGTAAACAGCTTCAACGCTCATGTCTCAGCTGTTCTAGCCAATCCTGTGGTCGTCGTCGGGGGTAAAAGCGTAACCCTCTCACCGTCCATCGCGAGTATCTGGATCTTTTTCCGCTGGCTGTGCGCCACATGGCTCTGGCGCAGGACAGTCATGGTACTGGTCCGGTGGGTACTCCGCAGCAAGTTGATAAACACCATCCTGTTGATGGTTTCCGGGCTGATCCTCATCGGTGCCCTGTACGGGCTCGGTTGGTTGATCATCCTGGTGATAGTTGCACTCGCGTACAAAGCAGCGCCGGACTCCGGAGGCTGACCCGTCGTGTATCTCAGTGTTGGCGACTGCATGTTGCAGCCGCCGTTCCTACTTCCCCAACTTCGGTTCTTCTGCTTGTTAGCAGCTTCACCACCACAACTACGTTAGGAGTTTCGATGCGTAAGTTCATGAGTCGGTTTGCGTGCGTTTCCCTGATCTTTGCCACCCTCGGCGCCGTTGGCTGCACCGGAGATCCGGATCTTTTTCCGGAAGGCACAAATACGACAGTGACGGAGGTCAAGGTGCCGGCCAATACCAGCAGGAAGGTCGTGAGGATCACGACCAATGACAAGCCTGTGATCGTCCGCGCCATCGTGGACGAGGTGGCCGCTCCTGCGTTGACTGCCGCTCCGGCTGCTCCTGCTCCGCCCGCTGCTCCGGCTGCCACTCCGGCTCCGGCTGAAGCGACAACCAAGACTGCTCCGGCACCACCCGTTAAGAAGTGATCTAACTTGTTTGCACGACGGCGGCCGCGTACTACGGCCGCCGTCTTTACCCTTTTTCTTATATCTCACCCTATGTCCTAGACAGCTCACTTGTGCCGGCCGAACAAGTGAGCTTTATCGTTCGGCCATTGGAGAAATGTTGAAGTGCAGAAACTGATCACGATCGGGCTTACTACGCAGAAACCCAACGAGCTAGATGTTAAGGAACATCTCACCGAGTTACTCAAACAAGGTTGGATCGTTAGGTCCATGACATCCGTTGGATCCACTGGTGTTGCTCATTCTACTAACTCCCATTCGAGGTCGATTGAAGTCACCGCTGGTTGGCTCGCGGTTCTGCTGGAAAAGGTTGACCAGTAAATACGGTTGTTTACTGGAAGTTCCACGTCGCAGAACTCGCTTAGCAGAAATACCCGGCGCTGAGTTCGCCACCAAGCCAATCCCCAACAACGAGATTGCCAATACCCAAGTCTCCCACCCCAACAGAAAGATAAGCATGAAAGCCTCGAACACAGGACCGGTCGGAGGACCGGACTCAGACTCGTTCACACGGGCGGTCGAAGAGATCGCCGCGTCAGTCGAACAGCAAGCTGCGCAGCCGGCAAGGCCGCGCAGACTTCAGAAGCACGTGCCAGCTGCATCCGGTCAAGATACCAGGGCTGTTGGAGTTCCGGATCCGGTCATCCTGGATCCTGCCCCTGCGATCGTGATCCAGCCGGCACCACGTCGGGCGACATTCGCCAGTGTCTTGCGGACCTATGGCGTTGGCATCCTGACAGGTGCCGCTGTTGTGGTGCTCGCCACGAACTGGATGTACCCGAGGAGTATCGCCAGTGCGCCTGCTGCGGCCAGCCCGGCTGGCAGCGTGGCGCCTGCGGCAACCAGCCCACCTGCTGCGGTCGACACAGCCCGCAGCGAGACACCTGTGATAGCCAGCCCGCCCGCGACCAGCACGGTCAGCCGCGAGGCACCTCCGGTAACCAGTCCGCCCGCAGTGGCCAACGTGATCACCCGCATGCCCAGTCTCGAAACGCTTGAGCCGCCGATACCGGCAGCTCAGGAAGTCGAGAGGCCGGTCGCGCGGATACCCGATCCGGTTCCCCAGCTGCAAGCGGACAACGAAGAGCCAAATTACTGGCGTGACAACCGGACCTACGAGATCGTCTACCGGGTTGGCGGCGGGAACCTCACGCGAATGAGCAGGGCTCTCACCGTACTTCGTCTCAGACTTCCCAAGATCGATAGCGGTCTCAACATGTGGTCTGAGCAGGGGCCGGATCGCACCGTCGACATTCACCTGGAGATCCCCTACGAACAACGGGTGAATATGCCACTCGCCGAGGCCCAGCTAGGCAACTGGACGGCATTCGGCGGTGGCTGCGGCACCACGTGCGAGCCCGTCCGCAGGGGCGCCAAGGAACCCGAGTCATTGCATTCGGTTCCAACGCCCCATGCTCCCGGGGCATTCTTGACCAACCGTTTTCGTGTCAACGATGATCCCGAGTTGGCTTTACTACTGTCGCAGCTTGATCCGCGACCATAGCCTCGATGCGTCGAGGTTGAATTCAGGGGGAATCCCTCAAGGGTTACGATCGAAGGGTGTGCTTCCCAAGCACCCACCTCGACGTACCCTTGAGGGCCTTTCCCGCTCGTGCCGGCTAGGTCTTCTGGCTTTCGTTTTAACTATTGCAAGTCACCGCGCGTGGTTGATCAGCACGCAGTCGCCCTGTAGGATAGCCCAGGATTGAAGACTCGGGACCCAGCAGGGAGACAAACATGGGCGTTACGATCGTTGATCAGCCAGAAGGCGGCAAGGTTAGCGTCAACGGGCCGAAGGCCACTGTGACCGTCGAAGGGGCCACGCCGCTCGACGTGAATTCACTGGAAGCCAGGAACACCGCGCTGAGTATGGCGCGCCAGTTCATCAGCAAGCCCGGCTTCTCGAGCCAGAGCGGGCATTATCCGGTGGATCCGGATGGCACTCCGCTTGCGGCCTTGCAGCCCCTGCCCGACGGTTCTCGTTTCCGGCAGGACTTCACGTTCCAGGAGGGCATGTGACGGAACAGCAGCCACCAATCATCGGTACCGGCAAAGCGGCCGGACTCACCCAGACTGAGCTACAGGCACTCTTCCAGCTTGTTGTCAAGCGACCGGTACCGGCCATGAACGAGATCATCGCCACGACGGAAGGCGTTCTCATTCTGGCAGCCGGCACTCTCAAGAGCCACGGCTTCGATCAGCCATCAGTGTTGATGGTCATGGCCCGACTCTGGGGCTGGCTCGAAGCTGACGACGAAACGCACGGAATGACGTTCCATGTGGTCGATCGCCGCTATGTCGGCTGGCATAGTTCGGCCGGCGAAGCCATGGTGGACATGAATACGGGTGAGGATATTTCCCGGGACAAAGCGCTATCCTGCGTGGCGGAATACATCGCGTACAATCTCTACGAGCTGCTCGAACGACTGACAGCAATAACCCGCGGTGAGCGGGTGTCTCTCTGGGAGCGAAAGGATGCCGCTGCTCAAGCCCCACACGGCGAGACATCAGCAACAAGCAGTGACCTGGACGGATCCCAAGTCTTTCGCGACAACGCTGGTGACCTTGTTCCATGACGAATACTACGACGCCAAGGACGCGGCTGGCGAAAACTGTTACGCCTGGCATCCGGGCACGATCCTGCTCGAGATCCAGGATGACTTCGGCGTCGAGCTGCCTCGGGCCAACTTCGACCGGCTCATGGCTGGCATCCACGTCATCACCTCGGACGCCTTCTTCAAGAGCACGCCCAGCTTCATCGAGATCTGCAACGTCCTGTCTGGTGGGCTCTATGATCCGGCCACCTGGGACCCGGCCGACGCAGCGGAATGCGCCTGGGGGATCACCGAGGCGATGCTCCTGGCGCCCCCCGACGACGATGATGAGGAGCCGTTTTCCAGGGAGGTCCGTGCCTATATCGGCGCGGCACTGGACCAGGAAGGTATACTCGACCCGCCCGACGTGCTCCGGATCGCGATCCGGAACGGTGGGCATAACCAGGCTGCCCGGGTCCACTCGCAGTTCGACGATCCTGCGACCCACGCGGCCATCACCCAGACGGAGGCCGCCAAGGTCAAGGAGATCAATGACCACGTCAGATCGAACCTGCGAATGCTGATCGGACAGCTTGAAGCGCTCCACCTGGCGCACGGTGACGTCAGGGCGCTGGCAAGCAGACTCGCCCAGGCTCTGGGCAAGGAGTGATTGACGATGCCTACCACCGTCAAGCAGAAGAAGAGATGGGTCGTCGCAAAGGGAGATCTGTATGCCAACGTGAACCATACGTTCGGCGGCAGGCCCAAGGTATTCAACACCATGCGAGCGGCCCAGTACGACATCGATAACCACCGCGGGCTTCGTGGTGGAGTCATCAAGCCTTATACTGGTCAGGAAGTGGTCAAGACCCCCGGTTTTGCCACGACCGATCCGGCCAAGGTAGCTGGTGCTCCGGCCAAACCAAGGCGAGCTGCTGATGGTCTTGTTTCTGCTACAGGTGCCACGACCAAGCCGGCGATCAAGCCCAAGGGCAAGCCGCAACCCAAGCCCGTTGCGCCCAAGGCTGGCCGGTGAATTCAATGTTCAGTCCTACGCCCGTTGCGCGGCACGCCCCGTAGCGGGCGTTTCCTTGCGCAGCTATTCTGATAGATCAAGCGAGGACTAACCAATGCCGATGACCAACCCGAACGTCAAGCGAAAGGTTCAGAACCTCTGGGGTTCGAGCCAGGGTACCGTATCCGTGCGGACTGCTGAGGATGGCCGGTTCCTCCGGGACATCGAAGCGATCATGCACGAGATTGACCCCGATTGCGCATTCATCGTCTGGGATCGTGTCCGCGGTTTTACCTGGAACCGCATCGACGACCGGACCGGCCTTTCCAAGGAGTTCCCTTTTCCCAGCAAGAAGGGGAGCGACTATACCAACATGCTCGCGGCCATGGAGATGATCTCCACCCTGGAGTCGCTACGGCTGAAGCGGGGCGTGTTCGTCTTCCTGGATCCCCACGACGTCTTCGAGGACCCGACCGACGGCCCGGCCTGCCGGCGGATCGTCAAGACGATGATCAACGACCTGGTCCTCTGCAAGGCCGAGGACAAGAAGAACGGGGTCCCCGGGCACCGGCGGCAGATCATCTTCGTGTCTCCGCAGCCGATCCACCGCGAGCTGCATGAGTACGTCGTGCCGCTCGAGTATCCCCGTCCTACCGAGCAGGAGCACGTCGATACCGTGATCAGCGTCGAGACCGGCACCGACGGCAAGAAGTGCACCGATGAGATCCGCCAGGCCCTCGCCGCCATCGGCGTCGGCCTGACCTGGATCCAGTTCGAGAACGCCGTGGCTGAGGCCGCCAATGCGCACAAGGGCTTCGATCTGGAGGTGCTTGACACGGTCGAGCAGAAGAAGGCCGAGCTGATCTCGCAGCAGGGCTTCCTCACCTACATCCCCTTCAACAGGCTGCCCCAGGACGGCGATATCCGCGGGTTCGACGAGGTGCATGAGTTCCTGGGCATGCAAGCCCAGTGCTACAAGCAAGAAGATAAGGGCCTTGATAGGCCCAAGGGCATGCTCCTGATGGGCGTGGCCGGCACCGGCAAGAGCATGATGGGCAAGCTGGCAGCCCGGATCTTCTACAACCAGACTGGCAAGCGGTTCCCGGTCTATCTCCTGAACGTGCCCGCCCTGTTCGGCGGCATCGTGGGCCAGACCGAGAGCAATGTGCGCTGGGTCACCGAGACCCTGTCGGCCCAGGGGCACTACCTGCTCGTGATCGACGAGCTGGAGAAGATGCTCGCGACGGGCGGCTACAACGGTGACTCCGGGGTATCGCTCCGGGCCGTCGGCCAGATCCTGGCATGGCTGTCGGAGCGGGTCCAGAACCCGCTCGACAAGGGCTACATCATCGGCACCCTGAATACGATCCAGGGCATCCAGCCGGAGTTCTTTCGCCGGTTCGACGCCGTCTTCGCGACCGACCTGCCGACTTCCGATGTCCGCAAGGAGATCATCGCCAGTCACTTCAAGCGGCGCGGCGTTGACATCGACAAGCTCACCGGCAAGAACGGCGTGAAGCTCACACCGGCAGACTGGGACACCCTGATCCTCGGAACCGATAACTTCATAGGCTCCGAGCTGGAGGACGTGGTTACCCAGTCCCGGGCGCTGGCAGCCTACCGCCGCAGCACGACGATCCCGATCTTCGAGGAGATCGACGAGACGATCGTCAACCGGGCGCAGAATATCGTGTTCAAGACACACCGCAACGACATCGAGCAGGTCCGCGAATACTGCAAGACGTCGGCCCGGCCGGTCTACATCCAAAAGGCCCCCGCAGTTGCGGCCTTGAAGCGAGCACGACAGGTCAACACCGGAGACTGACATGGCCAAAGAGATCATCTTCACGATCGATAAAGACACCGGGGCTGTCATGATCGAGGCCAAGGGCTACAAGGGCCCTGCATGCAAGGCCGCCACGGCCCCCTACGAGAAGCTCTTCGGCACCCCGGCGTCCGACACGCCTACCAAGGAGATGGACGTCAAGGCTGCTACGCACGTTCAGCAGTCGCAGGGGTGAAAGACCATGGCGCAAGAAGTGGTCTTTGATATCGGTCCGGACGGGGTTGTGCGCTACATCCACAGCGACGAAGCAATCCGCCTGGCGGCGGGCCTTGGTCGCCCCGTCATCAATCGGGCCAGTCATGTCGAGTACGACAATGAGCGGGGCGGCTGGTTAGCCGATATGTCTCCGCTCGGTTCGCCCGTTGTTCTCGGGCCGTTTGACACGAGGGATGAAGCCCTCGCGCGTGAGCATACCTGGCTCATCGAACACATGCCGGCGCTGCTGTGTGAGCAGTGCCGTGATATTGACTACGCCGCGGCGCCGGCCGGCAGGCCGGACGATCTTTCACCGCGAGATTCAACATGAGCACGGCGACCATGGAACCCCAGAATGATACGGCCTTGACCGATGGCGTTGCCGTCGAGGACGTCAAGCTGGAAGCAGATATCTACCTGGTGGACATCGTCAAGCACCGCTGGTCTGGCGAGCACGTCCTTGATCCCAAGGCCAAGGCCAAGGTCGAGGTCAAGGGTCAGGAAGTCAAGGACAAACTGGTCAAGAAGTCGATCGCCTGTCTGATCCCCAAGACGTTGAATGGCGTCCTGACACCCGGCTACTCGCGGGTGGATCACGTGCTTGACCGGTTTACCATCAACTTCTCCGGCGCCCGCGCTGTTGCCGGGCCGTCCAGGAACCAGTTCTTCGCCGAGCTGAAGCAGGCCAGGGCCTTTCTGGCCGAATGCGTCGAGGAATTCGTCGGCCGCTACCAGGCCGAGGTCATCGACTATAACCAGGCAGAGTGGGGCCCGACACTGGGCGATGACTACGGCGTGGTCATCGGCAAGCTGATCCCAGCTGTCGATAATGTCGGCGAACGGTTTCGCTACAGCGTGCGCAACATCCGGCGGCTCGAAGCTCCCAGCGAGGAGTACAAGGAGTTTATCAGGCTCGACAAGGAGCTACTCGCCGAGGTCAGGGCAAACAAGCGCGATGACTACGAAGCGGCCATGGACGAGCTGGTGGCCGGTCCCCGCAAGGTCCTGGCCGAAGCACTGGATGCTCTGATCCATCAGCTCCAGGAAGGCAAGATCCTCCAGCCGAAGTCGTTCAACGCGGTCCTGGACGCAATCGCGCTCAACCGCGCCTTCGCGGGTACCATCACCGACACCAAGCTCCTGGCTACGTCCCAGGCGCTGGAGAAAGCGATTGACCTGGCGCTGGTCGACGCCGAGGCCAACAAGACCTGGTCCATGACCTGGTCCGATCTGCTCTCGGCCCACAAGGGCGACCTGACTGCGGCCATCGCACCGGTGGCCGAGGCCGCCAAGGACTCCGCCGCGGTGGAGCAGGTCCGTCGACGCCTGAACGAACGGGTCCGCCTGGTCGACGTGTGAGGTGATGATGGAGCCCATTCGTGGGCATCACGATCCGCTATCTGGAGCCGGCTGCGGCCGGTACCCCCTTGATCTATTCGATCGAGAGGCGCGCAGATGGTGAATTCTTCGACTTCGTGTTGAATACATTCAGACCGCGCGAGAAGATCCCGGCGTATGCAATCACGAGGCCGCTAGTCAATCACCCCAATGGTCACGCTATGCACGCCCAGTTCGACGATGTCGAACTGGGCAAGGTCTACATCGTTCGTGTCTACCGCGCCGACCAGAAAGGCCGGCCCATCGTCGAACTGCCGGTGACCGTCGTCCAGTACAGGGAAGACAGTGCCTCGGCGTCCGGGGAGAAAGAGAACATGGAGCCCAGTTATCGATCTGGCAAAAAGTTCATGGGCGGCAAGGTGATCGAGGCCAGGTATCGCTACACGTTTCACGGCGACGATGGATTCACTGTCCATACCGCAACCTTGTGGGAGGATGGGACCAGTTCATGCAACTGTCCCAGGTGGGGCCCGAAGCAGCGCGATGGAACACGTTCGTGCGCGCATTCCAGGCGGGTTCTGGAACTCACCGACAACCTCGATGAGACCGGCGCACAGGCAAAACCCAGGCCGGCCAGCGCGCCGGGAGCACGCACAGTCTCACGGCGCTCCCGGATTGTCGATACATGAGCGGCAAAAGGAGAGTCCAGTGTGAAGTCCCATTTTCATGAAGGCAAAAAGATCACTGGCGGCAAGGTGATTCAGCCCAAGCACTACCTCACTTCCCGTAGCAGCAACGGACGCACCATCTATACCACGATCCTGTGGGCCGACGGCGACACTTCATGCGACTGCCCGGCGTGGCGTTTCGAGAAAGATGGTGTGCGCACCTGCAAGCATGTCAAGCGGGCTGTGCATCTCACTGCTGACGTCGATGAGACCGGTACGCAACCGGTCCGATCTACATCTGCTGCTGTGGAAGAGCCCCGGCTGGGGATCAGCAAGCCCAAGCAGCGCTCCCGGATCGTGGATACCTGAGATGTTTCACGTTAAGTACCGCGACTTCTTCGGCAAGCTCATTCTCTGCGAGGGCAGGACCGAGTTCGAGGATGCGCTGTCCGAAGCTGAAGATCACGTCACGATGAAGCACACCGAGGTGGAGATCCTCGTGGACCTTGGCACGGCCGACGTCAACATGGAGGAGGCTGCGGCCCTCTCCCGTGGCCATTCCCTTCTGGGGGCAGCTGGATATGGCTGCCACGATGATGGCTGCATGCAGACGGAGGCCGAGGCTCTTCGGTGAGCCGCACATCGCCAAGCTGGGACCGCTGATCTACCCGTTCTCGATCCCGGCCAAGCGGACATGCCCTGGCAAGAGCCGCTTCTGTGCCTCGATCTGCTACGCCGACACGGGCTTCTTCATGATGGAGAACGTCCGGCGCAAGCACATCGAGAACCTGAAGCGTACTCGTGAGCGCAGCTTCGTCGATGATGCCGTGTCCGAGATCAAGTCTCGCTGTATCACCGTCGCCCGCATACATGTGGCCGGTGACTTCTACTCAGCCGCCTACGGCTGGAAGTGGGTGTCGATCGTGCGCCAGTGCCACCGTACCACGTTTCTCTGCTACACGCGGAGCTGGACACAGGATGATATCATGCCTGTCTTGGCGGAGCTGGCAACCATGAAGAACATGTATCTCTGGTTCTCGACGGACCACGAGATGCCGCGCGCCCCGGTCATTCCCGGAGTGCGGATTGCCTACTTGCTGGATCGTGGCGAAGACCCCGCGCGGGTCCCTGGCTACCAGCACCTGGTCTTTCGCGACAACGAGCATCAGCCGCTCAAGCGAGCCAACGGAGTGCTTGTCTGTCCGTACGAGCAGGGTATCAAACGGCAGGTTAAGATCACGTGCTCAAACTGTAGGATCTGTTGGACCCCGGAGAGGAAACGTCATGTCCAAGTCGACGACAAAGAAAAGAAGCACTGCCAAGCGCCCGGCTCACGCCGCGCCCGTCGTGGAGGCCAGGCGCGCCGAACCTAACGGCACGGATATCGTGCTCGCCGCCTCGGCGGGGCCCCCCAATACCAAGATCGCACTCGATCTCGGTATCGACAATCTGGTCGCCGTCGGCGTGGTCCACGCCGAGAGCCGGCTGACCGAGCGGCTGGAGCGTCAGGTCGGCGAGGCCCAGCGACTGGCCGCCGAGATCATGGTCAAGCTCCATGAGCTGGAAGAGATCTACAAGGCAGAGCTTCCTGATCCCGACTTCGTGAAGCGATGCCAGGCCCTGGTCGAACTGGCAGCGGATCTGGGCTTCCGGCTCACGTTCACGCCCACCAAGGGGGTCATGAATCCGGATACCCTGAAGTACGAAGTCGGCTTCCAGTTCCAGGGTGATCTCCGGCTGGTCAAGACCTACAATCTCGCCGATGCGCATGCTGAAGACCTGCGTGATGAGATCGCTGAGCTGCGCGAACAGCAAGCCACTCAGGCCAGGGAGGCCCGCATCACCAAGGACCGGCTCAACCCGCATCGACTCGAGAAGCTCATGCGGGCTGGTATCGCCGAGAATGCCATGCGCGGGACCGAGGAGGGCAAGCAGACGCTCGACGCGTGGCTTACCTACATCGACAAGGCCGTCGATGGTACGACCCTGCGTCAGATCGGCATGGACTGAGTATTAGTGGTTCGGAAGGTCCGGCCAACACCGTGTTGGCCGGACCCAGTTTCTGCGTGTTATTCGGAAGGCCGGTTGAACAAGACGAACCGCCGGCTGGCTCCCAAGCCGCAGGATAAGGAACAGCAGCTCAAGGATGTTGTCTGATCAATTCCAACTGACCCGAACAGGAGGCTATCTTGCCCGCCAAGAATGTCGTTACGCAGCGTAAGGCCGGACCAGTCGATCTGGATGGTGGTACCAGGTTCCCATTGACCAGCAGCACATCACTGGACCGGGTCCAGAGCATTCACCGTCTGGTCTTCGGAGATGACTCGTTCTTCGTCATCCTCTACGGGGCCTTGAACGTGAACGGCCTGATTGGCACTGAGTACAACGGCATCGCCGTGTGCTGGGAGAACAAGGGCAAGGTCGTCCTCATGGATCATTATCGTGATCATCCGCGTGCACAGGCCGGCGAGAGCCAGCAACATGAGTATGCGAGGATCTGCGTCATGAACTCGACCCAGTTCAGGACGTTTATCAACAATCATGCCGGTGCACAGTGCAAAGTCCTGGTGGCCAAGCCCCAGCCGATCATCCGGCCCAAGCTGAACTACCAGGCTGCCGACTTCGCGCCGACCAAGTTCAACTCGGCCGAAGACAAGGTCCTGTTCCGCAGGGCCTTGATCTTCTTCCTCTGCAATCATTGTGACCGGGACCGGTTCACCCGGCGGATCTACGAGGGGCTGCACCTGCATCTGGGGCACATCGCCCACTACAACATGGGCGGTTTCTACGACGAGTGGTTCCGGGACCCGGCCGCCTGCGTCCGGTTCCTCGAACACCACATGCGGTACGAGGTGCACGGTGACTGGCGTGACGTCGCCGAGTCTTTCAAGCAGTGGCTGCTAAGCCCGCAGGGCCAGACTGTGCTTGCCCACTACCGGAAGGCGGCACTGGGAACATCCAACGAGAAGGAGGTAGCGCATGCGGAGAAGGAGACGACACTGGGGCCGTAATGATCCTGAGCTACCCAAGAGAGAGCCGCTCAAGGGCGAAGTCGTCGGGGCCGTGCGGCTTGGTGTGCCTTATCACGAGGAAGGCATCATCGCGCTCGGCCATCCCTCGGAGCGGTGGCGGCTCACCGACAATCTCGACTGTCTACTGTTCCCCGACGACCAGTTCATCGCTGGCGGTTCGCGCCGGGAGATCAAGGAAGCGCTCGAGGAGCGAAGCATCTCGCCGGTTCCCGGCGTGAGCATGGTCGAGATCTGCGAGGAGGGCGACCTGAAGCTGCACACGATGCCCTTCGCGGACTCGGTGCTTTATCGGGTCACGAAGAACCATCCCCAATACAGCTGGGGCGAAAAGTATATCAAGCACTGGCTGCCGGACCCGGTCGCGACGCTCACGAAGTTCTGCCTGGGCGGCGAGGATATGCTGATCAGCACCGAGGTCGAGGAGCGGCTGCGCGAAGACGCTGACTTCTGGGGCTCCGACCTGGTGATCGGCAAGCGTGATACCTGGTACTCGATCGTCAAGTACCGTCCCGCCAAGGCGGCGGCCCGCCGCAAGACCAAGACCACCATCACCAAGAAGGAGCAGCACGCCAGCAATCTGGTCGAGTACGCCCGCAAGCTGCGGGTGGCCGCGTCCGATGCCTATACCGTCTTGCGCGCCGAGCTGGTCAAGTTCGGGCTGGACCAGGTCCTGGTCAAGGCCGATGCCAACCGCACATACGGCAGTCGCCATTCCAACGGCGACGATCGTGACTCGTCGACCACCCAGATCGTGCAGTACATCCGCGCCCTGCTGCCAATTCATGCGGCCTTCCTGGGCAAGCATGCTTATCGTTACAACGATGACTGGCAGGAGTATCTCCAGCTGGTCCGTGATCGTCCCAAGGATCTCGGCGACAATGACTGGGGCAATTACCAGGACGTCAAGCAGTGGCTCGAAGCGGAATGCCGGCTCAGGAAGCTCAAGCCTACCGCGACGATGCTCGCCGCCGCGGCGGAAGCTGAAGCCAAGAAGAAGCAGTCCTTGACCTGCGCCTCCTGCGGCACGGTCATGCAGAGCTTGCATGATCTCTATGCTCCTCCGTCTGATGGTGGGAACAAGTATGCTGCCGGAGCCAAGCTCTGTTCCGACTGCTGGGAGGTCAAGTTCGATGTCCCTGCCACCGACACCGAGTGCGCATGATAGCCCGTGGCCAATTGACGATCGGGCCGATAATACGTGGACGTTTCACGCCAAGACTGTGGACAAGATTGCCGACTATGGCTGCCTGATTGGCTGTATCGTCGCGGTCGTATTAGGGATCGCCAGCGTGGTCGGGCTCTTTCTGCTTTTACGGTCGCTGCTCAGGGCCCTGGGAGGAATATCTTGACCAGGCCCACGGAACGTCATGGGCCCGAGATCAGGCCGGTATCCCGGGAGGAAAAGATCGGAGAATGGGCTCGGGCCATTCAGGATATGCTTCGCCACGATGATACCGTCGCCAAGGTTGCCGACGCGCTGGCGCTCCAGTGCGCAGAGTACTTCTGGGAGTCACTGGAGGGCCAGCACGTGCCACTCAAGGAGATCATGACAGTATCTGGCGAACGTGCCGTGCAGTGGGCGATGACTGCGTACGCTGGCTTTATCGAAGCACCACAGGAGGAACAGAAGGAGGAACCAATGAAGCGACAGAGCGCCCAGTCCATCGGCGTCGGTCCTAATGACGGCGAGGCAACGGCGTTTACGATCGTCAATGCACAGGTTCGCATCAAGGATGGCGACGGCTACAAGTATGTGCCAGTCCAGGCACAGCTCGAGATCAATCATGTAAGTCTGCTCACCTTGGTCCGGAAGGCTGCCGCTAACAAGTCGAAGCAGTCAACGGACGGGGCGCTGACCGTTTATGTCTCATTTCCAGCAAAGGAAAGTCATGAGCCAGACCAAGCAGCCAACCAAGAGCCACCTGGATCAAGTTAGGGACGCGGTCCATGCTTTCGAGGAAGTGCAGAAGAAGTGGCGGAAGCAGGGCGCGTACGACACGGAGCCGGACGGGATCTGGCAGGGCTTGCTGCGCGATGCCGTTCTCGGTCGCAAGCCGGATCTACCCGGAGATGCTGCCGGCTGGGAACTCTACAGCAGCGATCCCAAGAGCGAGCCCGCAGCCCAGGCGCTGAACGATGCTGCCGACGCAGCGATCACGGCAATCCGGAAAGTGCCTACGGGGTCTATCCATCCAATCAAAGAGTGGCTCAAAGGCTACTGCTGGCGAACGTCGCTTTCCTGATATGACGGGGGCGGCGATCAGGCGTGGGCTATGCGCGACTGCGAGCCCAGCTGAGAGAGGGCGTGGCCTTCAGGCCACGCCCTTATTCACATAGCAAGCTGGGTATTTCCTGGATGTCGTGCGATCTCGCAAGGACCTCGTATGCAGCCAGACAGGTCGAGCGCTGCTCCAGGTACGGTCGTTGGGTATGAAACGCAAAATGAACGAAAAGGGCATCGCCGCAGATCATGCAGGGCCGTTTCAGTTCGGCGGGCTTGACCTCGCTGAGCCACCATTCTTCATCGCCTCCCACTTCGCCGCCGAACTTGGCGAAGTCTTTCCCCAGCCAGGAGGCGACGCTGATCGAGAACCGTTCGTAACTAATGAGTGTGTTGGGAATGCCGAACTTGTATCTATCCAGCGTCTTGTCCATGCAGTGCTTGAAGAAGAATTCATGGAAAAGAAAGCCGGCCCAGCCATTTTCCCACGAGAAGGGGCACGTGGCTTTCCAGGTCAGGGGCAGATCCGCCGGGATTGCTCCGATCTGTTGATGAATGCAATTACAGATTGCATTGTTGACGATGTTCCCGAAGACAAGGAACGGCTTGGGGTGGGCAAGCCGGCAGGCGACGAGCTTCTCGATCGCGTCGTCGGCCATCCAGCAGATGTCGTCATCGAACCTGATGTAGACCGTGTCCGGATCGCAAGCGCAGTCTGGATAGAACCGGTGAATATTGAACGTGTCCTTGTACCAGGGCTCTTTTTGCTCCTGGATCTCGTAGAAGTCAGGGAACTCGTCCACCAGCTGTCGCAGGTAGCGAACGTCGGGCTCGTGGTCGGTATTCCGCCACCAGATGTGCTTATCGATGATGTGCCGGTTACGCAGCAGGTACTGATGCAGGATCGCCACGTAGCGGGCGCGACCAGCTGGCGTGACTGTTCTTACTTGCACTTGAGTCCCCGCCAGGACTGTTCGCTGGTGTCGACCTTCACGTCGCAGCCTTTCTCGGCCGCGAACTGGGTGACCGCCCTGTGCACGCCGGTCCAGCCGTAGTCGTCTCCGCACAGCATACCGCCGGGCTCGACCAGGTCCCAGTAGTGTGTGATATCGTTGTACACGTCCGCGTAGTCATGGTTGGCGTCGATGTAAATGAACTGTGCCGTATAGTTCAGTTGCTTGAGCACCTCGTAGGCGACGTAGCTCGTGTTCGGGAACGGGATGATCGACTTCTGGTATCCCTTGTGAATAACGTTGCTCAGGAACTGGTAGAAGAGCGTTGGGTATCCGTGCTTGAGCTTGAGCGTCTCCCATCGCCCTTTGCGCTCCCCGGCTACCCACATCTCGCGCGAGCCCAGCCAGGTGTCCACGCAGACCATCTCGAATGGCGCGCCGGCCTCGGTCATCTTGTCGGCCATGAAGAAGGCCGAGTTGCCTTTCCAGGTACCGACCTCGATGATCCGGCTGGGCTTGATCTCTGCGACATGGCTGAGCAATCTCCAGGGCAAGCTGAAGCCAGGGCTGTCATAATTCAGGGGATAGTCGTCCGCCGGAAAGCCGGCGTAAGGATCACCCTCGAATAAATATTCCAGTAGCATTTGATCCATTATACTCGCACTGAATTGAGCAACTGGAAGACCCCGAATTCCTTGCACAAGTACAGGACCACGATCAGGGCCAGCAGTCCGTAAGCCATGTGCACAAACCATCGTGGGTAACCGATCTTCTCGCCCAGAAACTTGTCGAGCAGGGCAATCAGGGCACCGGCGATCAGGAATGCGGCTACAACTATGACGACGGTCAGCAAGCTGACGTCCGCGAACACGATCGGCAGCGAAGTGACGGCGATCAGGATCGTGATCGCCGAGTACAGCATGTTCATTGAAGACCTCCGTGATTGTCACTTGGGACGATGAGCAGCCGCCATTCCAAGCAGGTCCTGCCTGGTGAGTCCCTGCCTGGCTGCGGCCTCCTTGGCGAACCGGCGAACACCAACATCACTGCACAATTGATCGAAGATCCGGGCGTCACCCAGCGGTAGCGTGGGTACGATCTCAGCTAGTTTGGTACCGTCGACATGAATACCGTCGCCGGTGGTGGCGTCAGCCAGCTCGTCGCCCAGGAAACGCCGCACGTCCTTGGTCCGCAGCCGGGCCAGGTCGTCGCGATCATAAACGCTGCCGCTCTGGGTCGCCAGGTGCTGCTCGGCGAAAGCGGAGGCTGTCTTCTTGGTGATCCTGAAGAGCACGTCTTCGGCCCTCGGTATCGCCTCCGAATAGTCACGCAGATGCAGGAACCTGTCGAGCTGATCGATGGTCTCGGCGACCTTGGCCAGCCGGTGGGGCGAGCGTGACTTGACTGGATTGGCCAGGATCATCTGGGCCATCTTCTCCAGCTCGGTCGCGACTTCCTGATCCTTGGCGCGGGCCAGCTTGGCCCGATCGTAGACCAGCTGCGCGGCCTCGGTCGCGCTGCAACCGCCAAAGCCAGCCACCCGTTCGAGGAACTCATCGTGATCGCTGAGACCAGCCCCGTAGCGCGCAGCCTTCTGAAGAATTGCTCGAGCCATCTTCTGGCGATCGGGGAAGGCGAACTCGTCTCGCCACTTGTGCAGGTACTCCGCAGCGGCCTTGACCTCCAGGGCATTGCGCAGCGGCAGCTGCCGCTCGGTTCCGGCTACCCATGCGAAGTCTTCGTTGGGTAGCCTGGATAGGTCGTCCTGGGCCATCTCGGCGGCTTTCTCCTTGAGCGCAGCGAATTGGTTCGCGAGCCCCCAGTAGTCGGCCGCCTCCATCAGCCTGGCGTCGATCATTGCGGCTTCGCGGGGAGCCAGCTCGGCTCGTTTCTCGACGAAGAAGACTGATGACAACCAGGTTGCAGCTTTGGTGCCCATTGGGTAGCGTCGGTGCAATTGGTCAGCGAACAGGTGCGGCGGTGTGGTCTCCATTCCGCACAGTTGCTCGACGCTGGCTTGCTTGACGAAGTCCGGTGCCTCATAGAGCTGGCACAGGCGGAATTGTTCCTGACCGTTGAGATCGGTCGTCTGGTCGAGGATCTGCTGTGGCATCACGGGGTCCCTCCCTCAACGCGTACTTGCCCTGGACGAGTGTACTGCCGGTGCTCGGCGTGTCGGTGCAGGGCTCGGTATTACCGGCCCTGGTTCGCTGCCCATTGTGCCAGCGACAGTCGCTCACAGTCTACAAGGAGCCGGCGAAGCCAGGCCACTGGTATCATTGTACCGGATGCGGCTTCGCGGGTGATCCCGTCGACCTGACGGCGGCCGCCGGCCAGATCTCGGTCGGCAGCGCCATCCTCAAGCTGGTTGCCCGGGGATTGCCCATTCCACCCAACTTGTTGGAGCCTGAGAAGCTCGATCTGCAAGAGAAGAAAGCCGCTTTCCGTAAGCAGGTGCTGGCGTTCTGGGATACCGCCCGTGCATCGACCAGCGATATCGGCGGCACCGGCCCGGCGCAGCGCAAGCTGGGTATCGCTCCCGGCATGATGCATGCTCCCGAATGGCCACGGCGTGGCGGTCGGTTCGTGGGCCATTGTCCCGTCATCGAGGCCGAGAAGCTCCTGCGGCCCGGCGTTCTGGCCTACCGGCTCAAGCACGGCATGACAGGAGTGGGCGGCGTGGGATGGGCGCCTTTGTTCCCGGGCCGCGGCTGGCGTGATCTCCTGGTCGTCGCCTATCGCGACGTCCCGGGCCGCATCTCGGGCCTCATGTTCATCGGCCGCGAGGCGCACTGGCCGGAGGACTTTGTCTTCGCCCCCATTCTCACCTTCAAGGCCGGGGTGCCCTATGCTATTGGCGTGAGCATGCTGGACGCTGCGCTTACCATGCACCGCGAGTTCGGTTCCACAGTCGTGGTGGTCGAAGATCCGGTGATGGCATTGCGGATCCAGCTCCGGCATCTGGTCAATACCGACACGTTCCTGCCCGTGGTCGGGGCCTGGGGCCGGCGGGAGTTCAAGTCCATCTGGCCGATACTGCCGCGGCGGAACCTGGTTCATTGGTCACCCGAACCTAATGGACAATTGCTTACCAGAGCCAGGCTGGCGGACGGACAGGTCGCCCTGGCGCCTGCCGGGCAGGCCGTTGCCGGGCACCTGGAGCGATCACGGCCGATCCTGGCTGTTCAGGGCATGGTGGCAGCCGCCAGGCCCTGGGATGCAGCCCTGGAGGCCCTCCTGAGCCAGCTGGCGCCTGCCAAGGCTGAAGAGCTGGTCCTGGGGCTGAAGCTCAAGCCCGACGAGACCGCTGGCTTTCTGCGGGCCTGTGCCGACGACACCAGGGCACGCCTGGCCGCCCTGTTCACGGACGTGGGCAAGCCCAGAGGTGTAACCATCTCCGGCAAGACGGTCATCGAGTCCTGCGGGGCCTGGCGGGTCTCTTCGACCGGTGAGCTGGTCTGCGACGCCATCCTGCGGATCGACCAGGTGATCCGGTCGGCCGGTGGGGCCGTCTCCTATCGGGGCCGCATCGAGTACAAGGGCCAGTCGCTGCCATTCTGGGCGCCCGACTCTGAGATCGAGAAGAATACACTGCGCTGGCTCAAGACCAAGGTGGGCCAGGCTGGTCTGGGTGAAGTTATTATCGGCGGTACGTACTGGTCACGGTTCATACTGAACATCGCCCAGCAGCTCGAGCCGCCACAATCAATTCACGGCCTCGACATGGTCGGCTGGGACGATGATCGTAATGCTTTTGCTTTGCCCCAGTTCATCCTGCGTGGCAACGGCGAGGTCGTGGCCCCTGACTATGTGGTGCCTGCCGAGACGATCATGCCTGGCTCCGGGCTGACTATGCCCGATGGTATGACACCCGGAGCCAGGGTCGCTCTGGCCTGGAGCGACGAGGCCAACGAGCTGTTCTGGGCGGCAACCGTCTGTCTGCTGACCGATATCCTGTCGCCGGCCCTGGGCATGCCGAGAAGCTCGACCGCTTTGGTCGGCGCGGGAGCTGTTGGCGCGGGCCAGGCGGTGGCGCGGGCTTTTGGCTGTCTCGAAGCCTATGCATCGGGCGGCTACCACAAGCGCGGGTTGGCTGTAGCGGCGCAGCGATTGCTGGACCAGGGTCACCGCTGGCCATTGCTCATGATCCGGCACAATGGACTCAGCGATGATCCTGCTGGCGTCGTCCATGCCGAAACCCTGGGCACGATCCAGCCTGGAGTTGTTGCCGCGGCGGGCTCATGGCCCGCCGAGGTGCTCTCCGTGACAGGTGGCTGGCACGTGCTTATGTGTTCAAACAGTGTGACTACAGATCGGGTCCGGGAGCATGGCGCCACGGTGCTCGTGAACTACCTCAAGGATCTCTGCGAACGCAGGCTCGATCTGGATGTCGGGGGAAGTCTGCTCGACGCGGTTCATCGGGACCTGGCCGCCTGGTACGGGCGGGTTGCCTCGTCGCGGGTGGTCGACCGGGCCAGGCAATACATCTACGCCGACGATCCCACTGCGCGCAGTGCCAGGTTCGGCCGGCTAGTGTGTCGATTGATTGACAGTGGTGAGCTGCGACTGTCGCCGCCAGGCGCCAATGCGCAGCGCGCCATCATTGTACTCGGTGGAGACCTGGTTCATATACCGAAATGGGGAGTCAACGAGAGTCTCGCAAAACGGCTGGCGATCGCGCTGGATGTCGATGCGATCTCCCTGAGTCTACGCTCATCAGGTGTCCTGCTCGAGGAGCGGGACCAGGACTACGTTGCTGGGTGGGTCGTACCGGAAAGCTGGTTGCGCCAGCACATGGACGATCGCCGGCATGACGACAGGTTCGATCTCAGTGTCGCCAAATAGGAGTTTCAACATGGCTTTTTCCCCGGATGATCAGTGTGATGTGGCCGAGGATATCGCTGACAGCGAAGCGGGCTATCTCGCAGGTGATGACGTCAGTGCCAGTGAAGCGCGCTACCTTGCAGGCGACGATGATGACGATGACGTCGGCATCGTCGATGAAAGCGAAGAGGTCGAGCACATCGACGAGGATGCCGACATGAGCCCGGAAGAGTTCGAGGAGGATGACGACGAGGACCTCGACGACGAACTCGATAGTCTCGACGATGACGATGATGAGGACGACTTCGACGAGGAGGATGATGACGACGATGAGGAAGACGCCGATCTGGAGGACGCGCTGGAAGAAGTCGTTTGAGTCTTACGCGGCGTAACCGAATTAGAGGCAGACCCATGTCGCTGCCGACCCCCGGTGTTGAGCACCTTGGCACCGGACCTTGCGGCATGGTAGTTATCCGGGCCCCGGCCTGCTGATCACAGGTCGTCCCGGATAACGTAACTTATAACCACGGAGGGAAGGATCCATGGTCACGGCTTTGCTCGTCAGTACCTCCGCGACATTGCTCGTGGCTCTGGTGTGGTGGGTTACCCGGGTGCGGTCTACAGGTCGTAGCCTGCCCCGGGTGCCCCCTTCGTCTATTCCGCGCGCTCGCTGTTGGCGCGGCCAGGTCATGGATTCGCGAAATATCCGCCGGCATCAGCACGGACATCGTCGTCAGTCCAGCCAACATCGACATTCCCGGCCTGGCGCACCTGATCCGGAGTAAGCCGGTAATTGGCGCCGGCGGCGAAGTTGGGCCAGGCATCGTTGGCATGCCAGAGCGTGGCACAGCCGATATTAACTGCCTGGGCAAAGTCATCGGTGAAGCCGGTGGCTCGCTTGATCAGGTAAATGTCGCCTGCGTGGGTTCCCGGCCGTTTCTCGTCGATCAGGGCCAGGAAGTCGTGGAGCAATCCCGGTATATCGTCGGACTTGTAGTCGTACTTGAAGAACCGGATCATCTTGAGCTTGATCGCCGAGGTCACGTAGATCAGGCTGCGGGTCTTGTCCAGCGAATACCGTGATCGCTGGTGCTGGGGCGTGGCCTGGTGAAATGTCATGAGCGAGTGCGTTGCCGACCGGACGTACTGGATCGGTAAGATCCGGTCGATGTGAATTCCAGCCTGGATCAGGAAGGTCTCCCGGAGAATTCCGGCCCCGGTGTAGTCATGCGCGATGTAAGTCGGTTTGAACAGCTGGTAGTACTTGTAGATCTCTTCGGCTTCCTTGATGTGCTCGTGAGGGTTCAGGAGCCGCCGGCCCCAGATCACGTCGATATTGCCGTCATGGCGAAACCCGAGCAGGGCCAGGACGGTGAAGGACACCCCGTCTTCGCCGCCACCGCCCCAGTCGACCCCCATGACGATCATCCGGTAGCGAGACAGCCGTGCGATCACGTCCGGGTGCGGTTCCAGGGGATTGTTCTCCCAGTCCAGCTCGGCCGCCTCCTGGAGGTCAGGCAAGGTGACCAGCTGATTGCCCGTGGCCGACGACTCGCCCAGTGACTCATTGATGAAGACGTGTGGGGCCGTATTCGCAGCCCCTTCCCGTTTCTGGAGTAGCTCGGACCATTTCTTGGGGATCGCATAGTGCAGGGGCATGATCGGCTGGGGCACATGCAGCCCTAACCGGCTCCAGCGGCGATCAGGGTGCCGATGTACCCACCGGCCATAGCGTGGGTTGATAGGCCGCCGGCACTTGTGACAGATCGTTCCTGGGTTGGCCTCGGAGATATCGTCGTGAAACGGGCCCAGCATCGCTTCGAGATGATATTCGAGGCTGGCGATGTTCCAGGCGCCGCAGCGAAAGCAGGGCGTGAACCATTCAGCCTGACTCGACCGCATCCACTCGCCGTGCATGAGGTTGTCGAGCGTCTTGGGCGTGCCCGTAACCTGGGTGATCCCATATTCTTTGGATGCCGACATGGTCTCCCGGATGATGGGGACGTGATCGGGGTCCATGTCCTGGGCCTCGTCGATGCCGACCTTCTGGGCGGGGATGCCGCGGACCCGGTCGACATCGAGCAGCGCGAACGAGAAGAACATCCGGGAGCCGTTGTTAAACGTGCGCAAGAGCACGTTGCCGGTGGTCTCGGTCGAGACCCACAGGTCCCGTACCGGCGACTGCTTGATGAAGGCGCCGACATATTCGGTCGAGAACCGGCGAATCTGCTCGTAGCGGGGCGTGACGAACAGGGTCGAGAAGTGAGGGATCGAATTGGACAGGGCCACGCCATGGCTGGCCATCGATGTGGACTTTGAGACCTGCCGGCCGGTCATCAAGACCAGGTTGGTTGGCATCCGGGTCCGGAAGACCGGGCTGAACGGGAAGTAGTCGTAGAGACTGTATGGCCGGCCGTTCAGGTTGAACAGGAGCGGCAGAAGCGGTTCCAGAGTGTGGATCGAGCCAGCTTCGCACAGCTTCCGGATCGCGATGATCCGATCGACGTCGCTGATTGCGCGGCCGTCTTGCTCGACTTTCTTGAGATCGGCCAGTGCCGCGGCTGTCTCTCTGAGACGTCGCTCCGCAACTCGTTCATCTTTGCCTGGTGTCTTGATCCCAACCGACATGCTATCTTCCCTTGAACTTCAGGCCCCGCCCGATGCTACAACGCGAGAGGAGCCCCGCACAATGGAGCCAGTCGATCTCGTCATGCATGCGACCTGTGCCATCGCTGATGCCTATCGCGGGGTATCCAAGGTCCCGGAGTCCGTGCTGGCCATCCACGGGCTCAGCTCGGCGATGAATCGCCGGCTCCTGAATAACCTGTGCAGCTTCGATGACTGCCACTTCCTTGAAGTAGGCACATTCTATGGAGCCACCGCGCTCTCAGCCAGCTACGGCAATCACGGCCGGTTCATCACGATCGATAACTTCCAGCTGTTCGGCGGGCAGGATATTTGCGAGGCTAACCTGGCGGCACATCGAGAAATGGCACCGGTCGAACTGATCGCTAGCACGCTCTGGGAAGTTCAACTCGATCGGCTGCCACCGATCGACGTGCTTTTCTATGACGCCGATCACAGCACGGCCGGTACACAGCGCGCCATCGAATATCTTGCCCCCGCTCTGGCCGACACGTGTATCGTGGTCGTTGACGACTGGAATACGTTCCAGGTCCGCGAAGGCATGCGGATTGCACGGCCCGCTCGCTCATGGCATCCCCTGGCACACTGGAAGCTGTTCACCGCGAATCTCAGAAGCGACGTCGAGGTCTACTATGAAGCCGACAAGTGGTGGTGGAATGGGCTCTTCGTCGGCGTCTACGGGGCCAAGTATTGCGGATCGTTGCCACCCTATGATCCTCGTCGTTGCCGTTACCCACGGTTTGACTGGGGCCCCGACCCCGAGGAATTAGCCGCGTTTTTTCAAGGAGACGGATATCGCAATGAATAGATCACCGAGGGCTTACAAGGTCGCCGTTTACTGGCGGGATGATGACGGCATCTGGCACCCCCATGGCACCTGGGAAGGCGTCGCTGCCAATCCGGCCGATGCCAAGCACCAGGCGATCGAGGCCCTGTCCGACGCACGGATCGAAGGCTGGAAGGCCGAGATCATTTCCAGCAACCGATCAACACTGAACCTTTGCTTGTGAGGACACTATGCCCAAGAATGTACGGATGACAATCAGCATTCCAGCGCAGCTCAAAGCGTGGATGGACGTCCAAGATCCGCCCGTCAACTGGTCGGCCGTTGCCGCCCGCGCCTTCGAAGCGGTCGTCGACGCTGATCAGCCCAGGAACCCTGACCTGGACATGACGATCATCAAGGCCGAAGCGGACGAACCCGGCATTCGTCTGCTCGACCGTGAGGATACCGCCGAACTCCGGCGTGATCTCGATGCTGGCCGGATCGTCGCTGTCTTCGACGGTGCCACGTGCGAGATCATGGCTTACGCGGTCTGTACCAACGCCAAGGAAGTCCGCGCGGCGTTCATGACCGACTACATTCACGGGCGTGGGCTCGTGGGCAGGGATTGATCATGATCTGGAGGCTGCATCGCCGGTATGCCTATCCCTTGTGGTGGTCCATCGAGATCGCCACCTGGGAGTGGGCGCTGCCGATGCGTGTCTATGTTCGGCCCCGACTGACCGACGGCTCGGGGCGGCGGGAACACGTCATCGTCGTCGACGTGAGCCTGCTCTGCCTGCACTGGTCGGTCCACTACGCCTGGGGCCGGCGCCGCTACCATCCGCCGCCGGAACGGGTCCTATCGCTCCTGGAGGTTCTGAAACGGGATCTGGAGAAGCCGTTGACTCACCGGCATGACGATCCCACAATGACGCCAGAACACGATAGTCACGGAGCAGACTGATGTCCTATCCTACGACGCGATCGGCGGCCTATTTTCTGGAGCGCGTAGGGATATTTCCCACCCAGCGTCATCCCCTGCCGTCGGTCGCGCCAAGCAACAATCCCGTACACGTCTACCCGCTCGTGCCACCCCATCCTGATCCGTGCTTGATCGGGTATGAAAACGGGTGTCCGCCGCCTGATCGAGGCCAGAGCGATATCTGGCCATGGGGAGAAGCCGGCGAATTACCAGCATGAACGGATTCGACCTTCTGATCGATGTCATCCTGCTAGCCCTGGCGACAGGAGCGGTCGTGGACGTCTGGCTCAACGGCTCGATCTTCGCCGGCTGGCGCGCCCGGATCGAGACCTGGGAGAACACGTTCTCCGAGCTGATGGGGTGCAGCCTGTGTCTGAACTATCAAGTTCCGATCTGGCTCACCCTGGGGCTCTGGGCCTTACCCATGGGCGTTCCCAGGTGGGCCGGGCTCATTCTACGTATCTTGCTCGTTGCGCTGGCCGTGGGCCGAATGGCGTGGCTCCTGAATGCGTGGCTCGGCCACGAACATGGCTACGATCGCGGGAGTCAGAACCGTGAAGAAAACGCTTGACGTGGATATCCGCGAGCGGCTCGAGAGAGAATGTCGGTCAATCATGGCTGACCACCCCGAGGTCGAGGCTATCGGGGTCATGTTCCTCTCCAAACAGCTGATGGGTGTCATGTCGGCAATGATCATCGGCGCGGAGGGGCCACAGCTCCGCCCTGATCAGAACGTGCGACTGTTTGATGTCTGGGTGCGGGTCGGCACGCAGCTGATAACCAATAGTCAGCGTGATGTCCAGATCCTCGATCAGATGCTTGGCCGGTATGCGAGGAAACTCACTGATGCCAAAGCAGAGGCAGAAGCAGCACAACCGCAACGGGTACCATCTCCGCCAGGGGTTGAAACAAAACAGGACATCAGCTCCGCTGGTACCGGAGTATGCTCAGAAGAGCCTCGATAAGATCATCACGGAAGCCGGCATTCCCGATACATGGGACATCCTGATCATTGGCGACGGTGCTGGCTGCTGGTGGGACAAGCCGTGCGGCTGGGGCTGCACGCTGATTGACCGGCATCTGGCCCGCAGACGTGCTTTCTACGGCGGCATGTCGACGGGCTCGATCACCATCGCCGAGCTGATGCCGGCCGTGCACGCGATCCTGTGGTATGACGAGTTCCACAGGCACACGGCTACGATCCGGACGGGTCGACCTATACTCAACGTGCACGTGCTCACGGATAATGATACGACTGTCAAGCACTGGAACCTCTTGGCCCAGGGCGGTCAGCCCGCGATCAAGCTCCGCAAGAAGCGGCCGCTCTGGAACGTTCTGCTTCAACTCGAACGAGCTGGCTACATCTTCCACTTTCACTGGATCGCGCGCTGCACGGTCGGACTCAACAAGCTCGCCGACGAGGTAGCGGGCGTCGCGCGCGACGCGATTGCTGCGGTCCGGCTGAAACCCAAGGGCAATGGCGCGCGTGTTCTCGACGCCGAGATCTATAATATCAACGCAAACACGTAATATACCTACAGTTGCGGCATAACTGCTAGATCGCGACAGGGCCTGGGTTGGCCAGGTGGCCTGCGCCGTGTAGGATAAACCCCCGGTAGACGGTCGGCGGCAGGGCATGACACCCAGCGGGCCACGCCGACTGTTGTTCACTGATGGAGCACCGGGCTTTACACGGAGGTGCGATATGATCAGGCGGCCCTCGCATGCCAACGGTCCTTCGGGACTGGCAAGAGCCGCCTGAGCGATGCACTTCATCAGCCGCCTCACCGCGAGGCCGGCCCCGAGGAGACTCCGTATTCCCTGCTGATCCCAAGGAACCAGACATGAATACCGTAGCGGTCACGGCAGCCCCCAGTGCGGGGCTGGGTTTCGAGCGCATCTTCAGCAAAGAGGGCCAAGATCCATTCGAGTCGGTTCGCTGGACCAAACGGATGGCTGTCATCCGCGATGACAAGGGCCAGGAGATATTCCGGCAGGACGATGCCGAAGTTCCGGCCAGCTACACTGATGTTTCCACCAACGTGGTGGTATCCAAGTACTTCTACGGTGATTCGCAAAGACAGCTGGAAGATGGCCGGCCCGAGCGCGAGAGCAGCGTCCGCCAGCTGGTGCACCGGGTGGCGCGCACGATCACCCAGCAGGGCATCAGCTACGGGATCTTCTGCGACCAGGCCAGCGCCGACATCTTCTTCGACGAACTGGTGGTGCTGCTGCTCCAGCAGTATGCGGCCTTCAACTCGCCTGTCTGGTTCAACGTGGGGCTGTATCACCAGTACGGCATCCAGGGCACCAGCCGGTCGTGGCACTGGGACCGGAAGACGGAGAGCACGGTCAAGGTCCAGCCCGGGGACGCCTACAAGCACCCCCAGGGCTCGGCCTGCTTCATCCAGTCGGTCACCGACGACATGGAAGGCATCATGACTCTGGCGACCTCTGAGGCCATGCTCTTCAAGTATGGCTCAGGCACGGGTACCGACCTGTCGACGCTCCGGTCGAGCCGCGAGAAAGTTTCAGGCGGTGGCATGGCGTCAGGTCCAGTGTCCTTCATGCAGATCTACGACGGCGTGGCCTCGACGGTCAAGAGCGGCGGCAAGACCCGGCGCGCGGCCAAGATGCAGTCACTCAAGTGCACTCATCCAGATATCCTGGAGTTCATCGAGGCCAAGGCCAAAGAAGAACGCAAGGCCCAGGCCCTGATTGCCGCCGGCTACGATCCCGACTTCAATGGCGAGGCTTATGCTTCGGTTCGTTACCAGAACTGCAACATGAGCGTCCGGGCTACCGGCGAATTCCTCCGGGCCGCTGATAATGGGGCTCAGTGGCAGACAGTACCGGTCGTGCCCGGCACGCCCGTCGGCGAGATGCCGGTCTATAGCGCGGTCGATCTCATGGACAAGATCGCTACGGGTACCTGGGCCTGCGGCGACCCCGGGCTCCAGTACGAAGACACGATCCAGCAGTGGCATACGTGTCCCAACACCGGTCCTATTAACGCATCGAATCCGTGCAGTGAGTTCATGTTCCTGGACGATACGTCCTGCAATCTGGCCTCGCTCAACTTGATGAAGTTCCGGCGAGAAGACGGTTCATTCGATGTGAACCGTTACCGCGCAGCCTGCCGGATCATGATCACGGCCCAGGAGATCCTGGTCGATCACGGCAGCTATCCGACGCCCAAGATCGCCGAGAACAGTCATCGCTTCCGGCCGCTGGGCCTGGGCTACTGCAACCTGGGCGCCCTGATCATGGCCATGGGCAAGCCCTACGACAGCCCCGAGGGCCGTGCTACCTGCGCTGCCCTGACAGCTATCCTGACTGGTCAGGGATACCTGACTTCAGCCGAGCTGGCCAGCGTCGCAGGGCCGTTCGAGGGCTTTGCCGAGAACCGTGAGCCGATGCTCAAGGTCATGGAGCTGCATCGTAGTGCGCTGCTCGCGATCGATCCCGGGTCGGTCGATCATGAGCTGACGGATATTGCCTGGAAGGTATGGAACGAGGTCATCAGCGCCGGCCAGGCCCATGGCTATCGCAACAGTCAGATCTCGGTGATCGCGCCCACCGGCACGATCGCTTTCATGATGGGAGCTGATACCACCGGCATCGAGCCCGAGATCGGCCTGGTGAAGTACAAGAACCTGGCCGGCGGCGGACAGCTCAAGATCGTCAATCACACGGTGCCGATTGCGCTCGAAGCTCTGCGCTACAAGCCTGAGCACATCACCGCGATCCTGGCCCACATGGAGGAGACCGGCACGATCGAGGGCGCGCCTTACATGAAGACTCATGATCTGCCGGTCTTCGACTGTGCTTTCGTGCCGGCCAGTGGTGAGCGATCGATACCGTTCGCGGGCCACGTCAAGATGATGGGGGCGGCCCAGCCATTCGTCTCGGGGGCGATCTCAAAGACCTGTAACCTGCCGGCCGACGCGACGGTCGACCAGATCAGGGATGCCTACCTGCTGGGCTGGAAGCTGGGCCTGAAAGCTCTGGCCATATTCCGGGATGGCTCCAAGGGGAGCCAGCCGGTGGTCATGAAGCAGGAGATCGAAACAATGGCGGCGACGGTGGCCGCGGCCATCCAGACGGCGCCCTACCGACGCCGGTTACCAGATACCCGCGGGTCGGTAACCCATAAGTTTACGATCGACGGTAACTGCGAAGGCTACCTGATCGTCGGCCTCTACGACGACGGCACTCCTGGCGAGCTATTCATCACGATGGCCAAGGAGGGATCAACCGTCGGCGGGCTGATGGACACCATCGGCACCCTGATCTCGATGGGCCTCCAATACGGCGTGCCCATCGGTGTCTACGTCGACAAATTCACGTACACCCGGTTCGATCCATCAGGATTCACCAAGAACCCGGACATCCCTATTGCCCGGAGTGTCGTTGACTACATCTTCAGATGGATGGGCATGCGGTTCATCCCCGGCTACCGTGAGCAGAATGTGCCCGTGCGGCACTCGGAAGATCACTTCGATGTGAAGCCTGTATCGACGACTATCGTCGCTGGCAACAGCATAAGCAATGGCGTTGCTACCATGACGGCTTCACGGCTGGCCACGGCCCGGCTCACGGGACCGCCATGCCGCATCTGCGGCACGGTCATGGTCCCCAACGGGGCCCGCTGCTATCGTTGCGACAACTGCGGCAATCCAGGGCCGTGCGGTTAGTTCGACCGCGCGCCTGGCCGCCGTGAAGGGGAGAACATGAAGGCCCGCATACCGGGTCGCGGCCGCTCCACCTACCTACGCCAGATCAGAGAACTGGGGCTAGATCCGCCGACACCTGCCCAAGAACTGGAACTGATCATACGGACCAAGCAAGGATGCGAAGAGGCAAGACAGGAGTTGATTCATCGGCATCTCCGCTATGTCATCTGGTGCGCCGGTTGGTTCCACCGGGCTTACACGCGCGGCTGCCGTGAGGAAGGCAGACATTCCCGGGTTCGCGTCATGGACCTGATCCAGGCTGGTAACCTCGGCCTTCTCGAAGCCATACCTGACTATATAGTCGGCGGCAATGCCCGCTTTATCACCTACGCTCGCTATCACATCGTGAACCGGGTCATCAAGGCCATCCATCTCGATGATCAGCTGGTCTCCGTGCCTGATGCCGTTCGCAAAGCCCTGAAAAGGTGGGATAAAGCTGAGCAGCTGCTCATGATCACGCTCGGCGATATCCCGCACTGGACGACAGTGGCGGCGGCGCTCAGGCTCAAGAAACGGCAGATCAAGATCCTGGAACATGGGCGCCGGGCGTTCCAGGTACGCGCGCGTGATCCTGATGAGAACCAGGACGCGCTCGATAACCTGGTCGCCGATCTTCCTCCCGTCGAGGACTACGCCGAGCGCAGGTGGCTGGGGAACAAGCTGTACAACACGCTGGAATATCTCAAGCCGCTGTGGGCGGCGACTCTTGTGCTGCGCTACGGTCTGGGCGACGATCCGCCGATGACCTTTCACCAGATTGGTGAGGTGCTCGGTCGTAGTGGCCAGCGGGCCCGTGACTTCGAGCGTTACGGCTTCTATCGGCTTGCCCGTGACCTGCACAAACTGGCCAAGTATTTCGAGCCATGACCATGAGAACCGACGAATGCTACTACTGCGAACGCCGCGATAACCTCGAGCAGCAGATCTGCGGCTTCTGGTTTTGCTGGTGGTGCCTGCCCCGCGCAGAAGAGCAAGGGGCCTGGTACTGGTACTGCATCGCAACTTACTTGAACCGCGTAGGGAGATGACATGAAAACACCGACTGTGCTGATCCATACCCAGGAAGGCGTGACCAACTACGAAGTCGATCAAGACGATGAGGTCAGCGAGGTCAAGGTCGTTCTGTTCAACTGGGATCATCTGGCCGATCCCGCTACGACCAGGGGAGATCTGTGCAAGGTCTGGAAAGAGATCTGGCGCCTGCCCGAGAGCATGAGGGAAGTGGCCATGGGCTGCCTGATCCGGCTGGTCGAGGCACGGTTCGCTATCACGGCCTTGTTCATTCCTCAGCGATGGAAGAACGACGCTGTGATAGCTGACGGGCAGCCGGTCCGGTTTGACGTCACTGAGCAGCTGCTGCGACGGGGGCCCGACTATGTCGACAATCTCCGCGATCGGAGCTACCCTACGGACGATCTGGCCGAAAACCTGTACGATCGGCTGACTCATCCCGGTCCGTTTGATATCGAGGTTAAGGATGACGCCATGGAATTTCTCTACGCCGATGAAAACGAAGCGGGAGCCGCGGAACTCCAGGACTCTTTACAGGAGCCAGAATGACCACCCGTGAGATCATCAGGGGGCTCGTCGCCGTGCAGACAGGGATCATGGCCCAGCTCGACATGGCCAGCAGGTTCCTGGATCAGGCTGGTAAGATCGGCGAAGCGGCCAAGACCGGCTGGTTCGCGGCAGTCAGCTCCGCGCTGCTCAACGGCAACCACAAACCATCAATCTCTGCCACGATATGTCTGCTCATCGAGAGCATGGGAGGAACGTACATGGGAGGCGAGAGCACAGATAGCTTCCGCAAGGAGCTGGAAAGCCTGATCAACCGGCACAGCAAGGAGAACGGGTCGAACACGCCCGACTTCATCCTGGCGCAGTATCTCGACGACTGTCTGGGCGTGTTTGACAAGACCGTCCGGCATCGCGAGCAGTGGTACGGGCGCAATCCGCAAAACTTTGAGCCAGGACCTGCACCGGCGGATCCGCCTTCTGGGGAGCCGCCGGCTCAGCCGATCAAGTCGGTTCTCGGCGCGGAGCATACGGGAGACCCCTACGATTGACGACGATCCGCTACCTGCTGACTACATCGGCATTCTCTACCGGATCATCCGTGTCGAGCATGGCCGTCGCAAGATCGTCGCGACGCTCCTGCGAGGTTTGCACGAAGCCCAGACCACCATGGTCGACGCCGCCGGCGAACTGGCCATCTTGCGGGTCAAGGCCAGTCGTCCCGGCTGGGCCGCGGAAGTCTACAAGATCCGGATCGAGCCTCTGGAGATGAGCCTGCGCATCTATCCGCCAGGTGGGCCTGTGGAATTCATCATCGAAGAGAGTGACAGCGATGCGGTGGACATTTAGATGAGATGGTCCCATTTTTCTATGCCAGGAGCATCATGCATAGATACACATACAAGACGGCAATAGCATACGCCCTCAGCATAGTTGGCGGCTGGTGTACGACGAAAGAACTCGCGTACATGGTCGTCAATGAACTTGGGTTGAAACAACCGTACGGGACGGTCCGGCTCGAACCCGATCCGGCCGCGACCATTGGGTCCCTGCTGCACAAAGACGTACAGCGGCCGGACTCGCTGTTCTGCGTCGATAAAACTGCAAGGCCATACCTGTACGCGCTGCGTTCCGACGTGGCAGCCGACTATCGTGCCAGACTTGCTAAAAAGATGGCAGAAGAGGATGACGATGCGCTGGACACCTGAAGAGCTGAAGCAGCGGATCGCCGATCTGCCTGATCATATCAAGGCCGAGATCATCTACGACATGGCCTGGAACATCTTCGGCGGCATCGACCGCAGCACGGACGCGAGCTACATCGACACGCGGGTCCCGTCCAGCCTGATCAACGTCAAGACCGCGATCAGCTTTCTCCGCGACGAGCTGGAGATGGACCGGCCGCCGACGACCGTCAAGACAGTGATCTCGACCGGCGAGCTGGAGCTAGTGCCGGGCCTGACCTTCGACGAGGTCACGGAACAAGCCGCGGCCAACCTGGATCGGGGCTGTACCTGGGACATCTGCGGTGAGATCGTCTTCGAGGGCAGCGACAACTGCTATTACGTGGGCACCGTCGAGTTCGTGATCGGGCCGGCCAACCCAGCCTATCTCGAGCAGATGCGGCGGGACGACGAGGCGGCCGAACGGGAGAACGACTGAAATGGCGATCGACCTGTACAGCTACACGGCTTGCTTGGGCACGCTGGTGATCGACTGGGCCAATCGAACTTACACGTTCGCAGGCATGGACGGCCATGGCAGCGACGAGATGACTATCGACGAAGTTCGAGCGACTTTCGACGAGAATGCCGACAAACCGGATATCGAAGTCTCGGCGCTGATCTTCTGGACCGAGAACGAGCAGCTCTGTGCTCACGACCAGGCCGGCTTCGAGTCTGAGCTGGATCATGACGCATTGGTCACTGCCGAAGCCGGTGAGGATACCATCGTGGACAGAATTCCGGCTGATTGGCCGGTCCAGCCGCTGGGACCAGGTGCGATAGCCGAAGCCAAAAGTACGTGCGGTGTCTGTGGGTTGAGCTGGGATGACTCGAACATCACATCGATGACCCCTGCGCCGTCAGGCAGATGCCCTTTCGAGGACTTTCACCAAGACGAGGGGACTGATGTCCAACAAGAATTACCGGGCCGGCGATCGTCTGCGCAAGCAGGGCTTCGACCGGACCAGCTATGACCGTGAGACCGGGCACTATCGCGTCGGGTGTTCGCAGTGCGAGGCACTCGTCATCAACGGTGTAGCCTGCCATGAGCATGGCTGTCCCAACAAACGTAAGACCGAAGACTAGGAGAACCCATGCAAGACATAAAGCTGCCAGACGGCACCTGGGTCACGACCCCGATGGCCGTCGGGATCGGTAAGCCACCGGTGCAATGTTCTGACGAGACATGTGTGTGGAAGGACTTTGGTCCCCCCACGACTCCCGAGATCGACGAGGCTATTGATACCGGCACGCCAGTCCAGCTCCAGAAGTGCCCCAGGTGCGGATACGTTCGTGGCCGCTACCTGGGCAATCCCCATCCCGAATTCAAGGACGACGATGATGCTGATCATGGCCGGGGCGATGCTGATCCTGCTGATGACGACGACCACGGTCCCAGTACCAGGCCCGGCGAGCCGCCGGGCTACATGCTGATCTGAACTCGCACGGGGAGGATCCAGTGCCCACTAAGTCAAAACGCAAGCCTGACATCAATGCCCGCTACTGCTGCCCGCGCTGCCGTGGCACGGACCAGCTGGCCGTGACCGTCCTGTGCTGGGCCCGGCTCGACCAGCATGACCCTACGAACATCGAGACCGATATCGACACGTCGGACCAGGAATGGGACGACAATTCGATGATGCGCTGCGGCGACTGCGATCACACCGGCAAGGCGTGGGCGTTCGCCGGTGTGATCGCTACCTCACAGACCCCCGTCGCCGATGTGCTCCGGGCGCGCGGCATTCGCATGTATGGGATGGCAACCCGGCTGGACTCGATCCTCGCGTACCTCAAGCCCGACGAATCGCGGGCGCCGGGCCGGGTCCTCCTGGTCGGCGATCTGGCCGGTGTGACCTACGATGACCTCTTCTTCGGGGCCCGCAACCTTGGCCACACCACGCTCCGGTCTCTGGTCGATGCTGAACTCATCCCCCCGATGGATCCGGACGGCCTGGCGGCCCACAACTGAAGCCCCGGTGAACCAGGAGGATCCCGATGACGCACCATGAACGAGACTTCCGCGCTCTGCTCACGCAGGACTACGAGGCCGCCGTACGAGCCTACTTCGAGCTGGCGGTCGCCGAGTGGCTCCAGGATGGCCCGGAAGAAGTCGTCAGGATCCTGACCTTTTGGGCCACGCGTAGCGGCGACAGGCCGCGGATCGTGCTGGATCACGAGATCCTGACCGAGCTATACCTGATCAAGATCGGAGAAGACGATGGTCATTGTTCTGACGAGGACCGACTGGAAGGCCCTGCAAAGAATCCTGAGTAAGATCAACGCCCAGACCAGGAGCGGCAGCTCCTGCGCGATCCTGGCCCACCCCAAAGCGGCCACGATCTACCGGGAACGAACTGGGCGGGACATCACTGACCATGACAACTACAGTATCAACCATTCATTCGATCCGCCCGACTACACGCTGGACCTGATCGACCCCGATCAGGTCCAGTTTGCCGAACGAGGGTCCAAAGTTATCCATGAAAAGGCGGCAGCTTGTCTGCCTGCCATTCTCGAGTCGATCGGGCTAGGTCCCGATGGAATTACGGAGGTACCACATGGCGAGTGATACAGGAGCCCAGCTGCATACCAGGTTGCTGGGCCGAAAGGTGCAACTCTACGCCGGCAAGGATCTCGAAATGATCCTGGAACCTGTGCCCAGGGCTTGTCTCAAGTTATGCCAGGGCAAGACCGGCGAGATCGTCCAGGTCTATATCGCTCACGGCAAGCCGCGATACACCCTCGAGTTCGACGGGGAGCTGTTCGATCTGGACTACACATTGCTGCGGCTAGAGCCCAAACAAAGCCAGAACAAGATGCTTGAGGTTATCACGCTGGCTGGTGCAGCCGGCGAGGAAGATGACCTGGAATGTCCGTACTGTCACACGACCGGGCTCGACAACTTCTTCTACGTGGAGGATGTCTCGAGCATGCGCGACCTGATCAGCCTGAAGGAGGACACGTTGATGATCAGGAGCCGCTATGACGTCGCCGATGAGGGCAGCCACAACGAACGACTGGGGTGCAGGCATTGCGACAAGGACTGCGCGTTCCCCAGCGATGTCGCGTGCGACTTCGAGTGACCACCATGCGTGGATGCTGATGGGCAGATTGGACTCCCCATCGCAGCGGGCGGCCGCTATAGTCGGCCGTCCGTCGTTTTCTGAGGACTTTCGACACTTTTGTACGGAGAATGAGATGCTAGCAACGCTGTTTCTTCTGGTCGCTCTCGGTCAAGGTTCGCAGTCAGATCAACCTCAGTGGTTCCGGCTGACTAACCAACCTGGCTGGGAAGGCTACGGTAAGCTCAACGGGAATGGCTGGGTGATCACTACGAAGTTCCGGCGGATCGACAATCGCACTGTTGAAGTGCCGCCGGCAATTGATCCAGCCGCTGGGCAAGCCGTTCTTGCCGCAACGACCGTTGCTACCACCACGACCATGCCTGTCGCCACGACACAGCCGGTCACGGAGGTATCGACTGATCCCTACGGGTTCTTGAGCTGGCTGAACGCCACCCGGGCTGCTTATGGCCTGTCGGCGGTCGGTCACGACCCGAATCTCTCGAGTTGGGCTGCCGAGAACAACAACCACCAGGCAGCCCGGGGCATGGGCCACTTCGTGATGGGCCCAGCTCGCCGTCAGAACGCGGCCTATGGTTCGTTCGCGAACATCGGCTCGATGTGGCTAAACTCAGCTGGTCATCGAGCAGCGCTGTTAGACCCAACAGCGCGCTGGATGGGTATCGCCGGCCTCGGCGCCTATTGGACCTTGAATCTACGGTAAGGTCGCACGTTACTGGGATCAAAAAGAACGGATAATGCGAGGGCTGGGTGAACTCCCTGGCTTTGTTTAGGGTACTCCCAAGGGGTCCGTTCCACGCAAGTGATCCCTACCCTGTTTCGTATTGGTCAGCTCAACGCATAGTAGGAGGATCCGATGACCGAGGAAGAAGAAGCTCGGATCTACCAGCGGCTCGAACAGGCCCTGCAAATGATCTTCGACGAGGCTATGGGCTGCTGGTTCATAGCCGGGGCACAGACCGAGTGCTACTACGACGGGAACCTGGAGTGCTATACCCTGGAAGCCTGGCCCAACATCGTCGTTGAAGAAGAGAAGTCTGAAGGCAACGGCCAGAAGGGCAACGAGATCTACGAGCTGGCCGAGTTCGACTTCTTGGACCTGCTCGAGGAGATAGACCTGACCTACTTCCATTTCAGCCAGGCTGGGGGTTTTTTCGATATCGGCTGGGATGAGTCCGGCATCAATGTGGCGCTGCGGCTCAATATCAAGCCGAAGCCGGGCGCTGAGCCCATCGCCGAGCTGGTTGATCCGCCAGCGCCCGCACCTACTGACACACCTGTGCACTAGCTGGGCCCGGCGCCGGGTCTGGCAGCCCGTGATTCGGGGCTTCGGCCTCGCTGATCCCGGAGGGCCGGTCGAAGGGCAGGACGCTGCCTTTGGGCCGGCCCATTCTTTTTACTCACTCAAGGGGTCTAACCCACTACATCAACAACGAAGGGAGTAACCCGAAATGGCTGTGCGCAAATATCGAGCTACCGGAACTGGCGGCAAGGGCCCGTTCGACATCGAGGTCGAGGCTGAGAGCCCGGCGGATGCCTTCGTCGAGGTGGCACTGAACATCCATGGAGAGACGTCGGTCGAGACCCTGGTCGACCTGGAGACCGGCCAAGACGTGCTCGATGACATCGACCCCAACGATCCTGTTCTTTAACCGTTACGCTGCGTATTCAAGGAGGTCCTGATGACTGCCTATGACGTGAAAGTGACTGTGACCCTGGCTGAAGGCTGCACAATCGATGATGCTGAGATGGACTCGGAGGCCGGCCTGGGCACTCATACCTACAAGGTCAAGGCCGGCTCTCGCAGCGACGCTGCCGAGCTGGCGCTCGATATGTACCACGCCGAGGTGGCGATCGGCGTGCTCGATGTGGTAGACATCGAGACCAAGGTCCGGCGCGCTCTCTCCGGGAGTGATCCCGCCGACTATCTCGACGAGACCAAGGTCTCGGCCACCATTCTCGAACTGATGAGCAAAGGCCCTGTTGTCGGTCCAGCAAAGTCCAGCAGAGTCCAGGAATAGCCACATTCTGGTTACATTTGAGCGGCTGGCGACGTCTCCAGTCGCATCGGGACGCTTCGGTGCGCACATGCCTAGTAGTGCCTAAATATTAAGGCTAGCAACCGCTCGATCATCGGATCTTCATCGGAGCGAAAATAGGATCTGCATCGGACTTGCGCCAGATGGGTTGGAAAACCAACCCTCCCAGGGTTGGAAAACCAACCCTCGAGTTCAGCGAAGTTTCTTGGTTCGCTGGTTCATCGCCGGTTCATGAACCAGCGGAACTTTGCTGAACGGAAAGTCCCTTTCGGAAAGTCAAGGTAGTGAAAAACCAACATTCACTACTCCAAGTGATCAGCGAAGCCAGACGCCAATGCTGGCGGCGCAACTGGAGCCGCGCCAAGCTGTTGGCGCGGCAATGGATTGCGCGCTTCAGGGGCCTGCCAGCTCTGGCTGTCGCTGGTTGTCGCTGGTTGGCGGCCAACCAGCGCTGGCTGGCTGGGGATCTAAACATTAGAGCTAGATAACAGACCTCCTGGGAAAGCCGCACGAAAGACTTTGACTTCGAAATGAAAAAGTTCGAGGGAAAAACCGGTCTTTGTGAAAAGCTCGAGCCCTGAAGTGGAAGACTGACGGGTGCAAATGAAAGACCAGCCTCGATCAGCAGTTGGGGATCCTCTTAGGCATGTGCGCACTGTTCCTCGAACAGTTAGCTGGCTGGTATGAACGTGAACGTTCACGTCAGTGAACGCGAGCGTTCACTGTGAACACTAAACAAGAGAGTAGGGTCTCAAAAAACCAAAAACAGGGCCCTATAGGGAAAGCCGGATGAAAGAATTTCCCCCTTCCCGGGAATTCAGGACGAAAACCTGTGGGACTTAACATAGCGCTAGATCCCGCAGGTTTGCTACTTCGGAAGTAGCAATGCTACCTCGGAAGTAGCATCTCGGTGCCGTGACGGCGACTCAAGGGCTTCGCCGGATCGGCGCGCGAGATGGTGGCGCTAGGACTTGGGTACCGGATCGAAAAAGCGAACAAAAAAGTTTTCCGTTTTTGTGAGAGGGAGGTCGCGAAGCGGCGACCTCTCACAAAAAGTTATCTACGTAGTAGTCACTAGCAAAAAACAATAGGCTAGTGACTTGACAAGTCTTCTTCCCATATTTAGGCTAACTAAAACCAATACCAGCAAGTACTTGCGTCCGAGGCTTCAATAGTTGCAACACTTGGTGCAACTTGTTTAATTCTCCAGAAGTCTCGAACCCTTCAAGACTTGCGCAGCCTGGAATGATTGCGACAAGCGTATGTCACTCATTCCGTGGTCAAATGCATCTGGCGAAAACTGTCGCAAACTGCCCCAAATGGCCCCACGGAGGTCCCATGTCAGACAAGCTCCTAGACGTCGAGGCGTCTCCATCGGACGGTTCCAGGTTTCGCAAGAGGCCGCCCAATCCCGGTTACAGGGTCTCGGCGGTACCGTTGCGGTACCAAGACCAGGTTCAGCTCTCCGCGGTTCTGCGGCCCACCTTCGGCCGGCTCAGGAGCGACGCTGATATCTCAGATGCCACGGCCTGGATACTGCATCTGTGGCGTCGCAGGGTCGTCCAGCTGGCTGAGGCGGGCTGGAAGCCATTCAACCTGCCTGGCAAGAAGTCGCGATTGCCCAACGCCATGTCCTGTCCGGTGGCTTTTGTCATGACCTTCGACAAGAAGGAAGGTCGTAGACCTTGCAAGCTCAGGCAGATCTGTCCGTTCTGCTGGGCGCGCGACGTCAGGCAATACTGGTTGAAGATCGACTCGCGCTTCTTTCCGTCACCACCAGGGGTAAAACGGCGGGTCCGGCCGGTCGATACTGGCCCGAAACCTGAGAAGTCGGCGTCCTTTATACGGAGTATAAAGGACGTCGAAGTCGGCAGCAAGAGTCCTTACGACCTGGTCCGGCGGATCTTCACCTTCCGGTTGCCGCGATCTGTGCCAAAGCCTGTGAGGAATGTCCGGATCACGGGAGACAAGAGCGGGCAGTTGATCAGCGGCACGATCCAGCGCTGTGGCCTGAGCACGTTCCTGGATAGCCGCGTCCGTGGCGCGCCCGATGCCCGGCTTCATCGGCTGAGCGAGTCCAAGGCGCTCTTGAAGGCTGCCGGGCCAGGCGGCGGCATGCTCGAAGTGATTCACTTCCGCTGCGTCGATGATCATGCTTATCCCTGGGAGGTCCAGGTCCATCAGGTGATCTTGGCCGTCGACGGTGCCAACGTGCCCAAGAAGGTGCACGAGCTGGCACGGAGCAATAAGCCCTTGCTCCATGTCGTCATACCCAGGCCCAAACGTCGCGTGGTGGTGTCTGCCGTGGCCAGGGCGCTGCGTTATCCCGATGGGCTCATCAACCCGCGGGTGCCGGTCGAGGATGCTCTCGCCTATTTGAGTATCCGCGAAGGCCGGCGGCTTGTTGCCCGCTACGGCTGTTTCCGCGATAAACGAACCTGAAGGAGGATCCCTCTGATGGTCGCACTTGCCGCGCGCTGGGCTCCGCCCCCGCCACCACCTCCACCACCCCCACCGCCGCAGCCGCCCAGCATGTTCATGGCTATCGTGCCGATGGTCATGGGCAATAATGCTTCGCTGGTCTACGCGCCGAGGACCCTGTCGAACAGCCGTAGTCGGTGCTGGGATCGCGTGCTGCGATGGGCCGACGATACTTACGTCAACAGCGAGCGGTTCCGCGTCATCTACGAGAAGCACGGCACCAGGCTGACGCCTCAGCTCCGGCAGCACATCGCGATGTGGGCCAGGTACGACCCCATGGCATCACGCGCGGCGCAGATGGCCTGGCTCAGGCGTCGCGGCTGCCGCGTGCAATCCGGTTATTTCACCAAGCAGGAGTTGAAGCATGAAGAAGCGCCGTAGAGTTGTCATGCCCAAGGCCGGGGCTTCGAACACCACAGCACTCGATCTGCCGTCGATCGCGGAAGTCGAGAAAGCGATCGGACTCAAGGCCAATCGCTGGGTGAACCGATGCCACGAGATCTCATGCAAGATGCTCAAGGCCAAGCTCGTAGTGGGTGTCGATCGCTACGGGCATTACTATGGTCCGGTCTCCAAGAAGCATCCCAGACATGGCTGGCCGTTCCAGCGACACGGCTGGATCGAGACCCCGGACAAGCAGGTGATTGACCCTACGCGCTGGTGCTTCCAGATGCGCGAGCCGTATCTGTATTTCGGCATTGGACGAGACTATGATGTCGGTGGCCAGCGAGCTTCATTCGAGCGGCGCGGCCCCTATCCAGCCGGTCCGCACGACGAGTCCCAGGACTCGCCACGCCTGACCGAGTCACAGCGAGCGGAAAGACGCCAGCTCACCCAGCTCGAAGTGACCGGCGGTGCCCTGGAGCGGCTGGTAGAGCTAACCGGCGGCCAGGACCGTGACTTCAACATCTACCAGCTGTTCTGGTTGGCCAACCTGCCGCTGGCATGGTGGGGAGACGATGCGCCCGCGATCTACGCGGCGCTGCACAAGGCCGGTCACAAGGCCAAGATCCCGACCGACTACTGGCGCGCGGCCATGGGCCAGCCGCTGGCAGCTAACCTACCGTGACGCGATATGTCACGGTATGAGACTGTGCCAGAAAAGCGTGTCAGAGCGGGACTTTCCTATAAGTTCTCTCTCACAGAGTCACTAGCATAAAGATCTACGGGGGAGAACTTCTGGAACTTCACCGAGAACTCACCTTGACTTTCCGGGAACTTACCACACGGAAAAAACCTGTCATATATCAGTGGAACGGGCTAGATCCTATCCAGGAGGAGGTTTCTTATGCCAGCGCTCCAAGGCTACGAGACGCAGACGATCTTGTTCTATGGCGACGTGGAGGTCGACATTCTCCACGAACCCGGCCAGGACCATACTCTCTGGGCCCCGGCCCAGCAGGTTGCGAGGTTGAGCGGCTTCGGCCGCCGGGCTACCGGCGAGTACAGCACCAGCGACATCGCCGGCGGGATCTCCGAGAAGTACGTGCGGCGCGTGCCGGACCCGCACAAGATCTACACCAAGACGCGAATGCGGAGCACAACACTTTTCGCTGTGGAGGGACTGATCCAGAAGGCGTTCCACATGCGCGTCGGCGGCTACATCGAGTTCTGCCGCAATCTCATCCGCTACGTTCTGCCCAGATACATCCCCTTCGCGGCGCATCACGCCGAGCTGATCATGGCCTGGGACGAGGCCATCGATCACTGGACCGCCACGCGCAGAAGGATGCCCGAGTCCACCTTCCTGGCGGCGGTCAAGGCGAGAGACGCCAGGCTGGAGCGTGACGTCACGCCGGTCCTGATCCTGGGTACGGCGGCCGTCACGAAGGTGCTGTCCAGCTGGGCCAAGCCTACGCTCCTCGACATCCCCGTCGACGATGCAGCCCGCGTGATGACGTTCCACGTCGCGCAGCTGTCCACGGCGCAGGACCGGGCGGAGTGGCGGGCGGGTCGGCATCCAGCCGAGCCGCGACTGTTGCCGCGCCTGGCGATGATGGCCCCCGACGGCGAGCTTCAGCTGGCCGACGGCATACCGATCGCGGCTGGCCAGAAGCCAGTCGAGGCTTCAGCACCACCACCCGAGCCCGAATTGCCGGTCGAGCAGCCTCTGGTAGGCGTCCCGGATATCTTCATGGACAAGTATCCGTGTCCGACCTTCGGGACGTACGAAGATCCTGAGTGGGTAGGGCTTTATGTCACCGATGCGCTCGGTATCGCCCAACCTCATCAGGCTCTGTCGCGAGTTCCTGCCGATGAAAAGGGGCTCCGCGTAGTAGATACCCCTGGCGGCCCCCAATCTCACGTCACGCTCAAAGAACCGGGCTTGTACAGACTGATCTCGACCAGTCGCAAGAAGGATGCAGAGGGGTTCAGACGGTGGGTGTACCACGACGTTTTGCCGTCGATTCGCAAGTACGGCCATTACAAAGCGCCTGGTGCCAAGACCGGCCTGACGGACGAGGAGCTGCGTGCTGCGTTCCGCGCGATCATCCTGGAGGAATTGCCGGCGACGCTCGAACCGATCGTCCTGAAGGCCGTCAAGGCCCATGGCGCTCCTCCCGGCGAGCTGGCCGAGCTGATTGCGACCATGACCGGGGCCGTGGCCCGGCTGGCCGACATTGCCGTCAGCAACCGTGAGCAGCTGGAGCTGTCCCGGCAGACGATTCAGCTGATCCTGCCGAGCCATCAGATGTTCGCCACGGCCAAGGAATACGTCGAGATGGACGGCGTGGCCGATGCCCTCAAGCGGGCACCCAAGCTGACCGATAAGTCGTTCGGCCTCGATCACTGTCCAGACTACGGCAAGGCATCCTTATGGATGAAGCGGCTTTGCCGCGCGGAAAACGTCAAGGTCGTTAAGAACACAGTCGCGCGGCTCGAGGCCGAGGAGAAAGGGATCGAGGTGCCGCCCCTGTATATCCCCGTGTTCCGCATGAAACGACTCGAACGCGAGCACGTGAAGGTGCTCATGTTCAACCCGGCGTGTTGGGTGCTGCTCAAGCGGACATTCCTGCCGCCTGATACCCCGACTTTGCTATTCCCGGTTCCCAAGATCAAACAAGGTTGAGGATGCGTGATGAACGAAGAAGAAATGCGCAGGATAGGGAGGGCCACCCGACACGCACTGAGGATGAAATGTCGCGATTGCGGCAAGTTCCGCTTTGCAAAACGCCACGAGATGACCCGGGCGGCGCGGGTTCGCTGCCTGTACTGTGGCGGGCCCATGGAGGTTTCCCACGATGGCCAGAAGAAGATGGCCTATTCCCAGGACGTCGTCAATGAGCATAAGGATCGGACCCAGAGGGCGCAACGTGATCCGCGGTTCTGGCTGGGCCAGACGCCACAGGAAGGCACGGTGACGACCCAGGACAAGCTCCAGGCCGCGCATGGCACGCCCGAGGAGTTCGAGAAGGCCACGTGGGCTGCGTTCTACGACAAGATGATCGATGCCAGCGAGGCCATGGAAGCGATCACCCGGTATCGCAAGGAATGGGTCGCCGCTGGCGATCGATCACTCCAGGAGAACCGGACAGATGAACCCGCTCCGGATGTCATCTGTGCCAGCATTCTCGAAGAGAACGGTAAGTTTGCCGTGCTCATTCACGTGGACGGTGGCAGGCATATCAGCCAGACGAGCTTCAAGTTTCCCACCCTGGAAGCGGCCAGGGCGGTGAGCGACAAGATACTCGATCAGGGCTTGCTACTGGCCAGGATCATTGGGCTCAACATCAAGCGTTTTAACGGCTGAGAGGAGGCATGATTGATACCAAAACATGGAGAGCAGCGCATACTATGCGTGCTGGGGAAACCAGGCCCAGGCCAGGGCATGACGAGCATTCGCGCCATGACCGCTTGCGATTGTGGCTGCGGACGCAAGAACCGGTTCGTGGTGGGCATTGGCGAGCGCAGCATCTCGATCGATAAGCCGGATATGGTCCGGGCCCTGATCGATGAGATGGAGGAAGGCTTCAAGATACTCTGGCCTTCATGGAAACCTGTGCTATCGCCGGGTCAAGCGGAGCTACGAGAAAGACACGGCACGCCCGAGGAGTTCGCGAAAGCTGTTTGGGCGGCTTGTGACACGCTCAATTGCACAACCGATGAAGCCGAGGCAGCAATCGGCAACTACCGTATCGAATGGGCTCGAGCTGGCGCCGCTACGGCATCGTCTAGCCAAACCAGGGAGACAACGCGTGAAGACAACCAGGCTGAAGATCCGCAAGATCAAGTCCCGCAACACTAAGTTCTTCGGCTGGCCGGAGGACAACTGGGCTCGGCTCGGCGGCCGCTGGGGCAGACGGGGTACCTATGGCCGCTGGCTGGGTATGGCCCACTGGCGGACGCGGGCCGAGATTCACAACGCCGATGAGCGCAAGGACGCGCAGGCCATGATCGATGGGGAGGTGTGATGGCTTGTACGATTCTACTGGGCGCCGAAGGCTGCTCGGAACTGGAGAGCGCGCCATACATCCGCGACGCGACTCCTGAAGAGATTGCAGCTTGGGACGTTCGTTATCCCAGGCTGGAAAAAGTCGTGAACAACCGGCCGTACTTCCTGGTCGTCGTGGATGTCGATCATTCCGAGTGTCCCAGAGAGATCGCAGATCGGGCCAGGAAAGTCGTCCGGACGGTCCGGCTCACCGAGTGAAAAAAGGCAAACCGATGAAACCATGATTGTGGTCGCAAGACCTAGCATAGTCGAGTCTTTCGGAGGGATGACCGATGACAAACGTACCCAACTTGACGCTCGAAGAGCCGGTCCAGATGTTCCACATGGCGCTGACCAATGACGGCATACCGATCAACGGCGTGGCCACGCTGGATCCCGCGGAGGAATACCCGCCCGAAAAGCATGTCGTTGTTCGCGACGACGGGCTCGTGGTGGATATCAGCTATCTTCCCGAGGCCACGCCGGAGCAGATCGTCGAGGGCGACCAGACCGTCATGACCCTGGACATCTCCCCCAAACGCGTCCGGAGGCTCTGGGACATCTACGCGGACATAGCGTTGCTCTCCAGCGCCCAGAAGGACGCCATTCGCGATGACATCAAGGCCGATAACGGCGCCAAGATCAAGAGCTTCGGCCCGCCCTACGACGGGATCATGATGGCCCTGGACTGGGGCACGACGATCGGGAACCCGACCCAGACGCGGGACGCCTACGCCAGGATCGCAGCGATGTACACCCAGCAGAACATCTACTACCTGGAGCAGCCGGACTTCGCCCCGACCATCAACATACTCGGGTGGGAATTTATCGAGCCCGTCGCTGCGAGGGCCAAACCGTGATCCGGACGATATGGCTTACCGAGTAAAGGCGACGAATCATGGCCAAGATCGAACTGGAATTCGAGGAAGTCAACCTGCGTGATGAGAAGTCTGGACTGTCCCAGCGTGGGGTGCGCGCAACCTGTCCGGAATGTGGCGAGGCCGAAGAGGCGTTCGGCACCGGTCCGAAAAGCCGTATGCGTTGCCTGATGCAGCTCAAGGAGAACTGCTCAGAGACTGACTCCCGCACCGGGCGGGGTCATTATTACGTCGATCCGGAAGCTGACGACCGTCCGCGTGATCCGGTCGTCAAGCCTTGGTGGGAGAAGTAACGTGGGGAGAAGACGTCGGATACTTGAGCCGCAGCCGATACCAGCTGGTGAGCCGGCCAGGCCGGCCAGGGGAGACTGGCCAAGCGCGCCGGATCTGCCTGACCCTCGTCCAGACGGGCGCTGCATTAGCTGCGAGAGTGCGGAGGCCATCACTCGCGATGGCCGGTTCTGCAAGAAGTGTCTGCATGAGCTAGTCATCAAGTTGAACCCTGGCAGCGTGATCCCGCGCGGCATCAACCGTACGGGCGCGCAGCGACAAGGCAATGATGAGAGCAGCCCGTGGGGCGAGAACAATATCCGGATCCTGGAAGGGGACTGAACTGATGTCGAAATGCTGCGTTCCGCGCCGGACTCTCAGCGTAGGATGCCCGAAATGCGAGCGGCTGGACACGTCGCATTACGACATCCCTGAACCGACTGCGTGAGACTATCAATGACACAAGAACCGAAGACGGCCGGCCTGTTGCCCAGGCCGGTCTGGATCCTGGTGCGCCTATTTGGTGCCACCCAGCTACGGGCGCTCGGGCCGATATGTACCCTGGAACGGCTCAAGGGCCTGTTCCTGGGACTTACCTGGTCCAGGCCCGAAGACAAGATCGAAGGCTTTGCCGATGCCGTGCCCGAGGGTTACAGCGAAGTTCGCATCAACGAACGTCATACCCCGTTTGCTGCAATGGAGACGCAGACCTTCGAGCAGCAGCTCGTGAATATCCTCTGGTTCGACTACCGGGAGAACCACTGGGACGAAGAGAAGGAATGGAACGCCGATCGCTGGCAGGATGTCGGCATCTTGCTCGAGTCGTTCGGGATCGAGTTCCCGGGGGTGGATGCGCCCAAGCCTCATGACGCGGAGAAAGACGACAAGGAAGAGGAAGCCACATGAATGAGGCCAACAAAGCTCGGCCGCAGCGCCGGCGGTTTTCCGGGAGGATGTATTTTACCCTCCAGCAGACCGAGATGGCGATGCGGGCCGAGTGGATCAACGAGTGGCTCGATAACGGTGAGACCGTTCTGGGCCAGCTGGTCCGTGATGATCAAACCCAGTACGCTTCGATCGACGAGGCGATGGAACCTGGCATCGACGATATCCTATGCAAGATGGCCGACGGTAAGACTCTTCGCATCTATGGCTACAAGCGAGAGCCGGCCGCCGTACCGGCTCCAACCAAGGAGGACGAACATGTCAGCGATCCGTGATCTGACCGTACACCTGCTCGAATGCCTGGCGCTTGATGTCTGGCCACGGCCGGCGGCGATCGCCGACTTCGGCATTGCTACCCAGGAGCACCTGGGGGCGCTTCAGTTTGCCTGGAGGCGAGGGGGCCGTACGCTCGAGGAGTTCGACGCGGCCATGGGTAACGGCGCCAAGCTGACGTCGCTGTGCGCTGTGCCGGGCCAGCCTTACCGCGTGACGTTCCAAAGTGGCTGGGATGAGGACGAGGAGGAAGCTGATGCGGAGACGTGACGCGCTGAAGCTACACAACGGCGATGAGGTGATCCTCAAGGAGACCAACGAGATCTGCACCGTTTATCGTTCCTATCGGCTGAGCAGTGATCCGCGGATCATCAAGGTCGAGATCCAGGCCCCGGCTAGTCAGAGCTTCCGGGTCGTGGACAGCAGCGATATCACATGAGGAGGATGTTTGGACATGAGCGAGCCCCAGCTCGACTGGCGGCATTACATCGATCACCAGGGCACGAAGTGTCCGCGCTGCGGCAGCGATGATCTCAACGGCGCCTCGTTCAACGCTGACGCCGGCTACGCCTGGCAGTCTGTCACATGTGGCGGCTGCGGCCTTGAATGGGATGATGTTTATCGCCTTGTGGATGTTGACATTGACTCCGAGGAGGAACCAGATGGCCGAGAAGACCGAACCAAGTCCGAAACCCGAGGAACTCCATCCTGACGGCGTGACGGGCCGCGTGATTGTGAGCCTTCGCAAGATGAGCCGTACCGAGCTGGAAGCCGAGAGCTGGGAGAAGGGTCGTCACGGGGCGCCGTCCGTGCTGGTGCTGAGCGACGGCACCAGGATCTACGCGGCGCGCGACTCCGAGGGCAACGGTCCGGGCGCGCTGTTCGCCACCGACAAGCATGGCAAGGGCTTCAGGGTGTGATCACGCCTATAACCTGCGCCGGCGAGGTGCGCCCTCGCCGGCCTGGAGTCGATCTTTTATGATCGTCTCCCGTATCAGGAGCCAAAAATGTCGAGAACGGAAACGCTGAGTAGCGGCAATGATAGTGTTGCCGTTAAGCTGCGAACTGGACGCACCAGGAAGAAGCCCAGCACGAGCGATCGGGTCACTACTGATGGTGTCGCTTGCTATTTCGATAGCTCGGATGGCCTCTTGCTGATCGTTCCACTTGACGAGAAAACGGAGAATATGCATGGCCACGCAGAAGGTCACACAGAAGGTCACGACCTGGGATACGATCCAGGGTCACCACATCGCGAAAGGACTCGACGCCGAAGTGCAGCTCGCACTCCTGTGCGAATACACCGACCTGAAGGATGAACTCGAGGGGATGACCCTGAGCGGGTACATCGACGCCTACTTTGCTACCGGCGCTGGCGACCCTGAGCCAGAGCCCGAGGCTGAAGCCGAAGAGGGCCCGGCGGAGCCCAGCGATAACGGCGATGTCGCTACGGACGAGCCTGTGACCCGCCCGGCCAACATGGTCGGCATGCAGGCCGTTTACCGGTTTCCAGGACAGAGCATCCTGACTGACGAGAACGGTATCACGCGAGACTCCAACGGGACCGTCGCGTTCACCGACGTGGCCGGCGAGCCCTGGACCAACATCAAGCGGGAGCACGTCTTCCCGATCGATCCCGCCAACTACTATGAGATTCATGTCCCGAAGCGTGAGGTCAAGGAGATCACCAGCTGGCTGGCCGGCAATCCGTCGCCGGATCAGGCCGATGGTGATGTGCTGCGCAACTTCACCATCGAGTTCCCCAAGATCCCCGACCGGATCGTCATCGCGATCGTGAACGGGAAGCGGCCCTACGTGGACCGGTTCGTGCAGCTGCCAGAGAACAACTTCGAGGACGATCAGAAGCCTACGACCCGGTTCTTGGGGAAGCATTGTTTTCGCGTGCGCAAAAAGGACTACGTCGTCGAGGTGGTGACCCCTTGATCGTCGTTACGCAGCGTATTCCCAGGCTGTTCCTGCCCGTGACGGCGAAGCTCAGGCGAGATGAACGACGCCGCGGCCTCCGTCACGGGCAGCCCTACGTGCTCGGCGATCCGTTGCACCATGGCATCAGGATCGTCGAGGGCTGCGTCATAGTCGATCCGCATCGTCGGGGCGATGCCGTGCGCTTCCAGCTCCTCGATCGCCGAGGTCTGCCGGCGGACGTAGTCATGCGCGATCATCGTATTGTTGGCCGACGAGGAACGGCGCACATAGTCCAGGCTCTGGATTACGTCGTTCAGATTGCGCGTCGTCGCGATCACCCGGAAAGGCTGGCGCAGCGTGGCCGCGAAAGTCGAGGCGTAGTAACAGAGTTCCGGGTCTTTGACGCCCCAGCATGGCCGCTGTTCGCAGGTGCGGATCAACCGGTCATAACGTCGCAGGTCGACCGCACTCAGCGCGGGATTCCAGGACGGCAGTCTCAGCCGGAGCCGCGCACTGTCGGTCTCGTAGCGACGCGACCAGGACCGGTGCATCCACCAGAACCTGATGTCCTCAAAGTAGCCAAGCGGGTTGGCAAGGTCGGGAGGCTTGCACGGCCCCATGTCGATGCCAAGCTGTTCCAGGATACCGGCTACCATGCTCGAGCCGCTGCGAGGTATTGGCAGCACGATGACGCATAGCAAGGGAGTGCCCTCTGTGAGACACGCTGTTTTCACGATCGTTCAGGATGAGCCGTTCTTCTTCCCGCTCTGGCACAAGTATTACCGCGGCCACTATTCACCGAACAACATGTATGTGCTCTATCATCCGCTCCCCGAAGAGGGCGACATCGGGCCCGAGTGGTTGCGGGTCCCGGTCTTCAAGGATACCAACCTGATCCGCGTCTACCATGATGCGTCGTTCGATCATACCTGGCTGCGTGAGCGAGTTCAGCAGTTTGCGGAGTTCCTGCTCGGTTCCTATGACACGGTGATGTTCACCGAAGTTGACGAGATCGTCACGCTCCATCCTGGCAGGGTTCCTAAACGCGATCTGATGCGCTGGCTCGATAACTGGTACCTCAAAGGCGCGCCGGCCGCGCGCTGCAACGGCTACGAGGTCGTCCACCGCATCGATCACGAGCCTGCTCTCGATCCCGCCGAGGTATTACCGCTGGGCGGTCATGTTCTCGAGCGTCGGGGCTGGTATTACTGGTCATGGCTCTACTCCAAGGTTCTGATCTGGCGCATACCGCCGCACTGGGACAACGGGTTCCATCAGCCATTCAGCCGCGTGGAGGGCACCACGGACCAGTTCATGCCTGTCGATGTGGCTGCGGACCCTGAGCTGTTGCTCCTGCACCTGCACAAGGTCGACTGGCGTATCGCTGTGGCTAGGTGGAAGCGGACTTCTGCGCGGAACTGGAACGAGGCAGACCGGTATCACCCCACGGCCGGCGCCCAGAACCGGTTCCACGATGAGGAGCAGCTCAGGGAATGGTGGTACCGCAACATTGATAACCCGCCAGCGAGGGCAGCTGATCTGGCTCCGATGCCGCGTGAGTTCAAAGACATCGTCTAGGAGAACCATCGTGGAAGAGCGTAAGGTCGGCGTGGTCGTCGCGTCTAACCGCGAGGAACAGTTCCGCGAGTTCATCGACGCCTGGTATGGCAAGAAGGGGTTCCCCTGGGACGTCACGATCTTGGTCCAGGATGGCGGCGGTCCGCAGTTCACGCCCGACGATCCGCGGGTCGAAGGCAGCTGGGATGGGTTGACCTGCTACGACTGGGGTACGATCAGCCGGTCGTGTGACTCTCACGATCTGCCGGGCTGGTTGGCCCGCTGCGACTCGGGCATCAAGACCTGGGGCTTTCTGGCCGCGGTGCTCGAGCATGGGGCCGATGTCGTCATCACGCTCGACGACGACTGTCTGCCATGTGCACTGGCGGCTGAT